AGGTGACCAAGGACCTGCTGGTGAAAAAGGTGCTGATGGTACTTCAGTTAATATAACTGGTTCTGTTGAAAATGCCGATGCTTTAGCTACTATAACTAGTCCTGCTAAAGGTGACGGATATATAACAAATAATGATGGACACTTACATGTTTATAATGGTACTGCTTTTGTTGATGTTGGTGAAATAAGAGGACCTAAAGGAGATAAAGGTGAAGCTGGACCTAAAGGTGACCCAGGTGATGCTGGTGCTGCTGGAGAAAAAGGTGCAGATGCTCCTACTATAACTACTATAGCAATAAATGAAAGTAATCATTTAGTAGTTACATTATCAGATGGTAATTCAATAGATGCTGGTGCTATGCCTGCAGGTAGTGGTGGTGCTGGAGGAGGTACTGAAATAAGTGCTGCTGATTTCCAAGCATTACAAACTAAAGTAGAAAAATTAACTAATGAATCTATACCAGGTTATTTATTAGATTTTGGTAGACCAGGAGTAGATTATGAATGGTTATATTGTGCTCCTCAAACAATACAAGGTGCTTCAACTCCATTCACAAGAGAAGTAGCTCCTAAATTATGGGCAGAATTTGATGCTGACTTTGAAAAATACGGTGAAGATGGTTCAGATGAATATTATGCTTGGCAAACAACTGAAGATAGATATAGAATGTATGCTATAGCTGGTAGAACTGAAGCAATAACACATGGTCAAGATTCTTTCTTATTTGTAGATGGTCATGAAGTTCAAAAAGCATTTGGTACTTCATTCCCTATGTCTTGTAAAGACTTAAAAGGATGGATGTGGGATCCTACATCAGGAAATCCACCAGAAACTATAGGAAGTACAACTGTAGAAGCTGTATTCGTAATATTGAAAAAATTACCAACATCAAAAACATTATTACCTGTCGATGATGTTAATAAAGAATTTGGTTATTATTCTTATGCTATAGAATCATAATTAAAATTTTAACTTAAGGGAGGTGAGAAATCATGGCTCTTACTGATGAACAATTAGCTATTCAATTACAGGTTTTAACGGAAAAAACATCAGATAATGCTAGTATGACTTATACGAAAACAGTTAGAACTAATAAGGGATTAAATCCTGAAAAATTTTCAAGTTATAACTCTAAAATAGTCAATGCTATAAATTTACTATATACTGATTCAGTAAAAACTCAAAAAGATGCAGCAACTTCAACACAAATACTTAATAATGTTTTAGGTTCAACTGCACTCGCTGAAAATGAAACAGAATGGAATTCTGTTGTTGAAATATTACGCAGTATTAGTCCATCTTATAAAAATATGATAAATGCTTCAAAAGCTATTCTTACTGGTGAAGCAATATCACAAATTTTACAAGTTTCTGCTGCAGATAAAGGTAAATTATTATCTATAGATTTAGATGAAGAAAATAATGTTATAATAAAAACTGTAAATGCTGGAACTGGTTCTGGTGGAGATATAACTACATTGGATGCCTCTAATGTAACATACACAAATACTAATGTTGCTTCATTAACTAATGTTAAAGAAGCTATAGACTATATGTTAAATAATAATGTATCAGAAATAAATTGGGAAAATATTAAAAATAAACCTAATTTTGTAGATAGTTTAGAATTAACAGATAGTGCTTTATTGTTAAAATCAGGAGAAACTTCTGTTTCTACTATAGAATTAATTAATGATAATGATATAACTGAAATAGTTAATGCCTTATAAAAAATAATTGAATACTCCCCATTGTGGATATCATCAATATCATAATGGGGATTTATTTTTTTATATAAATCTTTAATTTAAAATTAAAAAAGGAGTGAATTAAACAATGAGTAAATTAGTAGATAAAACTCAATTAAGTAATCTTGCCAAAAAATTAGACCAAAGAGCTAAAGATGCAGTTACTGCTGAACAATCTAGAGCTACTGGTATTGAACAAGGATTACAAACATCTATAAATGCAATAAATAACGAAACCACAGGTATATTAGCAAAAGCTAAATCATATGCTGATGGTTTAAATAAAACATCTAGTACAGATATAACTGCATTACAAGCTAAAGATAGTGAATTACAAGCAGCTATAGAAGCAGAATCTACTGCTAGAACTGCAGCTATAAATAAATTGAACGGTACAGCTGAAACTGAAGGTTCTGTAGCTAAATCTATAAAAGATGCTTTGGATCCAGTTAAAGCTGATGTAACTAAAGCTAAATCAGATATAACTGCTAATACTGATGCTATAACTCAAGAAGCTGCTACAGCTAGAGCTGCTGAACAAGCAAATGCTGCAGCTATAAAAAAATTAAATGGTACTGCTGAAACTGAAGGTTCTGTAGCTAAATCTATAAAAGGTGCGTTAGATCCAGTTAAAGCTGATGTAACTCAAGCTAAATCAGATATAACTGCATTAAAAACTTCTGTAGCTAATAATGCTAAAGCCGTAACTGATGGAGATGCTGCTACATTAAAATCTGCTAAAGCATATGCTGATAAAGCTATAAGTGATTTAGTTGATAGTGCTCCAGAAGATAGAAATACATTAAATAAATTATCTGAAGCTATAAAAGCTAATAAAGATGTATATGATGGATATGTTACTACAGTTAATACTGCATTAGCTAAAAAAGTTGATAAAGTAGAAGGTAGTAGATTAATAACTGAAAAAGAAGCTAAAGAATTTGCTGCTAAAGCAGAAACTGCTGATGTTACTAAAGCATTAGAAACTGCTAAAACTTTTACTAGTGATGAAATTGCAAAAGTAAATAGTGCTAATACTGCATTAGGTGGTAGAGTTGGTTCATTAGAAACATTAGTTGGAAAAGCTGCAGAAGGTGAAAACCCAGCTACAGGATTAGTTAAAAATGTAGCTGATTTACAAGCTAAAAATGTATCTCAAGATACTGCAATAGAAGCTGCTCAATCAACTGCTGATAGTGCTGTTTCTGCTGCTAGTGCTGCTCAAAAACAAGCTGATAAAGGTGTTGCTGATGCTGCTGCTGCTAAAAAACAAGCTGATAAAGGTGTTACTGATGCTGCTACTGCACAAGCAGGTGTTGATGCATTAAAAACTCAATTAGGTGCTGCTGGAACTTCTGGTATATCTAAAGATGTAAAAGATAATAAAGCTGCTATAGATGCAATAAATAATCCTGAAACTGGTATATTAGCTCAAGGTAACAAATATACTGATGGTAAAATAGATGAAGTTACTACTAAGGTGACTGCAAATACTACTGCTATATCTAAAGAACAAGATAGAGCCAAAAAAGCAGAAAAAGCAAATGCTGATGCTTTAGCTAAATTAAATGGTACTGTTGACACTGAAGGTTCTGTAGCTAAATCTATAAGTGATGCTTTAGCTGATTATTCTAATACAGCTAATATGAAAGCATTCGTTGCTTCTGTTGTTAATACTTTAGCATTATCTATGGAAGATGATAAAGTTAAATTAAAATTAGGTGGAGTAGATGGTGTTACTTTAACTGAAACTAGTTTAGATTTATGTACTGATGCTGATATAGAAGAAATAATAACTGGATTAGATGCTGCTGTTGAAAGTTAGTATACATTTTATAATTAATTCAATAGAGTTAGACTTTTTAGTCTAACTCTATTTGTTTAAAAAAACAATATTATAATGGAAGTGTATGAAAGGAAGTGATAATGTTATGAGTACTACCAATAAATTAATCGATAAAAACAAATTAGCTGTATTTGCTAACGCTATTTATGCTGTATTTAAATCAGATTTGGCAAAGGCATTGCAAACTAAAGCTGATAAGAATCACAACCATAATAAACTATATTATACTAAAACAGAAATTGATGATAGTTTATCATCAATTAATACTGAAATAACTAATATTAAACAAAAAAATCCAGTAACATTTTATGTTGATGATAATGATGAAGTGTGGATGGATTGGTAAAAACAATTAATTAATAAAAATAAAAAAGGAGTTGATTTAATATGCCAACAACAATACCAACTGGTGCCAAAAAAATAGTTACTACGAATAAAAATACTTATTTTACGGCTAATAATATAACTATAGGTACTGCGGCACCAACTGCAACTACTGAAGGAACATATGTTAAAGGTGATATAATTATAAATTCAGCACCTAGTGTTGAAGCAATAGGATGGATATGCACAGCAGAAGGTTCTCCTGGTACTTGGAAAGCAATAAAATCAGGAGTAGATGTTACTTCAATGCCTTGGAATAGTATAACAGGTAAACCAGGTACATTTACACCAACATTGGGAGTTACATCAACTACAGCATTTAGAGGAGACCATGGTAATACTGCTTATCAACATTCACAAGCTGCACATGCACCTGCTAATGCTCAAAAGAATAGTGATATTACTAAAGCTGAAATAGAAGCTAAATTAACAGGGGCAGTAACATCACATAACCATAATGGTAGTTATTATACTAAAACTGAAGTGGACAATTCATTAGCTGGTAAATCTGATACTGATCATACACATGCTTGGGCAGCAATAACAGGTAAACCTGCTACATTTACACCAACATTAGGTACAACTTCTTCTACAGCATTTAGAGGAGACCAAGGTAAAGCTGCTTATGATCATTCACAATCAGCTCATGCTCCATCTAATGCTCAAAAGAATAGCGACATCACTAAAGCTGAAATAGAAGCTAAATTAACAGGTACAATAACATCACATAACCATAATAGTAGTTATCATACTAAAACTGAAGTTAATAATATGGTTTCAGATTTACAAACTGCTATAAATGGTGTTCAAGGTAAATTACCTGTTACTATATACAAAGATGATGCTGGAGATATATGGTACGTTTAATTTTTTAGGAGAGTGAATTAAAATGAAAAATATAAACTGGAAACTAAGATTTAGTAATCCTATGTTTATAGCTCAATTGGTTTTATCTATAATATTACCTATACTATCTTATATAGGATTAACTGTAGAAGATTTAACTACTTGGGAAAAATTATTTGAAGTAATAGTTCAAGCTATATCTAATCCTTATTGTTTAGCATTGGTATTAGTATCCGTTTATAATACTATAGTTGACCCAACAACTAAAGGAATAAAAGATAGTGAACATGCTTTAAACAAAACTGAATTATAAAAAAAGAAATAGATGATAAAGGAAATTTCCTTTATCATCTATTTTTTATAATTTTAATTCATTAAGAACATAATCTTTTATTTTACCAGTATTGTTAGTATTTGAAATTGTGTACCCAGATTCATAATCAGCATTTATTGCTTTGCAGAATATTTTTAATACTTCTGAAGCTCCTGTAAATTGATCTTCTGTATATTTTTGACCTCCAACTAAATATATATTTATATTTCTTTTTTTATTTCTATCTATCATAGAATCATTTAATACATATTTACTATTATATACAGCTTGTAATCTATCAATTAATGTTTTAAATGGAGCTGGTATACTATTAAAATAAATAGGAGAAACAATGATAATTGAATCTGATTCATTTAAGTATTTATATACATTAACCATATCATCATCGTGTATACATCCTTTATATTTAGCACAATAATCACAATTCGTACAATATTCTATATTTAAATCATATACATTTAATACTTTTATTTTAGATAATAGAATATATTCTGCAAATCCATCAATCAATTTATCAACTATTTGTTCGCATACTCCATTATTCCTAGGACTTGCATTTATTATTAACATCTTTTCAATGTCATTAACATTCATTTAACTTGCCTCCTTTTCTTTCATACTTAAACTATAAATATACATATATTCCATCTTAGAATCATAACTTGTTATTTTTAATTCAGCAGTTATTGCATATTTATTATGCATTATAAAATTACATGGAAATTTTCCATCAGAATTATAACATTCACATACTAAATTATAGAATTTTATTATTTCATTATCATCAATATTTGTAGTCATTTCTACACTACATATACAATTAGAAAAATTAACTATTTCTATTATACTAGAAATACATATAATATTATTTATTTGATAATTGTTAAAATCAATTTTCATTATTTTATTTAATGTTGTTAATTGCTCTTTATTTAACAATTTTAAACCACCACCTATATAGCTATGTCTATTTTTATATTTTCATATGGAGTATAATCCAATATATGAAAATCTTTTATAGTGAAATCATAAAAATTATTTGATTTAGGTTCAAAAATTAATTTAGGTTGTGATTCACTAACTTCTCTTTTTAAAAATTGTTCAGCTACAGGAATATGTCTATCATATATGTGTATGTTTTGTACATATCTAACAAATTTTCCTGGTTTTAAATTACAATGATGAGCAACCATCATCATTAATGCTACATATTGAATATTATTTATATTATATGCTGCAACAACATCATTTGAACGTTGTATTAGAGTACAATCTAAATATTCATCTCTGACACTCCATAAAGTTTGAAATGCACAAGGGTTTAATCCTAGTGTTTCATCTGTAAATTCTTCTTCTTGCCATAAAGATATAATATGTCTTCTACCATAAGGATTATTAATGATATCATTTAATAATTTATTCATTAAATCATATCTTTTTACTGTATGACCATATCTATATCCTATGCTATTATCTCCAACATTCCAATCATCCCACCAATTTATACCATATTTATCTCTCGCTATATTTAAATCATTTGATTGTTCTTGATATATCCAAAACATTTCTCGTATACCTGTTTTCCATGCAGTAGGTTTTATAGTTGTTATAGGAAACTCATTTTTAGATATATCATATCTTTCTACATATTGTGTTAAGAATTTAGAATGAGCTGGAGTACCATCACTCCAAACAGGTCTGGGATTTTTATCCCAGACTCCATCATTTAATATTTTTTGTATTGCTTTTTTAAATTGAACATCAGCTTTATTCATAATTATACCCCCTATTTATTTTTTAGATTTTACCATTTTGGCAATAGTTCCGTCTATATTGTATTCTATTATTGTACCTCTATTGTCAGCATAATATTTCGGACTATTATCATCATAGTAATCCATTGTGTATGATATACCATTAGTTTTGTCTCTATGATTTTTAATATTACCATTAATATAATAATCATATTCCATTCCTAAACTATCTTCAGTGTGTTTTATATTTTCAGTATCATCATAATATGAAATTTTTTTAACATAACCACTGTCATTACTGGATTCAATTAATCTATTTAATTCATCAAATTTAAAATATTCTGTACCTTTTTTATTTATAGTATTTGCTATTTTTTCTATAATGTTGCCTCTATCATCATATTTGAAACATATTTCATTACCTTTATTATCATAATCTCTAACTACTTTACCATCTACAATATCTCTATTAGTTTCATACCCATCTTCTCTTTTGAATGATTTTATAATATCACCATAATATTCATAAGAACATACAAAAGATTTTGAACCATCTTTTTCTATTCTATGAGTTATTAAGGGTCTATCCCTTTCATCTACTTCAATTTCATAATCATAACCATACATTGTTTGTTTTATTATTTTACTCATTATTTTCCTCCTTATCAAATACATAAAAAAATTTAATATAAGTTATACCATCAAAATATTCTTTAGTATATATTTCATTTTCATAGCTAACATCATGATATAATATTCTAGTATTCATATTTAGTCTAACATCCTGATATAATATTCTAGTATTCATATCTAATCATCTCCTAAATAATACATCCAATCATCTGCTAATATATCATCTATTGTTGTTATTTGCGTTTTATATTTTTCTCCTCTTTGACTAAATATAATATTATCATGTTCATCTAACATATAATATTCTCTTGGAGCCCATGCTTTTCTACATACTTTATATCCCTTTTTTAATTGCATTGTAGCATAGCCTATATTAAAATATAATTTACCTCCTAATAAAGGAGTATTTTCTTCAGTAGCTATTTCCCAATCATCGTGTAATATATTTGATATAGTATATTCAACTTTTAATGTATCTCGTATATCTATTATTGGTCCTTCTAATTCATTTTCATTCGTAGGACGACAATGCATCATAATTGTTTCTTTTTCTTCATCCCATCTCCAATAACCACTCCAATATGGTAATTTAATTTTTTCTCCTTCTTTCATTAATCTAAAAGCTTCTTTAAAATTCATATTAACATCCCTCCAATTTATTTATGACAAATTATTATTATAAAAATAATATAAAATAATATGGCTAAAATTTCAGGTAACAATACGAAGAACCAACTCAAATTTGTTACACCTAATAATTTTAATACTATAAATACTATTGTTAAAACTTCAGTAAGTCCCATAAATTTACCTCCTTATTTTACTTTACTAATTTGTTAATACTAAAATAAAAAAATAAAAGATAGAGATAATAAATTATCTCTATCTTTTATCTATTAAGTTGTATATAATGTTTGACCATTACATCTTATTATTAATGATGTATCATATTCTTGCCCAAATATTTCTCTAACATTATCATTTAAATAACTATATGCATTAACATAATCTTCATCTGTCCATCTGCCTTCTTCGATTAATGTTAATAATTCTGTTGGTGCATTATTATATGTTATTCTTACTATACAAGATTCATGATTAACTTCTATTTGAGGTTCACCTAAATACGTATTAATTGATTCAGTTTGTATTTTTAATGTGTTTATTAATCCTGAATCATATCCACTTTGTAAATCAGAATTACTTTGTACATTTGGATTACTTTCTGAATTATTATTATCATTATTGTTATTGTTATTACTTTGATCATCAACATCATTATCATCATCATCAATAAAATCATTGAAATAGTTTCTAACTGTTTCTGAATCTATATCTTCAGATCCTATTAATCTCATTAATAATATGTTTCTACTATCAACATAGCATACAACTAATTGAATATCATTGAAACCATTTTCATGATATTTGTGTAAGCAAGTGTTAAAATTACTTGATATAGTATCACAAACTCCATAATCGTTATTAATTATACTTTGTTTAAAATCATCAACACTTATTTCTTCTTCAGTGTTTTTGAAATAAATTGTAACTGTATCTTTTTTATTATTAGTCATGATTTGCACATGTGTACCTTTTGTACTTTGTGCATTTAAATCACTTTCTAATTGTTTTGAAAAATCATCAATAGAATGTGATTTAGAATCTTGAATTTGATTAGGGTCTATACTACAACCAACCATACCTACACATAACATTAATGCCATTACCATACTTATTATTTTTTTCATTTTAATACCTCCGTGTATTTAATAATTTTTATTTTATAATGAGTATAAATTTAATAATTATATACATCATTCACGATTATTATATAGCATTGAAATCTTATGTTTTACACTTTATATGTTCCTTAATAAAAAAATAATAGAGATATAAATTCTATCTCTATTATTCCATAACTAATATTATAATTATTTTTTGTCAATATTTTCTATATCCTTTTTTAATATTTTTTGTATATCATTAGTTGTTATTTCTTTATCACTAATTATTTCAAATACAGATTCTTCATTACTTTTATTTATTATATTTAGATCTATTTTATAATTAGCAATAGGATTGCAAAAATCAAAAGTGCTTAATGCTTCATTAAATAAAATATTAATCATATCTAATTTAGTTTGATCGTATATTATTGTTTTTCTTATAGAATCAGTATTTCCTGAAATGTCTACTGGAACATTTATCACTATTGATTTCTGTTCATCATTTACATTAATATATAAATCATTGATTTTACTATATTCTTGTAATTTCTTTTCTTGTCTGGATACATATTCATCTACATCAACATTTAACTTAAAACCATTATACTTGTCTTCAGATTGTTTTTCAGCAGTACAACCTATTAAACTGCATGTTAATACTAACACACTTACTAAACTTATTATTTTTTTCATTTTAATACCTCCGTGTATTTAATAATTTTTATTTTATAATGAGTATAAATTTAATAATTATATACATCATTCACAATCATTATCATTCATTTCTCTTGCTTTATCCATAACTATGGTCGAATCTATTTTTTCATTTGACATTAAATTTAATATATAACTATCTAGACTATTTATTATTACATAAGATATATTAACATCATAACCTGCTGATTGATATGCTTCTAATATTGTATTAAATATATTAACTATTTTATCAGCCATACCTTTTTCATTATTTGATATTATTGTTCTCATATCTATAGCATCTTGTATAGTTAATGAATCTGATATATTTGTTGTTATTGTTATAAAATTAGTAGATTCATCTACTTCTAAATGAATATTATTTCCTAAATTATATTTTTCTTGTAGCATAGGTTCTAATTCATCTGTAAAATTATGGATATTTGTTGTATCTAATTTAGATACATCTATATTTAGTGTATTATTACAACCTACTAAACACATTGTTAATATTAAAAGCATACTCATTATACTTATTATTTTTTTCATATTTTTACCTCCTCTATGTATTTAATAATTTTTATTTTTATAATATGTTACTTAATAAAAAATAATTAAAGGGTAATCTCATGAGATTACCCTTTAATTATTTATTCTTTAACAGAAATATTTATTGAATAATCAGTATTTTTATCTTTCATTGTATTATCGATTATTACTTGAAAAGCTTCAATTGCTTTTTTATTTAATTCCTCTTGATTTTCATTTTCTTTTATTTTCTTCTTAGCTTCTATTGGAATTTCTTCCATTAATTTTTTACCTGCTTTACCATCAATGGTTTCTTTATCTGCACCTAATGCCTCTGCAGCTATTTTTATTCTACCAAAAAATGATATATTTGAATGTGTACTATCTGCTTTAAATGAACCATCTTTTATTTTAACAGTTCGTTCATTTAATTTAGGTTTCTCTAATATAATATTTATAGTATTACCTTCTATATTCATTTCTGCTTTATTTAAATCAGTATAATAATCATACACTATAGTTGCTCTACCAACTTTACTTACTTCAGCTTTAGCTGTAACAACACCATTTGTAAATCCAGGTAATACTGCTGTAACAGGAAAGTTTTCTATAAATGATGTTTTATGTTCAACATCAATTGTGTTTTCCAAAACTATTAATTTTCCTGATAATGAACTTTTCAAAGATTTTTCAATTAATCTATTATCTGAAACTACAACAGCTTTTGTTTTTTTACCGTCACTACTTTCATCAACAACTACTTTTTCAGGTAATTTTAAATTATTATTATTATCATTATTTGAAATTTTCTTATATACGACAAACCCACTTGTTAATATAATAATTATTATTAAACCACACACTATTATTTTTTTAATTTTCATATTTTTACCCCCTTATAAATAATTCAATTATAATTTGGTGATGATATAAATTATATCATCACCAAATATTACATTTATCCTAAGAATATTCTTCCAAATAAATTATTTTGTAATCTACTATGAAGTTCATCTGTTTTACTATTTCCTTCTTCTTGAACATTATTATTATCTTGAGTAGGTTGAGTTTCTTCTACTGCTGGTGTTTCTTCTTTTTGTATATCTTTATTATCTTCAACTACTGGTTCTTGTACTTCTTGAGTAGGTTGAGTTTCTTCTATTGGAGTTTCTTCAACAGTAGGACTTTCTTCTACATTTGAATCTTCATTTTCTTCAACAGTAGGATTTTCTTCTTTTTCTGTATTATCATTTTCTTCTACTGCTGGAGTTTCTTCTTTTTCTGTATCTTTATTATCTTCTACTGGAATTTCTTCAACAGTAGGATTTTCTTCTTTTTCTGTATTATCATTTTCTTCTACTGGAGTTTCTTCTACTGCTGGAGTTTCTTCTTTTTCTGTATCTTTATTATCTTCTACTGGAATTTCTTCAACAGTAGGATTTTCTTCTTTTTCTGTATTATCATTTTCTTCTACTGGAGTTTCTTCTACTGCTGGAGTTTCTTCTTTTTCTGTATCTTTATTATCTTCTTCTATTACAGAATCAAATTCATCATAATTATCACTATCATTATTTATTTCTTCCAAATCTTGTTGCCCATTATTCTCTTCTACTGATGTTTCTTCTTTTTCTGTATCTTTATTATCTTCTTCTATTACAGAATCGAATTCATCATAATTATCACTATCATTATTTATTTCTTCCAAATCTTGTTGTTTATTATCTGCATCTTTAATACCATTTTCTATATTTTCTAAGAATTTTTCATTATCTTTAACATGCAATCCATCATTAGTTTCAGTTAATTTACCATCTTCAACTAATCCATCAGTTGCATCTATTAAGTTGACATTATCATTATCTTTACTATAATCTTCTAAAGATTTATTTAATTCATCCACTAAACCATTTATTTTTTCAGTATCCCCGTCATATTGATCTCCGACAGGATTAACTTTTATTACTTGAATAGGTTTACCAGGATATTTTTCTTGAAGTTTTTCTATGACTTTAATTACATCATCTTTATTTGTTGCTCCTTCAATATTATTTATTCCTAAGGTTAACACTATTTGTTCTATGTCATCACTATTTCCTGGTAGAGTATTTAATAATGCTTCACCAAAAGTTTTAGTGTCATTTAAATATACATATGCTGATGCACCTACAGTAGCTTCAACTTGAGTATTATCATAATTGTCTTCTATTACTTTTTCTAAACCTTTACTATTACTGTCTCCAACTACTAAAGTATTATCTAAGCTACCATCGTTGTTATTTTCTTCATTTTTATTATTTTCGTTTTCTTCATTACTTTGGCTTTCTTGATTACTGTTTTCTTTGTCTTGTTTATCGCTATCACTTTTGTCTTCTTCACTTTCTTCACTTTCTTGGTTACCACTATTCTTGTCTTTAGCGTCTTCACTGGGTTTATTATTTATAACAGAATCAAATTCACCATCTTGATTTTCATCAGTAGTTAACTCATTATTATCTTCATTTTGATTATTATCTTGTATTGTATCTTTTATTTCTGTTAAATCTTCTTCAACTTTTTCATAATCTTCTTGTATATCTTTATTATCAACTGTTATTACATCATCAAATTCATTTATCGATTCGCTTATTTTAGATGCATAATCTTGTAATTTGTCTTCTAATTCCTCATATCTACCATATGAATAATGAAAATCACCAGGAACGTCTTTACATTCTGACAACTTTCTCGTACCCACACCACTGTGTGCTGGACTACAATCAACTATAGTATCATTTCCTATATACATTCCTATATGGAAGACAGAATTATGTCTACTACCATCATGTTTATCATCTACCCAGAAAACTAAATCACCAGGTTCAACATCTTCTTTAGATACTTTTTTACTGTCGTTACAGAATTTTAAAGCATTAGTGTTACCAGCATCTACATCAACACCGATATCGTTCATCATTTGACTAACTAATCCTGAACAATCCAAACTTCCTGTTTTGACATTCTTTTCTCCAAAAGAATATGTTATACCTTTATCTTGATAATTAGCAGCAGTATCTTCTATAACTTCTTCTTGACTAACTCCTTCTTCTTCAGTTGTAGTTTCTACTTCATTTGGCATTTCATCTAATAATGGACCAGCTTCTTCTTTTGCTAATTTCAATAATTCAACTTTTTCTCTAGTAAATCTATCTCTAGCTGCAGCTCTAACCTTGTCATTACAATACATAAATTTATAATTTCCTACTGATTTATACTTTGCAGTCTCAAATTTTTCAACAAAAGTTTCATCATCCATATCATCTGTTATATCTGTGTGGTCAAATAATTCACATATTCCTTGAGGACCAAATTGAATTGCAGTTGCATATAATATTTCAGTTCTAGTTCTACTTTTTAGCATATCTATTCCATAATTGTCTTTTACTTTGTTATAAGATGATGGAACTAAAACTTTTTCTATATAACCCATTTGAGCTTTTTCAAAACCTCTATTATTTGATTCATATGCCTTAGTCCATGCTTTACTAAAAGATTCTGTTCCAGCTTTTGGATTTCCAGCATCTTCAAAGAATTTATAATAATTACTAAATTCTCCTGAATTTTTTAACCATTTGACAAAATCATCTGGAGTACCAGCATTTGTTGCCATTTGACATATACCATAAGATACCCCACCAGTATCTGATTTTACAAGTCCTATAGTACCACCATTTCCATTGATGCCAACCTCATCTACTGACATCATATAACCGACACCTCTATAATTTGATAAATCATAAACGGTATCAGCATGTGCTTCAATAAAACTTCCAGCTCCAGCTAACATTATTGTAGTTGCTCCAACAACTAGTGTTTTTTGCACTAGTTGTTTCTTTTTAGCTTTTTTATTAGCTTCATTCTGAAACATTCTTTTAACTTGTGGATCTAATTTTTTATTATTCATATATTTACCCCCTAAAAATAATTTTAAAATATTATCTTATAACAGAGGAATATTCCTCTGTTATAATTTTTATCCAATAACATTAAACTAATTTTAAAAATTCTTCAGTTTCATTTTGAATTTTAGTTTTTATATTTTGTCTATCCTCATCACTATATTGATAACCATCTGTATAAGTGTATACATTCAATGAGTTTATCTTTTCATCTTGAACTTTTTCTATTATCTCTTTATTTTTCATTCCTTTTTCAATTCCAGCTTTATCGAATAATGTTAAAGTTCCTTTATACCCATATTGAACAGCAGTACTAAATACAAATTCTTTCATTGCTTTATTATTACTATCTATTTTATATTGTTTTTCTAATGCTGTCATTGTTGGTTCAACATAGTTAATATATAAATAATCAAATTGCAATTTAGTAAATTTTTCTTCTTCTTCTGATGCATCTTGCCAACCAGTAGTGAATGTTACAGTTCCTGGTCCATTGACATTACTAAAATATTTATTATAAAATTCACTATCTACAGATTTAATATAATCAGTAACGTTTTTAACATATCTTAAACCTGATTTAGGATTATCTGTAAATTCTCCTATCCCATACGTTTTACAATTATCAACTTTTATTTTGTTATTAACTTTATATCTTACTGTACCTTTTCCATAATATCCTGAATCAACTGAACCTATGTTATTTTTAATAGAGATTGTTCCGAACATGTTTGCTTTGTTTGCATTATCAATTGCTTTTTTAGCTTTTGAATAATCTTTCTTTTGTGTTTTTGTATTATTTCTATTAACATTGTTTTTGTTATCGTCAGTTTTAGTATTATCATTTTCATTTCCTGTTTCAATTGAATTTGACATTTTATTTATAGTATCATTTAATTCATTGTTTTGATGTTTTACAAACATAAAACAACTGCTTATAACTAGAATTATAACTAGAATTGATCCTATAACTATTTTTTGACTTTTTTCTGATTTTTGAATCATTAATTGATTTAATAACATTAAGAATTCTAATAATTGATCGACTAACCATTTTAATAATAACCATGTGTGCATTAACACATTTTTTATTATTTTAAAACAAGTCTTTAACACTATTAAAGCTAATTTTGGTAAATTCTTAAAAAATGTTACCATTATATTATTTCCGTTTTTCTTTCTATTGTTTTTTTCCTCTTGTTTAGATTTAACATATTCATTATATTTCATATAATTTTACCCCCTACATATATTATTTTATTCATTTATATAATATATAATTGATTATATTATGTTTTTCACAAGGAACATAGAAAAAAATAAAGGTCTTGGAATTCAAGACCTTCTATTTTAATATTTTGTTAGGTATCTAATTATTTTCTATTGTAATAAAAAAATAAACAGGATGTAGAGTCCTGTTTATTATGTGTTATTAATATTCACCTCTCTTTCTTTCTAATATTTCTAATTCAATAGCTAATGCTCTTTCCTTAGATATTTTTGTTTTGCTAAATTTTCTATGTTTATCTAATATTAAAACTTCTTCTAACTCTTCTACTGATGTTACTGCTACTTCACTTTCATACAAATCTTTTAAATATGTTTTTTCTTTCATTTTTAAAACCCCCTATATATTTTTATTCACTACTATAATATAGTAATGAAATTTCACGAATTACATTTTATAAGTTTCTTTAAGAACTATTATCTGATAAACATTGTCTAAAACAGTTGCTAGATAAAAACACACGAATGATACTTCAATAGTAGGTGGTATTAGAGTTGCTCCTATATATCCTATAATTGATATAGCACATCCTATAGATGACATATTAATATCAAATTCTGCTCTTTCTTCACCATAACGTTTTTGTTGTATATAATACATACAACTTGATATGTTTTGTGTTATAAATATATGCATTAATGAATTTAATATATAAAATATTATCATATTTCTATTTATAAAATATACTATAACTAATATACCATAAGAAATAGTTTCTATTAATAATAATGGCTTGAATATTTTCTTAGTTATTTCATCTCCTCTATTTGATATTTTACCCCATTTATCATTTATAATTATGATTGCTATTGATGAAAATAAATCCATGAATGTTAATAATCTAGCATTTATAGAAGAATACAATAATTGTTGCATAGCAGTAAAACTATACATATAAGGTATACCTGATAAAAATTTAGCTTTCAATAATTTATCTGTTTTTAATGATTTCAACCACTTCATAATTACCTCCAAAAATAACTATCCTTATGTATTGACGAGAATGTTGATAGTTTCGCCATATTTGGTATAAAATCATTTTCATAATATAGGATTAAAATTTCACAAATTACGATAAAAAAAAGATATATGAGGAATTATCCTCATATATCCTTAATTTTTCTTTAATAAATCTATTATTAGTTTATCACCTATCTTAGGTACTGAATATTCCGAATTTAAAGTAATAACTCTACCATTTAATGTCCAATCGGTTTGAGCCAATCTACCTTTAGTTGGATGGTATACATTTATAGTATATATCTTATTTTCCACACTAGGTGTTGTTACAGTAAATTGGGTTTGATTACTCATAGTACATAATATAGTTTCTTCAATCATTTCACAAGTAGATATAACATCAGTTGCATTAATAATAGGTCTTCTGAAAGATTGTAATAAGTCAACCCATTCACTAGCAAGTATAACACCTTTTTTTGGAGATTCAACAGTAGATATATAAATATGATGAGTACCATCACTATCTTGTTTATATACTTTTTCATCTTTATGATATTGCTTATTTACATTAAAATCAGTAACTTCTTCTATACCTCCACAGGTAATAACATCTAATAAAAAGGTTATTAAATTGTCATTATCTAATTTAGATAAAGCTTTTTTAATATATTCTATAGAACTACTCATACAATCACCTCTATTTTTTCCACGTTATTGTCTCTGAATTTTTATCTATAATTTTCCAATCATTTTTCTTTAATAGATTACACATCTTTTTATTGTATGTTTTTGTTTTAGCAATATCTCCAGATTTACTAAATCTACGCAATAAATCAGTGCATATTCCTTTATTTCTATATTTAGGATCTATATATATCATATCTATTAATTTTTTATCTTTATATAAAAAACCTATAATATTTCCTTCATATTTAATCATAGTAAAATTCTTCATTTTAAGATCATCATACTTATAATCTATTTCCAAAATTTTTTTATCTTTTTCAGATATAGTATTATCTATAAAATCTAACATTTCTTCAAATTCATAATCTTTTCTTATTGATTCATTATCATATAGAAATTGCTCAAAATAACATATAGACTCAATTATTTCTTTTACTCTATTTTTAAAATTATTGTTCATTGTTATCACCATTTTCTTCATTATTTAGATTTTCTGTAGTACCGTATCTTAAAACTAATTTATTAAAATCTTTATATCCTTGTTTTATGCATTTCATAGTAAAAACACATATTTTTTCTATCATACTAGTATGTGTTTTTAATAAAGAAGTAAATTGACGAGATGTTCGATTATCTATTTTTCCAGATACAGTATCTTGGTATATTTCCATATCTGTTTTTTGCATAGTGGATCTAATATCATTTTTCCATCTTTCTATAATATTAACAGCATCAGATGATCCTAATAAATAACTTGACACTATTTGTTCATTTAATTGACCAATAGTAATTTTAATTGTTTCATTATTTTTAATAAAACAACCAGTAGTTGCTTTCCTAAGATCTTGAACTGCCATAGATTTCATACCCAATGCTTTTACAACTTGATTTTTATACTCAGATGTATCTGCATTATTGTTAGAACGCATATTATTAAAAACTTGTTCGACTTTGTCTATCATCTTTGATACATTAGAAATTCCATTTCTCATATTAATATAATTTTTAATTCTTATTTTTTTATTATGATTATTTTCATTAACAAATATTTGTTTTATCAATTGCTTATGATTTAAATTTTTAAATCCTTTAAAAAAATTAATCATTGTATCTTTAAGTTTTGTAAACCACTCTATTAAAATCTTTATCATATCTTTAATAATTTTTCGAGTATCTATATTTATACGTTTATCATTTTCTTTTAAATTATCCTTATTAGAGGTAGCACTAGTATCTACCTCTAATAATAAATCTATTGATTCATATAGATAATCTAAAGGGTCAAAATATGATATGGATTCTAATATATTATTTCTTTCAATAAATAATGTTTTTATATTATCCATATAAATCAAACTCCTTTATTCTAATTCATTTAATTGACTTTCCAAACTTTTAACTGTCTGAATATTTTCAGCCATCATTTTATTAAAATCTATTAAATCTTGTCTTAAAGAATCTAATTTTAATCGTGCATTTCTAAGATTAACGTCATTATTAAATATATAATAATCTATTTTAAAAAAATATTTTGATATTTCTTGTACATATTTATCTAATGTTACAATAGCTTCTTTCAATACTCTTTGTGTCAATTTATTTATTTCTGATGCTTTATTTAATAATTCTTTTGAACGTTGAGTATCTGATTCAGAAATTCTTTGAGCTATGTTTTCTAATTCTTTATATGTTGAATCTAATTTTTGTTGATATGTTTTTAATTGATCAACATATTCGTCACCAGCATCAGATAAATATGATTTATATATTTCATTTTCTAAAAATTCATTTGCTGGTATTTTTATTTTATTATTACTTTTAAGAAAATAATTTTTTATTTTTTTATTATTAAAATATTCAGAAGGTTTATTCGTTTGCATTGCTTTAGTACAGTCATATATTATCGTACTTATTGCCATTTTAGCATCTATTAGATCTGGCATCTCATATATCTTATTAACAGATTTGTTGTATCTTTCTTCAAAATCATCAATTTTTTCTTGTTGCTCTTTTATTGCATTAGGTAAAAATTTTATTTCTTTTCTTATTGATGTTATGTTTTTTTTAGCTTAATCTATTTCTTTTCTCAATTCTTCTGCTTTATCGTCATCCAAATCATTTTGTATTTTTTCTACAAGTTTGTGTGTTTCATCAACATTTTTTTCAATTTTTTGTTTTATATCATTTCTTTCATTTACAATTTCTTCTGTTTGTTTATTTATATCATTTATAACTTCTTTTATTTCATTATTAACTTTATTAGAATTATTTGATGTATTATTTTTTCTTTTAAACTTACTACTTACAAAGTCTATTAATTTAGTTATCCAACCTTTTATCATTTTCCATAATGCTTGAATTTTTTCTACTACTCCTCCAACAATGCCTTCAGTAAGAATAACGTCATGTTCTTCTAAAATTAATGGATTAAAATAACCCATTGATTCTATTATCATATCTCTTTCATTGAATAAATCATTTATATTATGCATAATATAATCAACTCCTTTATTTTAATTTATTTTATAGCTTTATTTATTAAATCTGCATAATGTGCATAACATTTTATAGCAGTACCAAGAAATTTTTGAGTCATAACATTTATACCTCTAGCTTTAACAAGTAGTTCTTTTGATTTTTGTTCATCTTTTATATTTTTTGCTTCTTGTTGCAATGATTTATATTCATTATCCAATGATTTTTGATAACTTTTTATTTGGTCTGTGCAGTCTTTACTATTAAGGTAAGACATGTAAGTTGAATCTTTCAATATTTTATCTCGAGATGATAATTTAACTTTTCCTCCAGTTTCAAAATATTTACGTATAGTTTTAAGATCTTTTGGAATCATTTTACTAGGTTCTTTTTCTTTTAGTGCTTTTTCACATTCTTTTTTAATATCATTTAAAGCTTTTTTAGCATCTTTTAATTTAGGTAGTTCTATTATTTTTGGTGTATTCACATTAGTAGATTCATTAACATTTTTCTTTTCATCTTTGTATAAATAATTTATAACTTTTTTTACGTGTTCTATTCGTTTTTTAGAAAAATTACCTATGACCAATTGTGTCATTTGTTTATCCATATAGTTTTTATCCCATTTAGATTTATCTTCTTCAAAAGGACATGCTTTATCATCATGTTCATCATACATTCCTTCTATATTTTTTACATATTTAGACATTTCATTAAATTGTTTAAAACTAAGATCTACCAATAATGGATCTTTCATCATTATTCTAAGCTTACGTATATCTTTATTATCAACCGCTTTAAAAAAAGCATCTGTTAAATTAAATTTACTAGCTGATTCCTTTCTGTCTTTTTCCTCAGATTTTTGTGATTTATTGTTATCAGTAGTCGTTGGTTTTCCTTTTCCAAATTTATTACTTACAAAGTCTATTAATTTAGTTATCCAACCTTTTATCATTTTCCATAATGCTTGAATTTTTTCTACTAATCCTCCAACAATACCTTCTGTTAATACGACATTATTTTCTTCTAGAATCAATGGATTGAAATAACCCATTGATTCTATTATCATATCTCTTTCATTGAATAAATCATTTATGTTATTCATATTTTCTCCTCCTTTATACTTTATAAACAGAAGTAGTATCATCTACATCAACTAATTTAAGTTGGTTATCTTCAAAAATAATATTATTGTTATTATATATGATACTACCTTGAGTATTCATTATATTATTGTATACTCGCATAGCTATATAACTTTCTATTAATGTATTGCTATTATTGTTTCTAATTGCTCTACTTTTTCTTAAAGTACTACTAGCATTTATCATTGACATAGAAATTTTATTTTCAAATAAACTTAATATATAAATATTACCATCTATAGTTCTAATAGCTTGTGTAGGAGATTCAAATGTTTCTGAAGTATTTTCAAAATCAATGTTATTTCCATTAACATAACATTTATAATTCACATTAGTAACCATATCATGTAATTTCAATGGACCTACTGTTATACCAGAAGTACTTCCTGTATATTTATTAAATACTAAGTTATTATTATCAATTGATATTGAATACATATTTCCACTCTTATCAACTATTTTATCAATTATATCTTTAACTAAAACTAATTTACCATTAATTATAGTTAATATAAATTCATCATCATAATTATTATAAACAAATATTTCTGTAACAGCATTAGTAGGTGCTGTTGAAATTGGTTCCATTTGTAATGCGTCACCTGACATATATAACATATAATATTTTCTTGTAACTGCATCACGTAGATATATTACTTTATCTATTTTAACATCTTTTTCCATATATGAACGATATGATACTAATTGATTATCTTTTACTCCTAATGAATATACATTATCATTATCACTACGGAATAATATATATTTCGAATCTATATTTGTTATTTTTTCAGTAATAATATCACCATTCCCATTAGCAGATAATGAGAATTTAACTTTATTTTCAGATTCCATAACAAAATCTCTACTTATTTTATATGATAATGTTTTACTATAAATATTATTAAATATTTTTTGTAATTTAATATTAGTTCCTTCAAGTTGTATATTATACCATCCTTTAGATGAACTTATTAATGAAGATATATTATATAAAATTAATTTATCTTCAGTAGTTTTTTCAAATGTTAATTTATTATTAACAACTTTACCTATATAAAAATTTCCACTTGTATTTTTTAAATATAAATATCCTGCTCCTAAATTATAATATTGATGTGAAGAAGTTATCTCAGATAATGATAATGTCTCATTACCTCTATTACCAACAACATCTAATAAATATTTTTTATTATTTGAAGATTTTATTCTATGTGTTATTGTAGATACTGGTTTAATACTAACATTTTTATTAACTATGTCTATTATATTTATCATTTCTTTATTTTTAACAACAACTTTTTGTTTTTTATTTTCAATAGCAAAATTATTTTCATTACATTCAACAATATTAACTGATGAGTTATTTACAGGAACCATTTGATATACTTTATTATCTGAACCTAATAAATAATGATTTTTATAAGTAAAGACAATATCTGAAGGTTTATTTCCTATAGTTAACCCTATGTTATTATTATCAATAGTTATCATTTTGCTATTACTATATACAAAACCATATTCTAAAGGTGCTGCAAAAGTTCCTCTTTTACTAAGGTCTATAAATTGTATAACTTCTACTTCTCTATTTGGATGAAGTATAAATTTAGATAATATACCTCCTCTGGATATTATATTAATACCTCTAGAATTTCTAACTTTAACTTCACCACAAGATTCAAAAGTTAGATTATTTTTTTTATCTATATATAATTTCCAATTTTCAAGATCTTGATTATAAAAATATAACTCATCATAAATATCACTATAAGTTTGATCAGATGAAGTTGTATTATTTAAATATAAAAATAAGTTATCATCTAAATTTAAATTATAAACTACATTATTTAATTTAGATCTCAATCTTATATTATTAAAAGGTGTGTTTGGTAAGTAATCTATAACTCTAAGTTTACCATTAACAACATCTATCATTTTATCTTTGAAATCATCTGATTTCATAGTAAAACCAACATTATGATCTTTTACTTTTAAAGAACTATCTGTAAAATTCACAGGAGTTATAGTTGAACCATTTATATTAAATTTATAAAATTTCTTATCAGTACCCATTAAGTATTTAACTCCTTCAGTAACATTTGGTTCATGTGTTAGTGTTAATTTATTATTTGAAGAAACTGTTATACTATAAATTTTTCCATCTTGAGATTCTATAAATTCTCTAAGATCTTCAAATAAACCTAATACTGGTTTTGTTTTACTACTATCCACCATTAAATAATATCTTTTTTCTCCATATAATAATTTAGCTCTTTTAACATCTCGAATAGGATCCTTTTCAGTTATACGCATAACTTGTGTAACTCCACTATCTGTTATTATAACATTATAAGGATTATCATCCTTATCATATAACACTATACCTATTATTACATTTGCTATTATACCCAATCTTTCTCTAAGTTCTATTATTATTCTTTCATTAGCTTTTAAAGGTTTAGTAAATGTTATATCTTTACCCTTTATTTCAAAATCATATCCTCTAGCAAAACGAGTCATTCCTCTATAAATTGCAACTGAAGTTTGCTTAGTATTAAAATCTAATTTAATAGTATAATTACTAACAGAACTAGTTGGTATATAAACTTCTTCTCTAATTCTAATAGTATTGAATGTTAATGTTGGTCCATTATACATTTTACATATAGGAACCCATTTAGTAGAATCAAATGCACCTCGAGTATTATTAACTATACATTGATATACCCAATGGTCATTATTTTGACCTAAATATATTCTATCTCCTATCATATACCTTTTATTTACATTATAATTTTCTATATCACTCGCATTCATTAATATTAAATCAACAATCATTTTTATCAAATCATACTGAGTTACTTTACTTATATTTGATTTAACATAACTTATATCCATAATGTTCACCTCCTATTTTTCATCTGAATAATGAATAATATCGTCTAATAAATCATTTAAATATTTTGTAAATACAGTTATAATCAATCTATAATCTTCATGTATATTACAATTATAAATTAATAATTTTAATTCTTCCCAGTCTATTTTATATTCTCCTCTTTTAATATCCATAGTTCTACCATTTTTTTGTACTTCAATATTCATAAAAGTATTTAAAGGAATACCATTTTGTTTGTGATACTTGATAGCTTCATTTAGACTCGTATTCATAAATTCTTTAAAACTTAATTCATATGGAGGTTTCTCATTAAAATCACTCAAATCAAATGCTGGAGCTGTGTATAAATTCCAACCTTCAGGTATTCTTGAATTACTATATATTTCTTGTGGAGTTATAACTGGAATTATACTATCCACAGTTAATATATCACTAGAAGGTAATTCCATATCAAATATTTTATCATTATCTGATACATAATTATATAAACCAGCTGTAACAAAATCACATCTTACAGAAAATGTTACATTATAACTATCATATATTTGACCTTTTTTATTACCTTCATCTATTGCTAAATTTTGAATAGTAACATTTAAATGGCATGGATGAAATCTAAAAAATTCATGTCTACCAGAACTATTTTTATATTTCATAGTTACAGGATACATTGAATGAGAATTAACATAAGATAAAAATTCACCCATACGTTTACCATCAACAAACACATCTTCATATCCAGCATCTACTGCTAATAAATACATTATATCTCTTGAAATAAATGATTCTAAATCTGCTATCATAACTGAAGTCCATTCTTGTCGAACTCTTTGTTTAAAATAATGATATATATTTATCTGTTCCATCATAGTATCAACTATCAATGTAACATCAAAATTTATTCTTAATCCTGTCATTAAAAATTGTATTTGTCTATGATTTTCTTCATCATAAAAAAAATTTTGTAAATTACCTGTATCAATATCATCATTAGCCATATCATATATTCTGTTAGCTAAATATGTTTGATTTATAGGCAATTCATCTAATGTATCTGTTTCTATTCTAGGACGCATAACTAACATTGGTTTATTCTTTTTAAGAAATTCACTTCTCTTACTAGTATATTCTGCAAAATCTTTATATGCTATCGTAGAATTAACATAATTTGTTTTGAAATATTTTTTAGGAAATAATCTAACCAACCACTGATTTATTAATGTTGTGACATTTCCATAAGTATGTGCCATACTGGCACTTGACATAGAATATCTCATATACAATTCCTCCTTTTATATTTATCTAAACTCAAGTACTTATAATGTTGTTTTCTAATAAAAAAATAACAAAGTGAAAATGAATTCACTTTGTTATTTTAAATTATTTAATTAAATCTACTAATACTAATATTTCATCAGTTTCAGTCGTTGCTTGTTCTAAAAATGTTTCAAAAGTGTTATCTAATCCTTTAATTAACACACTTCTAGTAAAAACTATAGTAGGGGCTATCATTGCTACTACTCCAGGTTTATTTTTACAATATTTACTACTTATTACATATTTACCAAATTCGTTAAATGTTTTTGTCATATCATTTATTTTTCTTTCTACCATTTTATTATAGACATCATATATCAATTTCATTTTCTCTAAATGTTTTTTATAATATTTATCTTTATCAGTTATTCCTTTTGAAACCATATCTATCATTTCTTTGTGTTTATCATATAATTTAGATAGTAACATAGCTATCGATGCTATTTCTTCTGTAGTTTCTTCATTTAATGCATTTAATGATAAATCGAATTTGTTAACATCAATATCTTTATAAACTTCAGGATCTAATTTTATAATAGGTTCATCTAATGGAAATTGTTCTCTTTTTGTATTTTCTTTTTTTGTATTTTCTTCTTCTTTAATTTCAATATATTCCTTTTCATAATCATCATTTTCATCAAATTCGTCAATAAGATCTGAAAATAGATATTCATCATCACTATTATAAAGAGTATTTAATACTTTACTATATATACCTTTATCTATGTCCTTTTCTTCATCAAAAAATATTATATCATTAAAAGGAGTTTTATTAGATCCTCCCATCAAATACAATGAATTCAATATAATTTCATCCAATTGATTTTTATTTATCATAATATATACCTCCTATAATATTTATCTTAGTTATTTGTTAGATAGTAAATTAATTTATAAAAAAATAATAGGAGTAATTACTCCTATTATTTAATATATTATATTTTATTAAATTCACTTATACCTATAGCTAAATCTTTTATAGGCAACATATTTTCATTTAATAACCCATGGTCATGACTTATCATCATATATTTTCTAGGATTAAATCTAACCCAATCATTTATCTGATCTTTACCTGATAATTTCATTACTGTTAAATTATCACCATCAAAATCAGCATTCAATCCTGGTAAAATCATAAATGATATTGACATTGTTAAATCATCTATTTCATGAGTTACATCAACTATTCTTTGTAATAAAACTGAACCATGATCTATAGTTGGTGGTCTATTTATACCATAATACGCACCTTTAGCGATTATAGTTTTCATTATTTCATATATTTTATTACTAAAACTTATACAACCTTGATACCATTCATCATATGCTTGAGATTCAGTTATATTTTGTGTTTCAGATAATATATGAATAATTTCAAATTTATATTCTTCTAAAAATGACATATATGGTACAATAATTTCATCAGCTGCTAAATCTGGATTTGAAATTATTACATGTCTACCTGTAAAATTCATCTTACCTGCAATTACACCTGATTTAATAAACCCATCTTTTTTATTCAATAAAGAGAACATTTTAGCATACAATTCTTGCATTTGTTTTTGTATATATGCTAATTTTTTATTTACTGACATACTAACACCCTTAGTTTTATTTAAACTAGATACTGTACTAAATAATATATTATATATTTTATCAGCTCCATGAACAAAATTTATTTCATCTTGAATTACAGAAAATCTTAATGCTGAACTAAATACAGGAATATATTTTATAAATAATTTATCTTTATTTTGTCTAACAAATTCTGCATTTCCTTGCATATTAACATTACGTTTATTTTTATTAACGTAATATTCAAAAATTTCATCAAATCTTTTTTGAAATTCTAACATGCCTATTCTTGCAAAAGGTTGGTCTTTAAATTGGTCATCATCTTCATTATTTTCATCCTTTACAACATTACCATCCACTCCTGTATCTTTGTGTTTAGGAATACGCATTATATTTTCCAAAACACTTTTCTTATTTTTTGTTCCAAATATATTATCAAGGAACATATATAATTGTGGATGAATAATTCTATAATCTTTTAATACAATATAACCAAATTTTTGTAAATCAATATCTACTAATTTTACAGGAGTTCTACAATATGGACATAAAGCAGATTCATATGATTTACCCATCAAATGTCCACATTTGCAACTATATCTTTCTTTAAATGCATTATCAGTATGCATTTCACTATAAAAGAAATCGCTTCTAATACCTCCTTTATTATATGTGTTATCAGAACTCTTTTTATCTTTTATAGGTTCAGTTATTATCATACCCTTACCTGTTCTTAAATCTAATTCTGCTTCTTTATCCAAGTCACATATAGATAATCTATATGCTCCTTTTTGAACTCCATTGTTTTTAGTTATTAACATTTTTTACCTCCTTTTATGAAATAATAAAAACACACTACACACAAACCAATCTATATATTATCACATTGTGATAATATATAATTGAAATGTTTACGTTTTACACTTTATAAATTTAATTTCTTTTTCCATTTTATTACCTCCATTCATATATATAATATATAATTATTATTTTTATATTTTACATTATTTGATATAATTATCCCATCTATCTTATAGATGGGATAATATAAATTTATTAGTCTGTTTCTATTATAAAATTTTCAAAATTAACATGTTCTATATTTACTATTTTTCTCATTTCAACCAAATCGTATAAATTTTCATAAAATACCACTTCTGTTAATTCTCCATATTTATTATAATCTTTTTTTGTAATACGTATTCTTAATTTATCATAATCTTTTAAATCAATATTTATGATAGGAAATACTTCATATTTTAAAACCATACATATGAATTCTTTCATTATTACATCTTTATTTGATTCTCTTGTTGAATTAACTTCTTTCCAACTTGATATTATATCATCTATATTATACGAATACTCAAAAACTTTATTTTCTTCCATTTCAATGCCTCCTTTTTTATATTTTTTTTAATATTAATAATTTGTTATAATTTTATTAAAAAGTTATATCATCTAAATTTATTTCATTTGTCTTTACTGATGTATCATGGAATGATTTCATTTTAATATTAACCAGACTACCTGTTAATGCATTACCTGTTAAACCAACAACATCAATTCCTATTTTTTTAAGACTTAATCCTGCACATGTTAAACAAACACCATAGTCACATCCGCAATACATTATTGAACGTAATTTAACTTTTTTACCAATATATTTAGACATATTTTCATTATTCAATAATACTTTTTTATTACCGTCTATAATATATCTATCGCTACATTTAGCAGCAACTTCTTTTGTTAACAGTATTTCAACATAACCTTTAGAACCACAATCTTCAACATCTTTTCGTAATACTATTGATTGTAATGCTGAATTCATTTGTTTAGTTTTATATCCTGTATATTTAACTTCACAAGTTTTAGGGAATGCACCATTAACGACATTTGAACCTGTAGCTGGTATTTCATCTTTTTCTAATCCTTCATAAAAATTTTTTGTAATAAATTCATATTTACCTGATGCTAAATTCATTATAGGACCTTTTACAATAGATAATTGCTTATAGTTATTACTAATAGAACCTCTAGCACCTGAATAATATAAATCCATTGAAGGATCATCTCCTATTTCTTTTTCTGCCGTTTTTATTAATTCACTTTCTATATTTGACATTGTAATTATGTCACCTTTTTCTAATGCTTTTTTATTTTCTTTTATTAATTTATCTCTTTCTTTTATAACTTTAGGAACTGGTTTCATTCCTCTCATAGTGAAAGAAGATGCAATCACTTCATGTAATTTATTACCCAACCATTGAAGTCTATTTAAATAATCGGCAAAATCTTCAGTTGTTATCTTGTCATCTTTTAGTAGTTCTGATAATTTACTTTCTAATTTAGATAATCCCTTACTATTTATAACTTCATTATTATAGTTCATTACTTTTGAAAATCTAGGTTCTATTATAAACTTATTGAATATTAAACTTCCTACAGTTGTTTCTATAGTATCATTATTTAAGTACTCTCCTTTTTTTAATGTAAACACATCTTGAGGTTCAAATCTAGATTGTTGTACTTTTCCATTAACCAAATTCTTAACAAATAAGTTTGTTAATAAAGTATAATTGATGTCATCACAATTAATACTTAGTAATTCTTTTTTTTCTGCATCAGTTATTCTTCTAGTCATCACCACACCTCCTAAGAAGTATAAATTCTATAGATGATAGTCATGTCTTTATTCATAACTAACATTTCATTAGGTATATTTAATTTAGAAAATAATTTAACTTGTTTATAATCTTCACTACCATCTGACATAGGTTGTTTTATACCAGTAAATAATCCTATAGAATTTATTCTCGCTTCTTCTATATTACCATTTATTTCAAAATATTCTCTAACATCTTTTTTAGTTATTTTTAATATTAATTCAACAAAAGTTTCTATTGGTTCTGTACGTTGAGTATCATGTACTCCACTACTTACTTCAGAACCATCTTCATCTTCATCGCCATCTTTCCATAAAACTTTAATTACAGGATCTTGTTCAAAAGTTTTTAAGAAATATGATGTTCTACCATCACTTTCTTTACGTTTAAACCAATATTTTTTTTGGTCTTCTTCATTTAATTCATCATCAGTTACTCTAAATGGAACCATATCAAATATTTCCCTTTCATAGAAATTGACATCCACTACAGATAATGATGAATCACCACAACCACCAATACCTACACCAAATAAACATACTGCTGTATTCTTTGGATATTTTTCTTCTATAGGGTTTTCTGCAGCAATACCCATTATATTATTTAAGTAATCTACTGTTATTGGTGCTTCAACATTAAAAAGTTTTTCTAATATAAACATAGCACCACCTAATACTATTTGATTTGTTGATTCAAATAATACTTCTTTTGTTAATGTATCTAAACCTATTATTTTTGTTTTTATATTGCCTTGTTTAGATTGTATTCTATGGGGTAGTATAATATCTTTTTTATTAATATTATCTTTTAAAATTTTATCCATTACCGTCATCCTCCTTTAAATTCACCTTATTATACTGTTTAATCATATATTATTTGGATACCATCCCTAATATTTAATGTATCGTTAGGATTTATTTCATTATTAAACATATTATATAGCATAATATCCATAGTACCATTATTATCATCATCTATGGCATTAACATATGATAATTTAACTTTATCATCATTTCTATATACAGATGTAATGAAATTAATATCATTATATTCTAGAGGTTTTTCTCTAGGTTGAAAGTTAACATTTAATCGTAAATTTTCTATAGTACGAATTCTATTCCAATAATCATCATCAAAAATATAAACAACACTCAAGTTACGTAAATCTACAGTATAAGATTTAAAAAATTTTATTAATTCAATTATAGCATCAACTATATTATTATTAACACCATTTAATGTAGTTAAATAAGTTAATGAAGGTATTAATTCATTTAATTTACCTAATATATGTTCTATAATAACACCACATTCATCGGCTTCTAGTGATTTAATATAATCTGCAATATATGGAAGTTTATCTTCTATATATTCTAAATAAGTTATTGCAACTGCACCATTACTCATTTTAAAAGCTTTAGTTGTTTCTTTTTTAATCATTATTGTTCTATATAAATCATTGTAAGCTCTATATACTTTTATGTTATCAGTAGAATTCATTTGAGATACACAAAATTTAGAAAAATTCTTAAAATTATTATATAAAGTATTTATATCTTCAACAGTTTCTATTCTCAATAAATCTAAATAAGATAATATACTTTGATCTTTAAATATATTAGGATTATTCTTTATTTTTTTTCTAATTAAATCAAAATTTTCTTCGAAGTCAAATCCTAATATTGATAATATTTGTGCTGGTTTTACTAGTATATTACCTTTCATATTATTTTTTTTACATAAAAGAGCAGCCATAATTACTATTGCATCAAAAATAGATATAGGTGTTTCTGTTATTCTTTCCAATTTAATATATAGATAATCAGTACCTTCATGCATCGCATCCTCATTAAATAATCTATTATTTATATCAGTTCTAACATCTTTATTGTCAATTAACATATTTAAAAAATAAATAGATTCATATAACATTTTTGTTAAATTATATGAAATACTTATTCCTATATATTTAGTGTCTATAAAATTGAATTCTCTTTCATATAATTCTTTTCTTAAATCAGCATCATCCCACCATAAATCATCTTCTTCAGTAACTTCTTTATATTCATATCGGTTAGCTTTATTTTCAATAGCTAAAACAGTATTATTATCCATTATATCTGTTGATTGAAAATATACATCATACATTTTTTCATAATCTGGTACTTCAGATGTAGTACCATCATCATTATGAATTGTCTTTTTAAATTCAACAGGAACACCATTCTTATCTAATATTTTTTCTTTTATTAAAAAATATTTATATACACTTATCCTTTCATACATAAGAGTATTTGCTATATCATATAAACATTTATCAGTAGATTTAGTTCTAACTAATATGTTTAAATGTTTTACAATTGTACGCTGATAATCTAAAGGTAAAGATTCAAAAAATGGTACACCATAAACGTTAAACATTTTCTTTATAGATAATAAATCAAAAAAATCTCTATCTATCGACATTTGTATAACATCAACTATAAAACGTTGGATAGTCATCATCATTATATTCATACATATAAAGTTATCATAATAAGGATAAACACTTCTTAAATCAGCATTATAAATAATTGAAACAAAGTATTCCCTACAAAAATTATATGTTTCAAAAAATTTACTAACGAACATTTGATCGATATCTCCATCATAGAAAATTATTTCAAAATTTTTAGCCGTTCTTGCTCTAACTAAATCAACAGCTTTACTTCCCATATGTTTTAAGTAAGTTTTATCAGGATGTTCTTTTATTAAATCAGGTATTACCTTTCTTTCTAATTTAGATAATATTTCTTTTGGATAATCATGTATTGGTCTAACTTCATCTATATCGTAAAATTTCATTTGTGATTCAGTTAAATATAAAAATTCTGACTCATCTGCCTCAATAGGTGGTAAACCTAATAATTCTCTATAATAATTATTTTGTTCAACATATTCTTTTATTATTAATTCTCTTTTATATTTTAATACCAAATCTCTTTTATTTCGAGGTATAAGATATTTATTACCATGATAGTTATAAATTTTTTCTTTATCAGTTATACCTGCTTTTTCTATTGTAGACGGTTCATAATAAGGATAAGACTCAAAGATATCCAATTCTTGTTTTGCATTTAAATATTTATCAGATGCTCTAATTATATCTAATGTGTCATATTTAGAAGCATCAACAGATAATTTAACTATGCTATTTTCTAAAATAATTTTTATATTATCTAGAATAGCACTTTGTGTAAATGATAATTGGTTGTCTATCATCAAAATAACCTCCTTTTTCTTTTTATTTATTAATACAATATATTAATAAATTGTATTAACTAATAAGTTTATAAAAAGGAGGGATTTATATGAAAAACGGTATACCAGGTATAGATGTTAAAACCCCTATACAGAATCCTACGGTGGATTCCGAATATAGTTTTTACGAATTACCGTATTTCAAAACTGATGATTATTTCTTCGATGTAGAAAACGAAGTTAAATTTATAGAGAGTATAGAAAGATCTGTGCGAAAATCTAAATATTATAAAAGATATATAGCACATTTAAAACAAGATTTAGGTTTAAATTTTTGTCAAGTTAAACTTAATATATCTGAAGAGGAAGAAGACGAAGATAAACCTAGAAATAAATTAATAGAAATGCACCATGGACCATTATTTACATTATTTGATGTAAGTTCAATAATTTTAAATAAAATGATGATTGATGGTGAAAAAATAACAACTTTTAGAGTTGCTGATAAAGTAATACAAGAACATTTTAATCATAATGTCCAAACTATAATGTTATCTGAAACAGCACATCAAATGGTTCATGATAGAAATATATTTTTGAATTTAAATATGGCTTTCGGAGACATATATAGTTTTTTAGATAAATATATGGAAGCGATTGAGAAAGAACAAATCGTGAAAATACAAGATTATATCGAGCGTTCAAAAAAATATGAAAGTAATGATTTTGGTAACTTAGAAATATTTGTTACCGAATGGAGTAGAACTAATCCAGATTTCATAAATAATGAAAATAATAATTTAGAAATATAAAGGAGGAATTTATTATGTTAATTTTATTCGCAATTATACTTTGTGTATCAGTGTTTATGATACCAGTTTCAATATATTCATACAGTAAGTATGTTACAGAGGTTAATAAACCTAAACCAAAAAGAGAACTTAAAGAATTATCTTATAAAGAACTTATGGAAATTTTAAATTTCACAGTATTAAATACTTGGAAATATAACTTAACTTATTATTTCAAATTACACGATGTGGTGTACCCTAAATATGAAGAAGAAGTAAGACGAATGAGTAGAGAAGTCTGCAGATCTTTATCTCCTGAGATACAGCAACAGTTGTATATGTATTTTACAGCTACTGGTCTCGCACATATTATAGGTAGAGCTTTCCAAGATCTACTTTGGGAATATATGGTAGATAGATCTGGTTTACAAGGAATTTACCAGTATATCTATGGAGAAAATAGGGAACAACTAAAACGTGATTTGGAAGAAATGCGTAATAAGCGAAAAGCACCTAGAAATAATAATTATGGAGATAGTGACGATCCGTCCGATATTGGTCCAGGAACCAATAATTTATTTTAATAATTATAAAAAAACAAAGAGCTATAGTATTATACTATAGCTCTTTGTTTAATCTATTTAAAAATCCACAAAGGGTGAATTGACTAAATTAACATGACCGTTAAAGGAATCAAATATTTAAAGAAATTATAACCTATATTAACTCCATCAAAATTTTCATCATCAATATATTTTATTAAATATTCAGTACCAAAAGAAGTTTCAGTATTTAATTTAAACATTGATAATGCATTGAATTCTCTATAATATTCTTTATTCAAATCCCTTGTTTTATATTTATATACGAATCCTGTTAAAAAGTCTATTAATTCATTAGTTCTTCCTACTTCATATAAACACATGAATTTTTTAAAAAATGATAACATATATCCATCATGTAATTTCAATAAATCATCATTTATACCTTTAATATCTAATTGATTTTTATTATAATAAAACTCTATATTATTTATCATCATATAACTACTATATACATTTTTTGGAACGAACTCTATTTCCCCGAACTTAAGTTCCCTGCAACTTTTATGAACAAAAATTGCATCCTTTTTAATAGATATTATATCTTCAATATCTATTTCATTTATTTTTATAAATTTCTTTCTTGCTTCAATTAATGCTTCATTTTCATTCTTAACTAATTGTTTATTGTTTATTTTCATTATACCCATCATTCTATTTCTTTCAGATTTAGACATATCTTCTAATTTATTTATAATATTAATATTTAGATATTTAAATTCTTTTGCTAATGATAATCCTGCAGATTTAATATCATATTCTATTATCTTATTATTCATTAAAAAATCAATGTCTTTATTTCGATAATAATGTCTTTCCCAAATAGATTTACTCAAAATAAAACACTCCTTTTATTTTTTCTCAAAAACAAATATATCTAAAGTTGCTCTTTTTTCATATTTACAATAAATTGATATTACTGAATGATTATCATATTCATATACTATATGTGAATTACCAAAAGTTACTTTATCTATAAAATCATAACTTAATTCAGTATCTTTAAATCTATCATTAAATACATCTGATTCACAAATAATTTTGTCATTTAAATTACCTATATGAAATCCCATAATAGGTTGAGGCTTATAATCTGATGAATCGAATTTTGATGTTCTTTTTTTACGTTTACTTTTTAGGAACACATAAAATATTTCAAGATTTTTGATTGTACCGTTATTTTCTAATTTAATAAGACGAACATCACCATCACAATAAGTTTGTATTTTTTTTAAATCAACTTTATCAATTTCTTGTGGAATTTGATAAAAATGTTCATCACTACCTTCAATACTAAAACCATATTTATATAATTCATATACTAAATCAGAATCTTTTAGTTTTATTTTTGTACCATTAACAAAAACTACTGCTAATTTAAAACCTTTTATGTCAAAACCAAATTCATCTAAAATTTTCTTTCTAACTCTTCTTTTCTTAATTATATTCATATACTTTACCTCCTAATAATATTATTATAATATCCAGGTAAAAATTACCTGGATATTTTTTTATTTATAGATTGTACATTATTGAATCTTTTTTTAAAACTCCTCTTTTTACTAATAATTCAATATCTGTTTTAAGAGATATTGCAGTTAATCTTTTTGCCAATATACGTTTAGCATTTTCTTCAGATATCAAGCAATCATCAAATCTACTATCTAAATAACCCATATCTTCGAATACTTCCATTATTTCATCTAAATCATAATATTTTAATTTAGCATAAATAGCTAATACTTTATATTTATATATATTATTAAATTGAGTTATCAATTTTTCATCTATTTTAACATCAGTTTCTTCAAAAATGTTCTTTTGAGTTTCTATAAAGAAATCATAATCTTTTTCTTCGTCAATTGTTTTACCTGATCTGAATAAATCTAATGAATAAATTTTTATTCCTTCCCTTACTCTTAATTCACTAGTAAATTCTTTCTTTAATTTATCAAGCACCTCATCAGATAAAGTTGTAGTTTTATCCATACCATCTGTCATTATTCTACTTAAAACAAAAACCAAATTTTTATGAACATATGCATCATTTATCATAGATACATGTGATTCATCTGCGAATACCTTTGATAGTAATATCGCAAGTTGGTTTTCAGCATCAGCATTTACTTGTTTATATCTAAGAGGTTTTGTATCATAATAATGAGTTGCAAATACCATACTATCTGGTAATTTTGTTATACCTAATTTACCTTCATGATAATCATCTTTATTTGATGAATCAAATAAAAACTTATAAACATAACCTTTACCTTTAAGTAAATCTACAGTTTCTTCCAATTCATCTTCACATATCATTAAATATGCCATATTTCCATCCTCCTTATTTTATATTATTTAAATAATCTAATCTTGATATATCTTGTATATCTAACATATTTATTATCATATATCTAATAGATAAAGCATCATTTAATCCTAAATGTGCAATATCTTTAAATAAATTATATGTGTCTTCACAAAGATTGTATTTTTCATTTAATATGTTAACTATACAATCAGCATATAGTTTGTCAACATCATTCATATGTGTCATACCATATAAATTTTCATATTCACTTAATAAATTATATTCAAATTCTGTCATTAAATATCTTAAATTATCTTTATTTCTTTTAAATATATATTTATCAATATCTGTTATTGTGTAATATAATTGTCTATTATCTAATTTATGAACTATATCAGATAGATTAACTTCATTAGCTTTAAATAATTTTTCAAATCTTTTTTCTATTCTTAAAAGTCTATATTTTTCTCTAGTGAATATTAAAGGTTGATATTCATCTATATTTGAATCTTTATCTACTAATCTACATTGTAATTTAGGTTTTAATTCTCGTTTATATCCAACTTCAGAAATATATGATGGACCATATTTAAATATATCAAATTTATTATCTGATATCAATCTTCTTGTTATTTCATAATATTTATTTCTTATATCTTTAATTATATCTTTTATATTACCATGTTTAGACATTATATCTATATCACATATAACTGTTCTTATATCATCTTGTATATTATCCATTAGTTCTATATAATTATAGAAATAAACTAATTTATTGACCCCTAAAGATTCTTCTAATGTCATATCAAGATAATCTTTTAATTCTCTTTCCATTTTTCCTTTAGCTTCTCTCATATCTTTTAATATTTCAGTACTTTGTGTTGCCATCTTATAATAATAATCACATGAATCTAATGATGTTTTCATTTTTTGTTCCATTTTATTTTCATAGTATTCATCGACATGTTTATAATATTCAACCAATTGTTTCTTAATTGCTAATACCAATGCAAATCGTGATGGTCTAACATCTTCTTCAAATCTTGTTGCTATTTGTTCTAATACTGTATCTATATTTTCATCAACATCATACATATTTTCTGGAACTTTAACATCTTTATCATCTATTTTATATATTGCTTCAAATTCTTCTTTAGCTTCAGTAGAATCATAATTTTTCATTATTAATAAATGTCTATATAATGGAAAACAGAATTTATCAGGTTCCCAACCACCTAATATATTTTCAGCATTTACTTCTGGTGAATAATCATAATCAATAAGATCACCATTTAATAATGGTTGATATAAATTATCCCCCTCAACAAAATCATCAGTATCCATTATATCTGAAATAATAGACATTAAAGATTCTTTAAGATTTTTATAACTTTCTTTTAACATATCTTTGATATTTATTGTATTATCTTTTTCTTCTACTTTTTCTTCTTCTTTATTTTTTTCTTTATCGTATACCATATCCATTAATTTATCTAGGTTATAATTTTCATCAAGATTATCTAGAATGTCTTCATTTTCATCAGCCATAAAAACTTCTTGACCACCAAATTCCATATTCAAAATATCATTCAATGAAGATACAACTTCAACATTATCTTGTTCTTCAGATAATTTGTCAATGAATTCGATATTACTTTGATTTAAATTTTCATCATATCCAACATCTTCTTCTGTTATTAATTTATTATATTCTTCATATTCTTCTTCAGTTAATTTTTCAAATTGACTATTTTTTACTTCTTCAAGAAGAAGTGATTTTATATCATATACTTTATTATCAAAATCTTTTTCATATGAATGAACATTATTTTTATTCATGTTTATAGCTACCAATAACATAGGATATAGTTCAACATAATAATGATTTTGAGATTCATATAATTCTCTAATAATTTCATCTTTATCAAATTTTATATCTTTTTTTATAAGATAAGATATTTCATAAAATTTATTTACTGTATCATCTATTGACTCTAAAACCTTTTGTGGTATTTCAGGTATTTTTTCTTCTACTTCATATGTTTCAGTTTTGTATACATCTACTAAAACATTTCCATCTTTATCAAATTTACCAAATTTATCATTATCATTAATATCTTTTATAGTTTCTATTATCTTTTTATAACCTAAATTATTTCTCAATGTTGTATATTTTACTGTTTTATTACAAGAAGAACATTCTAATTCTGTATAATCGTCTTTATACGTTAATGGATTACCACAATAAGGACATTTACTTATTTCTTTCCAATCAGCAAAAGATGATTTATATAAATATCCATAATCTAAAATCACTAGTTCTCCAGTAGAACGTCTACCCCAGTTACCATAATTTTTTGATGACATACCCATATCACCTAATATATAAAAATAGTTTTTATTTTTGTTAACTACACTAATAACATCTTGTTCTAATTCAAATAATACTTTTTTAACTTCAGCTTGAGATTCTAGAAAATCTTCTTTATCAATTACTGCTACATATTCTGAAACTAAAACAAGACCATTAGTTTCATATGCTAATGCTAATGGTCCATGTTTTGACATCCTCTTAGACATTGCTAATTCATTCATATTATCTAGATATGCAAGATAATTATATGCCACTTTTATTATGTGATTACTTAATAAACATACAAATCTATTCGTACCCTCACCGATTCTACGATAATCTTTTCTTTCACCAAACTCTTTAGTAAAAAGTTTATCATATGCTATAGTCTTTTCGACTATAGACATAGATTTATTTGCATATATATTGTATATCTTTTTCATAAAATCCTTAGTAAAATTTTCTTTTATTAAAGAATGCACATTTATTGTTTTTTCCTTAAAAGTTCTACTCATTTCTTTCATTATTTTTATTACCTCCTTCTACTAAATACAATTTTCTTTTATTCTTATTTCTAATTTCAGAAATAACCTTGTCACTAAACATTGGTTTAGATTCTTTTGTAGCCATAGATACAAAATCTTCTAATGAACATCTGTCACTGAACATTTTTCTAGCATCATCTGGATGATCAACTGTGAATTCATAAATTCTTTGAGCTAATTCTATATTATTTTCAGCATATTTCAATACACCTTGTGGCGAAGTTGGTATTTCAAATTCACCATTTAATTTATCTACAATATTACTTGAATTATAATCAGTAGCCATTGATGTTTTATAACCTCCAGTATAATCATCAGTATCTGCATTTGATGTTAAGAAATTTAAACTAGCTCTTACTCTACTTGACATTTCTCTTAAATATCCTTCTATTTCTGTTTCACCTTTTTGTAATTCTTCTCTATAATTATTTTCTCCAAATACTGCAATATTATTATTACGTAATAAATCATTTGCACTTCTATTAAGATTATTCTTTTCATCTTCTAATTGTTTAAAGTTTGGATTATACATATATTTTGTTTTATAATCTGCATAATTTTCTGCTTCTGCTAAATCATATTTATCTTCATCTAATTCCATCATATGATTTTTTATAAAATTTCTATAAGCATCCATGCTTGATTCACTAATTGGAAACATATCTGCTTTTTCACTACCATATTTAGAAACTATTTTATCATATGATAGTTGGTCTATAATGCTATCTAATGGAAGATTATTTGAATCAGAATCTAACATATCAGTAAATGTTGATTCGTATATAACGCTATCAATAATTTCTTGTGCTTCTTTATTAGATAATAATTCTCTTCCTAATTGAGCATCTTCTTTATTATCACTAGCCATCAGCAATTCCGCATATTTTTCACTAGGTTTGAAATCTAATATTTGTTCAACTAATCCTGTTTTATATAAATCATCTAATTCTTTAGGTAAATCTGTAAATCTTGGTGGTAATTCATAAACAACATCTAACTCATTAGAATCAAAATCTTCATTATCAGATTCATCTATTACTATATATGAATCAATATTATCATCAGGAATTAATTCATCTTCATCATAAAATTCTTCTTCATAACATCCATTTTCAATATCTCTTTGTATAGATTCTTTTCTAAGTTTTGACCCTAAACTATCATCATCATGAACATAATAATTAGATGCTTCTTCTTCTTGAATTGCGATATCTCTTTCTTTACTTATCAAAGCCCCTAAATTACTAGTATCAACATCAAATATTTCATCAGCTATTTCTCCTTTAGCTAATCTTATATTTCTTCTACTTTTCTTATATCTAGGTTTAACTGTTGGAATATATTCATAACCTCCAAATACACCACCAATATCTTTAGCTTGATAAAATTCTTCTTTACCTCCATATTTATCATAAACAGCTTCAATATAAGTTCCAATAATTTCAGTTGCTTCTAAATAATCCTCATATTTATCATAAATACTTCTACCTAAACCATCTTTACCTCTATCTTTTAATCGTTTAACAAAATCAAAATAATCTTCAATTCTATCTATAATTCCTGGTACAATAACACCAACATCCTCTCTAAGTTCATCTGGTAATGTTTCTGATGAGTCATTATAGATATCCCCATTATATGTGTTAACATAAATATTATCCCATAATTCATCAAATGTTGGCATTGTGAATTCATTTATATATTTAGTTTCTTCATTTTCTTGTTTAACTAATTTATCATAATTTTCTTTTGATTGTTGAGAATAACCTATTCTCATAACTTCCTTTGGTTTAGCATTAGCTTTACCCATATCTAGATACTCATTAAAATATTCTTTAGCATCTATTGGTTTTAATTCTACATACCCTTTATCATTTTTATCTGTATCAAGTAAAACTACTACTTTTTTATTTCTAGGTATATCATCTAAATGTTCTAAATGATATGTTATACAATTTTCATCTGAACGAATATTTGATGAAACTTTTTCTAATTGTTCTCTAGACATAGGTTCTCTCAATCTCTCTATTTTATATAGTTTAGTTTGTTTATTTTCTTTCATAACATTTACCTCCTTTTACATATATATAATATATAATTAAAAAATATAACTTTTACATATTCAGATTATAAGCGTAGATATTTAAATCAAATATCTACGCCTGTCATTTATCTAATGTGTGTTAAAAATGTTTTAGCCCAAGTATCTAAATTTGGAATAATATCTCCTTTTTTAAATTTAACAACTTCATGTTTATCTGGTTCATTACTAACTATCTCAGCATCATCTGGTACTGTTATTATATAAAGAAAACCTATATGGTCTTCACTTATTTTATTATCGGATAGCATTATTAATGCCTTAGGATCATATATAACAACTGTTGACGACTCTGGATTTTTAATAACAACTTCTTCTTGGAATTCTTTATTCATGTTTAAATTAGCAATATGTTTTAAATGATCTTCACGACACCATTCCATTCCTCTATCAGACATATGTCCTTGAACTAGTGTATATTTATTTTTAAGTCTACCCTTAAGTGATTTTAATAAATAAATATGTTTTCTTGATTTATCCATAACCAATCCTGCAACAACGCAATGTCGTTTAGAACGGTCATTGACTTCCATTAAACCACTATATTCAGCTTCTTGTCTATTAATGAAACTATACTGTAAGACTTCATCTAAATTAGCCATATCAAATAATTCATCACTGTTATCAGCAGGAATTGCTATATTGCCATTACTATATAGATTTAAATATGAATTACTTAAGAAAGATTCTTTATATAATTCATTTATATTTGAAATGAAAACAACATTTTCATCTTCAATTAAATTTGGAAATCTATCTAATACTTTTTTTCTATTTTCTTTAAATGCTGTTGTGCCTATATCGTATTTATATATTTCTTTAATTAATGGATCTATATAATCTAAATCATTATCAGTATGTCTATCTGCACCATCAACTAATGGAGTTTGATATATTTCTGAATTCATTTCAATTACTTCAATACCAGCTTCATCTAACATTTTTAAAGTAAATTCATTAGTGTAATTATCTAAATAATATATTTCTTTTATACCTGATTGAATTAAAGCTTTAGCACAATTACTACAAGGGAAAGTTGTTACATATACGGATGCATCTGTTAAATCTTTTCCTGCTTTTATTGCACTAAATAAAGCATTTATTTCTGCATGTTGTGCATAACATAATTCTAATTTTTCACCAGATGGTATATTATGTTTAGTTCTATAACATCTATCTGGATTATCACAACAGTTTGGTAGTCCTTTAGGACTACCATTATAACCTGTTCCTAATATTTCATTTTCCTTTACGATTATTGCTCCAACTTTTCTTCTTATACACGTACTTCTTAATGATACTTGTACTGCTATATTCATATAATACTCTTCTTTACTTATTCTCATTTTGTCACCTCTCCTTTTTTAATATAAATCTATTCGGTTTATTTATTATCTTTTTTAATATCCTCTATTTCACATCTAATTTGATAATCACCTTTTTTATACATTGTTCGTATATTATCATCTATTCTATCACCAAATAATGATAAAGCATTATCTGGATCTTTTACAAGTTCAAACATAGTTTCTGCAGCTGTTTCCTTATCATAAGCTAATAATTTAAAAGTTTTTTCTAAAAGAAAAACTTCAATATCTGAAGTTCTAATAGTTAATTCTAAATTAGCAATATATTTATTCATATAAACCCTCCTTTATATACCTAATTCTTTTTTAGCTAATTTATCACATATATCATTAGCTTCAAAAATCTTGATATATTCATTAAAACTTATAATTTCTTTATCATTTTTAAAACAGAATTTATCATAATTAGATAACAATTTATTTTTAGCTTGATGTGAATTAATGTGAGTATATAAAACGTCTAAACTATTATTCAATATTAATGTGTTAATAAATGTTGATTTTATTAATTCCTGATTAGCTACATGTTGACCTGTTGAATTGACTAATATTTCGTTTTTACTATTTTTAATCCATCCTGGCATCCATATACTTAATGAAGATATACATAACTTAGAATCACTAACAATTACTAATCTATCTATATCATCTAAAATACATTGTTCCATAATAAATTTAGTTCCTTTAAAAATAGCATACATTTCTGCATAATTATTAGTTTTTCCTTTTAAATATTCACTACCTTTTTTAATGATATTCATTTTTTCATCAAATAAACAAAAAGCTGATGCTGAGTCATATATTGAATCTCCAACTAATTTTGCTGAACCATCAGTACACAAAATATATTTATTCAAATATTCTCCCCCTTATCATATCATATAATTTATTTTTTTCTCCTGTAGTAAATTTATTCATGTCTAATTTAACATTATGTGATGAATATAATATTGCTCTATCAAAATCATCTATTTCATATGGTGTTAATTTATATTTTTTGATTATTAGATTTCTTATATTTTTTGTAATATCACGATGTCCCCATTCAATACTTGAAAGAGTTGCAGCTGATATACCTAAGGTTTCTACCATGTCTGCTCTTTTTTGTTTATTCATACTACGAATTTTAATTAAAAATTCTCCCACTTCTGTTCTTTTTCTCATTATACATTACCTCCTATACACATTTATATTATATATAATTAAAGTTATTCACTTTTACATATTTGATAATAAACAATAATTTAAGTAAAATATTTTAATAATTTTTACTTGCAAATATAAATACTCTATGTTTTTTATTGTTTTTTTATTATATGAACATTTACCTCCAATTGTTTTTAATAATGTTTATTTGATTTTATCGGATTTATAGATGGTATACTATGATAATAGTATACCATCTATTTCATTGTATATAATATAGTGTTATACACTATATTATTTTTTATTTGATTTTTTAAATAAATCATCTGGATTCATTAATTGGATTTGTTTAAATCCATCTACTTCAATATAAGTATATTTTGTTTCTAGTAAACTAACATCTTGTATTTCTTTAGAAAATCTAACTGTATTTTGTAATTTAATAATAATATCTTGATTACAATATGGAGCATATTCTCTGTAAAAACTAGCCCAATCACCTCTTATCATTTGAACAGGTATAAATACTTTTCCTAAATGTACTAATTTATGTGTTGTTACAGATAATGGTAACAATCCTACTCTACATTGATAATGCAACTTCATAACTTCATCTGCTATATCATATATATTTGTACTATCATATTCATCTTGATGTTTTTGCATAACAATAGATACTAAATCAAATAAAGTTAATGGAGCATGATGAATCTGTATTTTTACTTTATTGTAAGCTAATTGTTCTACTTTTGCAAAGAAACTATCTTTATTCATGAAATCTTTTAAATAATTGATATAGTCTTTATATTCCAAAGAATCTCTTATTATAGCTTCAATATGTTTTACTAATTTAACTCTATCCTTTTCAGTATTAATTATTATGTCCCTAGAAACTTTTTGTATATCTTTATACTTTGCAATATTTATAATTTTACCATTTTCATTCGGTTTTAATTCCATTGTATATCACCTACCTTATTATATTGTATTTAAATAAAAAAATAACCGAGAAATATTTCTCGGTTAGTATTGATTATCTATTTGAAATTCATAAATAAATTCTTCCAATAATTTTGGAATATCAACTATATCCTTTGATATTAACATTTCAGAATTATATCGTAAATCTTCAATATCAATAGGACCACTACTTGTTATTGTATTAATAATTTCAAATCCTAATTCAAGTCTATCTATTTCATTATCTGTCCATTTAAAAATATCTATGTCTGTATTTAAAAAGTCCATTAATATATAATATATATTTATATATTCTTCATAGAATTGTGTTAACATTTTTTCAGTAATATAATGATTACATATTTCTCTAATATGATAATCATCATACATTTCAAACTTATTATCATTTACTATTTTATAGTCATGACAATAATCATAAAAATCATTTTTAAATCCATTAATATATTTTTGGTCATTTGTTACTGCTAAAATAAATGGTTCTCTCCTTTGAGGAGAAGAACCATAAATAATCATATATTCCATACAATCATCACCTACTTCATAAGCGATAAAATATCATAATTTATATCTGTTGATTTTAAATTATCTAACTTATCACAAATAACTTCTGCTGTATCCATAACATCGATTTTTTCATCTTTTGATAAATTTAAATATTCAATAACTGAATAAACTTCAGTAATATTATGCTGAATAGCATTTTTAATATCATTTATTTTAGACATAAAAACCTCCTAAATAAGATGAATATATTTATCGACGATTAGTTTATAATCGTCGATTAATTCATCATAATGTTTTTCTATAACATTAAAATCCCCATTATCTAAATAAAATATATATTCATTTTTCTTTTTATCTTGTAGTGCACGACCAAGTACCTTATAAATATCCCCACTACTATTTACCACATATTTGTTTTTATAAAGACCGTATAATCTTTTATCGTTAATGCGAACGGGCATTAAATCGTTTGGACTAAATATCATTTCTTCTTGATATACAGTAGTATCTAAAAACTTAATTAATAAATAGTTTTCGGCAAATGTCTTTTTATCTGCCATTATTTCTTCCGATCTATTGCTTAAATATATTATATCTCCCTTTATATCTTTTATTAGATACTGATCAGTTTTACCTTTAGGTACCACGACCATACCTTTCTTAAGATATTTAGTATCAAATAATCGATATTTGTTATAAAATTTTCTATTCATAATATCCCCCTATTATATTATTTTATATAAATTCCATAATCTTGACATGCTTCTTTATTTGTGTTTTTATCAGTTATTATAACTGTTGTTCCTACAGGAACCATATTATATAACTTAGCAACATCTGCATTGTGTAATCTAACACAACCTTCAGTTACATGATATCCTATTGAATTCTCATTTATATTACCATGAATACCATAACCAGAACCTATACTTAATCCTAACCATCTATTACCTAATGGGTTTCTAGGATCTCCTCCTGGTATATTTTTCTTATAATAAGGTCTATTAACTATTTTATTAATAACTGAATATTTACCTGTTGGAGTAGGACTAGAATATTTACCTACAGAACAACTAGTAGAATAAGCTACTTGACCATTAACATAATATTTTAGTGTATGGTATGTTCTGTTTACAACTATTAAATTACTTAGTGTTCTTCCTTTTACTTGTGTATTTGTTGTTGTATTATAATTTTTGTTATTATTTATATTTGAATTTGTTAAATATTGTCCAGTTACCCAACCAGTAGTACCATATTTAGTTTTTACTTTATACCAACCATTAGATTGAGAAATACATTGTACAGATTCTCCTTGTTTTACAGTACCTATTTTACCATAAGAAGTTGATGGACCACTTCTCATATTTAAATTTACTTTTGCAACTTTTTTCATATTAACTGTTGTACCAGAAATGTTATTTTTATTAACATTGTTAGAATTAGAGTTTGAACTACTTACACCAAATTTCATATAATTGCTACTAACCCAACCTGTTTTACCATTATATTTTACTTTAAACCATCCTTTAGATGCAGTTATATATTGTACAGAGTCTCCTTGTTTTATCATACCTATTTTACCATAAGAAGTTGATGGACCACTTCTCATATTTAAATTCACAGTTGCAGTTAATGCTGAAGCAGCATCAACTCTATCTACATTTGCAATTGTTAAAACAGTAGCAGCACTTACAAAACCTAAACCAATTATCATTTTATTATTCATAACTTTACCCCCTAATTTTATTTATAAATTTTATTATCAAAATTGTCGACAATATATTCAATATTATCTCCTTTCATAACGACCCTTCTTAATCTTTAACCAATAATATGAATATTATCAGTATTATAATAAACAAAATAATTATCATTTTAAGAAGTCCTCCAATTTTTTATGTTTATTTCGTTTTAAAAATTCATGTCGTTTATTGCAATAATATAGTATTACACCATCTTCCACACTACTAAATACATTGTATAAATTTTCAACATTACGTCCTTTTTCTATTACAAATGGAAAATAAACTGCATCATATATTTCTTCCATTCTATAATCAGAATAAGACATGGCTTGAAGTCTGTATAATCTAAATAATGGTTTATACAATTTTTCTTCAGTAGAACAATCAAGCCATTCACCACGAGTTATAAAATTTAAAATATCATTCATTTTAAACCTCCTATACATTCATAATATATTTACCTTCATTTCCACATTCAGGACATTTATATCTAATAACACAATATCCTTCTGGGGTGTTGTAATCAACACCCATTATTTTAACTTGAACTTTCTTCTTACAGTTATCACAGAATATTATTAAATCCATAATTACACCTCCATATTTTTATTAAAATATTCCAATACTTCTTTAGTATTATTCTTTTTATGATAATCTTTTATAACTTTTCTAATTTCATCTTCGTTTTTAGCATTAAGTCTATTTTCAAGATATTCATTCTTATTATCTGAAATAAACTTACCTTCATCTGTTATTAACATCAATTCTTTATTAGGAACATATATTTTTCCTTCATTAATCTCTGTAGTATCGATTAATGATGTTGTTAACTTACTATCATTGTCATAAACTTTAATTTTATTATTTTGATAATTGTCAATTAATAAATCTGCATCTCTTTTTGAATCTATAATATAAATTAATTGTCTTATAAAATCATTTATATCTTTTTCAGTAAGTTTAACATTATTTTTTTCACTATAACTTTTTATAAAATCAATTATACGATATAGTGAAAATAATTCTTCAGAAAGAATTGGATTTATTTTATCATCATTATTCATATTATGATGATAAACCATAGATTTCATATCATATTTATCAACATGATATGGTGATACTGACATTTTATTTCCTATATATAACAATGTTGATTGTGCAATAAATTTTAATACCTGAACTACAGTTTTGTTTGATGCTATTGATTTTGCTGTTTTTAATAAAAATTTTATCATATTTACCTCCTTTTAATGAAGAACCCTATCTTCAGGGACATATAACATATTTTCAATTACTACTTGTCTTTCATCATAATCATATTCTAAGTCTATTACAATTTCATGATAATTTTCAATATATTTTATTATTGTATCTTTTATTAAAGACATCCCTGTAGAAATCATATCATATATGACATCCTCTTCGGAGTCAGATATATCTTCAATCAAATTTTGTTTTTGAATTGAAGATATATAAAAATTAATATTATCTTCTGTTAATTTTGTTATTTTATTGATTTCTGAGAAAAATTCATTAGCCTCCTCTTGTGTATCTGAAACAATTCGTACTCTACCCATTTTAGATTTTTCATCTAATTCAACTTTCATATAAATCAACCTCCCTTTCTTAGTTATAATATATAATTAAAAAGTCTATGGATTACACCATAGACTTTTTAACATTTTATTTTATTAATTTGTTATAACAATACATGATTATATCAGCATCATGTAATGAATTATGTTTATTTGAAAAATCATCTGCTTCTTTATATGTTTTTATATACTCTTTAACAAATTCTTCTCTATTGATATCTGGATCTATATTTTTTATTTTAAATAAAGTACATATATCAAAAGGAATATAGTATACACATTCAGGTAAATCGAAAGCACTACCAAATAAATCTAAAAATAATACCCAATCATAATGTAAGCAATCTCCCCACATTTCTAATTGTGTATTAAAAGAAAATAACCATTTTTTTAATTTTTCAGCAATAAATGATTTATTACCTCTAACTTTCATAGCAAATAAATCATTTCCTTTATAATATTCATAAAAATCATTTTCTTTTAAATTTTGTTTTTCTAATATTAAATTGTCTAACACATTTGTTTTAATAAATTCTCCTCCATCTTTTTCACGTTCAATTTGTGTTTCATTATAATCTGTAAATTCTGCATAAAAGAAACCAAAATTTTCTGCAACTATACCTAAAGATATAGGTGTAGTCCCTGCATGTAATCCTGTAAATTCAAAATCAAAAAATAAATTCATAATATTCTTATACCTCCAATAAAAATTATTACCTGGTGTGACTATATCACACCAGGTATGTTATTTATAATTCTATATTTACCTGGTTTGGTAAATAAGCCTTATTTCTTTCATTATATAAAGTTAATGTTAAATTAACTAAAGCTGCTTTATCAATACCACTAAAATATTGTTTTAAATATTCCGAATGTTCTTTTTTAACATATTCCAATTCTTTAGCAATATTTTGCAATCTTTCAATATTTTCATCTGAAAATATATTAGATTCTAATGCTTCTTTTATTGATTTAGTCATATATTCAAATGCATATTTTTCATCATTTATTTCTGATACTATAATATCATATTGACCTTCTAATAAATATAAGTTTATATCTTCTATTAATATAATATTAAAATCATCAAATATATTATTTGAATCAACTATATTAACATATAATAAATCTGCAAATCTAATATCTAACTGTTTTAAATACTTTTTTATACCTTCTACTGTACCTTTACATACAATAGTATTGTCTTTATTTAATGCTAAATATTGTTTTTTCATTATTTAATTTTACCTCCTCTAAAATAGACATATAATCTTTTATTTCAATATTTTTATTTGATACTCTTTTATGTTGTATTTTAGATAATTGATATATGCATTCTTGTTTAATATTATCTTCAATTTCTATGTTTTTAGGTAAAATTAATCTACCTTCATTATCAAATATCAATCTTAATTCATTGTTATCTTTTTTATTTATTAATATAAATAAATATGTTCTATTCATTATATCAGGATTATTTAATATCAATGTTAATAATATTTGACAATCTATTCTTATTGGAATTTTTTTAGTATTTTCTTTATAATATAAATAATAATTATTTCTGATTTTTTTATCTTGTATTATACATTTTTTAGTTATTTTTTCATTTATTTTTTCAATATAGTTATTTTCTTTGATATCTTTAATAGTTTTAATAGTATTAATTTTCATAATTTTCCTCCCAATCTATTACATTATAATACTCTTTCCAATATTTATTTTTAAAGTTTTTTGATAATTTTTGACTATGAAAAATTCCAAACCAATAAACCTTATCAGAATGTTTTTCTATAAATTCTTCTGATAAATTTTGTTTTAATGATATCCAACCCCAATTTACTTTATCAGAATATTTTTCTATAAATTCTTCTGATAATTGTTGAGTAGAAGATATCCCTGACCAAAATACTTTATTAATATGTTTTTCTATAAATTCTTCTGATAATTGTTGACAATATGAAATTATATCCCAATCCAATTCATTTTGATACTTATCCATGAATTCTTCTGATAATTTATAACATACTGCTAAAACATTCCAATCTATGTTATTTAAATCCATTTCATCTTTAGGTATATCATTTAATGTTCTTATTATTTTACACATCTAAATAAACCCCCTTTATTTTTTTCTTCTACTAATTGTCTAAGTTCTTCAAATGTTAATTTTTTACCTTTTCTTTTTAGTTTAATATAACTAGATTGATTATTTACTATCATTACATATTGTCTTTGATTTAACTTATTGTTATTTCTTTTCATTTTTTTCATAATCACCAACTCCTCATGATTATAATATATAATTGATTATTGTGTCTTTTACATACTAATAAAAAAGTTCATTAACACTAAATGTTAATGAACGTATCTTCCTTTCCTATTTTATACTTTTATTTCAACAACTCCCTCTCCTGTCGGACTCTCTTTTATTATCGTCCTCCAGTCATCTTCTTCTCCTTACGGAGTTGTTGGTATGTATTAAATTTTAGGAAATTAATATTTATTTTTAGCAATACATACCAATAAGGAAGGTTATTGATTATTAACTTATTAAATTCATATATTATTTTTTATTTAGTATAACAATATAGTAAGAACGGATTGAAAAAAAATATTACCTCTTTTTAATGAATTTAATCATTCATAATATTGAACGGGACATATGGTTGTGGTGGACCATATGTCCCTTACGGTTCGTTATTTGTAAATTATACTTTTAAACAAAAGGTTAATGAATAAATTTATAATATTAGAAAGGAGTTATTAACAATGATTCAAACTAAACAATTAAGATTAATGAAATGTATGAGGGTGAAAAGTATATTGAAATACAATGAAGATAACCCTAAAGATGACTCGGTTTTAATAATAAATTCTAATAAAGTATCTAATATAAATACTTTATTAGGACCAATACAAATAAAAACTATGAGTCCTTATAAATATATATTAGTAGATAGACTTATAGATTTAAGTATTAACAAAAAACCTATAAAGAAAAATGTATATGTAAATGCAAAAAAAGATATTGAATCTTTAAAAGATGAAATGCCTAGTATTAAAATAATAGATACTAGAATGTTATCTAGAGGTGATTTTCATAAAAATATTATATATTATTTAAATAATATAAATAATATTTTTAAAATGAATTCTGAAAATATACCAACTAGTAAAAAATCATCTATATATTGGAAAAATATTAAACGAGTTATAGGTAATATGCAATATTATCCTAATAAAACAATGATAATTAATATAGAAGAATATAAGAATAGTTTTATTCCTACGATAAGACGAAAAAGTAAAGAATTTAATCCTATTACATTATTATATGAGTTAATAAAATACAATTACATGGAATTTGTTGATTTAGGAAATTTAGATATAATATTAGTTTCTAATAATGGTATGTCATTAAGAGTTAATGGTTCAGAGTGCTTTAAGTTAAAAGGTAATAAACCTAATGTTGGTAGTGCAGTGGCATCTGAATTTAAGATGGAATTGTTTAAATTAATGAATAGAACAATGACTGATGAAGATACTAATGATGCAGAAAGAATTTATAATATGGATTTAAGAGTATCTTCAATAACTGATGCTATATTAGGTAAATATAGTGCTGTAACAGGAGAAGTTCCTGATAATGTTAAAGAAAAAGTTAATGATGCTGTTCAAAAAGCAATCGAACAGATAGATGAAAAACAAGGTTCTGGAGGAGTTGCTCCTAATACAGAAGATATTGAAAATATCATTACTGCCAATACTGAGATATTAAAAGAAGTAGCAAAAGAAAAAAAATCTGTAGCTATGAAATCATCAGCATCATCTAAAAGAGATGAAATGTTAAGAGAAAAACAATTGACATTAGATGTACAAGGAAAGACTTTGGGTGATATTCTATCAGTATCAACAGATGATGTTAAAATAGAAGTGAACGATATCAGTAAAAGTGTTGATACTATAAATAAAAATGTTACTGAAGTCAGATATCCTAATATAAATAAAGATTATGTTGAAAATGTAATGAAGAAAGATATTCTTAGTGCAGTTACTTGTTTATCAGATAAAAGTGATATTCAAATATATGTAAGAAATATTAAAGTTGAAGATTCATCTGATATTAATAATTATAAAGATACGTATACTATTGATTTAGAAGATAGTTTAAGAGTTAGACATAGATTAGTATTTGATGTTCCTAAATTTATTGATAATCGTTTCTTATGGATAGGTGGAAATAAAAAATATATAAATAATCAACAATTAATGTTACCTGTTGTAAAGGTATCTGGAGATACTGTTCAATTAGTATCAAATTATAATAAGTTATTCGTATATAGATATGGTTCTAAAGTATCATCACTAAATGAAAAACTTAAAAAAGCTTTAAATTCTCCAATAAAGGGAATAAAAGTTATTAATGGTAAATATGATAAAGAAAATACTAAATATCTTACAATTATAGATTATGATGATTTATCATGTAATTTTAAAGAAATAGCAATAGGAGATATTAAATTTTATTTTAATCAATCAGAAATAAGACAAATATTTCTAGATAGTGTTCCTAAAAATAAAATAGATGAATATGAAAAATTAGTTGATAGTAAAATATTACCTGTTGGAAAAGGTAATAAAAATGTTTTCTATTATGTGAATTTTGATACAAATACAGTATATCAAACTAATTTTAATAACAGTATTGATACAAAAATGTCTTTAATTGATTTTATGTTATCTAAATCTCCTCAGTTAAAAGACGAAATTTCAAAACAAAGTACTGGTAAAAAATATATGTATACTAGAGTAAAAATAATGAATAAGTATGTTCCTACAATATTATTACTTGCTTATAAAAATGGTTTATCAAATATACTTAGCCAAATTAAGGCTGAATATTATTTTTCAGATACTAGACCTAGAATAGCTTTAAATGAAAGTATTGTTGAATTCAATGATGGTTATTTGGTATTTAGTAATGTTCCTTTTAAAAATTCATTATTATTAAATGGGTTATTAGAAATACCTACTAAAAATTATTCATTTGATGATTTTAGTGATGTATTAACATATCAGGATATATTTGAATCAATTTATGGTAGAAGAAATATCGCTAATGCTTTTAGTAATTTCTTCGATAATTTTATAGATCCTATAACTTTAGAAGTTTTACAAAAACTTTCTTTACCAACTGATTTAACAGGATTAGTACTTTATGCTAATGAATTATTAGTTGATAATCAATTTAGAACAGAATTAGATATAAGATCATTTAGATTTAGATCAGCTGAACTTATACCTGCTAGACTTTATAAACTTATTGCATCTTCTTATGAACAATATAAAGCTACAGCAAATCATAGAAATCCTAGAAAAATATCAATAAGAAAGGATGCTTTAATTAAAGATATATTAGCCCAAACTATAGTTGAAGATTATAGTGAACTTAATCCAATAGTTGAAATGCAAAAATTACATGGTGCTACTAAAAAGGGACCATCAGGTTGTAACTTGGAAGAAGCATATACAAAAGTTCAACGTTCATTTCATAAATCAATGACAGGAGTCTATACTATAAGTTCTTCACCTGATGGTAATGTTGGAATACAAAGAGTATTAACAATGGAACCACCTATTAGTGATGTTAGAGGTTTTATTGATAATAAAGCTATGGATAATCGTCTAGATGAGTATAATGATGTAAATTTATTTGGTCCTGCTGAAATGTTGACAACTGGAGGTGCACAAAGAGATGATGCTATGAGAACTGCAATGTCTACAAAACAATCAACTCACTTAACACCAGTATCAAAAGCATCACCATCATTAATAACAAATGGTGCTGAAAAAGCAATACAATATCATTTATCAAAAGACTGGTCTTTCATTGCAAAAGATGATGGTAAAGTTGTTGAATTAAATGACGATACTGGATTAATGATAGTTGAATATAAGAATGGAGAATCTGATGCTATATCAATCAATAATAGAATTGCTAAAAATGGTGCAGGTGGTTTTTATTTAAGTAAAAAAATGATTCCTAATTATAAAAAAGGTGACACATTTAAAAAGAATGATATATTAGCTCAAGATAGAGATTTCTTTACTAATAGTGAACATTTTGGTAATCAATTTAATATAGGTACATTAGAAAAAATAGCATTACTTTCATCTGCAGCAACATTTGAAGATTCATCTTATGTTACTAAACAAGTTTCAAGAGATATGGCTTCTGAAATAGTAATGCAAAAACAAGTAGTATTAGGACCAAATACAAACATTGATTACATGGTTAAAATAGGTGATACTGTTCAATCTGGAGATGAATTAATTAGATTTGAACAATCATTCGATGAAGATTCATTAAATGTTTTATTATCTAATGTCGGTGAAGATATGAAAGAAGATATAATGATGAATAATAAAGAAAAAGTTAAAACTAAATACTCTGGAGTAATAGAAGATATAAAAGTATATTCATCTGTTAGTTTAAATGACCTTTCACCTTCATTAAGAAAAGTTGTTAATAAACATTATAATAGAATTAAAGATAGAAGAAAATTATTAGAAAAATATGATAAAAGTAATAATCCATTAGTAAAATGTAATATGCTATTTAATGAAAATACTGAAACTGTAAAAACTACAAATGATGGTAAATTCAAAGGTGTTGCATTAAATGATGGTGTCTTAATAGAATTCTATATAAAGATACATGATGAATTGGGAGCAGGGGATAAAATAGTTTTCTTTAGTGCTCTTAAAACTATAATTACCAACGTTATACCTGAAGGTCAAGAAGCATATACAGCATTTAGACCTGATGAAAAAATAGGTGCTGTTTTAAGTTGTAATTCAATAATAGCAAGAGGTATAGTTAGTTGTCAATACATGATAATGGGTAATAAATTATTAATTGAATTAAGTAGACAATTAAAAGATATTTATGAAGGTAAAAAATAAAAAAAAATATAAGGTATATGGAAAAATCCATATACCTTATATTTTATCTACATATATCTATAGAATTCATCTACATCTGGGTCATTATGTTCATTTGATACTTGAACATTATTAAACATATCAGCATATATATTATCTGATTCTTTTTCATATTCTCCTGTAGTTATATCTGAAATATTACTACGTTTTGTCTTTTTATTTCTACATTTTAATTCTAAAACGTTATTTACTAGAAATGCCATATAATCTATATCTAAATTGAAATTACAAGATAATAGATATGAAAACATTTTAGAAGCTACAGCAACTTCATTGAATTCATCATCAGTAATATTATCACTAACTTTTTGATTACTATATAATCCAAGATTCCATCTTAATTGAGACATATCTGTACCAAATACTAAGAATGAAATCTTATCAACAACTGTTTCATATACAGAAGGTTCGTTACAATAATATGAATCATTATTGTAAACATAAGTTTCTATATCTTGCATACGAAGTTCATCAGATACATTCATTTCGTTATTATATTTTTTGTTATAATCATATTTTAAATCTTCTATATATACTCCTATATCATCTATCATTTTTACAGCTTTTTGTAAAAATGATTTTAATTGTTGTAATCCATAATAATCACAGATTTTTAAAATTCCTGTATACAAAACACATTGATTATTTACATAATCATCTATAAAATCATCACCTTGAACTTTAACGTAATTAGGAATTATACCAGCATCGATTAATATTTTACTTACATAAAAAGTTCCTATCTTTTTGTTAAAATGATTTTTCATTATATCTATAACATCCATTACAGATATATAAACTTCATTTTTTAATAATCCTGTATAGTAATGAATAGCATAACCTTTGAAATCCATTACCCTTACAGTACCTAAAACACTTATTGAATCCATATTCACATTATTAAAATACATATTAACATTACCTCCTAAAGTTTTATTAAATTAATTTATTTTGAAAATTTATTTAAATAAATTTTACTAACTTCATCATAAAAATTTTCAATTTTATTTACATGTTCTTTATCTGTAAATATTATTGATGCATATTTATCATTAATATCTTCTTTCATATAACCAATGTTTTTATTTATTATATCAATAACATTAGTTGTTTTAGAATTACTAATTTCTTCTTTTATTATTTCTTCATATTTTATTACTGTAGATAATAAATGAATACGTATAAAATTTAAACCATTTTCATTTATTAAATTAGTTATTTCTTTATAATCTATTGACATTTAAATCCTCCTTGTTTAAAATAATCCAAAATTATTTGTTTCAATATATCATCAGTTTCAACTTCTTGGATATTTTGACATTGAGTTATTATTATACTTTTCCAAGATTTTCTAATTTCTTGTTTAACATTATCATCAATGAATTGTCCTCTATTCAACATATCATCGAATAGTTTATCAATAATGTTATCTACTAATTTTTCAAAAGTCATATTAATACCTCCATTAAAAATATAAAAATTAGAGATATGGTAAATCACCATATCTCTTCATTGTTGAAGTAAAAGATAAACCACTTTCAGGTTATAATGGGCTCAATAATCCCGAACCAACAGGGCTCAATAATCCCCTAAGAAAACCATATTTAATATCTCTTCATTATTTGAACTAAAAGATAAATCACTTTCAGGTTATAATGGGCGCACTAATCCCGAACCACCGAGGCGCACTAATCCTCTAATGATTTACCAGATATGAATATGATTAACTTTCAGGTTATAATGGGCGCAATAATCCCGAACCAACGAGGCGCACTAATCCTCTAAGAAAATCATATTTCATACCTATTCATTTATTATCTGAACTAAAAGATAAATCACTTTCAGGTTATAATGGGCTCAATAATCCCGAACCAACAGGGCTCAATAATCCCCTAATGATTTACCAGATATGAATATGATTAACTTTCAGGTTATAATGGGCTCAATAATCCCGAACCAACAGGGCTCAATAATCCCCTAAGAAAACCATATTTCATACCTATTCATTTATATAATATATATTTATTTTATTTATCTTTTACATTATTGTTAATATATTTATTATTTTTTATTTCTGATAAATAATAAGATATACAAGCTGCTCTAGTCCATCCAGATGTTGATTCCAATTCTTCATATTTACTTAAGTCTAAATCGTCGTCTGTTAATTTATAGTTCTTAATTCTATGTCTAACTATTTGCCATCCACGATTACCTTCAGTATCACTCATATCAAATTGTGTGCAAAATCTATTAAAATCATCATTATAATCTAGAAATGTTTCTATACCTTGAGCTTTGGAACATAGTACTACTATTAATTTAAATATATCATATAAATTAAATATAGTTATATCTGATTCAAATAAAGTTATTATATATGTCATTATATTTATCAATAAATCACATTGTAATGTTGTTAAATAATCTAAATATAAATCAATATTTTGTTCTGCCATATAAATACTTAAACTATTTAATGTGAATTGATTTATTAAATAATTCCATAAGAAATCATATGGTAATTCATACATTGTTAATTCATTTATTCTGTCTCTCATTCTTTTTATTATCAATTTTTTAGTTAATAAAGAGCAGTCAACTAATCCTTGACGACATATTTTCTTATATAATATATCATCTAGGTGTTCATTATATAATGAAACATGATTTATCATTAATTTATCATCTTGGAATCTAGGTTTTTCTGTTAAAGCTATTGAATATTTTTTGTCAACTCCTTTACTGTATTCATATACTATTCCTACAATATCTATACGCTTAGTGTAATCAGTATCATCTATATCCCATTGTTTATCATCATAATAATTTTCTCCATATAAATTTACTTGAATATGGTCTGCTATTAATTTACCTTTATAATTAACATTTATTAAAGTTCTCATAGGCATTTCTTTACCATTACGTTTTTTTATCTTAGTTCTAAGTCCTGGTAATAATACTGCTTGACATCTTATTTTTTGACCTACTAATATTGCTAAACCATATCTTGGTTTTTGAATTTGTTTTTGTTGACTATTACCATATGAATTTCTAATGAAATCGAAAGTGAAACCTTCCAAACCTAATCTTGAATATTTTTTCTGTAATTCATAAAATCTATCTTTTTTTATCATATATAACTCACTCCTTTTTATTATTATCATTTATATAATATATAATTATTTTGTATATCTTTTACACTATTGTTATTATAGCTATTATTTTTGATAAATAAAACACAGAGAATTTATTCTCTGTGTTTTATATTTATAAGTTATTTGTTAATAATTGTAACATAATAATATAGACTTTAGTTTCATTAAATAAAGATTTTCTCTTTTCCTCTTCATTCGTTATATATTCTAATTCATCTAAATAATTTAAAAATTCTTGTATTCCTTGTTTAATTTGTTCAGATGATTTTTCTGTATTTAGTTTTGATGTTTTTATTATATGAGTTAATATCTCATAACATCTTTCTATCTCTTTATTTATTAAATTAATTTTGTCTTTTCCTGTAGCATTTTTAATTAACAAATAATAATGATTATTTTTTTCTATCATTATCATTTACCTCCATTTTAGTTATCGTAATTGGATTATATTTTGGTTACTTGAACCCTTAAATTTTAAATTTCTATCTTTTTTATCTTCTTCAAATTTACCATCTACTAATACATCTATATGAGTTAATAAATCAACCCATTCAGGTTTTTCATTTGCTTTATCTATTATTTCTTGTAATGTGTATCCAGTATAACACCATATATTTAATTCTGGATTTATATTCTTTGCTATTTCAGCAAAAGCTTCTGCTTGTTCAAAAGGATCTCCACCACTAAATGTTACACCATCTATCATATAATCATTATTTATACGTTCAATTATTTTATCAGTATCGCATTCGTAACCTCCATTGAAATCATGTGTAGATGGATTAAAACATCCTTTGCAATGATGTTTGCATCCTTGAGCAAATATTACTTTTCTTATTCCTTCACCATTATTTATACTATTTTCAATAATACCTGCCAATCGAATTTTCATATTAATCATCAACCCCTATTTTTAATACAATATGATACCCAAATTGTTTAAAACTATCATTTAATTGATTTAAAACATCAATTGTCATCTGTTTACTATCATTATCTAAACCCAATAATTCAATAAATTCAATAGGAGAATATTCCTCTTTTAAAATTTGAATAGGTTCTAATAATTGAATTAAAATATTTCTTGCATGGATTCCATTATCTTCTTCGACATATTTTCTCCACATTTTAACTACACAATATTTGAATTTTAATAAAGCATCTTCTAATGATATGTTTGATTCTACATATCCAAATATACCATCTCTAATAATAATTTCTATATCATCTTTTATATTAAAATCATACTCTATTTCATAAGGTTCTTTAAACCTTAAACTATATCTACCAATATCAACATCAGTAATTGTTGTTTTATTTTTCATTTTTACCACCTTTACTTATACTATAATAAACTAAATTACCTGAAGTGTGAGATACTCTGTCAGCTCTTTCTGCCTTTTTACCTTCACCAAATCTATCATCTAATACTAGATAACCAGTAATTCTAGATATACCTTGGATACTTGTTGAACCACAAACAGGGCATTCATCTTCATCTTCATTTAAATATTCTTGACAATTTCTACAATATCTAATATGAAAATTTATTCCCATATAATCCATATCAGTATGTGTAAATGATTTACTAACTATACTTTCTATTTGTTTTCCTGTAGGATAATTATCTAATTCTATATATGTTATATGACCACCATTACATAATTTATGATAAGGAGCTTCTATTTCAATCTTATCTGTTATAGATATATTAGTTCCAACAGGAATATGGAATGAATTCGTATAATAATCTTTATCTGTAACTCCTTCAATAACTCCATATTTTAATCTATCTATTTTAGGAAATCTACCACTTAAACCTTCTGCAGGTGATGCATAACAGCTAAAATTCAAATGATGTTTTTCTTTTAAACTATCAGTAAATTCTCTTATATGTTTTACTATTTTTAAACCTAATTCTTTAGCTTCTTCTGTTTCACCATGATGATGACCAGTTAACATTGTTAGACATTCTGCTAAACCTAAGAAACCTATTGCCCAAGTTCCTTGTTTTAATATTGGTTCTATTGAATCATTATTTTCTAATCCTTCAGAACCCATCATTAAATGTTGACCTGCTACAAACGGTAAATCTTTTACTTTCAATTTTTTCAATGTGTCATATCTATAAAGTAAATTCTTTTCAGATTCTACTAACAATTCATCTAATAATTTAAAGAATTTATTTATATTACCTCTACCTGCTCGTATTGATAATTTAACTAAATTCATAGTTACTGGTGCTATATTACCTCTTCCTATTGGAGTTGCTTCACCATTAATATTTTCCATAGTTCTAGTTCTACAACCCATAATTGCTGTTATTATATTTTTTTCATAAAAAGGAAGATTAAATGAAGCATCTATATTACAGAATGTTGGATTCATTCTCTTAGATGCTGATTCACATGCTAATTCAAATAAATAATAATATGGATCCTCTGGTTTTTTATTAACACCATCTTTAACTCTAAATATTATATTAGGGAATATACAAGCTTCATTTTTACCCATTCCAGTCATATATGCTTTTAAAAAGCATTCACATATTAAAGCTGCATCTGATTGTTCTTTTTCTGTTCCTTGAGGTATACCTAAATTTATACTTGAAAAAGGAACTTGTGAACCTGCTCTAGAATGCATTGTGTTTAAATTACAAACTATACTTTGCATTGCTTGTTCTACTCTAATTCTTGTTCTATATTCAACATCAGCTTCATTAGGTTCTAAACCTTTATCTCTATATATTTTTCTTTCATATTCCCTAGTTATTTCTACAAACGGTCCCATATCATTATCAAAATTAGGATGACTTTGACCACCGAACATATCATTTTGACTTGATTGTAATATTATACAAGATAACATTGCTGCAGAATCTATTCTTTTTGGTCTATTTAAAGTTCCATAACCTGTATTGAAACCTTCCATTAATAATTTTTTAGTTGGAACATGAAGGCAATTTATAGTTAAATTAAAACTATCTAAATCATGAATATGATAATCCCCAGTTTCATGATGTTTAGCCATTTCTTTATCCATTTGTGCTAACATACACCATTTATTAGCTTCACTTGCTATTCTTAATAATTTAGCAGAGAAATTGTTTCCTACATTACCATTATCTCTATCAGTTTCTTCTCCTAATGCTTTTATTGTACTCATTATATTTGATTTTTTATCTCTTATTTTATTTCTTTCTTCTCTGTAATATTGATAGTTATTTGCTACCTCATACTCATCATTTTTTCTTAATACATCTATTACAAGTCTATGAATATATTCAATAGGCATTCTTTCTATATCAGAATTATTAACCATTTCTTGAACATCTTCAAAGAAACCTTTTCTATTTTTTAATTCTATCATCCCATCATTACATGCTTTATTTATTGCTATTTCTATTTTTTCCATATCAAATTTTTCTATTCTACCATCTCTTTTTATAATTTCTGTAATCATAATATCAAAATCTCCTCTCAATTTTTTTTATTCTTGATCAATTGTTTTAGTATAAATTAAATAAAAAAAATAATCGGTGAACAACGTTGTTCACCGATTATCTAAACTAGGACTGATTTATTTTTAAATAGTTTTTTAAAACTATTTTATAACTTCTTTTAACCAACTTGGGCAGTTAGATTCTGCTTTTATTTTTTTGTGTGCTCTATATAAAGTTGGAATTTCTCCTTCTTTACCTGGAGCTTTATTTATTTTAGTTTCCTCTTCAAATTCATGAAGAGTTAAACTACAAACTAAATCCTTTCTTGGTAAGAATGAGAATTTTTTACCAGTTTCTAAATAATTTAATATTATTTCTGAAGCTATAGGATATAATGCTTCAGTGTTTTTTAACTTATAATCATTAGTCATAACTTTGGCTGCTTCTTGTTTATCTACACCAAAGTCAGTTAATAAGTTAAATAAAAATCTTTTTCTAAAATCAAGAACAGGATATATATCTTCTTCTTTAACTTCATTACCTACTTTTCTAACTATTGTTGTTTTATTATCTACATCATTTAAATAAGCTTTAGTTAAATCATTGAATTCTTCTTTAGAAAAAGTTCTTCTTCCACCTTCTTCCATTTTAGCTTTTATTTCATCTCTTAATTCATTATATGTTTTCATTAAACATACCTCCTAATTATTTATTTACTATATTGTTATAGCGTCTATAATATTATAAACAACTATAACTTTACTCATCATTATAATATATAATTGAAAATTCTATCTTTTACAGTTGTTCAATTATATATAAAAAACAATTAACTAAGAGAAGTAATTAAATTATTAAGAAAGGAATGATAATTATGGCAAAAAATGAACATGTTAGTATAAAACAAAGAATTAGAAAAAGCCCAATAGAAGCTTCATGGTTTACAAATGTTGCTAAAAGTATGGGTTTTGCTACTACTGATTTAGTTAAAGAATTAATGCCTAACACTGCTAATTTCATGGAACAAAATGCATCTGATACTATGAGAATGGTTCAAGATATGCGTAAAAATATAACTTCTAGAAATATGGTGAGTAGACAATTAAAACAAATCCCACAAATTCAAATGGGAAAAAGAATGTTACGTAATACCTTAGATGATATTAAATCAGGTAAGATATATAATAAAGATAGATTATATACTAATGATGAATTTGATGAATTCAACTTTGATGACGATGATGGTATGTTTTTTGATGACGGAGTTGAATTTTTTAATGATAATGATGATAATGCATTTGATGATGGTGATAATAATGTTACTATAAATAAAAATAATACTGTTAGAAATGTAATAGATATGATGCCATTAGCAAATGTTGTTGCTGGTAGTGCACAAGCAACTGTTGAAGCAATTGATGCTGCTTCAACTGAAAATAGAGCACTGGCTACAGAAAAAATGATGTTTGATAATAGATTATTTAATACTGTTAGTGGTGGACTTGAATCAATAAATCAAAATATGGGATTAATAGTTCAATTCCATAATGATTCTACTGCTAAATATTATGCTGCATCTATAAAATTCTATGATGATTTTATGACTAAATTTGAAGAAAAACTATCTGGTGGAAAAATGCCACGTATAGAAGATATACCAGATGATAGTATAGTTGATAGTTTATATACTTATAGAGGTAATGTTAAATTTGATAAATATAAGGACAGAATAAAATCAAATATACAAAATATGAAAGACGAAAGTATGGTTGCATCACAAGTAATTGATATGGCAAAAGATACTACTGTGCTTAATCAATTTGTTAAAAATCCTCTAGGTACTATGATGGGATTTGGTTTAAAGAAAATAGTAAAACCTATAGCAGGGGAAATAGCAGGGAGCTTAGATAAATCATTAAGTGCATTAATACCTGCAATGATGGCTAAAGTTAATAGTTTCGAAGATTCAGATAATAAAATATTCAAATTCTTATTTAAAACATTTAATAGTAAAATGAAATACGATCAAAATGTACCACTTGATAAATTTTATAAAAATGAAATGCCTTGGAATGGTGTAGCTAATAAAGTATTAACTGAAGTAATACCAACATACTTAAGAAGAATAGAATCTGCTGTTACTGGAGCTCCTGAAAGAATATATGATATGAATACAGGTAAATTTTCATCTATAGATCAAGTTAAGAAAAATTTCGATGCAAAATTAAGAGAACAAGAAGTTTCTGGTTATAAAGAAATAACTAATAATTTTACTTCTATTCTTAGTAAAATGGGAGCAACATATGAATTAGAAACTGAAATGAATAAGAAATTAGAAGAATATCTAAGTAAAATGACTAAACAAGGTTCAGTTATAAATCCATTCGTAACTGAAGATATTGATGGTATAAAAATTGATGATTTACAAGATAAATTTGATTGGGATGAAACTACACGTGCATTATTTAGAGCAATCATGGGGCAAATGTCAAAACAAGATTTAAGTAAAATGGCAAGTAGTATGATAGCTGACAGTAGAGTTAATTCTAATCAATTTATGGATGAAATAAGAAGGGATACTAGTAGATATAATTATAGTACTTTTAAAAATAATTCTATTTATGATGATAATGGTAGATTAATGTACGATCATTCTAAAAATCCTTTAATGAAAGGTTATGGTGGTACTGAAGAAATATTATCTAATATCATGTTAATGTTAGCTAGAGGTATTGTTGTTTATCCTAAATACAATAGAGGTAATCCTAATGAGGATATTAAAGCAGAACATGAAAAAATAGTAAATAAACGAAAAGAATATAAAGAACAATATGAACAACAAATACGATTAATGGAAGGTAGAAATAATACTAATAATTCATATAATACCTTATTTGGAAATATAGATGAAAATGGTATTAGAGAAGGTTCATTGGAATGGTTTGGAAATTTATCTAACGAGGAATTAAAAAAATTAGCTGTAAAAGCAAGTGAAGATTATAGAAATAAAGACTATAAAGATAATAAACATAATTTTATAAGTAGAAAGGTAGCTGATAAATTAGCTGATACTGGATTAGGTAGAATTGGTGTTACTGTAAATAAAGCAACTGATGCTATAGATAATGCTGTATATCAAATACTATTTGATGGAAAAATAAATGCTGATACTTCAGAAGAAGAACTATTTGAATATGTTAAAGATAGAATAAACACTGATGAGAATAGAGATAAATTTGGAGGAATTATAGGTACAATTAAAGATACTTTTAAAGGAGTTTTATCATATTTTACAGGTAGAGCATACAGAGGTTCTAACGGTCAAGTTATTAAAACTGATGGTGGACTTATTGATAAAATCAAAAAAGGTTTTGATAAAATCATAGGTAAAGTTGATGAAAAAAGAGGAGATAGTGATAAAAGTATTTTTCAAACAATAACAGATAATTTCATGGATGGTTTTAAACAATTCAAAATTATGATGTTTGGTCAAAAAGGTGTTTCTAAAGAAGATATGCAAGAAACATTAGGAAGTATTGGTAATAAAATTAAAGAAAGATTACCTAGATCTATAGGTAGAGGTGCGGTTATTACAGGTGTTAAAACTGCAGTTGCTGCTAAAGTTGGATTATTAGGTAGTTTAATAATGCCAGGTGGTCCTATTACTGCAATGTTAACTAGTACTGCATACAGTTTTCTTAGACAATCTGAAACATTTAATAAATGGTTATTTGGTGAAAAAGATCAAGAAGGAAAAAGAATGGGAGGATTTATACCTAAATCTATACAAGATATGGTTAAAGATCATTCTAAAGGAATAAAAATAGGTGGAGCTGTTGGTGCTGGTGTTGGTTTATTACCATTCTTCTTTTTACCTGGTGGTCCTATTACTGGTTCATTATTAGGAGCAGGTATGGGAATAGTTTCTTCTACTGATAAATTCCAAGAATGGTTATTCGGTGAAGATTTCAAAGATAAAGATAAAAGAAGTATAATGAATGGTAAATTCATGAAATCATTTAAAGATAAAATTTCTGGTGAAGGTAGAAAAATAGATCCTAAATTAGCTACATTCTTAGGAGGTTCAGGTATAATGATTGGATTAGGTCAAGGTATTGGTTTATTGCCTTCATTATTATTACCTGGTGGTCCAATTATGGGTGCTATGTTAGGTCTTGCTGGAGGAATATTAGCATCTACTGATAAATTCCAAAAATGGTTATTTGGTGATAAAGAAGTTGATGGTAAACGTTATGGTGGTTTATTAACTCAATTTACAAACTGGTTCCAAACAACAGTTGTTACACCATTTAAAATACAAGCAAACGTTATTAAAGATAATATGCTTTATTTTGTTGAAGATAAAATAGTTGATCCATTTAGAAAAGCATTTGCTCCATTAACTCAAGCATTTAGATTTGTAGTAGATGATGCTAAAGCTAAGATGGGTGAAGTATGGCATAATATAACAGATGGTGTTATAGGTGCTCTTAATGATAATGTAATAAAACCATTTGGTGAAAAATTAGAAAAATATGTAGTTGAACCTTTGAAAAAATTATTCAGTACAGCTCTTTCTATGGTAGGAAAAGTTTTAGGTACAATGGTTTCATTACCTATTAAATTAGCTACAGGAATTCTTGGTGGAACTGCTAATATGTTCAATAAACGACATGTTAGAAAGAGTGAAATGAAAAAAAATAGAGAAGAATATGGATTTATTAGAGGTACTGTTAAAACATGGAGAAATAGAAAACAGGCGTATAAAGACAATATCTTCTATATGAGTGATGAATATAAACAAAAAGAAGAAGAAAGAGAACAAAAGAAACAAGAAGAACGTGATAGAAGAAGACAACAAATAGAAGATATGAGAAAACAATATGAAGAAGATCGTGAATACGGTAAAAAACACAATTGGAAATGGGCTAGTAAAAAACAAAAACAAAAACATGAAGAAGAAGTAAAAGCAAGAAAAGAATGGATGGATGAACAAAAAACTATTAAAACTCAAGAAATAGCAAAACAAACAGAAATTGTTAGTAATAATATTTCAGCAATAGAAAATATAATGCAAAGAATTCCTTCAATTGATATTGAAAGAAGAAACCAATTAGAAGAAATTAAAAAATCATTATTAGAAAGATTAGATTTATTAATAAGACAAGGTAATGGTGAAAATGTAGATACTCCACCATCATCTAATTCTAATAAAACATCAAGTAATACACAAGAAACAAATAATGATAATACAGAAGAAAATGCTGAAGCTAACTCACAAGAAGAAAATAACAGTAATAAAACAATATTTAGCAAAATAAAAAATTGGTTTTTCGGTAATAAAACTGACACAATACTTAATGATATAAGTGTAGATAAATTATCTAGTAAAGATAGAACAAAAGCAATTTATAACACATTAAGTAAACATAAAGGTTCTGAATCAGAACAATGGTTAAAAGATTACTATAAGAAAAAACTTGAAGAATTAAGATCTAAAAAATCACATGCTGAAGGTTTAGATAAAGTTCCAGAAGATGATTATATTGCTAACTTACATGAAGGAGAAATGGTTGTTCCTAAAAAAGGAGCAGATGATTTAAGAGAAATTGGTGAAGATTTAGAAGAAGATGAATCTGAATCTAAAATATCTGATGAAAAAGGTAATAAAAATAAAAAGCATTCTTTAGTTGATAAATTATTTGGTTCTAAAGATGGTAAAAAACAAGGTTTTCTTGGAAGAATGATGACTAAATTCAAAAAAGAAGATGAAAGAGATCGTTCTGATAATAGATATGGAAAAACAGAATTAGAAGAAAAACAAGATGCAGCCGAATTAAATGATGAACGTAGAGCTTATGTTTCTAGAAAAAATGTTGATTGGTTACAAGCAAAATGGGAACAAGAAAAACAACATGAAGAAGATATGAAATACCAAGCTGCAATATTAAAAGCTTTACAAAAATCAAATAAAGAGGATAAGAAGACAACTAGTTGGTGGGAAAAATTATTTGGAAATAATGGCTTAATAGGTTCATTCTTTGGTGGAGGATGGATATCTGGTCTTCTTAAAATTGCTGGTGTTTTAGGTATAGGAGCATTAATTGCTCAATTGATGGGATTCTTTGGTGACGGAAATACAACTATCAATGATCTTCTTAATTATGTCGATGGGCAAAATCATGAAGATAGACAAAGACCAGATGGTACTTATGTTAGTGGTGGTACAAAAGCACAAGTTGTAAAAAGTGGAGCCAAAGTTGTTGCTAAAGATTTTGTTAAGAATGGTGAAAAAAGAGGTCGTGTTGCTATACGTGCTACAAATGCAATAAAACGAGGTGTTAGTAAATTAGCCAACACAGCTCCAGGTAGAGCTGTTAAATCTGGTCTTACTACTGTTAAAGATTTTGGTAAATCTGCACTTAGTAAAGGAGCCAAAGTTGCTAAAGATTTCGGTAAATCTGCACTTAGTAAAGGAGGCAATATTGTTAAAGATTTTGGTAAATCTGCAAAAAGTAAATTAGGTGATATGATTTCTAACAAAACAACAAAAAAAGTTGCTAAAACTGCATTACAAGAAGGAACAGAACAAGTTGCTGAAAATTCACCTAAAGTTATAAAAGATTCAAAAACTCTTATGGGTAAATTCGGTGATAAATTAATAAGTGCTGGTAAATCTCTTGCTGGAGTTGTACAAGAAAAAATAGCAAAAGAAACTGGTGAAAAAGCTAGTAAAATAGTTCTTACTGATGTTTTTGAAAAAATTGTTAAGAAAATGATGAGTGCTGCACCAAAAATAATTAAAAAATTTGGTACAAAAATATGTGCAGAAATTGGAGAAGATGCTGCTAAATCTATACCAGTAGTTGGATGGATAGCTCAAGGTTTAATGACAATTTATGATGTTACTACAGGTTGGACTAAAGGAAATACTGCTAACTTATTCCAAGTACCTGAAAATATGGTAGATAGTAAAATGAAAACAGTATCATCTGTATTACAAGGTATAACTAATTTCTCATGGTTAGGTTTAATTTGGTTAGCAAATGACATAAGTAAAGTTATGTGGGATGTATCATTTTTAAGAGAAATTGCTGTAAAAATCTATGAATGTATTGGTGGAAATGCTAGTAATTTTGATAGTAAAATAAAAGATGCATCTACTACTATGGGATATAAACAAGCAGTTCAAGCTGCTGGTGCTGATTGGTCTAAATTCAAAGGAAACGATCCTAGAAAAATAGATATGACTTCTATGGGTATATCTGCAGAAGATCAACAAACTATAATTATAAATTATGTTAATGAAACTGAAAAAACACAATATAGTAGATCTGCATATGCTGACGAATATAATCCATTATTTGGTGCAAAAATATGGAGAGGTATTAAAGGTTTCGGATCAAAAGTTTGGGGAGGTATAACAGGAGTAGGTAAAAGTATTGGTAACTTTTTTACTGGAGGAGGTAGTGAAGATAAAGAAAATGAAAGTAATAAAACTACTGGTTCAAAAAATAAACAAAAAACTCAGACAACAGCATCTAAAACTGAAGATGAGAACACTAGATATGCAGGTTTAGGAGGAGATCCTTCTGAATATGAAACTCAAATAAATCCAGATAGTAAAGTTAATTATGAAAGAACAAGCAATGGTTCAGGTAATTCAATATATAATACACTTAAAACTAATGTACCTGCTAAATTAGCTAAAAATATTGTTCAATCAGACACAGCTGTTAAACCTACACCAAATGAAGAAGATTTAAAACAACAAGATGAAAATAGTAAACTTAATTTTAAAAATGCAATTGCTGCTTTATTTGGTAAAACAACAGGTACTAAAACAAGTACTAACGGAACACAAACTACAGGTGGAAAAACTGCAGAAGGTCTTATTAATATTAATGAAGATTCTACTGATGAAATGGCAAATGATATGACTAAATCTCAATTACTTGTATCTAAATCTTTCTCAAAACAACAAAAAACTTTAAGTGACACTTATAAATCTTCTAGTAAAAAGATGGATAAAAGTACTAAGAGTATGAGTAAAGAATTAGATAAACAAGTGAAAAAATTCCAACGTTCTACTAAGAAAACATTTACTATGTTTAATAGTAAAATGGGTTCAATGCTTAAAATAATGAATGGTGCAAATGTAAATGCATCTTCAGGTTCAGTATCAAATAGTAGTGGAGGTGGCTTAATAGGAGGTATTGTAGATGCAGTAAATAATCCTAATAAAGAAGATGGTACACCTAAGGATGCTTTCGATGTAGCTAAAGATATTGCAGGAAGTGTAATAGACTCTGTTACTGGAAATGATAAAAATAAAAATAATAAAGATAATGATACTAGTAATAATAAGGATAAAGATAAAGATAAAACTGAAGAAGATTCAAATGCTGGTGGTTCTGGTATGACTGAACAAGATAAAAACTTTTTAAGAAAATTAAATTATGAAAAATATTCTCCAAGTCAAAATGATTATATCACAACACCACAAACTAATAATACAACAAATAACATTAATAAATCTTCTACTAGAATGGTATTTTATAGCCAAGGTGATAGTCGTTGGGGTAGTACAATGTTAGGTAATAAAACTATGAAAGATGCTGGTTGTGGACCTACATCAATAGCTATGGCAATATCTCAATTAACTGGTCAAATGGTTACTCCTGAAGCTATAGCTGCATTAGGTAGAGATCAATTACCAGGATATGCAACATATTCATTATTCCCAACAATAGCAGATAAACTTAATATGAATTATGAAGAAACAACTTCAAATTATAGCAATTTTATTAGAAGTAAACTTAAAAAAGGAATACCTGTTGTTGTTTCTGGTAGAAGTCTTAGTGCTAATTCTCCATATACTAAAGATGGACATATAATAACTTTATCTAAAATGGTTGGAAATAAAGTATTTGTTCAAGATCCAAAAGGTAAAGAATTTAGTAGATTTTATGATTTACAAGATGTTTTACCTGGTATAACAAAAACAATGTCTTACGGTTTATCTAATCAGTTGAAAATTAAAGATTTACCTTCATCTGGAACAATGGAAGATATAGATACAAGTATCTATAGAACAATGGCTATGAAAGATTTAGGTATATACAATATAGCTATGATGCAAGATAATAATGCAGGACTAGATGGAGATCCTACTAAAGGAAATGCATCTGTAGAATGGGGTTATTTCTGTGATCCTGAATTAGGAGGAATCACATCATATTTTGGTGAAAAGAGAGGTAAATATGCTAATGCTAATGGTAACCATGGGGCACTAGACTATAATGTACATTATCAACCAGTTTATGCACCAAAATCAGGTAAAGTTGTAAGTGAAAATGAACATTATTCATATGGTAATTCTTTATGTGTTCAAACATCAGATCCTAGCACATATTATCGTATAGCACATATGAAGAGTAAAAGTGTTAAAAAAGGTGATAGTGTTAAAATGGGTCAAAATATAGGTGTATCTGGAGCAACAGGTGAAGTATCTGGACCTCATATACATTTTGAAGTATTAAAAGGTGGAACAAGTAAAGCTAAAAATGGTGTTGACCCACTTAATTATTATGACACATATACTTCTGGTGGTAAAACTAGAGTAAAAATAAAAGGTGGAATGAGCTTTAAAGATTATATGGCTAATATAGGAAATATTGCTGAAGGAAATACAACTAGTGGAACAACTACAGATAGTACAGCTAGTGCTGCTCCTGCGGAATCAGTTGAATTAATGGGTGTATTCTCAAAAATGAATAAAGTATCACAAAATTATATAGCATCCGTAATGAATGGTAAAGAAGTTAGTTTATATGGAACAGGTAATGCTGGTTTAGGTGGAGATTTTGTAGATGCATCTGATAATTTAGATTACTATAATCAATATTTCTTAAATAGAGATGACGAACCTGATGAATTAGGAATGTCTACTGTAATTGATGAAAAAGAAGATCCAAAAGAAAAATTTAAAAAAGATAAAGATGATGAAATAGATCCAAATTTAGCTGGAGGAGCTGATACATCTACATCTTCTGGTAGTAGTTATCCTTCAAGTAAAAATGGTTATGCTTATTTTTCACAAGTAGATCCAAGATGGAATGGTTCTACTATAGGTGGAGCTACTGTTAAAATGTCTGGTTGTGGTCCTACATCACATGCTATGATGTTAACAACTATGTTTGGTAAAGTTATAAATCCTGCTACAATGGCTCAATGGGGATTGAAAAAAGGTGTATGGAGTGGTAGTGGTATGTCATGGTCTATGCCTCCATTAGTAGCTTCTGAATTTGGATTAAAGATAAATAAATCTATCGATGGTAAATCAACAAGTGCTTTAAATGAAGTTAAATCTGAACTTAAATCTGGTCATCCACTTATAATGTCAGGTAGAGCTTCAGATAGAGGAACAGATACACCATTTACACCTAGTGGTCACATTGTATTAGCTGTAGGTGTTGATGGTAGTGGTAATATTGTTATAAATGACCCTAGAAGTGCTGATCGTTCTAAAGCATATACTGATGTAGGAATGCAAAAAGGTACTGGATTACGTCATTCATGGTCATTCACTAAAACAAGTAGTTCTAGTATTCCTAGTGGAATAACAACAGGAGAAGCATTTACTGCAGATTCATCTATAGCAACAGAAGGTGATTCAACATCTGGTAGTTCAGCAGCACCATCTGTTGAATTAATGGGTGTTTTCTCAAATATGAATAAAGTAGCACAAAATTATATAGCATCTGTAATGAATGGTAAAGAAGTTGATTTATATGCATCTTCAGCTCCTGCTGCAAATAGTTCATCATCAACTAGTTCATCTGGAGCAATAGGAACATTTACTGAAGATGATTGGAATAATGCTATGTTTATGGGAGACTCTATAGCTGTACCATTTTCTAGTGCAGGTGGAATACCTGCTGATAGAGTTGCAGCTGTAGGAGGAGATACTGCACAAAAAGGATTAAAGCAAGTTAGTAAAGTCGTTGCTAAAAAACCTCCTATGGTAATAGCTAATTATGGTACTAATGACTCTGCATATTTTTATGAAACTGATAGTCAAAAGAAACATAGAAATCAATGGTTTAAAGAAAATTATATTAAATTAATTAAACAAGTTAAAGAAGGTTCACCTAATACTAAATTTGTATTGAATCAAGTTTTTGAAGCTAAGAAGGATCCTTGGACTAAAACAATACCAGAAATACAACCAATAGTATCAGAAATAGCATCAGAAACAGGTTCTACATTAGTAGACGTTAGAGATATAAATAAACAAGGTACAGATTATCACCTTAGTGATGGTATACATTTTAAATCATCATTCTATCCTGTATGGTTAAAGGCATTGAAAAGTAAACTTGTAGGTGGTGGAGCTGGTTTTGGTGATGGTACTGGTATGGAAATACCTTACTTAACAGATGATGAAGATTTAGGAGAACAACTATTTGGAGATGAAGAAAGTGAATATGCTGGATTAGCTGATGAATCAACAAATACTGATAATAACAGTAATAGTAATAATAGTAATACATCATCAAGTAGTTCAATTCCTGCTACATTAAATAACTTTGCATATTTCTCTCAAGCAGATCCTAGATGGAATAATGAAAAAATAGATGGAACTTCTGTATTAAAAGCAGGTTGTGGTCCTACATCACATTCTATGTTATTAACTAATATGTTCGGTAAAATAATAAATCCAGTTACAATGACAAAATATGGATTAGAAAAAGGTGTGTGGGATTCTAATGGTATGATGTGGACTATGCCTCCTCGAGTAGCACAAGATTTCGGATTAAACATACCATATAGTAGTGATAAAGGTAAATCAGATGAAGTATTATCAAAAATTAAAGAAGAAATAAAAGCAGGTAGACCTGTAATTATGTCAGGTACATCTCCTGGAGGAGATAGTGCTGGAAATTATCCATTTACTGATAGTGGTCATATAGTTATAGGTGTCGGTGTTGATGGTAGTGGTAATATTATAGTAAATGACCCTAGAGGTGTTAGTAGAACTAAAGCATATAGTGATGAAGGATTTAAAAAAGGTACTGGATTGAGAGGATGTTGGTCATTTGAAAAAACAGATAATATGAAAATACCTGATGGAATAACTGTAGATGGAGATTATACAGCAAGTGGTTCTACTAGTTCAACATCATCAACTCAACAACAAGAATCTGTAGGATTATTAGGTGTATTTGACAAAATGAGTAAAGTTATACAAAACTATGTAGCATCTGTATTTAATGGTAAAGAAGTCGATTTATTTGCAACACCTGTCGCTGATAATACAGCTACTAGTAGTAATGGTACATCAACAGATGTTAGTGGAGCCGATGTTGCAGAACAAATATACAATTATTCTAAAGGTCAAGGTTGTAATTCTGCTGCAGCCGCAGGTATTGTTGGTAATGCCGAAAGAGAATCTAATTTGAACCCTGCAGCTGAAGGACCTGCAAATGACCACTCTATAGGATTATTCCAATGGTTAATGCCAGAGGATCAACAAAAATTATATGCATTAGCACAACAAGAAGGTAAACAATGGAGTGATGTTGGTGTACAAATGAAATACCTTTGGGATGATTTAAATGATACATCAAGTTGGCATTCAGGTGTATTTGATAGTTACTGTGGTACTAAAGGACAAAAAGGTTCAGGTATGGCAGCATTTAAACAATCAAGTAGCCCAGAAGAAGCTGCACACATATTTGAAAATTGTTTTGAAAGATCTGCAGATGAAGCTAATAATACTAAGAGAAAAGCTTTTGCTAGAAAATGGTATGATAAATTTACATCTGAAGGAAAAGGTCCTGGTGAAGCTATAGGTAAAGGTGGAGGAGATGGAAATACTTACCTAATAAATCCTGCAACTACTGGAACTAAGAGTTCAGCAATTAAAATACCTAATACTGCTAATACAAAATATGCAGGTAAAGGTGGAGGAGATGGTAAATATTATGCTGCTACACCTACTGTTGATAAATATGCTAACCCTGAACCTACACCTAAACTTAGTAAACGTGGATTTATTCACGTAGGATTAGGAGAAGGTTTACAAAAATTAAAAGATTTATCTAAGGAATACGATAATATTGATAATAATAGACCTATACAACAAAATAATACAATAGTTCAAAATAGTAAAGATTCAAAATTATCTAGTGCTATGGTGGATAGTTTAATAGAAATGTTAACTGAAATAAAAGAAATAAATAAAAACACTGCTCTTACTGCAGAACATACTGCTAAATTAGAAATATATTCAGAAAATGAACCAGTAAGTAAATATACTGGAAGTAATAAAAGAATAGCAAGTTCAAATAAAAGAGTAGGTGGAACTAATGATAGTAGTTATAAAACTGCTAGAGATATAGCTGGTTTCATAACTATTTAAAAAATATATTGGTTGGGTATTAATACCCAACCAATATAAAAATATTTAAAGGAGGTTTAAATTATGTCTGATTTATATAGAGAAAGATTACAAGAAATCATAGATTACGCATCAGTAGAAGACAAAGCAAATAGACCGATGTTTAGAGCACAATCAAATAAAAAAGATAATAATAAAAAGAATAACAATGATAATGATAGTGATAACAAGAAGAATAACAATGATAATGAAGACGAAGATGAAGACAAAAAAAAAGACAAATCTTTAGCTGATGAATTAATGGAATTGGTTAGTGAAGGTGTAGGTAATTATGAACAAATTTCTACAGATTATGCAAAAAATCTTAGACGAAAAATGACATCTGAAATGAATTTCGATTATCAAAATACTAGAATATTTGGTATGCCCCATCAATTTCTACCTACAGCAGACATGCGAATAGATATGAATCATGCATTCGGTTATTGTTTTGCAAAAGATATATTTATGGAGAGACCTATTGTAACTTTAATGCCAGGTACAACAAACTTTTTACCAGATATGAGTAAATCAGATAAAAAAGCATTTGCATCATTAATGGGAGATGTGAATAGTGATAATAAAGAAATATTACAATCAATATTATCATCATTTGATGCTGACGATGGTCAAAGATACTATGATTTTAAAGCAGATTATCCAACTTATATAAGATATGTTAACTTATTATGTAGAACATGTGCTGTATATTTAGGTATAGGAAATACCATAGGACCCGATGGTAAACACAAATATAAATATTATGATTGGGGAAACTATATGCCTTATCAAAAATATACTGTTCCTAGTGAAATTGGAGATAAAAGTATTTTTTCACTTACAGATACATTAGCAAATTTATATAATAAATTAATGACTTTAAAATCTGATGTATTTATCGGTTATAGACAATATACTCATTTTTATGTTGATCCTTCTACAACTATAAGTGAAAATATAAGTAATACTGCACAAAAATCACAATTAGAAGGTATGTTTGATACAGCAGAAAGTGTAGTTAAAGAAGCAAACATGATACTAAATTCAATATCAGATGCAACATCTTATATACAAAATTTCTTAGAAAGTTTTACAACTAAATTAATGGATGTTGCGAATTCGGTAACTTTTGGTTTCTTCAATAACATATTAGGAAATTCAGGTCAAGAAGTATTACATGGAGCAAATTTAATATATCCTGAAATATGGATAGATAGTGAGTATTCTAAAGATTATACTATAGTAATAGATTTAGTATCTCCATATGGTTCAGATGAAGCTATTTATTTAAATATAATAGTTCCAATGATGCATTTATTAGCATATGCTATACCTAGACAATCAACTGCAAATAGTTACGTGTCTCCATTCTTAGTAAAAGCATTTTTAAAAGGATCATTTTCTTGTGAAATGGGTATAGTTTCATCTATAAGTTTTGATAAAGGACCTGATAACTCATGGTCAGTAAATGGTTTACCAACACATGTTAAAGTTACAATGAATGTTCATGATTTATATTCTAAATTAATGATGACCCCAGCTCATAAACCTAGTTTATTTTTCGCTAATCAAGGTATGATAGATTACTTAGGTAGCTTATGTGGTTTAGATTTAACAGTACCTAATATAACAACAAAAATGGAAACTGTTAAAGCTTTATTAGGTGATTATACTCCATCAAATATGATGGGTAAATTATATAGAAATATGACTGCTAGTCTTAACGATAAGATTAGGAATTTAACTAATATTTAATATTATAAAATACAATCATATATGGAGAGTGATGTGTATTGCCTAGTAAAAAAGAATTAAAAGAATATTTACAAGAATATTCTAAAATACCAGATGATATGTTTGATAGGTTAATACAATTATCTGAAAACATGTCAAAAAAAAGTATTGATAATTTTATTGAAAATGCAAAAGATAACTTAGAAACAAAATGGAATGAAATTAAATTTATATTTTACTTTATTCCTAAAGCAACACCTAGAGCTAGATTTACTAGATTTGGTGGGCATTTTTATGTTAGTGATGCTAAAAATAATCAAAACTTAATGATTAATTTTTGTAAAGAAAAATTAAAAGATTTTAAAATGATATCGACACCGTGTAAATTTTATGCTGATATATATTTTCCAACACCTAAAGGTATGACTAAAGAAGAAAAACTTAGATCTGAATTAAAATTAATACATCATATATCAAAACCCGATTGGGATAATATAGGAAAAACATATTCGGATATGATTCAAAATACTATAATATTAGATGATTCTTTAATAGTTGAAGGAAGAGTTACTAAATATTATTCAACAAAACCTAGAATAGAAATAACTGTATTATATGCTGATAGATATGATTGCAAATTTAATGAAAAATCTATTAAAAATAGGAAAATATATAAAGATAACATTAAACGAATTGAAAGAAGATAAGGAGAAATCCTTATCTTCTTTCTTTTATTTTACTATATTTCTAACTATTTTTTCAATATCATCATGATTTAAATTAGTTAATTTTAAAGTATTGAATGTTTCCATTATAGTATATTTAGTAATTGCTTCTGCCATTACAACATCCATAAGTTCATTTTTAGTATTATATAATACATCTTCAGACATTGCATTTTCGTATACTTCATCTGTTAATTCTACAGCTTCAGTTATTAATTCTTCATCATATTCATAGTCAAGAGATTCCATTACATATTTATCTTTTAAAGCTGGTATATGAGAAGATAATTTTTCTAAATATTTCTTAGCAGTATTTAAAGTATTTAATTTATATTGATAGCATCCATTATCTTCTAAAGATTCCATTAATGATTCTATTGTATTTATATTACGAGAAATCAATCTTTCAGCTTGAGCTAATTCAACATCATTTTGACAATCTTTAGTTAATCCTTTTAATCCTTCGCATACAAATTTTAGTTTATATGCAAATTCCATATTATTAGAATTAACATCATTAGATTTAAATATAGGTGCAAATACTCTATCTCCATGGAAAGTAGTATACATAGATTCTAATGCTATTTGTTTAGCTTCATCATGTTTTTCTAACTCTAAATCTATTGATTCACACATTTCATCTAATTGATTTACAAATCTATCTATTAGAACTTGTTCTTCCAATACGTTATGTTTAAGTTCTACAGTATTATCTAAAGTATTTCTTAACCAAGAAACATATTCTTTATTAGCTTTATATACTGACATTTCTTCCATAATGTATTCTTTAACATCTTTTAGATCATTAAAAGAAGTTGCTTCATTTATTTTCTTTAATAAACAATACTTTCTCATTTTAGAAGGTTTTGGTATATCTAATATATTATTTTTAGATTCTTTAATTGAATATAATGCTCTATCTTTACCATATAAGAAATCTTGTTCAAAATCAGCTTGTTCTTTTACAGCAGTTTTTATTTGTTTTTTCCTACTAGATAAAGTTTTAGAATATTCAGTACTCATCCATTTTAAATGTGTTTCATATTCTTTTTTCTTTTCAGGATCAGTTGTACTGTTTATTTTATTTTGAATAAATCTCTTACCATTAGGTAAATCTTTTTGTAAATATTCCACTTCTCCCACAGTTTTACATTTACTAGCCATCTTAGTTAATCTTTTTCTAACAGCCCCTAAATTATGATTTCTTTGTAAAACATTTAACATTATACTACCTGCATTTCTCATTGAAAATCGTTTAGCATCTTTAGATACTTCTTCAGTATAATCAAATGATTCTTTAACTAATTCTGATTCTTGTAATAATTTGAATTGATCAGCATCATTTCCGCATTTAGGACAATATTCTGGAGCTTCATCTTCAGCAATATAACCACAAGACATACATCTATATTGCTTACCTTCTTCTATAAAATCAATATCATCATCATCTTCATCTAAATATTTTTTATAATCTTCATCTTCAGCATCATTATCAGAATCAATATCATCACTTTCTATTACTGATGAATTCTCACATTTACAAGGATTTTTACCACATTTAGGGCAAACTGATGAATCCTCACATTTACAAGGATCTTTACCACATTTAGGGCAAAGAGTTTCAGCTAAATCATCATCATCAATATCAACACTTTCTATTACTGATGAATTCTCACATTTACAAGGATCTTTACCACATTTAGGGCAAAGAGTTTCAGCTAAATCATCTTCAACATCATCCATTTCTATTACGAATGAATCCTCACATTCACAAGGATCTTTACCACATTCTGGGCAAACAAGCATTTCAGCTAAATCATCTTTATTTTTAGAAATAGCTTTTGCTGAGCATACTTCTGCACAAGATTTACTATTTTTACTATTGTCTTTTAATTCTTCAGTAGATTTTTGTATTTCTCTTATAGATTCTTTACAAGATGATAAATCTTTTTTATTTTTACCACAATCTTCAGCAACCTTTTTAAGTTTATCTGAAGTATTTTTTAATTTACTATCCATTTCATTATAATCACTATCTGCAACAGCTTCTAAAATTCCTTCTGCATTTTCAACAAATACATCAGAAACTGGTTTATAAGATAATAATTGTTGTCTAAATTCAGGTATATTTTTTAATGATATTCCTAAATTATTTAAAGTCTCTAAATATAAATCTTTGTATTCATTATTTAACCATGCTTCATAATTTTCTAATACTTTAACAGCTCTACCTTTTCTACCAAATATTCTAAATGGTAATTTAGCTAATTGATTTATATAAGCAACATCTGGTCCATGTTTAGCAACCTTTATTAAATTCATAATATTTTCTCTAAAACCAGGTTGTAATATAACTTCAGCTATATGTTCATTTTCTTTAGCACTTTTTATTATATCAGATACACCTGTATCATAATCTGAATAGAAACCTAAATTACCTGGTGTGCTTCTTAATTTAACACTTTCACTTATCATTGTTTCTAATTTTTCTAAATCACTTATAGGTAGTTGATTTGAAAAAGATTCACTTATCATTAAATCATCAACTATTTCTTCATCAGTTATCACATTATTATCTTCAAATTTATCTAAATCTTTAAATTTATATTCAGTGTCATCTTCTTCTGAGTTTTCTTTAACATAAGAACCATAAAATGTTTTTTCTGGAGTTTCTAATGTTATTTTATAACAATCTCTCATTAATGCTTCAAATAATGTTGTTGTTTCTATTTTTTGATTAAAAATAAATTCCATAGCTTCAGTAGCAGCTTCATCTTCAACTTCGTCTTCATCCAATTTATCTTTTATTTCATCCATTATTTCTGTTTTCTTAGTATTAGCTTTCTTTTCGTCTGTTACAACTTTTATTATTTTATCTTTTATTTTATTAGATATAGCATCAATATTTATACTATCTTTGTTATAATCAAAATCATCTTTTTCTTCATCATTTAATTCAAATTTAAATTCATCTGCAGAATCACATTCTTTTAAATTTCTGTCTGCAACTTTTTTTGCAGTATTTTCACAAACAGCAATCATTCTTTTTATTAACTCATTATTAGATGTTTTTGCTTGTTCTTTTAAAACATCTAAACCTCCTATAGATTTAAATTGTTCATTTATACTGTCTGTTATTTGTTCCATGCTTTCGTACATAGGTTCTTCATCTATAGTTAATGCTTCTAAGCATATATGATGAAGAATATTACAAAATAAATCATTTTTTAATTTTTCATATGATTCATTAATAACCTTTCTAAACTCTCTTTGATTTTTTAGTTTGTCGATTTGTTTTCTTTGAGCTTGATTATTTATATCCATATATTTTTTTCTAGCTTCCATCATTACTTCCTGTTTATCAACTTTGTCTCTTTGTTTAACAGGAATAAGATTTTTATTTGTTATTTTTCTACCAAAATTTGACCCAAAGTTATTTCTAGTAACTTGAGTATTTGCATTATCGAAATATTTACTCATATTGAATATACTCCTTTCATGTATTTTTTATAGTTATTAACATATTGTTTTTGGGTATTATTTATATAATACCCAAACAATACTATTTATTTATTAAAGTTATTTCTATATCATCTTCTTCAATATTTAAATACTCTGGTATAAATATTATTCTATCTTGTTTGCTTAATGTATTTATATCCATAGTATTATTTTCTATAGTTTGTATTAATGTATCATAACCATTTATAGATTCAAATACAACATATCTTAAATATGAAAAAGTGTTTTCTAATTGTTGAATTAAATTAGAAATGAATATACCTTCATTATTTTCTTTATTTATATCTTCAAAATATTCCTTTATAAATAATTTCATATCTTGAATTAATCTATCTGCTTCTGATTTTAATTCAGCATATACACGTAATTTTATATTACAGTTAACCTTATTAATAACTTGCTCTTCTTCTCCAATAATAAAGTTATTTGAACGACCATACGTATTATAAAATTTCATATCAACAGAATAGTTATTTGTTTTTTTATATAAAATCTCTTTCATATAATCGTATTGTGAATTTAATAATTCAATAAATCTTTCAAAATGTTTTATTTCTTCTTGAGTAACATTTTCTATTTTTTTGATTACAGGAACATCATAAATTTTAGCATATGCAATTCCATCATTATCTTTTTCCCAAACCATTCTTGAACGTAACATATTAAGTGGTTTTATTAAACTAACTCTTTGAGTTTCTGTTGTATATGTGTTAGTTAATACTGTATTAGCAAAACCATCTATATGTGAGAATTTATGAGTTGTTGAAGGCTCATCATAATTAAAAAATGCATATATATTTACTTTTAAATCTATCATAGGTATCATATTAACTATATTTGAACCATCAGCCATAGATTTTAAATCATATATTCTAATATTTTCATTTAAAGTTATATAATCATCTGTTGTTATAATTCCTTCAAATGTATATGTTAATTTATCAGAATCAAAAGCAACTTTATTACATTCAATAAAAGCAACTTCATTACCACCACTAGAACAAAAACTCATTAATACTTTAACTCTACCTGTATCTAATCCATTATTATCAACTATTGGATTTTCAATATCATTATCAGTAGCTGTTAAATTAAAAGTGAAAGTATAAGAAGTTTCTGCAGTTAAAATATTTCTTCTAACAAAAACATTGTTACATATAAATTGAATAAGTGAATCATTATTTACAAATTCATAATCTAATTGTATTTTATCATTAATATTATTTAAATAATATCCTATAACTCCATTATTTGATAATGTCATTAAAAATGGATTATTGTATACAAATTCGGGTTTAGTTTTCATTTCATTTAGAGCATCCTCTGTAATTTTAACCATTTCTCTAGTTGAATCACCATTATATATAAAATTATTACAAGGCTTTAATAAAAATCTACCAGATTGTTCAAATTGATGATCAAATTCTTGAGTATATAATTTTAAAGCCAAAGTATTTGTTTTATAATATGAACCATATCTATCTTTCATTAAAGCAAATGCACAAAATAATCTATCAAATATATCATCACGCTTTTTAATAAAAGTGACTTTAGTATCTTGCTCGATATCAAATGAATTGAAATGTCGTTGTAAATCAGATTCTGTTGTATAAGAATCAACTGTAGCAAAAGCATCTGCTACTCTATCTCTTAATTCATATATTGTTAATCTATCGTCTCCACCTGTAGATGCAGATTGTGGTATTGCTATTACTGGAACTCTAGCATTATTTTGATATTTTTCACTATTTCTATAAACTTCTACGTTTGCTCCTATATATTGATCAAAATTCCCTCCAGAGCCATCAGTTTCCCAATAATCAACAACTATTTCTGAGTTGAATTTAGGTTTAAAAAAGTTTTCTCTATTAGTAAAACTTATTTCTAATTTTTGTGCATCTTTTAATCTATAATAACAGAATGGTTGATCTGAAGCTTTTGAATTTATTATTTTCTTTTGTAATTGAGTATATTTAGTATCAGTAGATTCTCTATAATAAACTTCAAAGTTCGCTAATTGGTTTTCGTATTCAACTTCAACAACTGTTGATTGAAGTTTATCATTATCTATAACTCTTTTTTCATATGTTTTCTTTTCACATCTACGCATTTTTACTAATATAGCAACATATTTAACTCCATGATAATTCATTTTTTGTAATTTTAAATACGGATTTTTTATATCATTCATAGAGTTGTTGAAATCTCTAATATATGATGCAGTTATAATATAATCGTCTTTATAAGGACGAAGTGTAAATAAAACATCATAATCCATTATAAAGGATTTATCTTCTACATATACTGTAGTTCGTTGATCTAATTTAAATTCTCTATAAGTTTTATCTGAACTTTTCTCTGAATATTCTATTAATGTATCTAATGGTAATAATAAAACACAATCCATAATCGCAGCATTAGCCATTAATTTTGATTCTTGGAATAATGATGCGTAATTGTATATTGTCGATGGCATTTCTGCTAAATTAGGAAACATTTCATTTACTACTATAGGTACTGTATTAAAAATATCTTCTGTAGTATTAGCAAACAGGTCTAAACTATATCCTAATAAACCTATATTATATCCTTCTATAACATCTTCTGGAAAATATTTTGGACCTATAATATTTAATGCAAAGTCCTTTATATTATATGAAGATGTATATTTTTTAGTATCTGTGTATTTTGACATAAAATTAACCTCCTTTTTAGATATCTCTCCACATTAATCTATAACATAATTTTCCACCAATTGTACTTTGTATAACACATGGTGCACCTGTTAAAGTTGAACCTATACAACATTGTTCTGGACTATATGTTGTTTTTATCTTATGAATTCTATAATCAAATTTAGCTCTTTTATTAAATTCACTTAAATGAACAACATCCATTGGAGTTTTCATTGAATACATATATTTGATATTTATATCTGGTTTAGATAATAAAGTACCACAATCCCATGAAAATGTACTCTCACCAGTATTTACTGGAAAGACACCTGTTAATTTTTGCCAATATAGTATAGTTTGACCATCAGGTCCACATAAAAAATAATAACATGAAGATGCATAATCTAATATTTTATCCATAACATAATCTAATTTAAAATTACCGTCTGTAGCTCTTTTCTTAGGACTAACAACCCCTCGATATACTTTATTTATATAATCAACCCATACTGTGTGTAATTTGAATATATCTAAATTTACACTATCTGTGTAACGTATAGATACTTCACCAGAAGTATTTGATTCATGGTCACTTTTCCCATATACTACTTTACCACCAGTATATGTTTCACCATGGTTAACTGTTTGAATTACATGGTCAGCAACTTCATAAGATCTAGCTTCATTTGATAATAGTACTAAGAAATCATGATTAGGATTACCATCTTTTACTAATGATGTTAATGTATTTGAATTATTTTTTAATAAATAAGCATATTTAGGGTCAGCATCAACACCACTTGCTAATTTCCAAATACCATTTGTTTTTTCAACGATATTACAATCTGGTCTTGTAAAGAATACATATGCAAATGTTTTACTTAGATGATAATCGGGTATAACTGTTTTATTTCTATTAAATGAATTGTGTATTTTCGATTGTATATCAGTAAAATAACCTGAAGCCATAGTATAATCATATGCTTCACTTTTTTTTCTATAAGCTATATCCATATTATATCTAACCCTAGCAATTTCATCCCTCAACACTTCATCACTAACGGCATTCCATCTTCCAGGTGTAACATGAGATGATCTACTTCTAGCAGCAGAATAATTAGATCTTCCTGATTTTATTATATCATTATCCCATTTACTAGCATCAATATGTTTTGATGGCAAATACCATTCGCTTTGTGCAACATTACCAAATGTGGATTCTAGTGCATAATCAGTTTTAGGTCTAGTTGGTTCTGGTTCTGGTGTATATGGTGGATCTGGTTTTACTACTGGTTTATTAGGTGGATCTGGATCTACCTTAGGTTCCAAATCGGCAATAAATTTCAAATATCGTTCACTACCTTTTTTACCACAACTCCAATAACTAGTTCCTTCTATTTTATACCATGTGTATATTCCAACATTTTTAACTTGAGTAGCAACAAAAGTATTTCCTCTATACCATTTACCTACTATTCTATAAGATATGGATGGACCAGTTCTTTTGTGTAATCCAACACCTCTTGTAAGAATACATTCCATTTTCCATCTCATAATATTTTATCTCCTTTCTTTAATTAAATTTATACATTAAATACTTGTTTTTCACACTTATATATTAGATTATAAAACAATATGTTAATAATGTCTAAAATAAAAAAGAAAAGGAGAGATTAACAATGACTATATTAAAAGATATTAATGATACTCTTAGAGATGCCATAGACATAGCCAAAGAAATGGATATAAAGTTAAATAAGCAAACTTCTATAGCTAAATTAAGTTCAGCTGCAACTTTACAATTTCCAGTTATAACTTCAAGATCAATAAATGTTGATACTGCACAAACTGTAGTTAAAGCATTAGAAAGACAATATGCAATGTTTATTCAAATGGTTATATCAATGAATCCTTATTTAGATCTTGAAAAAGATAGAAATTTACAAGGATACCTTAGAAATATACATCAAAACAATGTTGGAATAATGGATTTGAAAGAATCAGCAATGTCTTTATATTCTGATGATTTTGGTAGAACATTATTATTTTCATTAAATGAAGGTTGTAATGGTCAGGTATTAGCATCTAATAGAGAGCAAATGTTTAATCCTGAAGAATATTTAAATAATAAAATTTTAAATAATTTATATGCATCTAAAGAAATAAGTTTAGAAAATGCAATGTTAAATCTAGATTATTATTACAAAAAAAATCCTGAAATATTAACAGAAAAATATAAACCAACAAAAAAACAAATTGATGATGATGATCTATATGATGAAAATGGTAATTTTTCTATAGAAAAAGCAATGGATCCATTACCAGATTTTGCTAAAGAAGCAAATAATAAAGCTAAAAATAGTAAAATAAATAATAGTAAAAATAATGTTAAACCTGAAGATCCTAATAGCTCATATCATCAAAATAATAATTATGATGTAGAACCATCAAATAATAAAAATGAACAAAAACAATCAAACTTAAAAAACAAACAATTCAGTCATCAAAAAATGATGGATAGACATAAAATGAGAATGGATAATGCAAATCTTGAACTTAATAAACAAAAATTACAACAAAAAAACCAAGAAACTGAAAATCTTATAAATGAAAAGAAATTTAAACATGAGTTACAAAAAACTAAATGGGATTATCAAAGTAAAACAGCAGTTAAATTATCAGATAACGATGTTAAAAAATGTAATGAATTAGTTCCTACAACATTATCATTAACTCTTCAAGTTAAAGATGGTTCTAATTTTGGTGGTGTTTCTAATTTCGTAATAGGTGTTAAAGGATTACTACATCCTGTAAATTCTGATGATATGATATCAAATTTATTATCAGGTTACAAATCAGGAAATAAATTCTTTAATTTCTTAAGATGGTCTAGTGGAGAAATAAAATTCATTAAAGATCTTATTTTAAATATGGATAATATTAGAGAAGATGTTGTTAGAAAACATGCTAAAAATGGTTCAGGATGGTGGAGTGCATTAAAGAGAAGAAGAAATATAGCTGCATTAAGAAGAATAAAAGGTTCTGGTAGAATATTACCTAATACTACAATAGTATGTTCAATAAATGAAATTGATGAATTGAAAGAAGCTTATGGTGTAGATTTAATGAATCCAACATCTATAAAAAAAATAATGAAAACATTTTTCTTATTAGGTTTTGTTGTAGTTGATGATTCTCAAGAATTATGTCATTTTATATTTGATGGTGAAAATAATTACCAAGTAGTTTCTTTCAATGGATTGGAAAAAGAAAACAATAGTAAAAATGATTTTAAAGATATATATAAATTAATAAATAGTGGTAGATTATAGGAGGTGATAATGAATGTTAGTAAAAAATGAATTAATTAATATTCTATTAGAAAACTGTACTACTCACGAAGAAAAAGCTAGATTATATTCATTAACTGAAACTGAACAGGCAGTTATTAATGATAGAGTTATGGGAAATATATACCAATCTGCTTTAAAAAGAAAAGATATAAATTTTGATAGTATACCATATTCTAAAGGGGATATAAAAAAATTTGATGGTTATGATAATATGATTGCAACAATAAATATGTTAAGACAATTATCTAAAAAATTCGGTATTAAAATGAATGAATTGGATATTGTTGATACTGCATTAAGTAATATAAGAGCTTATAGAAAAACTTTTACTGATGGATTTTCATTAGGAAATGAATTTTTAACAATTTATTATAATTCATTAGTTTATGCTTGTGTTGAAGCAACATCTTTAATATTATCATCATATGTATCATATGTTAAAACTATAAATGCTGTTGAATTTACTCTTAAAAAAGGAAAAGGAGTGTATGGTAATGTATGTATAGATAGTTTAACAAAATTCAACAAAAGTGTTAAAAGTGGTGAATTTGCTAAATTTTCTAAAAATGCATTAGATAATAATAAACAAAATTTCATGGGTTCTACAATTGCAATAACAACAGCTATAGCTGTTGCTGCATCCATAGTACCTATATTAAGACAATTGATATTTTATTATTATGATACTCGTATGAATGTTAGTGAATATTTAGAACATCAATCTATGTTTTTACGTTTAAATAAAAATATGATTGATAGTAAGAGTATGAGTGCTGATAAAAAAAATAGTGTAATTAGAAATCAAGAAGAATACGCTAGAAAATTAGATGAGTTATCTGACAAGATAAAAGTTAATAGCCAATTAACTGATAAAAAAAGTATGAATAGCTTAAAACAAGATAACAAATCATATAACATGAAATCAGTAACTGGTAATGATGATGGATTTATGTTTATTTAAAGTAAATAAACTAAACAATACTATAAATAATTTAAAAAATATAAATTTAAGGAGGACTTAAAATGAGTAATATATATGATATATTTAATGAAAGAAAAAGTTCTGTTTCTATGATTTCTGAAGGATTTGATTACGATTATTTTGATCGTGATTCAATAGAAGATTTCGATTCTATAGAAGAAGGAATAGAAGTTTTAACAAATTTACAAAAAGAAATGCAAAATACAAATATAAGATTATGTGCTGAATCTTTAGTATCTGATTTATTATTAGAAGAAAGTATGTATGAGGATTTTAATGAAGATAATATTACTGAAATGATAGAAGAATCTTTAAAAGAAAAAGCTTCTAATGTTGGTAATAAAATACAAGAATTATGGGGTAAAGTAAAAGCTTGGTTCGCAGGTTTATTTAATTCTATAACAAACCATTTTAAAAATGGTGAAACTTTACTTAAAAAATATCCAGATTTAAAAGATAGATTAAAAAGTAGTACTAGCAAAGTAAAAGCATATAAAATGGTTGCTGCTTCAGGAGCTATAAAAAACTGTAGTACATTATCTAATAAATTATCATTCTATGAAGTTTATGAAACTAAAGATTTCAAATCATCTGTATTTAGTAAATTAGGAGTACAAGATAAAAAAGAATTAAAAACAACAGTAATGAAATTCTTTGTTATGGGAAAATTAGAAAAAGAAGAATTAGTTATTAGTTCTTTAAATCCTGCAATAGTTATAAACTATGCTGTTTCTAAAAAAGATATAATAGATGGTTTAAAAGATCAACAAAAAAATTTAGATGACGATTTTAAAAACGCATTAAATGCATCTAAAAAAAATAAAAGTGACGCTGAAGATAAAGAAGCTAAAAAATATATAAATGATGTTATGAGTGTATTGAATTTTATATTCAATGTAAAATCAGATATAATTAAAGTAGAAATTGCTATGGTTAAAAAATTATCTAATATGTGTTTATCAATATGCCGTCATGTTTGTGGTGGTGCTAGTTCTAGTGCTTCAAATGAAGAACCAGAACCAGCAAACAAAGGTGAATACATTCCAACTAAACAAGATAGAGCTGCTAATAGCGTAGCTAAAAATAAAGCTGCTAAAGAAAGTTTTGATTATTTAATGAGTTCTTTAGATGAAGAAGTAACATTTGATGATGATTTGGATTTTTAAAAAAATTATATAAATATATACCGATAGAAAAATCTATCGGTATATATTTTTTTTATCACAAAAACAATATTTTAATGTAAAAATATTAATATTATAATAAAAGAAAGGAGTTTGTTTAATGTGAATAATATTATAAACATAATTGAAACATATAGTAATATTGAATGTATGATATGTGAAGCAACTGAAAATATTTTAATTGAATCAGAAAATATTATTATAAAAGAAATGATTACTGATTTAGAAAATGATATAAATAAAAATATTTCTTTATTTGAAAAAAATTCAAAAGTATATTCAGAAATGAATCGAAGTATTGAAAAATTAATATACCTTAAAAAAGGAATTAGAACAAATAATTTCGATTTAATTATTGAATCATTAAATAATACTTTATGTGATGTAATAAATACTAGAAATAAGTATAAATCAGATAGTCGATTAGAAAATATATTCATAGATAATGCTAAATTAATTGCAAATTCTAGATTAACTAATAGTATAAATCATTTAAAATATAATATAAATGAATCTTATTCATATACTGAAGAAAATATATTATTGGAAGCAGATAGTAATGCTAATAATAATTTAGAAAAAATAAAAGGATTGTTTGGTTCAAAACATGATAAAATTGTTGCTAGAGATAAAAAATTTATAGATAGTCTTAAAGATAATAAAAAAATATCAGCTGATATGGAATTAGAAGTACCAGATGATAATAATGTCGATTTTGAAAAATTAGTATCTAGATATGATAATTTTATAAAAAATATTTCTAGAAATCCAGATAATGTAAGTAAGTTTTCTGATAAAAATAAAGATTTAAAAAATGGATTAGATAATTATTTCCGAACAGGTAGTTCTAGAAAAGAATCAGGCACTAAGAAAATGAGTGGAGATAATGCTATAACTGCAGTATCGAATATGATAGAATATTGTAAAGCATATATAAATAATAAAAATACAATTATAAGTAAAATAGATGGCATCACCTCAGATAATAGTGATGTCAAAAAAGAATCATTTATTATTTTTGAAGCTAATGAGCAAGAAAATAAAGATGAAGACAAAAATGAAGGCTTATCTGATAATGCCAAGGATGATACAAAAAAAGAAGATAATGAACAAAATAATGAAGATCAAAATAAAAATGATAATAATAAACAAAATAATGAAAATGATAATAAAAAACAAAATAATGAAGATGATAATGAAAATAAAAACGATAATAATAAAAATAAACAAATAGGATTAAATACATTCTTAACAATAATTGAACAAAGATATTTTGATTATATTGGTATATTACGTTCATTGTTTAAAAAATAGAAAGAGATATAGGATTTAAATAATCCTATATCTCTTTTAATCATTTTTGTTTTTTAAATATACACTCTGATGTATTTATTAAATGCTCACCATCCTTTTTTAATATAAAGACTTCTTTTGATATCCTATAATTTCCACCATATAATTTATTTAATTCACTACTACTAAAAGTTATTAAAAATTCTTTATTTGGAGTCATTGTATCTATATCTACAGATAATATTGCTGTTTGAATAACACATTCATTTTCTTCCATTCTATATTTAATTTCATTAATACTAAATTCATTATCTTCTTTTGTTGTTAAATATTTTATATTAGAATCTCCTATTTGTGTAGTATCTGGATTTATATTATCTATTTTATTAGATTTATTGTTAATAACAACTATATTATTACCCGATAATTGATCATTTAATAAACCCACATTAAATATCTTTGTACTATTTGTATTTGTAAATATATGTGAAGATTTTCTGTCTTTATCAACAAATTCACCTGTTATTTTACTTTTAAAACTTTCATCATCTGATACATGTAAATGAGTTACACGAACTTCATTTTTTCTCCATGATGTACATTTAGAACTCTTATCTATAAAATATGCAGTATCTACATCAAAAAATAATAATAGACCTCTATTAAAAAAACCTTTTAATTCATTAACATATAAAAGAGATTCTATAAGATTACTATTTGGAATTAATAAATTATTAATGTAATTTAAATTGTCAGGTATACTCATTAGTAATTTATCAATATTAGCTTTATTAAACATATATAAAACTAAATCTTGTATAGTTGATTTTTTGATAGATAAATTCATATTTTTTTTACATTTTATAACATCTTCTTTAAATAAATAAAAATTTCTAGTATTCGCTCTTGTATTTTGTGTAGCAACAGAATGTTCAATTTCTTTTTTATTTTGAACTGATTTTTTATCCTTTATTATTACTTCTTTATTTGAGAAACATATGAAAATTTCATTAAATAACAATTCATATTTAATATAGATATTATTTGCATCATATATTAATTTATTTATTCTCAAACGAAATTTAACAGTTTCATTTTCATTTGTTATTCTGTTATATAATTCATCATCTATTACTACACTTAAATTTATTATAGGAAAATATAAATTATCAAAATCTTTTTCAATATAAATAGATGTTATCATACCAGGTTCAACTGTTGAAGTTGAACCATCATTAAATAATATTACAAGAGTATCTACTTTATATCTAATATTATTTCTATATTTTCTCATTTCTTCAGTTATCATTTTACATCACCTTCTATTTCAGTTATAACTATACTCATATATACCTCCTTATAATAAAAAAATAAGATAATAGAAGAATATCTATTATCTTATTGTAAATACTATATTTTATTAATATAATTTATTAATAAAATCATCATTTTCTTAATCTCTTAAGAAATATCTTATTTCTATTTTACTCATACCTTTTATAGCAACAACAGTATCATCTAATAATTTTGTATCCATAAATCCATTATTATTTTCTGCCATACTGATATATATTGTATTTATATCAGTATCTTTAATAGAATCTAAAAATGTTGTTGTATTTGAAAAATTACCATCATCATCTCTAGGATATATTGCTATAGGAGCACCATCTCCTTTTAACATTATTTTATTTACTTCATTTAAGACATCTAAATGGTCTTTAATAACATCAACAAAATTATTTATAAAATAACTATCAGTTATTCTTAATTGAATTCTTTCTATTTTAAATCCTTTATTTACTATATCCCCTTTTGTAAATTTCATCCAATCGGTTTTCATATTATCATTCTACCTCCTCATCATTATTTGATTTAACAATAACTTTTGGTGATGGTATTATTTTAGGATCTTTTTTTATGATTCTAAACACTGGTTTATCATCTCTAATAATATGATAATTTCCAATGTTATTTAATTTTTCACATATTTTAAAATTATATTTTTTATTCATGTCTTACTCCTTTAATTTTAACATAACCGTCTTTTTCAGAAATATTTTTTATTTCTAATTTCATTTTTACATCATCTGAAATAAATTCATTCATTCTGTCTATTTCTTTTTGTAATTGTACTTTATCAACTACAACTGCTTTCATTGTTTCATATTCACCTATATGAAACGGATTGTTATATTTTTTTACACATAATAAATATTTTTTCATTTTAAAACCTCCTAATTATTTATTTACACATACATAATATATAATTGAATATTTTATCTTTTACAATAAATCTTTAAAATGTTCATTTAAATAAAAGAACGCACATGAGGTACATATATCTGGATAAATTATTTCAAAGTCACGTGCATTATTATAACATTTATATCCTAAACATAAACCTTTACTATTTATTAGTTCTGAATAATCTTTTTGACTATTATCAATAGCATCACAACGACATATTGCATTTTTAATTATCTCACGTAAAAATTCACTATTTATCACAGAGCTTTTATCTTCAACAGGCAATAATTTTTTATTAACTAATTCTATTATATCATCTAGTATTTCTTTCTTTGTTCTAAAATTACATATACCATCTTTCATATTAAATATCATTACAGGTTCCCAATTATTAATTGATATTAATTGATCGTATATACTAAACACTTTTCTCATGAATTTAATATTTTTTTCAAACGTATCAGTTTTATCTTTTTCAGATATTTTTTGAACAACTAAATCTAAAGTTGAATACATTGCTATTACTAAATCAGGTCTAGGAATACCTAATACTTCATATTCATAATTAGCAATTTCAACTTGCTTTTCTATTCTTTTTTTATTATTTATTATTTCAGCAGTTTGATATAACATACTAGAACCAACGTATCTATCAAATATAAACCATTCTCCTGATTCCAATCTACTTTCAACATTATTCATTTTTATATAATCAAATCTATCTAATGCATACATTTTATGAATAGCTTCAGGTTCCACTTTACCATAATAACCATCTAACATTTTTTGAACAAAATAAGATGCTTCTTCATTATATCTAGGGAAAGATATTACGGATACAGTATAACCTTTTTTTCTTAAATACTCAGCTAAAGCCTTTGCATTTGTTTCCTTAAAACTAGCATCTAAACCTTCAAATTCTATTATTTTTCCTCTCATTATTATTCAACCTCCTTATATTTTGAACAAAGTATTGCATTTATAATTGGATAATCAATTATTTTATTTTTTGAAACACAATAAACCATGTTTGGATTATTAAATTTACTATATATTAATTTAAATAAGCACTTTCTACAATCTTTACATTTCATATTATTTTTCCTCCTTAACTTTTTTACAACAACCTGAACACATAATATCACATTCCTTACAACATTTATTTTCATTACAACACTTATTTTTATTATTATTATTACACATAATAATTTCTTTTTCATAATCACTACATATCCAAGGTTTAATCCTTGGATGTTTAATAAAATCATTTGTTAAATCACATATATAAAATTTATCATTATTAAATGCCATATTTATATATATGCATTTTTTACAATTTCTCATATTATACCACCTCCGTATTAATAATATCATCATACAAATCAAATTCTATAGATATTCCTATAGTAAGCAAAAGTTTATTTGCATTATGTTCAATAAATCCTGATGTTTGTTTATCATGTTTATTAAAAGACGTATCTATTTCTTCAATATTACTAAAATGAATTACATCTGATATTGTCATATCTTTATTATAATATTCTTTAACTAAATTAATTATTTCTTTAAAACTAAAAAAGTCTTTACTTATTTTTCTATGATTTAGTATAACTGAATTAGCTATTTCCTTTAATTCTTTAGAAAATTCTGAACTGCAATAAACATACGCAGCAGTATCTTTAACAAAAGATGTAACATGAAAATCATGCATACAAAATAACATAATATCATTTTCATTAATATCTGCAAAAGATACTAAATCTTCTTTTTTTAATATTAAGTGTATAATATCACTTGTAAAAAACCATATAGTATTATCATATTCTGATATTAATAATCTGACTTTACCTATTTTTTCATTTTCTAAACTTTTGAATATTAACATATAATTATTTTACCTCCAAATTATTTTTTCTTGTTTCTTTTTAATACCTCCATTTATATATTATTTTCTTTTAAATAATCTATCAATTCTTTTATTTCATTGTATTCTTCAAATTCTATATATGAACCATCAGACATATTTTCAATTAATAATTTAGTGAAAAAACAAGTTCGTATGCTTGTTCCCCAATCAATATACTCTTTAATAATATTTACAAATAATATAAAATTACGATAATTTTGTTTACTAATATTGATATATTCTAAAGTCTTTTGTTTTAATATTGCTTCCATTATTTCAATTAATATATCAAATAACTCTAAATCTATATCTGTATCGTATGTTGTTATATTAAAACTTAGCATTATATAACTAGCTTTTACTTCTTTATCTGATATTTCTTCTCCTTCTGTAAAAATCATAAAATCTTTATACAATGACATTTCTTCTTTTAAATGTCTTATTTTTTTACTACACATTTAGATTTACCTCCAAATTATTTTTTCTTGTTTCTTTTTAATACCTCCATTTATCTCTATTATGTTCAACGGATAATTCATAAAATATTTGTCATTAACATCTCTTAAATAACCAGCATCATGTTTATTAATCAACTGCTTTTCTATATAAGACACTTCAGATATTGATAATCTTTTATATTGTTCTTTAACACTAGTACATAAATAATTTATCATTATTTGGTTTTGATTATATTCTTCTACTACATTTAATAATATATTTATATTATCAACATCATTATTTATAATGTTATTTTTTATTCCAGTATCAATCAATTTAAATATCGTAGAAATGCCAACTTTTTTTATCTTAGTAATCCCTCTATAAGAATTACCTAATATTGATAAAATAAAAGATATAAAATTAATGTCTGGTTCTAATGTGCTTTTACATCTAACTTTTTTCTTTAATACTTGCATAACATTATTTTTATCTATTAATATTGAATCATCCATTTTGGGTTTTAATATATAGAAATTTTCTTTAGTATATTGATATTCATATATATCAGATGTTATTAAAAAATTCTTATTGTTTTTAGATATTTTTGTTATAATATATGGTATAACAGAAGGTTCTACTATTCCACTTGTTATAAAATAAACATCTTTAACATATAATAATATATCTTTTAACATTGATATTATATTTCTATATATATTTCCTATAGATATAGTATTTGATGTTTCCATCAATAAAATATCTTTTCTATAATTTTTATTGTATTCTCTATTAAGATATATCTCATCTTTACCTTCTGGTCCATAAATGAATACTTTACTGCATATACCTCTTTTATTAAAATAATGTCTATAATGTGAAATTAAATTGAATATGCATGATATTAAATTCAAATTTCTTTTAGGACCATAAAAAATATTTTCTTTATCCTCATCAGTAAATTTTATTTTTTTCAACACTGATTCTAAATTAATAAAAATATTTATTTCTTCTCCTTCTTCAAATATAATATCTTTTAACAATTCATCTAATTTAACATATTTAATTTTATACATATTAAAATATAATTCCAAAAAGAATTCACCTCTTTCTTTATTAAAATGTTAATTACTAAATTAAAAAATATAAAAGGGATGGTTTATAAACCATCCCTTTTATATCTATGGTATTAATTTACGTCCACATACAGGGCAGTATTGAATATTTATTATATTACTATCATAACCATGTTCTAGATAACAGCTATCTGTATAGTTAGATTCCACACTTAAAACTGCTTCATTTCCCATATTATTAAATACTAAATTTGCACTAATACCATTTGTGTTTTCTGGTAAATCCCAAAATTCAACATTTGTTGTCAATTTAACTCCATCATTTCTACAAAAGTCACATCCTTTTTCTTTATCTTTACATATATAATCTATACTATCTAATATTTGGTCATAACTAGAAGCATTGACACTATTAAATGCGTGTTGCATTACTCCATCTTCCCAAATTAAAATTACAACATCTTCTCCATTAAGAATATTTCCTGTTTTTATAAAATTACGCAAATTATCAACACTAGTTGTTGTATAAATTGTTGATAGAGTTGAAAATTCATTATTTTCATTTTTACTCCACTCATTAACAGTAATTACTAAATCTTTCATTATTTTTACCCCCTTATTAATAAATAATAACTATTTTTCTATAATTACTTTTTACATTTGAATTAATTATTTTTTCAATAGTTCTTTGTGTAGATAATTCCAATAAAGGATTATCCTCGGAACACCATACATAATTATCTATATCTAAATAAATATTATCTGGTAACTCTTTTCCTTCTGTTTTCATTCTATTATCTTCTTTAAGTTTAACTGAACTATTTAGAAGTGTCGGTTTATCCATATATACTATTATAGATTTATCATTTGCTGTAACATATGCTGATGATAAATCAGTAGTATATTCAAAATACACATTACTTCCATTATATTCATAATTACCTACATACACTATAGTGTCAGCTTTTTCTTCAAATACATTTTCTACAGTTTCTATTACTTTTACTGTACTTGAGTCATGTGGTGTATTTGTGATTTCTGATATTAAATCAGAATTGTCAATTATTAATTTAGCAAATATCATATTCACTCCTATAAAAATGCATATTAGCGATATCCATAACAGTATCTTCTTTTTCATAATATCCTCCAATGTTTTTTATTAAAATATATTTTTAAAATAATCTGGCACATGACAATCTTTACTTATTTTAACAACTTTATTATATTTTACTCCGTCATCTTTATTTTCTTTTAATTCTTTCTTTACTCTTTCTTCATCTTCTTTAGTCATATAAGATAGTGTAAATTCTTTTATTAATTCTTGACGAGTTTTTATATCACTTATTTTTTTATTATATTTTTTGTGAGTCCTATTTTCTTCATCAATATAATCTAAACAAGATATATTGTCATTTATTAAATCTTTCATCAATTCGTCTTTTGTTGCAAAATTAGAATAATCTTGAGGAAGTTTATTAAAAGACGGATTATATTTAGGATTCCAATATTCATTAGCCCACGCATCTTCAGTTTTTACTTCAATAGATGAATCGAAATCTTTATTTGTTTCTATTATTTTCTTAGAATCATAACCTACTGTCATATTTTGGAATATAGAATCAAAACGATTGAATGCATCTTTAACTGTTTCCTCAGCAGGTGTTTTAGGTTTTAAGTTTTTCATATATGCTGATATATATTCATAGTCTGATGTTTCCATTGAATCCATATATGAATCTGTTATATTTCTATTTAATATTCCCATTTCAGATGCTATTTCAGACACCCATTTTTTAAAAATTTTACAATATTCACTTTCACCTATTAACATAAATTCATATACTGCTTTTTCATGAATAAATTTATGAGGTGCACTAATATTATTCTCTTCAAAAGTTCTAGTTTGTTTTAAATCAGGATCTAAAAATTTATATTTAAAGATACCTCTGTTCTCACTTATTTCTAAACATCTGATAACATCAGAAAATCTAAACCATAGTCCTTTTTCATCACCAAAAACATCCATACATCCTAATAAATCATGTTCACAAGTTTTTATTAACATAAAATTACCTCCATTTTGTATTATTTAATTATTGAGTGTTATATTAAATGATTTAATATTATTATATTATATTATTCATATATTATGTCCACTGACCTTATCGGAAGCGGCTACTTACGTAACGTCAACCCTGGGCGACACAGTGCATGGATTCCGTTTCCAGAATCCATGTTCTATAGACAAACATATTTCAATATGTCCACTGACCTTATCGGAAGCGGTTACTTACGTAACGTCAACCCTGGGCGACACAGTGCATGTATTCCGTTTCCAGAATCCATGTTCTATAGACAAACACAATATTTTATTATGTCCATTGCCCTTATCGGAAACCGCTATTTTTCATAACGTTAACCCTCGGCGACACAATGCATGTATTCCGTTTCCAGAATCCATGTTCTATAGACAAACATATTTTAATATGTCCATTGCCCTTATCGGAAACCGCTATTTTTCATAACGTTAACCCTCGGCGACACAATGCATGTATTCCGTTTCCAGAATCCATGTTCTATAGACAAACATAATAATTTATTATTCATATATTATGTCCACTGACCTTGTCGGTGTATACTGCTTTCACAACATCACCCTGGGCGACACAGTGCATACATTCCGTTTCCAGAATCCATGTTCTATAGACAAACACATTTCAATATGTCCACTGACCTTATCGGAAACCGCTATTTTCATAACGTTAACCCTGGGCGACACAGTGCATACATTCCGTTTCCAGAATCCATGTTCTATAGACAAACATAATAATTTATTATGTCCATTGCCCTTATCGGAAGAGGCTACTTACGTAACGTCAACCCTCGGCGACACAATGCATGTATTCCGTTTCCAGAATCCATGTTCTATAGACAAACATATTTTAATATGTCCATTGCCCTTATCGGAAGAGGCTACTTACGTAACGTCAACCCTCGGCGACACAATGCATGTATTCCGTTTCCAGAATCCATGTTCTATAGACAAACATATATTTTGAATTTATATAATATGATTTACTAATTAAATCATTTAACATAACACTCAATAATTATATCATTTATATAATATATAATTGAATATATTACTTTTTACATTATTCTTCTATCAATCTATTAATTAAACCATCATATTGCTTTTTAACATCGAAAACTAAATCTTCTCCATATTCTGTTTTAAATTCTTCTAATTGATAATTAAATAATTCTTTATTCATTCCTGATGCAATTGCTCCTATCATTATATGAGCTAATTCATCTTTTTTATTCTTAAATCGTTTCATAATATTCCTCCCAAAAATCTAAAACATATTATACAAATCTCGATTTATACTTTCTAATAAATTGTTAGTCAATAATTTTTTCTTTATAAAGCTGTAATTTCCGTATAATAATTCTCTTAATTCTACAGGTCTATAACCATAAACTTTACTGAAAGCATCTACGTGATTTTTAGATTCACAATCCCAATAATTTCTTGCTCCATGAATATGTCCATGAATATTAATTTCATTATTTTTTATTTTCATAGGAATATGTGATAAATAAACATCATTCATTTTAATTATTTCTTTACTTATATCAAATCCTAATTCATTGATATAAAAATCTAAATCCATATAATCATTATTACCTTTTATAAAGATTTTCTTTCCTGGTAATAATTTTATTTGGTCTATTTGTTTTTGAACTTGCATTGGATTGTCATCACCTATATAAGTTAAATCACCTAAAAATACAAATATATCATCATCTTTGATAGTATATCTATAATTTTTTAATATTAATTCATTTTTACTAACATTATATCTAAAAGGTTTTCCATTTTTAGCTTCTTTAGAAAAATGCCAATCTGAACCAAAATAAACTGACATATTATCACTCTCCTTCTATTAAATCTTCTTCATCTATAATATTATAATTTTTTATTTCTATAATGTCATCATCTTTTTGTTTAATTTCTTCTTCTTTGTTATTTTGCATTTCCAATATTTTTTTCTTATTATTAATTATATAATTAAATACTTCAGAACTATAAAATTCCATTTTTTAAAACACCTCCTTATTCATATTTAGGTATAGAAATAACTTCATATCCATCTTCATCTATATAATATGACGCTAGTTCATCACAATCTTCATAAGTTTTTATATCAGGATCGACTCTACTCATTTGTTTTACTATTGCTTGTTTCATATTTTCAATAGAACCATAACCTTCATTTATTAAAGTATTGACTAATAATTCACATTCTTCTTCTGATAATGAAACTCCTTTTCCTACAAAATTAGTGTTAGTATTAACAAATCTTATGTCTGTAGTTATAGGATTATCATTCCATATTACTTTCATTAAAGTTTTTTCATAACCACCATTAAATTCTTTTAATGTAGCTAATTTATCAATAACTTCACAATTAACTTCTTTATTTTTTTTACTCATTGTATTAACTCTCCTTTTCATTATTATTAATATAATGTTATTAGGGACATAAAAAATTCATTAACATTTATTGTTAATGAACGTATCTTCCTTTCCATATTTTATCTTTATTTCAACAACTCCCTCTCCTGTCGGACTCTCTTTTATTATCGTCCTCCAGTCATCTTCTTCTCCTTACGGAGTTGTTGGTATGTATTAAATTTAATGAAATTAATATTTATTTTTGCTGATACATACCAATAAGGAGTGTTATTTAATTTTTTATTTTTTTAAATTTATAGAAAAAATATAATAGAGGTATTGGATATCCAATACCTCTATTATACCATCTATTTACGTCTATTATATTTTTGTCCATTATTAAAACGATTACTATTCTTTTGTAATATTCTAGTCATCTTATTAGATTGATTATTGTTACTTCTATATACTGAAACAATTGCAACTATATCATATCCACCTTGAAGTTTTATTTCTTCAATGGAAACATTATAACCTTTAGATGGGTTCATCATTTCAATAACTAATGCAGCAAAATCTAATCTAAATATTACAGCATCTTCATGTTCTAATAATATAGGACGTATATTCATTCTGATTTTGTTTAATTGTCTCATTACGTTGTCATTCAATTGGTCATTCCCTGAAGAGAATCCTGGGATAGGGATATTTCCCTTTTTTTGTTGGAAACCATTAGATTTCCTATTGGCTTTAAATGGAATAGCTAGCATAGCCTCCACTTCGCCGTTTTCATTTTTTGCATAACTTATTCCAATATCTCCCTTACAATCAATAAATGATTGTAAGAATTTTATTATATGAGAACCATTTATTTTAGCTAATGAACCAAAGTAACATTCATTCATGAATGAATGTTCACCTACACCAATAATATTATTAGTTTTTCTTTCTTGATTTTCCATAATATAATTTACCTCCTAATTAATAATTATTTTATTTCTTTCAATTGTATAATATATAATTGAAAATCTTACCTTTTACATTTTATATTGTTGTTATATAATACATTATTTTATATATTCAACATATTTCATATAAATCCAACCTGGATTATTATAAAGTTTACACCAACCATTTTGTTCATCAATTACTTCAGTAATATAACCATTTGGTAGTGTTCCTATTATTTCACTGTTCTCTTTAGGTTGTTTGCGTATATATAGATTTTTATTTGCTATTATCTTAACTCTTTGGTATTCTTTATCTTTTTCATTTATATTCACGTCAATACCATTTTCAACTTTATTAACATCAACAATATTATCTGATTTATTTATAATATTAACTTCAATTTCTTTATTTTCTTCTTTAATATTTATATTATCAGATATATATTTTTCTATACCAAATATACATGTTATAATAGCAATTATACATAATAATACCAATATAATCGTCTGTCTACCTTTTTTATTTATACTTTTCCAAGTTTTTATTATACCACCTTGCTTTATTTTTAAAAAGCATTTTTCAATTTGTTTTTTTATAAATTGAAAGAAGGTATCAACTTTTTGTTCTTTTTTATTATCCATATTTTCGCACCTCCATATATATTTGTTTTATAGTGTTAAAAAATAAGGGAATAAAATATATTCCCTTATTTTTATTAAAAATTATTATATTTATCAGTTATAGTTATAGTTGATTCTAATATTTCATTTAAAGACTCTTTCAATGAATTGAATTTTAATTGGACCTTAAATTTCTTGTCTTTATTAATAAAAAGATATTCATCTTTATTTTTAGTTTTTAATATAATGTATTTTAATTTAGTTTTAGGATCTGTATAGAAGTATATATTACATTCTCTAGCAGGTGCAAATCTTGTATAATGAAATATAGGAGAAAATCCTTTAGTGTTCAATTTAAGAACATCAATATCGTCTATATTAAATAATCCAACTATTGTAATATATTGATTGAATATTTTTTCTATTGATTTATCCATGCCTTCTATATATAAATTAACTTTATTATAATCTGAATTTAAATCATTATATACTAAATCCATTTCGTAATCTCTTTTTCGTATTTTAAGATAACTTAATAAACTATTAGTATTTACAGTATACAGTTTATTACTTGGTAACATATAAAAATTATCACCATCAACTGATGTTATTGCCCATATTCTATCTTTAGTGTTATCATCTAATAAATTAATATATAATGATTTTTTCATTAAAAATTTAAAAATAAAAGTGTATCTTTCAATATGAGAAGAACATAATACATTACTATTAATAATAAATTCAATATCATCTAATATATTATTAATTATTTCTAAATTCATAGATTTGAAAAAATAATCTACCAGTTTATATACTGCTGTTCTAAACACCTCACAATAAGGTTTTAAATGGGGATAATATCTAATTATTAATTCATCAGCATACATATTATATTCACGACTAATTTGAACAATTTTTTTCATTGTATCTTTAAAATTTATAGTATTTGAAATCTTATTATAAACTATATTATTAAAATCTGTTATATCATTTTGAAGTATATTTATATAATTTTTAAAAATATTATTAAATTTAACTTCTTTGCAAATCACTCGTCTAGTATCAAATTTATTTATAGGATTATCTGCTTCAGCCTCTACTGTTTTATCTAATTTAGTAAGAGTACTTTCAATAACCATCCATCTATGTTTTTGTAAAGCTGGTCTAACTTTATCAAATTCATTCACAGCTCTAATTACATCATCATAATTGTTTAAAGGAAACAACATAAACCAACACCTCCTTTATATTTTTTTAATAGTTCCATCTATATTTAATGTTTTACATATATCGTGTAAAAAAATATTTTTATCATCTTGTAAATCATATAATCCATAAATATCTAATCCTTCTTCAATTAGATTTTTCATAATACTGTTTTCATTAAATGAATCATTTGTTGTTAATTTATATTGTAAAATATTATGATTTAGAATATCTTTACTTAAATCTCCTTCTGAAACAATACAATTTATTTTTGATTTACCTTCAGGACGTTTAATAAAATATTTATCACCGATATATAATTTACTAGTATCATCCATTAAATTAAATAATTTTCTATTCATTGATTTTTCATATATTAATGTCAATATAGTATCATTACTTTCAACTAATCGTTGTAATTTTGGTTTATGCTTTTCAGTAAATTCCCTATCTACTAAACCTTGTTTTTCCAAACTATCTATATAATCAATAGTTTTTTTAACATCATTATTTATATGCTCTTTAGCTTCAGGTCTTTCTTTTAATTCTCTATTATAACAATCAGTATAGTCATTTAATAATTTTGTTAAACATTCATCATCTTTATTTTTAAGATATTTATGGACTAAAGCATATGATAAATCTATATTTTTACTTTTATCACTTATAACGTAACTTTCTATCATCTTATACAATCCATCTTGTTTAGCTTTCTTTTTATTTTTCTTTTTAATTTCTTTTTCTTCTTTTCTGTATTTATATCTAATCCAATCTTTATAATCTGACCATCCATCAGTAGGATTTTTTTCATAATAATCTACAGTTCTTTTAACCAGCGATTCAACAAATTCAAGATCATTATCATCTTTGCAATTTTTCAATGCATTTTGAATTATTTTCTTCACTTCATTAGGTTTGTTATAATGTGCTTGTATGTCATATATAATAATATTATTTAATTTATCCTTTAATAAAAATTGTCCAACTGTTGATATTGCTTTATTAAATAAAGATGAAGTTATTTCATATGTTGGAGTCATATCTTCATCATTGAAATCAAATGATTCTGTTAATTTTTTAGGAGGATTACTAACAACTCTTTCTTTATCTTCAATTAAAAATATTTTTGGTATTTTTGAACTTTCACCATATTTTTCAAATTGTTGCTTATATAATTTTAAGAACTCAAAAAAGTTAATATAATTTTTATTATATATTTTTATATAATTAAATGATTTTTGTGATGTCATAACCTCATCCTTAAGTTTTTCTTTTACTTTATCAACATGTTGTATTTTTGGATGCGTATTGGGATTATTACCTCCATCTTTTATTTCTATTTCTAAATCTAAAGAATGTATAAATACATCAGGGAAATAGAATTTTTCAACACCATCATATATATAACTATAATTATGTGGTGAAGGCATTGATATATCATTAGGGTCCCATTCAAAAAATCCATCAAGTAATTTTAAAAAATCTAAATCATATGTTCCAGTATAAGTAGTTTCTGTTCCATTTTCCCATTTATACTTACCAGATATTTTTCTATGAGCTAACATCTCCCTTTGTTTTTCAGGGTCATTTAATAAATGAGTTTTACCATATTTACCTATCATTCTTTTTTTAAAAATTTCACGATATTTTTCTTTACATACTGGATTATCACAAAATCTATTATATTTATTAGTATTTTTATTCCATTCTGTTGGATTTTTACACATTACACAATTTCCATGAGTTTTTCCAGTTTTCATGTAATAGTAATATTGGTGTACATTCATATCTTGAGGAATCATTTCTTTATGTTTAGATTCTATATGATTTAGTAAACTAGCTAAATCTTTAAATTGTTTATTACATATTTTACATTTATACATATTATTCATCCTTTCTTTATATTTTTTAATAACAATGCATTAATATGTTGTTTTAAGTTGGAATTTTATTATAATTTACAATATTATAATAAAAATCTAATATTTGAAAGGAGTGATTTGATTTGCCATTACCAAGAGATATTGGTTTGATTAAAGATGATTTTCAAAAAAGTACCATTTATAATAGACATCAATCATTGGTCAATTATATATTAAACATATTATTAATGAAACCAGGTAATTTGCCAACTATGCCTAATATAGGAGTAGATATAACAAAATATATAAAAAATAATATGAGTGAGATTTTAGATCCAGAGCAAATACAAGGTTTAATAGCATCGAATTGTAAGGAATTGCTTCCTTTTATCGATGATAGTAGAATATATGTTGCTAATGTTGATAACATAAATGATAAAACTTATTTAATAGTATCAATTCCATTAATGGATGAAGTTGATGAAGAAAAAACTATAACTGCATATTATGCTTTTTACAGAGATGAATTAAATAAACTTCACTTTAGCTTTCAAATAGAAGAAGATTAAAAAATGAAAAATAATTAGGAGGTAAAAACATGGATGAAAAAATAGATATAAAAAAAATGTTAGAAGAAAATAATATAAAAGTTCGTAAAGAACAACAAGTAGATACTAACATGGAGCATACATTAGGAAGAGCTCCAGATCCAAGTTTAATAAATGATGAATACTCAACAGGAGGAGTAGAGGTCGATACTGATGAATTAATGAAAGGTAGACCTAATATGGTAGAAGGTGTTACATTACCAACTATAAATAAGGATCAAAAAGCTAATATTGAAAGTTATTTATCAGAAATGAATGAAGACATAGAAGCTGCAAAAAAAAGACTAGAAGATACTGGGGAATATACTAGTGTTGCAGATCTATTTGTTAATGATGAAACAGGATTAGTTGTTAAGGAAGAACCAAAACCAGAAGATGATCCTGATGCTATAATAGTAGAAGAAGAAATCGAACCAAAAGTCGAATTAAAAGATGATTTCCAAAAAGAAAATAAAGTAGAAAATGAAGAAATACCTTATAAAAAAAATCAAGAAAAAGATGAAAAAATAGAATTAGAAGATGAAGAAAATATTGATGATGATATATTAGAAAAAGAAGTAGATAATAAAAAAGAAGAAGAAATAAAAACTACTGAAGATTTAAAGAGAAAATATGAAGAAGCTATAGTTATTATAGATAAATCTGGAATGGGTCATGTTGATTTTACTGATGAAGAAAGAAAAAAACTTGAACATGTTAAGAAAATAAAAGTAGAAGAAGTGGAAACTGTTTCATTAAAAACTATCAGAAGAAAAAAAGTTAAAAAAGGTTCTTCTGATGCTATAATTAAAAAAATAAATTCTGTAAAAGAAACAACAATAGTATTACCAATATCAGGTATTACTGCTAGAGTGTCTGGATGTAGTACTTTTGAATTAATAGGTTTAGTTGACAATTCACAAAATACTAAAGATAATTTAATAAGTAAATGGTCTTTAATACATTCTAAAGTAGTTGATACTTCTATAGGAAAAATGAATTTTAATACTTTCTTAAGATCAGTAGCACAATTAGAATATGATTGTTTTGTATATGGTATTCTTTGTGCAACTTATCCTGAAGAAGATGAGTTTCCATTAAAATGTCCTGAATGTAAACAAGATATAACACATAAATATATGGTTAGGGGATTATTAAGAGCCGAAAGAATGTCTGATAAATTAAAAGAAGCATTTAAGAAAACAGTAGATGCATCATATATGAAATCTACAGCAGAAAAATGTTTCGATGAATCTTTATTAAATACAGAAGTGGCAATTGAATTACCTGAATCAGGTTTTTATGTAGGATTATCTGCACAATCAGCATATGATTTTATTCATGATTCTGTAGAGTCAATAAATAAAATGGATGCAAAATATCAACAAGCTGCAATATTATCTTCAACAATAAATGTTATATGTGTCCCTGATCCAAGTGATCCTGGTGCATATTATGAAGTTGATGATAGTGAAGATATAATAAAATTAGTATACTCATTATGTGATAAAGATATAGGTATATTAGGTGCGAAAATAGGTAGTATGTTAGATGATATGGAATTCTCTTATGGATTATTTGATGTTAATTGTCCTAAGAAAAAATGTGGAAATCATATAGATTATATTCCTATAGACCTAGATTCTATACTTTTTCAAAAGTACCAACAAGCAATGGAAACCAATACCAGTATAGAATAGAGCGATTAGCTGTATTTGTAGATGAAATGATGGAATTGTTTGGAGGTACACACGCACATTATTTTTTGCATGAATTAACGTATAAAGAAGCAATAGCATTAAGAGATGCACGAATCGAAAGAAAAACTAAGGAGTTAAAGAAGGAGGAAGAAATGAGGAAGAAGATAAATTATTGATATAGTGAATTTCAAGAATCCAAAATTTTTTAATAAAGGATGGATTTAGATATGGGTATAGATATGTTTATTAATCAGCTAATCCAATCAGGATTAGCTGACTATTCTTGTTTAGACTTAATATCAAACCATTATTTAAAAATACTAGAAGTTTATGAGATAATACAGAAATTAAATATATCAGAGACTACAGAATATAATGCTAATTTAGATAACCTTAATGATATATTAACAGTAGAAGTTATTTTAGATAATGATTTTGAAGGAGATATTGATAGTCTAATTAATTCAGAAAGTTATTTTGAAATAAATATTAATGTAAATAATAATATATTGAGTATTGAAATAAATGATAGTGAATATGAAAGTGAGGAGGAGTTATATGAAATTAGATTTGCTAGATACAAGGAAACTGATAATAGCCAATGGTCTTAAAGAAGTGTCAAATCCTATTTTATATGAAACAGGTTATATTCCCACACCAGATGGTTTATTATCTATGGAAATATTCGGTACTACTTCTCGAGAAAGAAAAGAAACTTATGCATATATAGATTTAGGAGGACCTTTTTTACATCCATATGTATATAAAATAATGAGAAGAGTCGAAAGAAATATTGAACATATTGTACATGGGAGAAAAAGTTATATAATAACAGATGATGGTAGTATAAAACAAGATCCTGAAGGTAGTACGGGATTAATGTGGTTATATCGAAACTGGGATAAAATAAAATTTAAGAAAAATGATTCAAACGTTCGTAATGAACGTATTGTATTATTAGAAAGTACTAAAAAAGATGTTTTATTTTGTAAACAATGGATAGTAATACCTGCATTTTATAGAGATGTTAATTATAAAAATGTAGGTCAAGGAAAAATATCAAATAATGAATTAACTGATTTATATTGTAAATTATTAAAATATGCTAATATGTATAAATCATCAACTGAATTTGAATTCTTAGCTAATTCAACTATAGGTAGAATTCAAGATACATTAGTAGAATTGTATGATTATTTTAAACAAAAAATAGAAAAGAAAAGAGGTTTAATAAGACAATCATTATTGGGTAAATCCGTAGATTATGGATGTCGTGCAGTTATAACAGCACCACAATTTGGTGAAACATATAAAGATAATCCAGTTGATTTTTATCATTGTGGATTACCTATATCAATAACATGTACAACATTTTTCCCATTTGTCTTATATGAAATGAGAACACTATTTAGAGAAATGTATGAAAAATTAAATTATAAAATTGAGGATTTGTCATTATATAATCCTAAATTAAGTGGTTCTGCAGAATTAGCACCTTTTGACTTAGTATATAATGAAGATACATTTAAAAATATCATGGATACATTTACTCGTTCATATGGTGATAGATTTGAAAAAATACCAATACCATTAGTAGAAGAACAAAAGTATCCTATATATTATAAAATAAATGTTAATGGTGTGGATAGAGATATGTCATATACAGATTTATTATATATAGCAACATATAGAGCTATTGAAAATAAACATGTATATATAACTAGATATCCTGTATTAAATCATTTAGGTACGTTTCCTAATAAAATTAGAATAATATCTACTTTAAAAACAATGCCTGCTGTTGTAAATGGTGAAAAATATGATTATTATCCTGTAGTAGATTTTAGTATGAGTAAAAATGATGTTGCGACATTCTTTTTTGATGTATTAAAAATGTCAAATGTATATTTAAAAGCAATAGGTGGCGATTATGACGGTGACCAAACTTCTATAAAAGGAGTTTTCTCATTAGAAGCGAATGATGAATGTGACAAGATAGTTAAATCTAAGAGAAACATATTGGATGCCAATGGTGATAATATAAGATTAACAACAAATGAAGCAATACAAACCTTATATTGTTTAACAAAGAGAGATCCTAAATTTAAAGGATAAATATAAAAGATGTTATAGTCCAAAGACTATAACATCTTTTATTAATTAAATAAATCATTGAATTTATTTTTATACTTATTTATCATCAGATATTTCCTCAACATTATCTATTTTTGGTAATGTGGTTTTTTTATCTAATTTATTATTCTTTTTATCTTTCTTTAATTGTTTTTCTTCTGATTCTTTATTTTCATCTTTACCTCTTGTTGTATTACAAATAGTATTATCTATATTTTTAACACTTGTTTTTTCAAATATATTTAAATCTGATTTATTCTCAGGTGACTCAACTAGGGTAACAGAATCAATAGGTGGATATACTTGACAATATTTCTTTGTTAATTTTTGATTTATCATTTCACATAGTATTCTTTCATCACTAAATTGTACTTTTCTACGAGAACCATCTTCCATTACTTCAAATACTTCAAAACCTAAAGAAACCATATTTAGTACTTTTTCCAATGGTATTTCTTGAGGAGTTAGAATAGGTCCTTTAATTCCACCAAATCCTGGAATTTTTTTATTACTCATTATAACAAATTTCATCTATATCAACTCCTTTTATTTATGTCTTTTTTTCTTAAATTCTTCTTCAGGTTCAACATTTTTTGTTTCTTGAGGTGTTACTACTGGTTTTTCTTGTTTTGGTTCCACCTTAGGTTCAACCTTTTTAGGTTGTGGTTGAGGTTTTGGTTTCTCAACAACATCTATTATTTGATATGCTTTATTATCTAAATCTATTTCAAAATTATATAATCTTGGTCTTTTAAATTGTCCTTGAGTTTCTAATAAAACATATTCATTTCTTCTAAGAATATCCAATAATAACATAGTTTCAACTAATTGTGGGTCTTTAGATACATTTAATTTATTTTTAATTTCATTACTAATTAGACGTTCTATTATACATTTACCATATAATACTCCGTCTTTTCTATATAATGTTAACATAAAATAACCTCCTATAAAATATTATTTTACTCTATGTCTTATTGTTTTAAAACATATTAAAATATATCATCAACTATATTTTGTGCTTTTTCATATAAAGACATTGATTCTTTGTCATCTATATTTTCTTCTATTATTTCACCATCTTCATATAAAGATGCTTCTTCTTCCATCATATCAATAAGTTCTTCTCTTGAATATAGTTCATCATCAAAATCAAATGATTCTTTACGTATTTTACTTTTTATTTTTTTCTTTAAATTATTTTTTAGTTCTTCTCGTTTTTCAGGTAATTTTTTATTATATATTTCATCATCTAACCATTGTCTAAATTTTTTTGCTTGTTCAGCAACTTTAGGATTATCATCCTTAAATAAAAGTGTAAATCCTTTATCAACATCATCCAACCATAATTCAAATTTACTAAGATCTCTTATTGTACTACAAGCTTTTAATAATTTAGTTACAGTTGATTTAGTAATAGGATCTCCTTTACTATATTTATATACTCTCTTTTTAAATTGTTTTGTACTATAATTTGCTGTTGCTAATCCTGATGCTGCTCCAATAGCTGATACTAAAGCTATTGAAGGTATTCCTAATCCTCCTGTTATTGCTGAAAATGCACCTATTGCTCCACCTGTTGCAGCTAATGCTTTTTTACTAGTTGCAGTAACATCGTTAGTTTTTCTTGTTACATCTCTTAGTTTTTGTTCTATTTTTTTACCTTCTTCAACAATTTCATCATAATCAGGAATATAAGATTCAGTTATTCTTTTTAATTTTTTATTTAATTCCTCTTCCTGATTATATTCAGGTATTTTAGATAAAATTTTGTTTAATTCTGATTCAGGTATTTCTGCTTCACCATCTTCATCTATAAACATATCCATTATAGCAGAATCTGTAGCTTCAACCATAAGTTCATTAATGTTTTCAATTCTATTGTCTTCGTCAATTATTTGTCTTAAATTTTCTAACATTTTTTATTCAACTCCTTTAAATTAATTTTTTAAGCATTATACTATTGTTTTAGAAAGAAATTTTTTATAACAACGTTTTATACAGAATAGCACAAGAGGTATCTTTATAAAACTAAACCAGTTTAAATCAAAGAATACTTCATCATCCAATTTTTCTAAATTTATATCATGTATTGATTCTATATTGTTATTGATGTATTTTATCAGTATCTTATCAAATTCAGTAAACTCTCCAATATCTTCATTATTAATATCTTTTGATTGTAGATAAAATATAGGAATTTTGACAAAATCTTTTTTTGATTCTCCATCGTCTCCTATAATATTTTCTTTCATTGCTCTCAATAATCTAGGTTCAATATAATCCATATCCCCATTATTAAATCTAACACTACCACATAACACACTATAATAATAAAATATAGAATATATATTAGATATTTCTACTAATCTGAACTTATTATTTAATAATCTCTTTGGTTTTTGTAATTCAAATGCTTTATAAATAGAATTATCATATTCTAGTTCAAAAGAACAACATGAATCTTCATTTGTCAAATAAATTGCTTTATGTGATTCATGATCATATAATAAACTATTTCTTTGAATAAACATATTTAAATATCTATCATATACTGTATTTTTATTTATGTCTACATAGATAAATGTATTATATTTTTTATTATAAAAATAATTTACATATTTACGAGATAGTTCATAATATATATCTTTTAACTTAACTATTAATTCTAATATTTCATCTTCTAATATACATTTATCTTCAGTACCAATATTATCAACAATACATGTGTATTTACCACTAATTTGTTCATCAATTTTATTGGATTGTTCTTCATCAACATATTTTATATGATATGTTACTTTATAATAATTATGTGATTTTATTGTGTCATAATTAACTTCATTGACTTCAAATAAAAATTCCCTACCTTTATGTTCTAATACAAAAAAATCATGAGGGTAAGGTTTTATAGTATTGGGTAGTATAGTTAATTCACTTTCAAATTCAGTATCTAAGCCCTCTTCCTGTTCTTCAATAGCTAATTGTACTGCTTGAAAATCATAAACAGGAAAGTTTTTAATTTCATTATACTTTATAGGAGAATTATATCCTAATACTTTTTCAACATTAGAGAATCCTAAATCTACAGTACTTTCATTTATACATATATTATACCAAGTAACATACATCGGTGTTTGTTCTTGAAAACGACTAAACTGAGTATTTAATTTATCCTCATATTTGAATATATTATTATTTATAAAATCCCTTTCATTGAATTTAAAACCCATGAATATCACCTCACTTTCAATAATAAATATATTAACCTTTATAATTTTGTTTAATTAATATAAATTATACATAACAATATAATAAGTGATTCTTGAATATTCACTAAAATAACATTTTTTAATAAAAAATTGTATAATCAAATGTTATATTCGATCTTCCCTATATTAATTATTTTTATATATGAAGTTAGAGTTTTTATACTCTAACTTCATATAATTTTATTTCTTTTTCAGTTACTCCATAATCTTTACTTAAAGAATTATAATATAAATTTACACTATTAACAAATGGTTCTATTCTTTCAATCATATTATAATAATATTTTGGAGGTCTATCCGAATCTGAAAAAATATTTACATTTACATCACAAACTACTCCTTGATTCATAATATATTTTATTACATTTAAATATCCAGCTCCATTTATAGCAGTATAAATCATATTATCTTCATATTTTTTAAATATATGATAATATAATCCTAATATATCAAATACACCTTCAGCAATATTTATTGTTTTCATTTCTGTTGAAAAAGGATCTATGTTATTAGGCATTATATAAAATTTACCTGTTGTATCAAAATTTTTAAGTACTTTATAAATATAATATCTTTTATTATTACCTGAAATATCTCTAAAGTTTATAAAATCATTTTTTGCTGACAAAAATCCAACATGTTCATTTTGTAAACTTATTGCTTTTTCTATAGAACAATTTAAATTTTCTATATTATTATACTTCATTAATCCAAGAAAATCATATATGATTTTCTTGTTATTTAATTCTTCTATATCTAATTTTAATCCTAGTCTGTGTTCTATATATTTATGTTTTTTAATTACACCATCAGTTATTTTTAATTCAGGAAATTTCAAATCTAACTTTTGTTTATTAATTATGATACCACTTTTTTTACTAGATAACCTATTATATTTTTTTAATGCTGATGCATATTCTGTACTAACGTTTCCTATCATTGCTAATGTATCTGATGTTAATAATCCTGATATATTACATCTAAGACAACGGAACACAATAGGTTCATTATCATCTGGATTTATACGTATATTTAAATGGTGATGGTTTGGATCTTTAACACTATCACCACAAAAAGGACATCTAACACCTAATTCATTATTACTATATGATGATGGAAATATTGTATGCGTTATTTCTTCTATTAATTCTAGTTTAAATTCTTTTGAATCCAATATAACCACCTCCTTACAAAAAATAAATATAGCAAGGGAAAATCCCTTACTATATATTACTTAAGAATAATAAAAACTCATCACATACCATATCTTCATTTATTTCTATTTGTTTTCCTAACATCTTTTTGTTATTATAATCTATAAATGAAAATTTTGTTTTCAGTAATAACGATAATTTATCTAAAATTATTCTATCTCCTTTTAATTTTAATAATTTTTTATATTTCTTATCAATCAATCTTTTATACGTAGAAGATTGTTCGATTTTATCGATAAACTTGTGACTTCTCATAGTTTTAGTTACATTCTTATCTAACATATGTCCTATTATCATATGTTGTAAATATTTATAACCTTCACTTTGCATTTTATATTTCATTATTATAACTAATGTTGAAAATTCATCTGCTGTTAAAGATGACATTTCAACAAATCCGTTAAAATATTTGGCGAAATATAATTTTATCATTTCCATTTGAAATTCAGAAGGTTTATAATGTTTTTTATAATATGCTTTTTCTTTTTCATTTATATCTAGTTTTAAGCTTCTCTTTAATTTTTCTATTACTGTCTTTTTATTAACATTACATATTATAACATTAGAAAGGTCTATTCTAGATACAGTCATTTCCATTTTATCTTGTTGAGATAATGAATCATCACTATCTTTTATGTCAGAAATTTCTTCAGGATATAATGAATATTGTTCTCTTGTAAAGTTTCTAAAGTCGGTAGATATTGTACTCCTGATTAATGCTATATTATGAGATATTTCACTATAATCCAATTTAGGAATTATATTACTTATGATATTTTGCAATTTCTCTTCAGCGAAACTAACGAAATCTTTATCACCTTGTAATGCTTTTTGTTCCCAAATTAATTTATCTCTTTTCATGCTCTTTTCTGTTTCATTTAATATATAATTCAATAATTTTTCTTTTAAATTTACTCCTTTGCCACATATTTCAAATAAAGGATCATAATACTCATCTATTAAGAAAGTCTTTTTATTTATAGATGAAAATCTATGAATATAGTGTAATATTAATGGAATCATTAAATTTGTACACATAGACATTCTATATAATATGGTATTATGTTTATCTGTAAATGAAGCTTCTTTACCATATTTCGCAGTTTTATCAACATCCTCTATACTTCTAATATTATTTAATTCTACTAAATCGAAAACTTGTTGAATTATCGGCTTTGTTATTATATGAGTGTATAATAAATCAATAAAAGACTTTTTAGATAAAATAGTTTCTCTTTCATCTAAAATAGTTTTTACTTTTAATAATGCAGTCATATATCTATTTTCAGGATCATAGAATTTAACAAAATAATTCAGATGATTACAGATTAGAGGTATCTGATTTCTATATTTTGATTTTGCTGTAAATATTGATATTGTACTATTTTCCAATTTATAATTTAGTTTTCTTTCAAAGAAAACTGTTATTATACCACTATCTGGAACAAAAACAATATCATCTTCATCAATATTTTTTAACCAATCCTGATATAAAATTTCATTTTTCAACATAACCACCCCTTTCATATCATTATTATAATATATAATTGAAATCAGTATATATTACATTATCTTTTTTTCTTAATAACATTAACGGATGATTTAGTTTTTTTACTTTTACCGACATGTGTTATTTTGCCTCCTTTATTTTTATTATTTATTTTATTTATATAATTTACACCAGATTGCGTTCTATTACTTTTACCTATATGATTTATTTTTGATTTTTCTATTTTATCTTGTTTTTTAGTTTCATATTTTTTAGCTTGTTTGATAGCTTTTGCTGTTTTTATTTCTTGTAATATAACACTATCTCTTCTGACTTCTTTTATTAATTTTCTATAATTAGAATCAGAATGATTTTTAGCATATGCTTTATTTAATAAGTTCTCATGTTCTACTAAATATTTACATGCATAATATACTGATTTTTCATAACCCATTATCTTCCCAGGGTTACGTGATACTGGTGGTTTTTTAAGAACATTTACATCAAACTTATTATAAAAATCAACTATTAATAACTTATTTTGTTTAGCTACATAAGCGTATGTGTATATAAAACTAGGTGAATTTGAAAATATTTTAATATCATATCTAGTAATAACAGTGTCAAATTTTTGAGTTTTTGTTGGATAAAATCCTATTACAACGTCATAATCATTTTCTCTCTCAGGATCTTCAGTCATTATTAAAAAATGGAAAAAGAAACAATCTTTTTTCCTATATATGTTAAATTCAAATTCTTTTCTTTCCAATAAAGCTCTATATCGTTTATCTAAATCTGCTAATAAAGTATTTTTACCAGGTATAACTGCACCTTTACCAACAGGATTTTTTAAGAATTCTTTAATATTCATTTTTCAACCTCCTCACATATTATTTGTATGTTTAATATCAAATAAAAAAAAATAATTAAGGGTTCACAAAAGAAACCTTAATTATTCGTTATTAATATATTCTCGAATTCATAGACGGGGTTAAGATCTTGCTCATGCACCTAATAGTATCAAATCAACAACGTATTAGAGCACTATACATCCACTTAATAGTATCAAATCAACAACGTATTAATATGAATGTAGTTAATACAAGTTCAATGAAATCCAGCAGTATCAAATCAACAACATATTGGATACACCTTTATTACACACTAATAGTATCAAATCAACAACGTATTAGTGTGTATTCTAATCATTCTTTCATTTCCTTTTAATTATAAAAATAATTATCCGTACTTTGTGAATATTTTTATTTATTAATATGTTAAACATTAAATAATTTTTAATATTTATTTATTATCATTATTATTTAGTTTATTATTGCTCATATATTTTCCCTCCTTTTTAAAAATAATACCAATAACATAATATTATGTTATTGGTATTATTTATAGAATAATCTTTTGACTTATAGATGGGGTTAATAATCATGCACATACCCTAAAGACTTTATTATTCATTAGCAACACTACACATCGCACCTAGAGACTTTATTATTCCCTAACCTACGTGTGGTTAATACAAATTCAATGTCACCTAGAGACTTTATTATTCCCTAACCCAACACCTTTATTACACCCTAAAGACTTTATTATTCTTTAGCGATGTATTCTATTCGTCATCACAATTAGCCTTATTCTATTAATATTTTGTTCTTAATTAAATTAATTTATACAAATGAATCATTTTCGTAAATTTTAAATAATTTTATTGATGCTGTGTCTATTCTAATATCATATCCTACAGGTTCTCTACTTTTATAAAAAAATAATTAAGGTTCACAAAGGAACCCTTAATTATTTTTAATTCTTTACTGACATTATCACATTTTACCTTTTTTATTTAGTATACCATAAACCCACCAATCCTTTTTTTTTCTAACTTCATCTAGTGACATGGTTTCACTAATTTTAAAATTTTTATTTCTATTTCTTACAAATAACCAACCTAAACCAAATTTAATATTTCTTTTTTTGCAAAAATTTGCAAAATCATTATTGCTTTTTTTACATTGTTGTTTATTTGGATATTTTGATAATGATTTTATACCCTGAATAGCATTTATATCCATAGTTATTGTTCTTAAAAGTTCATCTAAATGAAACGCTCTATTCATTATGAATTCATATAAAACATTACCTAATAATATTATTAAATCATATAATTCAAAATCATCAAATTGATTTGATTGTATATTATTTTCAAATATATCAGAATTTATTGTATTTAATCCGTAATTATTTAATATATAATGATATATAAAATCCTTCCTAAAGAATCCCATAGGAAAATTATTTATTCTTGTTCTTAGATGATTTAAAAAACTTATTAAATCATCATGTTTATATGTTAATAATATCTCATGGCATTTATTAATTTCATTTATATCATAACTTTCCATATAATCTGAATTATAATATAAATCATTTAAAAATACAACTTTATGATTAGATAATAATTCTATTGAATAATCAAAACTATTATTTTTTGGATATTTTTTAATTTTACCAATACCTTGTATTAAACATGACATAAATTCATTTCTTTCATTAAAATCACTTAATGGTTCATTTAAAAACAGTTGTGTATGATCTGCTAAAAATTTATCATTTGAGTGTATATTCACTATAGTTACACAATCTTTAAATTTATTATATGAACTAACAACAATAGCTTCAAACGTAATAATTTTTCCTTCACCGATATATTGTAATCCTGGTCTGTTGATTTTATTTTCTGTATTTTCGTTTATTTTATAATTATAATAATTGATTGTGGTTTTACTATTTATTAAATTTGTTTTATTTTTATTATTATCACCTACACCTGTTATATTTTCTATAATATTATTATTTAGTTTATTATTGCTCATATATTTTCCCTCCTTTTTTATAAAATATAAAAAGAATAACAAGTTTTAACTAAACTTTGTTATTCTTTATTGTAATTTATAAAATAACCTTTTGATTCATAGACGGGGTTAAGATCTTGCTCATGCACCTAATAGTATCAAATCAACAACGTATTAGAGCACTATACATCCACTTAATAGTATCAAATCAACAACGTATTAATATGAATGTAGTTAATACAAGTTCAATGAAATCCAACAGTATCAAATCAACAACATATTGGATACACCTTTATTACACGCTAATAGTATCAAATCAACAACGTATTAGTGTGTATTCTAATCATCCTCACAACTAGCATTATTTTATTTATTAATTTGTTAGATATTAAATAATTTTTAATATCTATTTATTATCATTATTGTACTTTCATATTTAAAAATCACCTTTCTTTATTTTTTTGAAAAATTAAATAGAATATAATTCTCGATTACAAGACGGGGTTAATAATCATGCACATACCCTAAAGACTTTATTATTCCTTAGCGACACTACACGTCGCACCTAGAGACTTTATTATTCCCTAACCTACGTGTGGTTACTACAAATTCAATGTCACCTAGAGACTTTATTATTCCCTAACCCAACACCTTTATTACACCCTAAAGACTTTATTATTCTTTAGCGATGTATTCTATTCATCTTTCATTTCCTTCTTATTTTTATCAATAAGTTGTACTTTGTGAATTATATTCTATTAACATTTTGTTCTTATTTAAAATATTTAAATAAAAGCATCATCAACATATATTTCAAATGAAACTATTTTTGCAGTATCTATGGTTTCATCTATATTTATAGCTTCACGACATCTATTTTTTATAGTGAATCTATACTCATTAAAAATATAGACATCAGCATATAATATGTGTGAATCTCTATCATCAAATGCATATTCGATATCCACATTATTTTGAATGTCATATTTATAATTTCCTATTAATTCATATGCTTCTTTGCTATTTCTAGCATAAAATTCTTCTCCTGTCATTTCTTCTAAAATAGCAAAATATAAACGTTGTCTCATAGTTACTTGATTTGGTTTATTTCCTCGCCATCTTTCAGTTCCGTTAATATTCATAACTAATACCTCCTTAAAAATAAAAAATAGAAGACATTGAAAATGTCTTCTATTCATTTATACTTATTTGAAGTAAAGATAATCACTTTCAGGTTCATAGTGAGGCACAACAATCCTCGGAACCAACAGAGCGCAACAATCTCCTAGTGAATTACCAGATATAAATAAGATTAGCTTTCAGGTTCATAGTGAGGCGCAACAATCCTCGGAACCAACAAGGCGCAACAATCCTCTAAGAAAACCTTATTTTATATCTCTTCATTTATATTATATATAATTATTTTATTTATCTTTTGCATCTAATATATTGTTATATTAGTTATTATTTTTTAGATGTTTTAAATAATACGTTACACAAGCTGCTCTAGTCCATCCAGAAGTTATTCTAAAATCTTCAAATCTGCTTAAATCTAAATCTTTGTCTGTTAATTTATAATTCTTAATTCCTTGTCTAATTATTTCCCATCCTCTTTTACCTTCAGTATCACTCATATCAAATTGTGTACAAAATCTATTAAAATCATCATCATGATCTTCAAATGTTTTTATACCTTGAGCTTTGGAACATAAAACTACAATTAATCTAAACATTTTATATAGATTAAATATTTCTAGATCAGATTCAAATAATGTTAATAAATAAGACATTATTGTTATTAATAAGTCGCATTGTAATGTTGTTAATTGATCTAAATATAAATCAATATTTTGTTCTGCCATATAAATACTTATACTATTTAAGGTAAATTGATTTATTAAATAATTCCACATAAAATCATGTGGTAATTCATACATAGTTAATTCATTTATTCTTTCTCTCATTCTCTTTATTAACAATTTCTTAACTACTAAAGATACATCAACTAATCCTTGTCTACATATTTTTCTGTATAACATATCATCTAAATCTAGATGATATGCTAAAAATGGATTTATCATCAATTTATCATCTTGAAATCTAGGTTTTTCTGTTAATGCTATTGAATACTTTTTATCATCTCCTTTACCATATTCATATACTATGCCAACAATATCTATACGTTTAGTGTAATCACTATCGTCTATTTCCCATTTTCTTTTACCAAATTTTTCTTCACCATAAAGATTTACTTGTATATGGTCTGCAACTAATTTACCTTTATAATTTATATTTATCAATGTTCTCATTGATAATTCTTTTCCATTATATTTTGCTTTAGTTCTAAGTCCAGGAAGCATTATTGCTTGACATCTTATTTCTTTGCCCACCATTATTGCTAAACCATATCTTGGTTTTTGAATTTGTTTTTGTTGACTAGTCCCATAAGAATTTTTAACCATATCAAATGTCAATCCACTCATTCCCATTTCTGAATATTTTTTATTCACTTCGTCTAAATTCATTATTTCTTTACTTAATATTAACATTTTGTATTCCTCCTTTAATTATATTATTTCATTATTATAATATATAAGTGAAATAATCATGTTTTACAAATAAAAGGATAGCCTTAGCTATCCTTTTATCCATTACATTATAAAGAAATTAATTGATTACTTCCTAATAATAATCCTATTATTGATGATGCTGCTTTTAATACTTCTATATCTGTCATACAGCTATTTATTACATCTGAATTTAAAACTGCATTTTCTTTATCCATATTATTTATATCAATAGCTGATTTATTATTAACTGATTCACTTGTTAAAGTTCTTACATCATCAAAAGATAATGGATCTTTTTTAAATTTATTATTTAATAATATTTGAACTACACCTATAAAAGCATCATCTATTGCTAAAATTAAAGCTGTCTTTTCAGGACTTTTTTCTTCATTATTTTCCATTATTTTTTTTATAGCTGTTCGTATTGATATACTTTGACCAGGGACATATCCATATAAATATGCAGATTCACAAGCCTTTACAGCATCTTCAACTAAATCATAATTAGCAGATTTTTCTAATTCAGTAAATCCACCGACATTAATTACTCCCATTTTACATCTCATTTTAGAAAGTCTTTGTTTAGCATTTATTAAAGCATCTGTTATATGTGCACTTTTTTCTGATGCTTCCATAACATCATTATATTTACTAATTGCTTCATCATGTAATAATTTGAACATAGATTCATTTTTATTTACAAATCCTGATATAGTAGTAGAATTTTCTCCTATAACCATATTTGAAACTCTACCTAAAAATTCTTCAGGTTCATATTCTATTTTTTCTTCCATTATATCTACTGCAACTTGTTCTGTTATTATTTGTGAACCGCATAATGCTGCAAAATCTTCATATAATTCATTGAAATGATTATTTATTAAACCACATCTCACATAAACAGCAGAAGTTGTTTGAGTACATTTAAACTCATTTACTAATGTTCTTCTAAAAGTTTGTAATAAATGAGAATCATAAAATGGAGCTACAACTATTAATCTTCTACCCTTTTGATATACTTCATTTAAAGCTGGTTTTATTATTTTATCATAGTATTCTTGTTCTATTCTATGGTCAAATAATAATATTTCAGGGTCTTTAACATTACAAGTCCCATCATCTGAATTTATAAATATTCTGTCAATATATTTCATATATTGCATTTTATATCCTTCTATTATTTCATAGTTAGTTTCAGCACCTTTAGCTTTATTATATTCTATTGCAGGGTTATCTGTTTTTTGATATATATCTGTTATAATACTAGGAATTATAACATCACCATTTGTTGCTACAGATGCTAATTTCCATATTTCATTTAAGTCGCCTTCTTTATTTATTAGTGTTGCATCTTCTCTTATTGTATCACATATTTCATCAACTACTTCAGAAAGTAAATCCATAAAATCTTTAGATCTCATAGCACTTAAACTTTCATCTTTTTGAATGTGTTTTAATAATTGGTCTGCTGCTATAGTTGCTGTTGTAGTACCATCACCAACTTTAATAGCTACTTGAGTTGCTATTTTGAAAATTAAATCCATTATAGTTTGTTGAATTTCATCTCTGAAAGCTATATATTTCATTGTTTGATGACCATCTTTTGTGAACATAACATCAGTCTTTTTTTGTATAACTGTATTACAACCATATGGTCCATAAGTTGATTTTAATATATCAGCTACTTTATTGAATACTAAAGAAACTCTTTCTTTGTATTCATTTTCATCTATAACATTATTCATCATATCTATATTTTTATTTTCCATAGTTATTTACCTTCCTTTATTATATTATTTTTTATATCTTTGAATCTTTGTATTAAATCAGACAATATTTGGAATATTGTTCTACTATAAGCAGTAAAACCTAAATCTAAAATAAATTCTAATTCCAAAATACATTTTTTAACTATAGATTCATATGAAAGATTTTCTATATACTTTAATGATATATTCGAATCTATTTGCATTAATAAATTATCAGAAAAATTATTTTCATCTGCAAATATTCTTTCTAAGCCTTCAACTTCTTCTTTATAAAAATCTAATACTATATTTATTTGCTGTATGACAGCTAAATCATATTCTTTAACAATGTCTTTTTTATACTGAACATCTTTCAATATATTGTCTGATATTTTATCAAATTTTAAATATTCACTCATATTTATCCTCCTTCAATAATTTAATTCGATAAAGACATAAATAATTTTATTTAATACATCGATAATTTCTTTATTATCTCCTTCTGTTTCTAATAAAAGGTTTCTTATAGTTACTGTATTTTCATATATTGTATTATAAAAATATTCTTTTACTTCTTCAATATCATCATATTCATATAATACCATATCAAATGCATCTATTAAATTAAATAAAGGTTCTAGTTTCTCAATATTTTTATGTTTATCTATAATATTTTTTATTTCATGCATAATTTCTCCTGTTACTTTAAATCTAGATTTAAGCAATTGTATTATTGTTGTAACAACCTCAGAGCTATCATCATATTCAGTTAATTTTTTAATCATTATTTTTGTAAATCCGTATTGCATTTGATTTAATAATTCTTCTGATGCAAATGTTTTTGCATAATATGGATCATAAACTATAATATCACATATTATATCTATCACTTCTTCAGAAATACCTTTTTCTAGCCAATCTAAACATATTTTTCTTAATTCCACATAAAAGTCATCATCAGATTTCATCTTTTTAATTTGCATATAATACCTCCTAAAAATATTATATTAATCAATAACCTCTGTGCAATTACTTATTTTTATACCTTTATCTTTAGGTTGATATAATTCTTCTTTAACATTATCGGCTAATACTGTTAAATTAACGACACCACTTTCATCAATTGTATCAGAATATATATCAGTTACTCCTGTAAAAGTACAATCTAAATATTTACTTTGAGGAACTTCTCCTTTAAGTATTTCCCATTCCATAGCAGTTTCCATTTTCTTTTCTTGGGTTTCACTATATTCTCCGAATACTAATTGTTGTTCAAATTCTTCATCTCCAGTATAAGGTATCCATAATTTACAAGAAGTGTTATAGTCCACATATTTACTTATAAAATCTCTTAGTGTTATATTTGATTTTTTCATAATATACCTCCAATAAGTTTATTCTCTATAATCAAATTCATTAGCTCTATCACATTTATCATCTAAAGAATTGTGGAAAAATATTTTTCCACAATTCTTACATTGTTTAATAGATCTACAATTATACATATTTATAGGATCACCATAAACATTTGTTACAGTATATAAATTATCATGTTTGCATCTTATTCGTTGTATTATTCTTTTTAACAATGTTTATTCACCGCCATTTAAGAAATCAGCTACATTATCTAATGAAGTAAAATATTTTCCTCCATTTTTTTCTACCATAACTCCAACTTTATCTAAAGATTTTATTTGTGCCCTAGAAAAAGTTTTATTCACAGTTCCTTTGTATTTATCACTATTTAGATAGCAGAATATTGTTTTTTCAGGTCTCTTATTACTATCATCTACAACTTATGCTATACTATAAACTCCAGTCATTAATGGTGTTATTACATAAAGACAATAATCGCATATTTCTCTTTGTCTTAATTCCTCTAAATAATCTTCTTCTGTCCAATCATCAACTACTGGATTAAAATAATCTATTTCTAATTTTTTAATTAATGTATCTCTCCAAAGAGATTCATTACATGTTCCTCCAAGAAATACTTTTTTCATTATTTTAAAGAACCTCCTGATCTTAATTTTTTATAAAAACCACAAAGTTCATAAAAATTATATAATTCTAATTTTTTTCCATTTACCTTTCTTAATCCAAATTCTTTTTTTATAGTTTTTACTAAATTACCTTTCATAATATTATTCCTCCTCCAATTTTTTATTATTATTTTCTTTATATATTTTAATGAATAATTTAAATTCATGATGTTTGTATTGTAACTTAATTGTATCCAATTCTATTCCTTTTACGTTATAATTATTCATAAAATCTTTTATTTTATCAAAATTTATTTTAGAAGATACTTCTTTTATATTTTTATCAATATATTCTGTTAACATATTTCTTGCATTTTCTATTAACACTTGTTTTGGAGCTCCATCTCCTAGATATCCCCAAAATTCTTCATGAATTATCTTATCATTAATTGTTGATATTTTTCGTTGATATCCACCATTAAAAGAATATTTTGTACCTTCAGTAAATAAATTTCCAAAATTTATAACATATTCTATTATCATTATTATTTTTCCTCCATAGCTTTTATCATTATTTCTTCAAAGGTTTCATTTAATCCAGTATATGGATTAGTTATTTCCTTTAAATTAAACCTTTCCATTTTTAAATATAATTCTTCATAAGGTTTTAAATCTTCTTTACTATCAAAATCTATTTTTTCACCACAAAAAGGACAATACGCAATTCCTTCTATGAAATACGTATCCAATCTCCAATAATCAGTATCGGTATTTCTATTGAATAATTCTAATTTAAACATATTCTTTGAAAATTCTAAAACTGATTTATAATCAATATTATCTATACGACTTTTAACTTCATATATAGGTTTTTTAAAATTATCACATTTTTCACACATTAAAATTATAAACCCCCTTATTTTTCATATTTCCCTAAAATATTTTTGTCTATTCTATCATTTACTCTTTTATTTAACCACATAAGAGCTTCTTCTATATGTGTTAAAGCGCAAGCATTTTCTCTACATGAATATGGACCTTTTTGATATCCTATTAAAATATCCCTCACTATTTCAAGTAAATCTGAGCTTGTAACTCCATTTTTAGAATTGGAATCTTGACGTGAACCTTTTTGAAAAGGTATTTCACATAATATTGCATTTAAATCATATGTTTTTCTACCCTCTTTAACGATTAAATATTGATGATTCGCACCATCATGCGATTTATCATCTACAGCATAGACGTCATTTAATTTTTCTCTCTTTTGGATAGTATTTATTTTTCTCATAAACCCACCTCCTATATTACTAAGTTGTTATTATTTATATAAAAAAATATAAAAAAAATACTGAGTTGAAAACTCAGTATAAGAAGAATTAATATGAAATACAAGATGTCTATACTAAATATGAATATATAAATAGTACTAATGATGTAATCATACAACATGTTCCTAAAATAATAAGTATTTTAATCCATTTTTCATATTTCATAATATTACCCCCTATTTTTTAACAATGTTATAATCCATAAGGTAGTAAGTTACCTTATGGATTATAACATTAATTCATTTTATTTTCATTAGTATAATATATAATTAAAATTTTACATATTACACTTTATTATTTTTATTCATTAAGTCTATTATAGCACTGTAATGTTTTTCTTCTAAATCAATTATAGGCAATAAACCTATTTTAAATATATTATCATGACTTTTATTATATAAATCATACTTTAAAACCACTTTATTATCTTTTAATTCAAAATTATATCCTAACTCAGCAATTATTATTTCAGTATATTCTATCATATCATTATCTAATAAAATCTTAGCGTATTCAACATCGTTTAAAATATATGTTGTAGGTTTTTTATCTAATGATTCAACACATTCTTTAAAATCACCATACACATATTCTATTTTATCTGAAAAATTTTTAAAATATATTTCCATATCATATATAGGTTGATATAATTGCTTGTCAGTATGGATATAAATTTTTTTAACAATTCGTTGACTTAACATAGAAAATATTTTTGCACCAACTACAGTAAATGGTGTATCAGTATAAATACTATATAAATCTTTTTCAAAAATATCTAATAATTTATCACATTCATCAAACTTATCTTCACTTTGAGCTATATATCTTAAAGGATTTTTATATAATCGTTCAACACATAAACGTTCAATATTTTCATGATTATGATTAACTAAATCATCTAATATCAATATATCTCGTAAGTCATCTCTATAATCTTTTATTAATGTTTCTATTAATGTAACATATACCTGTTTAATTATATCTTGATATGTTATAAAAATATATTGATCTCTCATTGAAAAATAATTTGCATCAATACCCATTTTATAATCACTCCTTTTATAAAAAAATAATAGGGAGATTAAATCTCCCTATTATTTATAATATATCTTGTAAATCACTTAATGTTGCTTGTTGTGTTGTATTTTGATTTAAATCTTCTTGAGGTTTATTACCATTAGGATTAAAACTATTACTAAACATTGAATTATGATTACCTGAATCTAAAGCTCCAACTTTTAATCCTGTTTTTAATACATTTGAATAAATGTTATCTCTGTAATATTTATTAAAATATTTATCAGAATGCACATCAGCAACTTGATTTATTCTAATAAATTCTTTTAACATTTCTTTAAAGCATTCATATTCTGTTTGAACTTCTATTATATTTTCAAACTTACCTGTAGAAGGATCATAATCTTCTACAACTTGGTCATCTTTAATAAATGTGTAAGAATAACGTTGATTTGGTATTCTTGTTTCAACATTCAATTCTCTACAAACGTGTAAAACGACATATAAAGAATCTTCTTTTATTATAGTTGATACAACAGCCATATTATTATTTCCTGTAGTTACACCTACAGATTTTTCTTTTTTCTCTTCTATTGCTTTATCTATAACTTTTTCTAATGATTTCAATAAAGCTGCTGCCTTATCTACTCTAAGAGTTACCATTATTTTTGTTTCATAATCATACACTTGTTTTTCACTTGGATTTTTAAGTTTTGGGTGTAAAGTTAAATTAACTTTATCGTCCCAATATCCAACAACAAGTGTTGCCACTTCAAAACCTTTACTATTTTTAAATTGTGGACCTCTTGTATTAACACTGTCATTTTTTTGTTGTATATTCCCATTATTAAAATTATCAAACATACTTACATTTACCTCCTTATATTTTTTTACCATTTATTTAAAAAATCTTCTGGAACGTAATTTGTCCAGCCGTCAAACCCTTCGGTGTTTTCCCAACCTCCTGAAGATTCAAATATTCCAAATTCTTCTTCTAATATTTCTCTTCTAGTTTTATTATGATTTTCTGTTTTTTTAGTTATTTCGTCATAATATAAATTTTCGAATTCGTTAATCCAATATTCTTTGGCTAAATTATCTGATATTATTATGTCATTATCTTCTAGTTTTATAGTATCTTCTACAAATTTTTTTATTTTATCAATTGATTTGGATTTACCTCTTATTATAACATATTCTTCCATACATTAACCTCCTTTTTAATATGTTGTTATATACATATTATTTATTTATTATTGTATCTAACGTCTCTAGTATATAATCTGTGTTATAATTATCATAATTAACAACCCAATTATTTTGAAGTATTTTATTATTATAAGCATATAACAATTCTATTTCATACTTCACTCTTTGCATTGCTAAATATTTACCTGCAATGAAAAATTCTTCTGAATAATAATGAAATTCAAAATATTCATTAGATTCGATTACGTTTAATAACTTCTCTAAATAATCTATTTTTCTTACATTTTGTGCTACAATACAATGTTTCATATTTTTTTCTATTTTATCAGCAGATTCTATTTTTTCTAGATAATTCTTTTTTAAATTTTCAAATGTTACTAACATTTACATTCACCCCTTTTAATTCAAAAAATACAGGCTAGATTTTTTTTACTAGCCTATACCCTATTTTTTATTTAACCCAATCGGCAAAGCTTCCATCAGAAAATTCTTCATTTTCCTGATGTTCTTCTTCAACTAACATTTTGGATAAATCATTTCCAAACATGTCATCCAAAATCCAATTATCATTAGCATCATCTTCTTCTAATGTCATATCAACATCGCTATTGATTATATCTTTAGCAATGTTCTTAGATATTCTATCATCTATAGTATTTTGGATTAACATTGTGTTTTCATTTTTAATTTCTTTATCTTTTTCATCAAAATTAAAATTGAAATCATAATCTTCACCAAATACAATGACATCATTATCCTTTTCTTTTTCTGAATCTTTTTCATCAAAATTGAAATCATAATCATCTGCTAAATCGAATATAGTGACACCATTATCCTTTTCTTTTTCTGAATATTTTTCATCAAATAAATCTTCTTCATAATAATCAGGAACATAGTTAGTATCTATTACTTGTATTTCTTCTAATGAATTATCAAATTCGTCATTCCATTCATCGTTAGAATATTCATCATTTGAAGAATTATCTTCAATGACTATGAAATCATCACAATCATCATCGTCATAATTGTCATCATAATCTTCATCAACAATTATGAATTCACTTTCGTTATCGTCAAATTTGCCGTTATCGGTATCTCTGTCTAAAATATTCATTAATTCTTCAACATAATCTTTACTCATTTTTTTACCTCCTTATTCATATAATGCTTGAATTGCTTTATAATAATATTTATCTAAAATGTCATGTTGTTCAAACATACATTTTAAATCTTCATCGTTAAACATTTTTGTACCATCAGAATGTGTTAATGTTGGTAACACATTCTTTTGAATTTTTCTATATTCGTGTTTTAGACTTTCTAAGTCTAAAACTTTTTTTAAATATCTTAATTGTTCCTCATCATTATCTTTTTTAGCATTTCTTATTTTAAATGATAAACTTTTTAATTTATAAGGAACTCTTTCTATTTGATTTTCCATTATATATATTTACCTCCTTTAATATTTATTAATTCATCCTTATCTGATACTATATAAATTTCAGTATCAGTATTTGCAGCTAATAACAATACTGCTCTATAGTATATTGGTTCTAAAACGATAATTCTTTCATTTTCCAATATACTACTTTGATATACTTGGTTGTCAAAAGATATAACTTTATCATTTATATCTAATTTTATATGCCAACCAAATTTATCATCTATTTTTTCTTCTAATACTGTAGGAATTTCTTTTCCTTCTCCTATTAATACAAAAGTTTGTTTATCCATACTAATTACCTCCAATTTGTTTTATTTTCAAAGGTATAATATATAATCGAAAAATGTATCTTTTACATATAATATGTAATTGTTATTTAATTTATAAAAAATAAAAAAAAGGAATGACAAATATCATTCCTTTTTTATTACTTCATTTTCTTATAATTACCATTTCTAATATCTTTAGTTCTTTTACAAATTTCAATTATTATTTTCTTTATTTGTTTTTTCATTAGATAAATCCTCCTGGAATTTACCCAATCTCATCCCATTTAAAAACTTATTATATTTGAATAATATGTTGTTGTTGAATTTGTTTTTATTGTTTGAATACCTAAAGATTCTAATATTGTATTCATTTTACTCGTATTTGCGTTTACTATACTATCATAATCTATATAAGGAATACACCAATCTGGTATTTTTTGAATCTTTTTAGGTAATGCTAATACCATTAATGCTTTTTTCTTAACTTCATCTAACTTACTTTCAAATATTTTTTCTTTAATATTTTTATATTCTTTAGGATATTTTGTTTTCATATCTTCTATTGTATCTAATGTTGGTATATTTAATAACACAACATCTATTTGATCAGGAAATTCTATTGTTTGATCAGGATATATAACATTCCAAGCATATGCTCCTCTAAATGATTGTTCTTGGAAAGGTTTTTTATATGCTCCTTCTTGTTTAACTTTCATAGGACTTAAGAATGTTTTTTCTCCTCGTTTTAATGAATCCCTTACTTTATTAGCTAAATCATCTACACTATTTATTATATTACTAATTTCAACATCATCTGTTTCTTTTTCTAATATTTCTTTAGCAACTAATGAAGTTATAAATTCTCTTGTAAAATCATTGCATGTTGATTTAAGATGGTCAACACCTTTATTGTCTAATTTTTCATATACATGACCTTCTCTTAATAATATTTTACTCATATATCTTTTTTTAGTATCAAATAATAACATTTTAAAGAATAAAAATTCATTTTTCATATTTAAGAAATGTTGATATTCTGGTAGTATACCAGAACGTTCTGCATATTTTTTTAAATGAACAGTTATTAATTTAGTTGCTATAAAACATATTATATTTATAAACATATAAACTAATTCTTTATTACCTTTACTTAATATCTTTGCATCATCTTTTACTATTTCATTCATCATAAAATCTACCCAAGGACTTAATGTTAACATATTAGAATCTGTATCTATAGTACACACTGTATCTCTTGGGTCACAAGTTAATCTTCCTATTCTATTAAATGCAAAATAGTTATATACTACGAAATTACTATAATATGACCAAAGTGTATTTAAATCATCTTGAATTACATCTGGTATATCATTTGGATCTAAAAAACGATTTACTTTGTCAACTATAGTAAATAATAATTTTTTTATTTTAGGTAATTTAGAAAATTCATATAAATTATTTTTATAATATAACATATTTAATTGTCTTTGATTTAAACTAGATAATAATTTTCTCATAGGAAATTCATATATATCTCTATAATTAATAAATTTATTTTTTAATCTAATAAATACTTCTCTTTCAGTTTTATTATCTAAAAATGAATCATCTAAACTTATTTTTTCATTTATAATATTATTAACATAAACAGCAAAATCATCATAATCTATAAATTTTGTATTATCTGAAAAGAAATTTTCAAAAGTGTTCATAGCTGTAGATATTAATGATTGACCAGTAGCAGTTGTTGATACTGCACAATATAAATTATAGAAAAATGTTATAGGAGAACCTGAACCACCATAATCTGAGTTCATTGTAGTTTTTTTAGTATTTTGACCTATATCTTTTATTTTGTATTCATATGAATTAGGATCTAATGCATTTCTTTCATTTTTTAAAGTAGTTCTTTGTTCTTTTAATCCTATTAACATGTGTATTGTAGGATTATATTCTTGATTTTGATTTTTAAATATAGTACCATTTCCTGCTATAATAAAATCATTATCTTTTATCCATTGTATTAATGTTAACACATCTACTCTTTTAGTTTTTCTAAGATAATTATTATCTAATGTCGCTATTGGAACTTTAATGTTATCATCAATAATTTTTTCTAAATAATCATCTATTTGTTTATCTGTTAATGTTGGATAAGTTAATTTTACCGTTTGTCTCATCTGATTCATCCAATCTTGTATAAAATAATTATTTTTATCTACTATCATTAAAATCACCTCTTTTAATAAATTGTAATTAATGAAATATAAATTTATAAACCCTATAGAAGGGTTTATAAATTTACATCTTTATAGTATTTCTTTTTAATTCAGTAACATTACTTCTCTTATATAATCTTTCAATTATTTCTTTTTCAGTATACATAAATTCATTTATTATTATTATATCAGCAAATATTATATCTGGTAATATATCAATACCGAATGTGTTTAAAATTAAAGGATTATCAAATCTTTTTTTAATTTCGTTAAGTGAATATGAATTTGTTACTAAATATGTTTCATGATTAGAATTAAATTTTTCGACATTAATCCATTCTTTAGGTAAATCAATAATTGCAGTATTATTATAAAATTTATTATTATCAAAAATATTTATTTCACCAATATTATGAATACTATATAATTTATTATTGTTTTTTTCGAGTTTGTTTATACAAATCATTTTATCTAAATATATATCTGTAACATCGATATCTTTTTTATCTATTATTACTATATTATTCAATAAGAATTTATTATACATAGTATCATTTTTATAATTAATTATCCCATAGCATTTAATAAATTTACCAGTACCAATATTTTGTAAATATAAATTATTATTATATTTATTTAAACCTATTATTCTATATGAATTATTAATCAATACATCTGCATCATTTATAGCTTTATTTAATGTTTGCATTGTTGTTGTATCATCAAATGTTAAATAATGTTTTAATTGATCTACACCATTATCAATTGCTTTAAGAGAATTCATTATTATTATTAACATAGCTTGTTGATTAACTAATCCTTGATAATTATTATTTTTTATTAACTCAGTTATTTCAATAACTGTAAAATTTATACTTTCATTTATCAATGAACGTATTTCATTAATGTTCAATATATTATCTTTTTCACAAGAACACATCCAATCTAATATATTTTTTGTATACGAATATATTACATTTTTTGTTATTTCTCTATCTATATTAAACATATTATCTATCACCCTTCTTTTTACCATAATTAACAACATTTGAAATATTTAATTTTTCTTTTACATCATTAATTGATTTATCTTGAATTGAATATTTTGTATTTTTGTCTGTTGTATAAATTTGACCTATAACATTACCATCTGGTGTGGTCATATCTTCAACGTCAACAGTTTTTCCTATAATATCATCCAACTTTAAAATTGGAATATTATCTTTACACATGATAAAATCCCTCCACATTATCATCAATTTCATCTTCTTCAACTGATTTTATAACAAATCCTCCTTCATATAAATATTTATACATAGGATCGGTTAACATCATTTGTTCTATCTTTTGCATCGCCTCTTCTTCTGAAGAACTATTTACAACTACTTCAGCATAATCTTTTTCATAAAATTCTCCATTACTTTGTATGTCATAATTAATTAATTTTACTAAATAATCTTTATTTTCCATATTCATCATTTACCTCCTTTACATCCTTATCCATATCTGATAAAGTTTCTTTTATATAATATAGATATTCTTCATATATTTCTGTCTTTTTAGCTAACTCATCATTAATATCTAATAGTCTACAATATTTTCTATATAATATATCATATCTATTTTCTAATTCGCTATATTCTTTATCAGTATTTTTTTCAATAACTACTGATATGTTATCTATTTTCTTTGCTTTTAACCATTTTTCAAATTCATCTTCATTTATATAACCATCAGGATATACTTCAATCAATGAATTATTTATTTCGTCTAATATTTCTTTTTTTGTTTTAATATTCATATGTTTCCTTCCCTTCTATATTATATTCTAATACTTGTTTAAAATTCATAATAACCTCCTTCTTATAAATATATCATTATACCATAATATATTTTCATAACCTTTATTTCTTTGTTATGTATTGAATAAAAAAATATCTATAAGGATTTTTTACCTTATAGATATATAAATGTTATTTGAAAATTAGTCATCTATTCTAGGAACATATATTTCTAATGCAACATCTAACATATTTTCTTTTAACATACCTTCTGTTACTACATATTCACAATTAGCTTCTTCTTCTAATATCTGAGTATAATTAACAAAAAGGCGTGTTAAAACTCTAGATAAATAAGCATCAAAATATAGTGTGCCATTCTTCATTTCACCCTTTATTTTTTTTGGTTCAGTATAATAATGTCCGACCATATAATCTTCTAATATACCAGTTACATTATATACATTGTGTTTTCTTATTCTATATCGTACTTCTTCTTTTGTTATTAAGTTATTATCTACTAAGAATTTAATAAATGTGTCTGAAACATGCTTGTTACTGCCAGGTATAAATTCCTTAGTGCAATCAGATAAAGAATATAATTCAGTATCATTAACTATTATTTTACTCATAAAACATTCCTCCTTAAATTAAGAAATCAATAATTGATTATAAGAATACATAAAAAAAAAGTATAACCAGAATACAAAACATGATTCTGGTTATAATTGGTTATTAAAAAACTTTTGGGGTTTATAAAAGAAATGACCTTTTATTCTAGTTTAATTAGTTGTTTATAAAAAAATAAATGGTATAAAATTTTATACCATTTATTTAAATAATATTATTCAACTAATGAATTTAATTGATTTAGCAATTCGTCTTCTTCATTATCTTCGATAGTATTTTCCATTATTAAATTTTCTATTATTTCGCATATTCTCATACATACGAAATAATAATTAGTTGATTTCAATATTTCAGGTTTTTCTTGTAGTACTTTTATTATTAGATCTTTTAATTTATCTTTCTTTATATTGAATATCATGCAGTATTGATCATATACATCATCGACCAACATTTCAAACATTTCATTATCAATATTTAAATCATTTATTTTATTATTATCGTCATCTTTATCTTTAACCTTTTTATCTCCTTCTTTTCTACTTTCTATTACTTCAGATTTTATTTCTTTTTCCCCTCCTTCTTCTTTATTTTCAGTTGTTTTATTGTCATTATTTGAAAGGTTATTATTTACTAGTTTATAGTGTGATATATATTTATTTCTATATACATCAACTAATCGTTTGTCACTATTGAATGATTCTCGTAATAAATCACTCATTTGTTCTTTATCTTGATATTCCATGTTATTAGTCAAATCATGAAGTGCTTTTTCAATCACTTCTTCATCAGTCCATTTTGAAGGATCGACAACTGATTCTTTAACTAGTTCGTATTTTTCACTTATTTTTTTCAACCCATCTTGCATTTGTTTTTCAATTGAAGGCTCTTTAACTATTTCTGCATCTACCACTTTATCATTTTCTTTTACTTCTTTAACTTTAACTGGTTTTGTTTCTTTAACTATTTCTGCATCTACCACTTTATCATTTTCTTTTACTTCTTTAACTTTAACTGGTTTTGTTTCTTTAACTATTTCTGCATCTACCACTTTATCATTTTCTTTTACTTCTTTAACTTTAACTGGTTTTGTTTCTTTAAATGCTTTATCTATTATTTTTATAACTTCATTAGCAATATTATTTTCTTTTTCTATAAATTCTTTTTCTTTTTCATTTAACGAAATAACACTAATTATTTCATTATGACTAAATTGGGCTAATTTTAATTTTTTATATTGTTCAATCATCCAAGGTCTTATACTTTCATTATCATAAGAATCTTTCTTTTTAAATATTTTAAACATAATATTACCTCCTAGAGTTTAAATAATTTTTATTTAAATAAGATATGAAATTAATTTTATATCTTATTCACTATTATAATATAGTATTGAAATTTCATAAATTACAAGGAACATAGAAAAAAAAGATAAGGGAAATTCCCTTATCTTCATTATTATGATAATCCATATTTTCTTCCTAACCTTTGAACATCTCTACAAAAAGCTCTTGCTTTTGTTTTATTATCTACATTTTTAAGTACACTTTCAACTATTTCAGAAATAGAATCATTTCTCATATTTTATATCCTCCTTTTATACTATACTTATTTTTATATGATTGTTATTTCTGAAATATAAAATATAATCATCATTATCATAAAGATAATATTTTATTATTTTATTACGTTGTAAATCATTAAACTGTTCTTTAGATAATTTATAATTATTATCAATCAAAAACAAAAAATCTTTTAAACTTATATTTGAAAAATCCATACAATCAACTCCTTATTTAATATATTGTGTAATTAATATTGAAAGATAATAAACAAGATAATAAGATAAAAAAATATAAACAAGAAAGGATTGATAACATATGTTATTCGGTAAAGATGGAGAAATAATAGATAACTTTGAAAATGAAAATGAAGCGAGTTCAATGGTAATAGAATGTGCATTGATGGATACATTTTCTAATGAAGAAATAAATGATTTATTAGAGAATAATATGTATGATTTAGATAAAGCATGTAATGAAGGTGTACTTTGTGAAAGAACTATAGTTAGATTAGATAAACATGCTAAAAAAACTAAAGCAGAAAAAATGGCTGAATTCCAAATAGCTAAGGAAAAAAATGATAGAGATTTTAAAAAATTACTAACAATATGGAAATTAGAAAGATTCTTAGAAGAAAAAATCCATAAAAGATATGGAGCTCAAGCTAAGACTTTAGCTAAAAAGAAATTAAAAGAAGCTAAAAATACTAAATCAAAAGCAGTTAAGAAAGCTTCAGAAAAAGTTCATAATTTATTAAATAATAATAAATAAAAAAATATAAAAGAGATATGATTTTTCATATCTCTTTTATAATAACATTTTTTACAATTAACGAATACATTAACTTATTGATTTGTAACTTGAAATATTAAAATTAATTTCATTAAATTTAATACATACCAACAACTCCGTAAGGAGAAGAAGATGACTGGAGGACGATAGAAAAAAGGAGTCCGACAGGAGAAGGAGTTGTTGAAATAAAAGTATAAAATAGGAAAGGAAGATACGTTCATTAACATTTAGTGTTAATGAATTTTTTATTATTCTGTAAAAGATATTATAATCAATTATATATTATAATTATGAATAAAAATTAAATAAACAACAAATATTTATTTATAATTAGGAGGTAATTATTAATGGAACAATTTACTTTTGATTTCAATAAGTATATGGAAGAACAAAATCAATTATATGATTATTTAGAAGAAAAATATGGAGGTAATAAAATATTTAATTTAAATGAATTATTACCAGATAGGGAAACATTTAAAAAAATGTATCATGATATTTATCATATTTTAGAAGAAGGATTTGAAATTGAAAAAATAAGAAAATTCCCTATAAAAATAACTTTTGATAATAAGGAATATTTAACATTAGAATTAAGACATTTATTAACAAATATGATTTTCTTAAATGCTTTTGTAGAACTTGGTATTTATGTAGAATTAAATATGAATCATTTAATTGATGCAAAAAAAATAAATAATAAATTAATAACAGAATATATTAATAATAATATCATCATTCCTTATAGAGATGAATTTACAGAAACAGAGGAAAAATTTATTAAATTAAATGAAATTATTCATAACATAATATATAGACTAAATAAAATACCAAGAGATTTTAATGTATTAATGGGTTCTACAATAAACCTCGAAAATAGTTTTATTAAATTAGCAAATGAAAACGAAAGATTTAATGAAATAATTCATACTAAAATACCAGAAGATATGCAACCTAAAGAAATTGAAAATTATTTAGAAGGATTAATGCATGAAGAAGTTAATATAATGAGAGATAATGAAAATTGTCTTCAAGATGTATTAATATCAGGAACAGGTATAAAAATAGAACAATTGAGAGAATGTTCTATTTCGGGAGGTTTAAAATCAGATTTATTAGGTAATACAATATCAATTCCAGTCAATTCCAATTTTATAGTTGGAGGATTAAATAATATAAAAGATTATTATTTAGATGCTCAAGCATCTAGAAAACCTTTAATAGCTAATAAAGAAAAAATGGGTGATAGTGGTCATATGTCATTATTATTAAAATTATCTTCTGCAGGTATTTATATAAATAATGAACAAGATTGTCATACACATCATACCGTTAAATTATATGTTAAGAATGAAAAATTCTTAAAGAAATTAGTTGGTAGATATTATAGATTAGAAGGTCAAAGACAATTTAAATTAATAAAATCAACAGATGTTAGTTTAATAGGTAGAACTGTATTATTAAGAGATCCAAGTAAGTGCGCCTCTAAAGAAGGAGTATGTCACACATGTTATGGAGCTATGAGTCGAATTAATCAATATATGGATGTAGGATTATTAGGTTCAACAATAGTTACTAGACCGTTAGGTCAAAATATTTTATCAACTAAACATATCATGCAAACAAATAGTCAATTGATAAGTTTCAATCCAATATTCAATATGTTCTTTAAATTGGATGCGAATCAAATAAGACTTCCTCACGATACAGAATCTGACATAGAATTGAAATATTTTGTACTACAATTAGATAATATAATAAAATTAGATGAATTATCTGATAATGAAAAATTCAATAAATTTATTCAATATATAAAAATAATAGATATCAGAGATGGTAAAGAATATCAAATAGTTGAAGATGAAGGTAAAGAATTATTTATTCATCCAGATTTAGATGATATAATAAAATCATTAGAATATAATGAAGAAGGAATTTATAATATTCCATTAGATGAATTAAATGATATATATTTATTTTCAATAAATATACAAAATAATGAAATGACAAAACCATTAAAAGATACTGATAATTTATTAAAAGGTTCTTATTTCAAAAATATATTTATTACAGTAGATGAAATGGAACAAAAATTTATTGAATTGATGATAGAATCAGGAATCAATATAAACAGTATTCATGCTGCAATAATGTTACGTAATTTAGTTAGAGATAAAAAAGATTTCTTAAAGCGTCCTGATTTTAGAAAGATATTTGTAGATTATGTTGTATTAGGCTATCCAGCTTCATTAGAGTATAATCCAGCTATAACTACAAGTTTAGCTTATGATTATTTAAAGAAACAGCTAGGAAGTTATACAACTTTCAAGAAAAATAGTAGAGGACCATTAGATTTATTATTTAAGAAATCTTTATCATAAAATAATAAAGAGATAACCAATTAAGGTTATCTCTTTATTTTATTTTTTTATTATAAAATATCAAGGAACATAGAAAAAAATAGATAGCCTTTAGGCTATCTATTTTTTAGTTGGTTCATTTGTATTTCAACCATTCTGTCTCTTATTTCATCTGTATCTATATCGTCATAAATCATTTGAGCTATTTTTGCAGTTTTAAATAATGTATCCAACACTTTTTCATGTCCATACATATTTACTGCATACATATCTGCTAGTATTTCCCATTCTAATTTAGACATAGATTTTTTATCTACTCCTTTTTTTCTATATTCATAATGTCCAATTTCATGGGCTAATATTACATTTTGTTCATCCTCTGTTAAATATTTATTGAACAAAATGTCTGTTATTATTATTGATGTTCCATCTGCAAAACTAATAAGTGAAGCAAATTGTGTATCAAATTCTTCTGTTATTGCAGAACTATTTATTACTGGTATATCATTTATCCAATACATTGGTTCTACATCACCAAAAGTACCATTTAAATCTTCTTCAGTTTCTTTAATGGCTTTCTCTAAATCCTTTTTCACATCTTCTTTATTTAAGTTTATTTGTTTGTATTTGTACATAATATGTACCTCCCTATATTTATAAAAAGATATAAGATATAAATAATTTTATACCTTATTCAATTTTATAATATAGTAATGAAATCTCATGAATTACGGATCATACTAACTACAGGAACATAGAAAAAAATAAAAGGGTAATAATATTATTACCCTTTTATTATTACTATTTATTTTTTTGTAAAGTTATAATTGCAAAATGTTTTATAATTTTACTTGTTGATAACAATACTGAATTATATTGAACATCAATTAGTTTATAATTAGAATATTTATTTATTGTATTATTAATTTGAGTTGCTAATCCGTCTATTGAATTAGACTCAACACCTTCTGTAAATATTTCTCCAAAATCATATTCCTTTTTAGTATTTATAAACATAACATTACCTCCTAAATAATTTTATTTAAATAAGATATAAATCATTTTATATATTATTCACTATTATAATATAGTATTGAATTTTTATGAACTACAGTTCATATCAATTTTATATATTACAAATATATGATTTAAATCAATACTTAACAATATTTTAAAAAGGAGGTAATCATATATGGCAAATAAAATGATATTAAATAACACTTATATAGATATATACGATTATAATGTTGGAGATTGTGAAGAATTGGAAAAAAGTTTATCAGTATGGAATAGTAATTATTATAGATGGGAACCGAAAGGAATGATATATGATGAGAAAGCCCATATTCTTAAAGTTCCACGAGGTGTAGATGTTGGATATTTAAAATCTAAACTCAAATGCCCTGTAATTACTAACACTGAATATAATGATTATGAAAAAACTAATTTTAAATTAAAAACTGAACCTAGGGATAATATACAAAAGAAAGCAATATCTTTTCTTGTGGGAACTGATAAATTTAAAAAAAGTTTTGGATATTCTCAATTGTCATTAAATTTAGATACAGGAGCAGGTAAAACTTATTGTGTAATAGCATCATTATGTATATTAAAATGTAAAACTATAATTATTTCTCATACTGAAAATATAAAAGAACAATGGATAAGTTCTATAGAAAAATTTACTTCTATAGATAAAAGAAGAGTTTTAAATATATCAGGTACTAAAATATTAGAAAATTTTGAAGATTCTAGTAAATATGACATTTATTTAGTAAATCATAGAACTATTCAACAATATGCTAAAAAATATGGTTGGGATAAAATAAACGATTTATTTAAAAAAATGCAAATAGGTATAAAAGTATTTGATGAAGCTCATATAGAATTCGGTTCTATTTTAAATATAGATTTTCACACTAATGTATTTAAAACTTTTTATTTAACAGCAACATTTGAAAGAACTGATATTAGTGAAGATAGAGTATTTAAATTATGTTTTAAAAATATAGCTAAATATGGATATGAAACTCGAGGAGAAAAAAGAAAACATATAAAATATATAGCAATATTATATAATTCTAAACCTGATATAGAAGCTAAAATGTCGATTAGAGGTCCAAAAGGATTTGACAGATATTCTTATATGGATTATGAGTTATCTAATGGAATGATATTTGATGTAATTAAATATGTTATGGAAAAATTTGAAAAAATAGAAGGTAAGTGTTTAATATTATCATCTAAAATAGAAAGTAGTGAAATAATATCTGATAAAGTAAAAGAATGGTATAAAGATAAAGATATTAAAACATATCATTCAAAAATGAGTAAAAAAGAAAAAGAAAATTATAAAGAAGCTGATATCATAAGTACAACTCCACAATCTTGTGGAACAGGTTTTGATTTACCAGGATTACGATATAATATAATGTGCGAACCATATAATGCTCACATAACAGCAGAACAAGTATGTGGTAGATTAAGAGAAATACCAGAACAATATACTTTCCATATAGAACTTATAGATGTTGGTTTTCCAAAGGTTAAAGAAATGTATAAAAAAAGATTATCTGTTTTCAAAAAGAAATGTTACGGAGTTTATGAATTAAATTATTAGACGAATAAGGATTAAGTTCCTTATTCGTTATTTTTTCATTAAAGGAACAATATAGTAATAGAAATTAAAGGAGGAATTTAAATGAAAACAGGATACGGTTTTACCGAATTTGAAACAATACAAGAATTTGCTAATTATATGAATAATTTAAAGGTAACACGAAAGATAACTAAATTACAAGTGCATCATATGGCATTACCAGATTATAGTTGTTGGGCTAAAGATAATGCTCTTAGAAGACAATATAATACTAAATGGTTTCATATAAATACTAACAAATGGGATGATATTGCACAACAATTATCAATATTCCCAAATGGTCATATTGTTACAGGAAGATCTTTTAATAAAATGCCAATTGGTATTAAAGGTTGGAATACAGGTGCAGTATGTATAGAAATATATGGTAATTTTGATTATGATGTTATGACTGAAGCTCAAGCTAATGCTGTTATAGCTTGTTATGCAATATTAGCACATAAATTCAAATTATCTATAAATAGTACAAATATAAAACCACATTGTTGGTTTACAGCTGGTGGAGCATATATAGGAGATTATAATAGAAGTAGAAGTTGTAAAACTTGCCCAGGATTAAGATTCTTTGGTGGTAATACTAAATCTGTTATGGAAAAAAATTTCTATCCAAAAATTAGAGCATATGATATAAAAAATTTACAACAAGGTACTGTAAAAAATGATGAAATAGATATAGTTAACTTTAAAGTTAAAGTCATAACTGATTCTCTTAATGTAAGAACAGGACCAGGAACAAATTATACTAAAAAAATATCTGTTTCTAAAAATGAAATATATAATATAACTAAAGTTAATTCTGCAGGTACTTGGGGATTAGTTAAAGAATTAGATGGTTGGATGTGCATAACTGAAGATTATGTTGAAAGAGTACAACCAGCTACAACTAAAGAATTTATGGTTAAAATATTAGCTGATGAATTGAATATTAGAACAGGACCTGGAACTCAATATGGTTCAGTTGGAATGCTTAAGAAAAATGAAGCATATACAATAGTAGAAGTGAATTCTCAAGGAACTTGGGGTAAATTAAAATCAGGTGCAGGTTGGATTAGTTTAAATGATAAATATGTTAAAAAGGTTGAAGTTATGGTTCCACAACCACCAAAAGCACCAGAAAATAAATTTATAATTAAAGTTAAAGTTAAAGAACTTAATGTTAGAAAAGGTCCAGGAGTTGAATATGATGTAGTTGAAAAAATATTTGAAGGAGGAGCATTTACTATAGTTGAAAAAAATAAAGAAGGAAATTGGGGTAAATTATTATCAGGTATAGGATGGATAAATATATCATCAGATTATGTTAATATTGTTAAATAATATGAAGAATGAAATTTAAACCATTCATATTCCATTAACAGAACCAAATTCTATAGGATGATTCTTGGGATAATATAATTTTTTCAAATAGAAAATGATTTATAAAAATAATAGGTGGTGAATTTCATATGAGTGATATAGTTTCAAATAGAATGAATGAAAACATAGAGATTCTTAATAAGAAATTAGAAAGAGCGAATGATAATGTATTAATACTATTAGAATCTCAAATTCAAATGAAAGAACAATATCAAGCATTGATGGTTGAAAATCAAGAATTGATATGTGAAAATGAAGAACTTAAACAAGAAAATGAAAGATTATTAGATACTATTAATCAAATTACTAATTTAATAATAAATGTTGTTAAAACTGAAGAATAACTAAATTTGCTATATTATCACTGAAACTTTATTGGTGATAATATAGCAAAACAATTTTTTAATGATAAATATATTTAAATGAAAGGAGATTGATAATATGGCAACATATAAAATTCTTACAGATTTAGTTCAAACATATTTTACAAATAATACTTTAACAATATCATTTAGTAAACCAACAAGTGGAACTTGGACTAAAAATGATATAGTAATATCAAGTTCAATAAATAATAAAGTATATGGTTGGATGTGTATTGAAAGTGGTACACCAGGTAAATGGATGGATTTACAAAGTAATATAGAATTAACTGGTGATGTTACAACACATCATCATGATTCACGTTATTATACTAAAATAGAAATAAACAAATTATTACAATCTATATCCGCAGCTGATCATAATCATGATGATAGATATTATACTAAAACTGAAATAGTAAATAATTATTATAATAAGACATATATTGATAATGTAATAAAAAACTTATCATTAGGTAAACATACCCATTCGTGGGAAGAAATAACTAATAAACCTTTAAGATTCCCTGCAGAATTAGGTATAACTTCTTCTACAGCATTTAGAGGGGATTATGGTAATATAGCATATTTACATGCATTATCTAAACATGCACCTGCTAATGCTCAAAAGAATAGTGATATTACTAAAGCTGAAATAGAAGCTAAATTAATAGGGACAATAACATCACATAATCATGATAGTTTATATTATAGAAAAACAGAAATAGATAATACTTTTAATCAATATGCACCAATAAATCATAATCATGATGATAGATATTATACTAAAACTCAAATAGATGCTAAAATATATGTTGAATCAGGTAAAAAAGTATGGGTTCAAACTAAGGATCCTGGTGCAGTTGGTGCAGGTTCAATATGGATAAAAACTATTTAAGTAGGTGATGATATATGGAATTTCAAGTTAAGGTAATAGTTAGTTCTCTTAATATAAGAAGTGGTCCAGGTACATCATATGATACATTAGGTACTGTTACTAAAGGTGATATATTTACTATAGTTGAAACTAATAGTGATTCTACTTGGGGCAAAATGCAATCTGGTGGCTGGATATCAATTAAAGATGCATATGTTAAAAAAATTACACCTACAACTGATTCTGATGGTAAAATATATGAAGATGGTGTATTTAGAAGAAATACAAATAATAATGGTTGGGTTAGTTATAATGATAATAATGAAATATTTATGCGAAATAAAGCAAATACTGGATGGGTAGGAGGTGCAGGAAAAGTAGATTATCCTATTATAAATAGAAGAAATAGTACTAATACTGGTTGGGTACAAATTTATCCAGGAGGAGTTGTTGAAGAAAATACAGAAGTTGTATTAGAAGGTGAAACTAAAATGGCTGATTATAGAAAATATTGGGCAAACTGGAGAAAAAGTTTCGCAAGACAAGGATGGGCTATTGCTCGTGATGCAACAGGTCAAGCAGGAGGTATACAATTTGGCTTAATAAATTTACAAGCTAAAAAAGTTATAACTGGTTGCGGTAGTGTTCTAGATCCTGGTACTCCTAAATTTGGAGGAGGAAATGGTGCTTCAGGTAACTATAATTTATCTCAAATAGCTTTTTTTAGAGGAACAAAACATCCTACTTGGGCATCAGGTAATCCTTTAGGCTCACATGATAGTACAGGTTATTTTGGTTACGCTTGGAAATCTACTGGACCTCGTTCACCAATACCAACAGGTGATTTGATTTTAAATGATAATAATGGACGTTCTGCTTTTTTACGTTGGGCTAATAATACTAATAATTATGGTTCTTTTATGTGTATATATAATGGTGAAACTGAAAACAGTACAGAAGGTTCATATTCTAAAGAATATTCTCGTTATTATTTAACTATAGAAAATTTTAAAATGCAATTGTATGGATATAAATATTCAGCAAATAGAGTGTTCTCAGATGACGGTATTATTAAAACAATGGTATCTAGAGCTGTGAGCAATACAAGAAATACAACACATTATATTGACGTTGTTGTTCCTGAAGATAAAGCAAATTTACCAATAGAAAAAATTGCTCAAGGAATAAACAATGGTACTATACCATATGTGAAACCTAAAGATATGATGAGTTATTCTGATTTTGATTATAAACCATGTATATTACAACAAAATGATACAATATTAGTAACTTCACCTATTTATAATGATTATGATATAGTTCAATATAAATTTGAAGGTGAATGGCATGATGCAATAGCATTATCACCTAGAAATTTTAAAGTTTTGAATACTTCTACTGAAGCTAGAATAATGAATAATCTTACAGGAGAAATATATTTTCAAATGTTACTAGAATGGGAATAAATAAAACAAATTAATAAGATAAAAAGAAAGGAGTGGTTTTAAATGGCAATACCAACAAATGCTAATAAAATAGTTTCAAGTAAATCGAATACTTATTTTAAAGCAAATAAAATCACAATAGATACTGCTGTACCAACAGCAGGAACATATGTTAAAGGTGATATAATTATAAATTCAGCACCTAGTGTTGAAGCAATAGGATGGATATGCACAGCAGAAGGTTCTCCTGGTACTTGGAAAGCAATAAAATCAGGAGTAGATGTTACTTCAATGCCTTGGAATAGTATAACAGGTAAACCAGGTACATTTACACCAACATTGGGAGTTACATCAACTACAGCATTTAGAGGAGACCATGGTAATACTGCTTATCAACATTCACAAGCTGCTCATGCTCCATCTAATGCTCAAAAGAATAGCGACATCACTAAAGCTGAAATAGAAGCTAAATTAACAGGTACGATAACATCACATAATCATAATTATGCAGGTTCATCATCAGCTGGCGGTAAAGCAACAGAAGCTGCTAAGACAACTGGTACTTTAACAATTCAAACTAATGGTACAAGTGCTGGAACATTTAATGGTTCTGCAAATAAAACAGTAAATATTACACCAGCTAATATAGGAGCTGCTGTAAGTAATCACTCTCATAGTGAATATGCTGCTTCTTCACATTCTCATGGATTACTTAACAGTAATTTTACTAAAGAAATAAGTGGTTCTAGTGGAGGATGGGAATTAATAAATAGTACTAATAAGGGTTATTTATTAACATCAATAAGAGGTGGTAGTTCTGTTCCTGCATGGTTCGATTCAGCATATAGTTCAGGTATTATATTTGGTGGTTCTGATACGAAAGGTATATTATCAATGTCTTATAGCTCGCCATCAATAACATTTGCAGGTGGTAATTCAGCTCCTACTTGGAATATGAAAATAACTGGTTCGAATAATACAACATATAATCTTAATAATTATGCTACTAAAACAGAATTAGGTGATATACAAAGTATATTAAAAGAAATTAATGGAGAATAAGGATGGTGATATAAAATGACTGTAGCCGATAGTTTAAATTTAACATTACAAACGAAAAATGGTCTTAAAGGTATTATAGAAGATAATGGTGGTACTGTTCCAGGAAAGTTTTCACAATACCCTTCAACATTTGATAATATGTTTGATGCTATGAGGGACCAATTAAAAATAACTGATAAGATAATAATTAGTAGTTCTACATCATTAGATTCATTAAATAGTTTTTTTGAATTTATACCGACTGTACCTGTTGGTAGTACGACAACAACACAAGCTACTGCAAAAATAACTGCTGCAAATTTAAATGTTAGAGCTGATGGTAATGGTTCTGCAAATTATTTAGGAGTATTAGTTCAAGGTGATGTTGTTAATGTATATGGTACTGCATCATCAGGCTGGTATAAAATAAATCAATGGCGTAGTGGTACTTCAGGAGCATTGACTAATCATGGTACGACATATGGATATATATCAAACAATACTTCTTATGTAGAGTATCATCCAGGTTCAACATCATCAACTAAAAAAATTATAGATATAAGTAGTACTAATGGTACAGCAGTTCAACAAAAATGTAATTACGTTTTAGCACAATCAAAAGGTTGGGAAGTAAAATTTGCAGATGCGTATAAACCAGGTAGTGGTGGAAATACTTCAGCTCCTACTACAGAAAGAACATCAACATTTGCATTTAATAATTATTTTACAGATCAATATAAAAATTCAACTTATACATCTTTTTCAAATAGTATGAGTAATGAAATGCGTCAAGGATATTGGGCAGGATATTATTATTATAAAGCTAATTTTAGATTTACTAGTGCAAGACTTTCTGAATTAAAAAGTGTACTAAATAATTCAACTGTGAAATCTGTTCAAATATATGTTCAAAGAACAAGTAGAACTCATGGTGTTGCTACTGGAGCTAATTTAAAATTATATGCATGTGATAGTACAGGTGCTCATGCAGATGTTTTAGTAAATGGTACAGCCACACTAACTAGAGGTGCTGGAGTATGGACTACACTACCAGCAAATGTAATAACTGGATTTAAAAATGGTACGTATGATCATTTTAAAGCATATCATCCATCAACTGCGAAAGAATATTATATAGTATTTGACTTAAATGCTCAATTAAAAGTAACATATACTGCTTAAATATAAAAAGGAGATGATAGTATGAAAAAGGATAATGTTTTTGCATACGTATTAATGGAAGAAATGTCAGAACCAGTTCAAATACGTAATCTTAAAGAATGCTCTAAAAATGGTTTGCTATATTTAATATTCGATACTGTACTTCAATCATTTGAAGTTAAAAATAGAAATAAAAGAACTTATATTGGAGATGCTGTGATGGAATCATTAGCTGCACCACATGTACAAGAATTAATAAAGAAAGGTTCATTTGTTAGTGAATATGGTCATCCTTTAGTTAAGGATATGTCTAGAGTAACACAAATAGATCCAGCTAGAGTTTGTGGTAGAGTTAATTCTTATTATAGAACAGGTAATTTACTTAAAGGTGAATTTGAAACTTTTGATGATGGTGGATTAGGAACAATGTTAACTAGAAGAATATTACAAGGTTTAGAACCAGCTCATAGTTTAAGAGCTGTCGCTAAATTAAGTAAAGATAGAAATGGTAATGATATTATGAACTCAAGAGCTCATATTATAGCTTATGATACAGTAATACTTCCTTCTCATATAGAAGCATATAGAGATGAAAGTAAAGATATTAGAGTTGTAAATCAACCAATAGTAGCAACTGAATCTACTGAATTTGGAAGTCATGAAGAATATGCCTTTGTTGTTAATGAATCAATGTTAACTGATTTTGTTATGGAAGAATCAAAGAATGTAAAATTAATAAAAAATATATGTGAAGTGATTCCAGAGACAATAAAATTAACACCAGATTTAAAACATATTATACTTAAAGAAGGTACTGAAACTTATTATGTTGATACTGAAGATAAAATAAAACATGATATAAGAAACTTTTTAAGTAAATTTTAAATATATAGAGGATTGGGAAATTTCCCAATCCTCTATATTCATTAAACTTGAATAAATTGATTTAAATCTAAATGATAACTTTGTTCCCATTTTTCTATAAGTTGTTGTCTTTCATCTTGAGCACCTGACCAATCATCTATTCTCATAGCAATTTGACCATAGCTTGTAGATAAGTTGTCATAATGTTTTAAATTATCAAACATATATTTTTTAACATCTAGTGTTGCTAATTTTAAAAAAGATGTATATGTTGTGGCGGGCAAAGTTGTTAAATTTTCTGAATGTTCTAAACATACTTCTATTCTATAAAGATTGCTTACCCCATATCCATCGAAAATTTCCAATTGATTTGGAGGTATAAATCTAAAAGTAGTTCCTTTCATAGCGGAACTTAATAAATTTGCTTGAGCTTGAGCTAACATTAATTCTTGATAACCACAATAACATGATGTCAAATCATATGTGTATAAACCTGTATCATATGCACTCCTATGTGTTAATTGGTCCTGTTCGGGTTGAACATCATTTATCATCATTATTTGTCTATCACCAAATACATCAGGTAGAACATATGTTATACTTTCAACTTTAGTATCTACTACTTGTAATGCATTGGTATCTACTATAATAAAAGTTTTATATGGAGATAGTTCATTAAAAACAGGTAATGTCTTTATTTTTACTATTTCCATTATTAATTCATCAACATTATCAAATGGCATTCTTATTCCTATAAGTCCCAAATCCATTTTAATACTTGATACTAATCTACTAGGATTAATCATATTATCACCTTCCTTATTTTATTGTATATTATTTTTAATTAAGAGAGTACATATACATGTACTCTCTTAATTTTTATAATAAATTATCTATTTTACTTCTTAATTCAGGATATTGCTTTATTGCTAAATCATAATCTATACTGCCATCATTAATCCTCATTACAATGTATTCTGCTAATTTTTCTAATGGTTGAGAATCAATAACTATTTTTGGGAATATTATTGAATCTATTATTTCAGATTGAAGTTTTAACATTTTTTCAACGTTACTATAATTTTCTTTTAATTCTAAATACTCTTTGTCAGTTGATAAACCATAAGCATAATCCTTAGAAACTTCAGCATAATCATCTTCAGTTTCAGATATTGCTAAAAATACTTTATTAAAATATTCTCTATGGTTATTTTCATTTTTTTTGAATAAAACATTTCCTTCATTTGGTATTAATATTCTTAATTGACCTCTATTTTCTATTATCATGATACCACGCTCCAATTCTTATTTACAGCTATATTAAGTGTATCTGTATCTTTTTCTAATGAAGACATGTTATTAGCACCGACTTTTAATGTTGCTGATGTTGTTGTTGATCTATTTACAAGATTATTTATAACATTTTTAACAGAAGCCATTGTTAGATTGTTAGGTAAAGTTATACTAGCATTTATATTTTTAGGTGGTTCAAATGTTGTTAAAAGATCACATCTATTAAAGAAATATGTTAAACTTTCACTAACTGTATCAGCAGAGATAATATCCCAACTTGATAAATTTAAACTTTGTAACATAGAACAATTTGCAAACATATATGTCATAGTTTTTGCATTAGTCGTATTCCATCCAGATACATTTATACTAGTTAAACTAGAGCAATTTTGACATAAACCATCAAATGATGTTACATTACTAACATTCCATTTTGATAAATCTAATGATACTAATGATGCACAATCAGCGAATACACTATTTATTGTTTCAGCATCAGATACATCTAATCCACTGACATCTAATTCTGTTAGATATCTACAACTTTGGAAAGCTGAATATACTGTTATTAATTTATTTGTTTTCCATCCACTTATATTAAGAGTTTTTAGATTAGTACATCCATAAGCAAAACTTCCCATATCTCTAAGAGATGAAACGTTCCAACTTGATAAATTCAATTCAGTTAATTTAACACAACTTTGGAATAAACCAAATATTGTTGTTACTCTTGACATTTTAAAATTACTTATACCTTTTATAGTTGCAAGATTATTACATTCAAAGAATGTCATTTGCATTTCATCAACTAAACTTGTATCTAATGTTGAAAGATCTAAAGATGTTAAACTAGTGCAACTTTGGAATAAACTTGACATTTTTCTTATTTTATTTTTACTCATATCACGTGGTAATTTTAAATTTGATAATGAACCATTAAATGAGAACATACCTGCTATTGTTGTTGCATTTTCAAAAGACCAATTAGTTAAATCTAATGCTGTTATATTTGATAATGTTGAAAAAGTATAAGAAAAACTAGTAACATTATTAGTAACCCATTTAGATACATCTAATTCAGTTAAATTTGAACAACCTTGGAAAGTACCTGATAAATTTGTAAAGTTAGTAGTAACCCATTTAGATACATCTAATTTTGTTATACTGCTACAACCAGAAAAAGTATTGCTTAATATAGTAAGATTATTAACTTTCCAATTAGATACATTTAATTCTTGTACATTAGTACATCCATAAAAAGTACCTCTTATAGCATCTGATGTAAATTGAGAAGTATCCCATCTTGAAACATCTATTGCTGTTAATTCTGGACAGTTATTAAACATATATGCAATAGTATAAGCTTTACTTGTATTCCAATTTGAAACATTTAAAGTATTTAGTGTAACACAGTTTTGGAAAGTAGAGTAGAATGATTGAACATTTTTAGTATTCCAATTATCAACAGGTATAGATCTTACTGATTTACAACCATAGAATGTTCTCATTAATGTTGTTACTTTACTAACATCCCATTTTGATACAAAATCTAAATCACCTAATACCTCACAATCTTTAAATACATTAGATATATCTGTACAACTTGTTGGTAAATTTATATTAACTCCAGTTAAACTAGAGCAATCACTAAATAAACCAGCTATTGATATTGTTTTATCATTTATTTTGAAATTAGCATCTACTAAATTTTTACAACCTTTAAATAAATTTTCATAATATGTTAAACTTGATGGCATTTGTGAAACAGATACTAATGATTTTTTAAATACATCAGAGAAAGGTATTCCCACAGTACTTACTTTTTGAGTTCGTATTGTAAATTCAGTATTTCTAGTGTAAGTATGAGTAAATGAATCATCTATTGTACCATCTCCCCAATCAGTATATAAATGGACAGTATCTCCTTCTTGATCAGCAATTGTTATAGTTCTAGTACCTGATAAATCTGTATTTATTTTAGCAATCATAGTTACTTCACTATCAAATCCATAACCTCCCCAAAGTCTAGGGACTTCAGCTAATGTTCCATCTTTTGAATCTATTTTTGTTATGTTTTTACAATTTCTATAACAATATTCATGATATTGCATATTATTATATTTATTAAGCCAGTTAGTGTGTATTGTTTTTATACCTATACAATCACGGAAAGCTTCTTTAACATTAATTATATTTGGCGTAAATGCTATATCTGATGTTATTTTTGACATACCTTTAAATGCAGCTTCTAATGATAATTCATTTGTAGTAGGTAATTTTATTCCTTCTATTGAATTTATAGGAGTAGCATTTAATAATAAATTATTCATATTATTAGCATTTGGGAATTTACTTATAACATCATTAACAACACCTATGTTGTTTATTATTGCATTAGCAAATAAACCAGATAAATCAATTTGATCTTTAGTAGTTGTATTTATAATTATACTACATTTAGTAGTATCTATTCCTTTAAACATTTCAGTCATATCTTCAAGGTATCCAGTTAAATCAATTTTACCTTCAGGTCTAAACCAAGGTCTTATATCACTACCATTTCTATTTTTATTTAAATTAGGATGTTTATCTATTGGAGCTATATTAAAATTAAGACCTTTTTCAATATATGTTAAACCTTGTAAATCTATAGTATCTATTGTCATTCCTTTGAAATCTATACCTTCAAAATTGTCTGCTTCATGGTAAGATTCATTACTCCATATATTACGTATATCACAAACTCCATCACCAAATCTATTTGTAAATAAAATGTTTTCTACTGATGTTGGTAATATAACTTTTTTCAATCCTTTTACAGAATAATTTGTAGTAAATGTTTTTACTGATGTTAAACCAGATAAATCTAATGTTGCTCCATCTGCAAATCTTATTGAATGATCTTCATCACTAACTTCCATAGATAGTGTTTTAATTAAAGGGCAGTTAGTTAATTTTATATCATATAATGTAGCAACAGCTTGATTGTCTATCATATCATCAAATCCTAAATCTGTCATCTTAAGCATATTTTTAATATCTATTTCACGAATTTTGCTAAATCCTTGGAAATATAAATCAGTAATATCTAATGAATTATCTATAGTCAATGTTTGAACATTGCTCATAGCTTTAAATACATTTCCGTCATCATATAAACCAGAATAAATATCTAATTTTTTAATATTTAAGCAATTTGATAATTGGACATTTGATAAGTCTTGTAAATTTCTAAATCTTCTATCACCTTTTTCTACTAATGCATATCCTTTTAGATTAGAAGGCAAACTCATAGGTCGATTTACTCTAATAGTTATCATACAATATGCAACATTAGTTGGTGGTGCAATTTCAATTATCTTTTCACTACCATGAACACTAGTATCAGCTACACTATTTTTAGATATAAATTTTTTATTTGCATCAAAGTAATATAACTCTGTAGTAGAACCATTTACAGGTGCAATTATTTCTTTAACTCCAGGTGTCATTTCCCATAAATTATCTGTAGTTAATGTTGTAGTTCCATAATCACGTATTATAGAATAAACTCCAGTAGCAGCATATCTAGTAAATCCATCTGCTGCTGTATATGATACTGATATATTAGGTTTAACAACAACATTTTCTAATCCAGTCCATACATTTTCATAACCATAAGGTAATCCTACAGTTCTTAAATTAGTTTGATGACTCAATACTATATTTTGAATAGTTTCTGGATAATATATTTCTTCTAAGTTACCACCATTAGTATCAGATTTAATAGCTGTTAATTTTGTTCCTCTAACATCTATTCTTCGTAAGTTAGTACATTTACTAACATCCATTATTTTAGCAACATCTAATTCACCAAAACTAGAACAGTTTTTAAAATCTACTGTTTTTAAATAAGTATTTTTTGATAAATCGGCTTGTTTAAGTTTTATAGCTTTTTCACACTTTAATTCAACTAATTTGGTTGCTGAACCTAATAATAATGATTCAGGACCCATATCAGTTAAATCTCCTATTCTCTTAAGATTATTTGCACAATAAATTATTATTTCATTATCTGTATCATTTACCATTTGTCTTCTAAATATAACTTTTTCATCGAATCCTACACGTTTTGTTTCATACGTATTTTTTCTCCAACATATAGTAACATATTGAGGACAATATGTTTCTATTTCAAATTGTAACCACCAATGATGTTGTTCTGTATTTTCATCTATTTTAATTACTTCATAATCTATCCATTCAGGTCTAGCCGCACGGATAGTTATATTTTCTTTAGTATATGGTGAGTTATATTGTAAAAATAGACTATCTACATATTGGAATCTATTGTATAACCATCTTACTAAGTGGTCTTTGTTATTACCGTGTAATCTGTTGATATTTGTTGTACCCTGACTTATATATTTAGTATATTGATCTTTATTATATGCTATTTCAGGTAAAGTATCTATTTGATCTGTTATTAAATATTTATAAAGATTTTCATATGTGTATGAACTTTCTCTCATCATTTTAAATTCACTAAATAATGTGTCTTTCATAAATTCATTAAGTTTTACCCACATTTGAGATTTAGAACAGTTGTAAACATTTGTTGTTGTAGATGGTTCTATATCAGATTCAAACACATTATAACCAGAGTTATCTAATCCCATACTAGAGTCCATATCATAGAACCCAAACCACCAAATATCATCACCATACATATTAATCATACAGTTCTTAGCAAAGTTATCTATCATACCCATAGTCATAACATTTAAATAATATCTACATGCGGATCTAGGGTTAAAATATTTTGGTGCTTCTTTATTAAACGTTTCTTTATCTTTAGTATCATTAATAAATTTAATAAATCGTGCTAAAGATAAAATTGCATAATCTTTATAGGTACCAATAACATTTCCTGTATGAGGTATTTCTAAATAATCATAATATTTGGTTACATCATATTCTCCAGTTTCATTTTCAAATGCATCTTCATCATATGCTATTTCAAAGTCTGCTAATATTTTAGCATATATATCTTCAATATTATTATGATCCCATGTTACAAAAAAAGCACCTGCTGATGAATCAGAATTTGCTTTTATTTCCCAACGAACCATATTAGGAATAACGTCAAAACCTAAAGATTTAGTACAAGATTTATCTAAATTGAAATTAAATATTCCTATCCATTGACCATTAATATATAATTGACATAAGAAACCATTAATAGTTTCTCTAGTTTTTGGATCTTTTTGTCTTGCAGGATTTGGTATATCTGCAAATACTAAATCATTAACTATTTTAGCAGTACAAGTGTTTCTACAGTGTGATGAATCCATATAGTCTGCTTTTAAACAGAAAGTATTTTCTGCATATCCTGTACCATCTCTTTGACTATACATATCTATTTTCTTTTTTGTGTATTTTGGTAATGCTTTAAATTCTTCAGGCGTTACTATTTTATCTGTATTATCTAGTATATTTCCTTCTTTATCTATTCTATAATCATATAATTTCATTTTATAGTTTTTTATAGGATAACCTAAAGAAGATGTACCTTGGTAAGATGTTTTTGCTAAATAATCAAAAGATGGTCCATATTTTTTAACATCAGGAGATACATATGTTACTTGTATCCATTGCTTATTGTCTTTAGTCATAGGACCAACACTACCAACAGGACTATCTTTAAAATATACTGTAGGTATATCTTGATTTATTGTAACATAGTTTTTATCATATTTTCGTTTTTGTTCTGTTAAATTATCTATATCTGCCATTAAGTTTTGTAATATTTCTTCATGTTCTAATGCTCTATTATAGATTAAAATAGTTTTTATTTTATTATTACCGAATATTTTTTTAGCTTTATCTGTATTTATTAATATTTTATTTGAATGCTTTATACTTTCATATACTTTATTACCACCTGTACCAGAGTCAGTTAACATACCGACTTCTGTGAATATACCATTTATATATGTTTGAATCATAGGGAAATTGCTTTTTATACCAGTTTGCCAATCAACAGTTGTTGCGTTACGATTTACAACAAAAGTTACTCTCATATTAGTAGCATCAGTGTAATATGTTTTAAGTGTATTCCCTACAGTTTGCATTCCTGCTTTTTCACTATCTATATAAAAACCTACATATGGTGTATCATTACCTAAACATTCAACAACTTTAGCATTATTATCACCAGCATTAAATGATTCAAATTGAATATCAAATGTAAAACCATTTTCAGCATTATCTTCTAATGGTAAATAATTTTCTATTTCAGCCCAACTAACACCATTATTTACTAATCTACCGTCTATCCAACCATTACTAGCATAGTTATAGTCATGTAGAACTAATTTAGCTCTTTTACCAGTATCTGTTAATACTTCACTATCTAAATAATCTCTATCTGTATTTTGATTTGTTTTTCTACTCATATTAAACCAAGCTTGTAATCCAGGTTTAACAAATTCTATTCTTTTAAATGAGCTTTCAGTTACTTTAATATTACAATTTAATTCACCAGATATAGTATTATCAATACTAAAAACTCGTATAATGAATATGTGATTACCTTTAGTTAATTTATTATAATGTATAGTTGTTGTATTTGTTCCTAAAATACCATTAACAGTGTCTAATTTTTCGGAATCTAAATAGTAATTAACTGTAAACATATTTTGACCTATAGTTGATATACGATATTTTAATTCAATATCAGTACCTTCTTCTACTGTAATTGATGTTTGCTTAGATGATACTAATATTTTATTGGCATCGACTACAACAACATTAAATTCTAATATATTAGATTTAAATTCATTACTAAAAACTTGTAAAGTAACAGGATGTACTCCAGTAGTTTTCTTTTCTGCAGGGAATATATAACTATTATAACCCTCAACAGCTGTTGTTGTATATTCAACACCATCAACGTTTACTTTTAATACCATAGATGCTGTTCTATCTAATGAACTAACATTGAATGGTATTTGTATAGAAGCATAACTATTGAAATCTTGTTCGTCATCAAAAGAAGATGTTATTTCAATACTACCACATACAATAGTACAATTTATAACATTAGTCATTTGACCCATATAATCGACAGCATATATAGATAATTGATTTATACCTTTATCCAATGAACCTATATTGACACTACCAACACCTATTTTTTCTAATGTATAATCTAATTCTTTAGATTTTTCGCCACATATAATATTTACATATAAATGAGCAGTACCTCTATTTGGTGTATTGAAAGTATAAGGTATTACCAATACTTCTTTTTCTCTCATTGTAAATTTAGATTCTAATGTTGTAGTTAATGTACCTGATTGTAATCCACCACCACCACTAAGTTTAATGGTTTTAACTATTTTACCGTTTGCTTTAAAATCAACAATGTTTAATTCTGTATCTTTATCAACATGAACTTCAACATCATCGAATTTAGTATCACGCAACGATCCTTTACCTTCAGCAGGTAAAACATTCTCCTCCTTAGTTACAGGATGAATTATTACATCAGATCCATCTTTTTGCTTAATACGAATCTCTGTATTTTGTATATTGTCTGCCATTATTAATCCCTCCTTTTTTATTAAATAATACATTAAGAATTTGTTTATTTGAATGATATTGATGATTGTATTTATATAGTAAAAACAAACTTATAATGATTTTATCAATGAAAAAAAGGAGGTTTAATTATGTATGTTAACGAAAATTTTATTTTTAAAAAAGATGATTTATATATAAACTTTGATAAATTTGAATCAGGAGAATCCAATATATGTCTTATAACAGGGTTATCTGGTTCGGGTAAATCAACATTAGGAAAAGAAATTTCTAATAAATATAATGCTATACATGTAGAAATTGATTTATTTTTTCCAATGGATGAAGAAGATTCTCTTGATATTTTACCGAAAGTATTTGATGGTTATATAAAAAAACATAAAAAATTTTATCAAAAAATAGCTAATAATAATTTTAGATACAATCGTAAATTATCAATAGATATATTACATTATATAATAGATTATTGTAAATCTATAAAAAATATGAAATTTGCAATAGAAGGAATACAAATATATATGTTTGGAGATGAATCTATAACTGAACACCCTATTGTTATTAAAAACACTTCAGCATTACAATCGTTAATACGAATGATAAAACGAGATAAAAATGCAATGATGGAACCTGATAGAGAAGATACTAATGCTAAAAGTAGTTATACTAATCTAATAAAACGAATTCCTAGATTTTTAAAATATTATATTGATGATGAAAAAAATTTAAATATTTTTAGGAAAAAAATAATAAAAGAAGAAGATTCAAATATATATGTTAACGAAAGTTTTGTTTTAGAAAAAGATGATTTATATATAAACTTTGATAAATTTGAATCAGGAGAATCCAATATATGTCTTATAACAGGGTTATCTGGTTCGGGTAAATCAACATTAGGAAAAGAATTAAGTAAAAAATATAAAGCGGAATATGTTGAATTAGATAAATTTTTTTTATTTAAATCAATAGGTGAATTAACACATTTAAGTAAAACTTTTGATGATTTTTTTAAAGAAAATATGAGTTTAATTAGTATAATGCATACAAAATCAGATTCATCTGGTATACCATTGAAAATATTAAATGCATTAATTGAATATTGTAAAAAAATAAAAAATAAAAAATTTATAATTGAAGGAGTTCAAATATATTTATTTGCAGATAAATCAATAAAAAATTATCCTATTATAATAAAAAATACTCCAGCATTAAAATCAATGTTTAGAATGTTTAAACGTGATTTTATAGATTTTGATGGTTTAAAATATCACCAATGTATTAAATACATTCCTAAATTTTTAAAAATTTATATTGATGATGAAAAAAATTTCAATATTTTTAAGAAAAAAATATTAAAGGAAGAGGATTCAAATATGTATGTTAACGAAAGTTTTTATTTAGAAAAAGATAATTTATATATAAACTTTGATAAATTTGAATCAGGAAAATCCAATATATGTTTAATTACTGGTCTTTCTGGCTCAGGAAAAAGTACTTTAGGTGAAAAAATAGCTAGAGAATACAAAGCTGAATATATAGAATTGGATTTATTTGAGCATTGTTCTATGTTTCAAAATGATGAACAGTTAAAACAAGCTGGTGATGTATTTTATAAGTATTTTAATAAGCATAAAGATATACATGAAAAAATAAAATTAAAGAAAATTTCTAATAAAGAATTATCTACAGAAATATCTAAATTTTTAAAATATACGATATCTTATTGCAAACATAATAAAAACAAAAAATTTATAATTGAAGGTGTTCAAATATATTCATTTGGTGACGAATCTTTAAAGAAATATCCAATGATATTTGTTCAAGCATCTGTACTTAAATCTCTTAAACAAAGATGGATGCGTAATGGAAATGGTAAAATAGATTGGAAAGAAGAATTAAAAACTCTTCCACCACTATTAAGATGGTATGTAGGAGAAGAAAGATCATATAATAAGTTTAAAAAATCTATATTAAAGGAAGGTGGTAACGTGAATTTATTAGAAACAGATTTAAATTCTATAGTTATATTTTCAACAGATATATTACCAACTTCAGTTTGTGAAGAATATTTGGCTACTAAAATGGACGTTGATAAATTTAATACAACGAATGCTGTTGAACGATATTTGGTTATAGAATTATCTCAATTAATAAAACAATCTAAATTAGATAAAATGCTTGTTAATGATATAATAGATAGAAGATTTAAAGAAATTATGTATAATAAACAAGATGAAATCGAACGAAGTATTTTATTTACTATAAAAGAAATAAAACAAATAGATTTAACATATGATACTTTGGAAGCTGTATTAAATAATTCAATATTTAATCCTAATAGTTTATTATATATGAAAACTTTATTAAATAGTAATGGAGATTCTTCTAATGATGATTATTTGAATATATCATTATCAACTCAAAGTTTTTTAAAGACTATGGAGCTTATTAAATATTTAGCTATGAAATTGGATGTGTCTGATAGTAGATTTAGATTAATTTATAATCAAATACAAGAAATATTATATGATTTTAAAGATTTTTATTCTGATTCTGCAAATTATAATCTTGGTATATCAGATGAAGTTGTAAAAGATAATTTAGTAAGAAATCCTGATACAATAACAGAAGATGACATATATGATATATTTGATAAATTAGGTGGATTTTTAATGAACCAAGTAGATTCTAAATTATATTATATGATAAATGAATTTAAATGTTTAGCATATAGAATAGAAAGTAGACAACGAGAAAACAATAGAGGAACTACTTTAGAATCTTTTGATTTAGAAAAAAAATATAATGCTAGTATAATTAAATTTGAAAATATGGATATAACAGATGAAGATGGTGAATTAGATATTATAAAATTAGCAGAAGCATATCAATTAGCACATGATATATGCAAATATCAATATATGCAGGAAGCTGATACAAAAATAATAACTAAAGGTACGAATAAAATAACTAAAGCAATAGGAAATGCTTCTGCTAAATCTAGAGGTATGGCTGATGCTAAATCTAAAATAGGAGCAATAAAAAGAGGTGCTCGTATAGTAGATGATAGAGCATCTGATGCTATAAATAAAAAAGTTGATGATATTATGAATTTCTCTAGAGATGCAAAAAGAGAAAAAATACTTACTGGTAAAAATACAGTTAGAGTAAGTGGAGTTTTAAAAAATGCTATTAAAATTTTAGTTGCTGGTACAGCAGGAGTTGGATTATTTGGACCTATAGCTGGAGCTGCTATTGGATTAATAGGTATTCTTGGTGCTAGAGGTATTAGTAAAAATGTTGAAGATAGAGAAAAGAAAAGAATATTATTAGAATTAGAAACAGAATTAAAAATAGTAAAAGAAAAAGTTGAAGATGCTAAAGGAGAAAATAATAAAAAACAAAAATACCAACTTATGAGAATACAAGCAAATCTTGAAAAAGAAATAACAAGAATAAAACATGGATTAAGATATTATTAGGAGTTGATGATCAATGAATTTTAAAAAAATAGATCTAAATAATTTGAATATCAACAAATATAAGTCTAAATGTAAAAGTCTATCTCATATACGAATAGGTAAAGATTATAAAGGATATATCTATATTGATAAACAAGATGATGTTGTTGGGTTTATAAATATGAGGTTATCTGATAAATATATTCAGGCAATAGAAGTTAGTCCTGAATATCAAGGTAAAGGTTTGGGTAAAACTTTATTAAACGAATTGATAAAAATGGGAGCGATTAGATTATCTGTTAATAAAAAAAATACTAAAGCTAAAAAAATGTATGATAAATTATTTAAAGTTGAAAAAGAAGATAAACATATGTATTATATGGTATTAGAAGTATCAGATTATTTAAAAGAAAGGAGGGGTTTGTCAAATATGAAAAGTTTTAGTTTTAAAAATTTGAATACTATAAATATATTAACGACTGAGAATTATAATATAATAAATGAATCTAATGAACATCGTGATGATGTTATTGTTAAGGATATTAGTAATATTAATATTCTTACAGATTTTAAAAATAAATTATTAAATGAAAGTTTTGAAGTATTATATGAAGCAGATGATGATTTGGGTCCAACTGATTATAATGCCGATGATTTAGGTGGAGGAGATGCTAATACTGATGATGACACTGGTGGAGATGATTTAGGTCCAACTGATTATAATGAAGATGACACATCTGATGATACTAATACAAACGATGATACAAATACTGATGATACAACTGAAACAGATGATGATTTAGATTCTTTAGAATCTGATACTGATGATCCTACAACTGAACCTAATAAAGAAGGTGACGGTTCAGGCGATGTTGAAAATTCAAATGACGAACAAATGAATAATGATAACGATCAAGATAATGAAAATAATAAATTTCTCATTAAAGATTATTTGGAATTATATAATAGATTAGAAGAAATTCTAGAAAAAATAACTTCAAATGAAACATTTAAATTTTCTAGAGATGCAGTATATAATAAAGCTAGAATAAATATTGAAAAAATAAAAGATATGTTATTCGATTATATAACTCTAAGATTTAATAAAGAATCTTATATTTCTAATTTATATCATTTCAATATGGTTATACAAGCAGTTAACGTTAATGTAGCTATGATTGAAAAATCTCCTACTGTTACCGAAATTCAAAATAATATAAAAAACCAACAAAAAACAATTAAGAATAACAAAAATGAGAAAAAGAAAAGATCGTAGTATCAAACAATTTTATAAAGAAATACTTTAAAATATTGCGTTATTGGGCGAAAAAATCGAAACAATTATGTAATATTAATAAAAATTTAGTAAAGAAGGAGTGTATGAAAATGAATTATGAAGGTCAAGGTCCTACAAATATAGTTGGTTCTTTTAATATCTCTACACATGAAGATTTCGATGATAGACTAATTATGTTAAATGAAACATTTTTAGGAAATTACGGATTAAATGCTGTTGATGATATTGAAAAAATATGTAAAGATGATGTCATTTATGAACAATATAAAGAGCTTTTAATAGGAGATGTTCTTAACGAACAATTTGAGGATAGATATTTAAGTTTATTCCCTGCTAAATTAGAGCAATATATGGAAAATTCAAGAAAAGAATTAATATTAGAAAACTATGGTGTTGGTCAATTATCACCAGTAGTTGGTTATACATTACCTATAATTAAAAAAGAATATATAGATTGTATATCTAAAGATTTAATGATGACTGAAATACCAGATAAACCTGTTGTAAAAGTTTCTTTCGAAAGAAAGTTCTTAAAAGACAAAGATGGTAATAAATATTATATTCCAGAAATATTCTATGATGATAGTTATAAGAAAGCTAATGAATTATCTAAAGGTGTTCCTATTTATAGTGAACCAATAGCTGCTCCATTAGAAGACTATGATTTAATGACTTCATCAATGGGTGCTGGTAAAGTTAGAAAAGGTTTAGATAAATTCTCTTATGATTTACACATATCAGAAGTTGTATGTGATGGAGAAACTATAAAAGGATTAGACATAAGACCTGATGTTGAAAAACAAGGTATGTTCTATAAAGAATTAATGCAAAATGGTAAAAAAATAACTATATTAGGTAAAGTTAATTATTATGAAGGTACTGTTTCTTGTTCAGCTATAGGTGGAAACTTAGAATCAGTTAAGTTTGGTGGTCATGTATCTAACCAATACAATGATAATTCTCTAGATTTAGATAGAGAAAGAACTCCAATCACTTGGGCTATAGAAGAACAACAAAGATTCAATACTGCATTAACTATCGAAAAAATTAGAGATATGAAAGCAATGGCTAACATAGACGTTACTCCAGAAATAGTTAACGATATGGCTACTGTTATGACTCAATTTAAAGATAGTGATACATTAGATTTCTTAGCTAATTCATTAGAAACTTGGAGAGATAAGAAAGATCTTCCATTTGGATATGAAGATGGATTCGTTGAATCAGCTACTTTTGATTGTAATGTTACATCTGGTATGTTAACTCAATCAGATTACATTGAAAAAGAACTTAAATTTAGATTTAATAAATTATTAAGTTCATTAAAAACTAAATTAAAAACTGAAGAATTAATGTTCGTTGCATATGCACATCCAAATAATATAGAATTATTTAATGCATCTGTTAAATGGATGGTAGATCAAGAAACTAAAGTTGGTGGATTACAATTAGCATATAAATTCGGTGTAATGACTGAAACTGGAACTAGAGTTCATTTTGTTTCTTCATTGAAAGTTCCTGAAAAAGTAGGTATAAGAGTTGTTGCTTATCCAACTACTGCTAATTATATAACTTTCAAACAATATGACTACAGTTTCAATATTGAAAATATGTATCATCATCCATCAGTTCCATTAGTACCAAATATCATGGGTACTCATAGATATAAAACTACAGAATTATTACCGATACAAGCAGAAATGTTATTATTAAATAACGATTTCGGTATAAAATCTAAAAAGGTAGCTCCATAGGATAGATAAAAATAGAGAATAGATTTATTTCTATTCTCTATTTTTTTATTTGTGTAATACATGGTTTTAAAAAAAATATTTAATACAAATTAATAACGATATAAAAAATTGAAAGGAGAGTGCAATTAAATGAGTAAATCAGAAAGTACTTGTTATATTGAAGATTGTTTTAGAAAAGTACAATTACGAAAAAATATAGATGCAAATTTAAGATCAATAGAAAGGGTTGTTAAAAGAGAATTTAATATACCTATAAAGATTTCTATAATTAATAATAAGCAAAATACTTTTTTCGGTATGTGTATATATCCTTCACAAGATGAAATAAATAAAATAACTGAATTAATATTAGAAAAAGGCTCAGCTTATGATATGGAAAAAATATATAAAGAATTTATTACAACAACAGAAAAACATGTTGAAATAGATTCAATATTATTATATGATCAAAATTTAAATATGTCAGCAGGTGAAGTTACTGCAATACTTTTACATGAATTAGGTCATGTTGTTTTATCTGAATTAATGGTTGAAAGATTTAAACATATGAGACTTTATATAATAAATAATTATGCTAAAAAAATAATAAATGAAGGTCCTATAGGTAAAATCACTAAAGCTGTTATGTCCTTAGCAGTAGCTCAAGCATTTTCAAATCAATTCAATGCTGAGATGATGAATGAAAAGAAAGCTGATAATTTTGCAGTTAAACAAGGATATGGTGAAGAATTATATGATGCATTAAATAAATTAATAATTAATGGTAAAGGTTCTATTGTTAAGAAAACAGAAAAAGATGTAGATAATGATCTTAGTGTTACAATGAATTGGGCTATAGAAAATATATCACAATTACAATATAGAAAAGATAAATTAAAAAGATCTCTTACTTTATTAACAATAACTTCACCATCTAATTTCATTAAACATATGGTTGGTGAAATTAAAGAAAAAATATTTGCTAAAAGTGAAAAGGCTCCTGCTTTCTTTAATGTTACAGAAGCTTTTATTTTAAGTAAAAAAGTTAAACCACCTATTGGTGCTATAGATAAAAGAACTAAAAAAGTTGTTAAATTACAAAATAGAGATTTAGATATTTATAGAGCAGAATTAGAAAGAGTTGCTACAACAGATGATAAAATATTCTTATTAGAAAGATTATATGATTTATTAGATATAGCAGAATATGCTAAACGCATGTGTATTGAAAATCCTAATATGGTATTACAATCTGAAAAAACAATAGATGCATATATAGAGAGATTAAATGACTTAATACAAAAAGTTGGTTCTAAACCAATATCTAGAAAAAAATTTGGTCTATATATAAAATATCCTGATGGTTATGAAGGTTAAATTATGGATATATTAGAATCAAATAACATTTTTTATGATACAGAAACAACGAATTTAACGTTTCTTCAGGTTGCAAATGACCTTAGACGATTAGGTATTAAAAACAATAAATTTTTTCTTAGATTGAATGATAAAGGATTACAAGGAATAGATCCTCATGGTCCTTTGGTTTATAAATCAGAAGAATTGGTATATAGAATAATAAATGAATGTATGAATAACATTTGGTATTATTTAAGAGAAGTAGCAATGATTGCTGACCAAGGTAATAATAAAGGTGCAAGATATAAATTAAGTCGTGGTAATTTAGCTGCAACATGGTGTTTTATTAATAGTATATCACATTATTTTGGTATGCCTAGACAATGTGGTAAAACACAATCAGAAATAGCTAATATTTTGTGGGCATATCTATTTGGTATAACAAACTCAGAATTGTCTTTTTTCGCTATAGATCAAGATTTAACATCTGTTAACTTAAATAGACTTAAAACTCAAAGATCGTTATTACCAACATATTTACAATTAAATGAAGAAGTTGTTATTGATGAAATATTAGGAACAAAAGATAGAGCTATAAATAATGTTAGAAAAGTATATAATCCTATGACAAAAAATACAATATATACTAAAGGTAAAGCATCTACTAAAGATAAAGCAGTTACAATGGGTAGAGGTCTTTCATTACCTATTTATTGGTTTGATGAATTTGACTTTATGGATTATGTTGATGAAATAGTTATGGCTGCAGGTCCATCATTTATAACAGCATCTGATAATGCTATTGCTAATAATTCTATAGCTTGTCGTATAATGACATCAACACCAGGAGATTTGGATTCACCTGCAGGGAAAGCATCTATGCGAATAATAAATAAAATGTGTAGATGGTCTGAAAAATGGTATGACATGGGTCCAGAAAAAGCAAAAGAAATTATAGTAAAAAACTCAGAAATTGGTATTACTGAAATAAAATACAGTTATCAGCAATTAGGTAAAGATGATGCTTGGTTTAGAAAACAATGTATGTCTGTAGGTTATGACGAAATTAAAATACGTAGAGAAATATTATTACAAAGAATTCGTGGTAGTAGTGATTCTCCATTTTCTCAAGAAGATTTAATGGCACTACAAGAAAAAACATTGACTATTATTGATGAAATTTTAATATCTGATTACAGAATAGATATTTATAGAACATTAAATCCAGAAATACCATATTTAGTTGGAGTCGACGTTGCCTCAGGTATAGATTCAGATAATACTGCAATAACTATAACTAATCCTTATACATTACAAGCAGATGCTGAATTTAAAAGTCCTTGTATAGGTACTTATGATTTAAAACGTTTATTATATACATTAATTAGAAAATATTTACCTAAATCTTTATTATGTATAGAAAGAAACCATTGTGGTGATGCTGTAATAGATGAATTATGGAATACTCAAATTAGAAGAAACATATTTTATAATGAAAAAAAAGACTTAATAGATAATGGGGCACTTAAAGTAGATCATGGTAGAGAAATAACTGAACCTGAAAAAAGAAGATTACGTGGAGTATGGACTGGTAAAAATTCCAGACAATTAATGATGGACTTATTAATGGTTACAGTTCAAGAACATAAAGAGAGAATATCATCAACATTTTTATTAAATGATATATTAGCTTTAGTTATTAAAAATGGTAAAATACAAGCAGGAGCTGGAGAACATGATGATAATGTCATGTCTTACTTAATAACATTATATGTTTATACGTATGCTAAGAATTTAAAACGTTGGGGTATTGTTAAAGGTATGAAAGAACCTAAATCATATGATAATGATGATTCACAAGAAAGAGATGCATTTGATTACCTTGAACAATTATCACCTAATGATGCAGAAATATTTAGACAACAACATGAAGTTAAGAATTCAGATGAATATTATAAACAACTATCAACTGAAATATATAAATCGTTATTGGAAACTGAAAAAATGGATGAATACACAAAAACAACTAAATATGTTAAAGATATCGATTATGAAGAAAATCAATATGAATTAGAAAATGATGGTTTTAGAAATACTAATTCTAGCTCATTAGATTTCTTTGATGATTTAAATGAATGGTAAAATAATATAGGAGATATCTAATCTCCTATATTATTTTTTATTTGAATACTTACAAATAATTAAAGAAAATAATAATAAATAGTATGGAGGTATATTATGATAGTAAAATTAGATAGGAGGGTATGATAATGAACTTAAAATATAAAGTCTTACGAATTATACACGAAATAAAAGGACGTCATAAATATAGAGATGATAAATATATGCGAAAATATATAAAATCTAAATCTAAAGTTAAAGGTGATGAATTTAGTGTAGTAACAATGACAGCACAAGTTGCTATGGATGAATTGATAGATTTTTTCTTAGGAAAAGATTGGGAAGATAAAGATAAAACTGCTGAAGAATTAAATGCAATCGCCGTTTATGAAATAGAAAATATATTTTATTATTGTAAAGAAGATGATGATAAACAAATAATAAAAAAGTTAGAAACATTAGATGCTCAAAAAGCATTAAATGAATTGTGTGATTTCTTTTTAGGGAAAAATTGGTATATAGTAGATCCTTTATGTAATCTACAAGCCAATCCTATTGTTGTTATAGAAATAGAAGAAAAATATTATTATTGTAAAAAAGATGAATGGGAGGAATTAAAATGAGTAATAAAGAAATGATAAAGGAAATGAGCTTAAAAGAATTTAGAGATAGTGGTTTATTATGGTATATAAATCAACAATTACACTTATTTGGTGTAGCTCTAACTGTAGAATTTGATGATGGACTTGAACCTGTGAGATTATATCCTGCTAGATGTAAATTTAGAGGTTTTAGCGAAGAAGTTAATACTAAAGGATATAAAAAAGTATCAAAATATTTAAATCAACATTCTGAAGAATTATTAAAAGATTGTGATGATGAATAAGGGGGTAAAAATTATGATATCTAATATAAATGATGAAATAAACGATTTCGATGTTGAAAGAATAATGGGAGATTTGCCTATTGAAGTTATAAAAGAAAACATATTAACACAAATAGATGATCCTTTATTGTATTCATCAGATTATGCTGATGATGTCTATTCAACTTTTGCAAATGCTAAAGAAGAATTAGATCACATAGATGTATATAGAGAAGATATAGAAGAAGAATACGATAAATTTAGTTTATTCTTATTGAGTAATGTATCAAATAGATTTAATTTAGGAATAGATGTTGGCTTATTAGATACTTCTCAATTAAATATTCTGGCATATGATTGTTATTTATTTTTTATTGTTAATCTTAAAGAAAATTTAGAAAACTTTCTTTATAATTATATAGTAAATAACAGGGAAGAATTAAGTAGAATGTTTGATAGTGAATTCAAACGAAAAGATGTTACTACGATAAATATGAAAAAAACTTGTACTAGTAAAGAAGATATTTTAATATTAGCAAATTTAGTTGATGTTATAAATTATGTACTAAATATAGATTTTGATGCGAGTGAGTTTATAGATTTATGTATAGAACCAGGAGAAGAACTTGGTGAAAACATTAAACAACGAGTTGACACTTTTGAAATACCAGGTAATTTTGTTCCTATAATTATTGATGAACTTAGAATAAATCACAATGATTTAATAGATGAATTTGCATCATATATAAGATTAAATATAATAGAAAATAATTAATTTATATAATTGGAGGTAAAATTATATGGAAAAACAAAAAATGAATTATGCTGAATTAGATCATAAAATGAATAATCTTAAAAAAACAAAAGAAAATATAGATAGTGGTCGAAAAAAATATTTAACAGATGATGAATTTGAAAAAATTCTTCATGATAAATTACAGACTTTAACAAAAGATATAAGTGATATGTCATTAGAAGAATTGAGAGAATTCAATAAAATAGATGATGAAAATACTTTAATAGAAGAACCTAATATGGATGATGATACATTAAAAGAATATATGCAAGGTGTATTTGAATATATGAAATCATCAGATAATTTTAATACTGAAATTGATGGATTATTAAAAGAATACGATCATATTCAAGAAGAAATGAATAGAATAGTAGAAGAATCTATAGAAGAACAAGCACAAGGTGATGTTATTAAATATTTAAGAGATACTATAACTAAACTATTAAATATTGCTAAAGAAAATGATAATAAAGAATCAATTACAAAATTTGAGACTATGCAATTAGCATTTGATGATAGTTTCAAATTAAATAGAATATTTGATTTGTATAAAAGAATAGGTGTAGGTAATACTAAAATAGAATCAGAAAAGAAAGCAGGTTATATTTATAATAGATATAAAGATAAAATGAGACAATTGGGATTAAAAAATGATTTAGTATATTTATCTAATTTAGAAAACAAATTTTTACCAGAAGAATATCATGATAGAAATAATTTATTTGTTTTTATAATTATGAAATATATAAGTAAATTAAGTATAGTTAATGGTTTAGATAAAAATAATGATATCGTATTTGCTTCACAAATAACTACTAATTTATTTTTATTATTTAAAAATAAATTAAAAGACGAGGATAAAGAATTATTGTTAACAAATATAAAAAGAGTTTTAGATTTATTTAAATAAAATAAATAGAGTATGACAATATTGTCATACTCTATTTTTATATCGTTAAACAAAAAAATAAAGGAGGAGTTGCTTTATGTTTAAACAAAAAGTAATAATAAAAGATGGTTATATTGTATTAAACTGTCCTTATGCTGAATTTTATGTTCCAAAATATTTTTTACAAGATGGATTAGCCGAAGATGCTGGAGAATATTTTAAAAGTTTTGGTTTGTTTTATATACGAGCTTTTAGTTCATTAGATAAACCAGATGAATTTGAAATATTGAATTTACCATCGACTATAAATTTTTTCCCTACTGATAAAGAAAATAGAAAAATGACAATAGAAGGTCATGAGGATGATTTTGTTGTATTAAAATTCTTTAAAGGAGATAATATAACACAATCAGCAATTACTTGCTCTAATGGTGCACCTGAAGATTTTTTAAATACTATATTAAGAGGAAGAATACCAAAAAATGTTCCATATAAATATGTATTAGAAGCTTTTATTAAAGTATTTGATATGAATAAAATATCAATACCAGTTCCTATTTTTACATTAGAAATGTTAATAAGTGAAGTTTATCGTTATAAAAATAATCCTTCATTAAAATATGGTCAGGTATTGTCTAAAGAATTTAATCCTAAAGATAAACAAATATCATATCGAACAGCAAATATACGAGATATTTGTAAAGCAAATAGTTCATTTGCAGGTATTTCTTTTGAAAATATAGATGAAATGATTACATCTGCAATAAATAATAATAGGGAAAAAAGAATAGAAACAAAAACTCCGTTTGAGGATGTTATTAAGTATTAGGAAAAAACTTTATACAATATAATAATGGTAATTGTATAAATTTTAGGTTGAACAATTATTTAATTTAAATAAATAAAAAGAAGGAGGAAAATATCATGGTAATAAATGATGGAAACCCTATTTATTCATATGATCATCCTTTCAACCAAACAATAATAAATGATAACACAGTTAGTAAGGAAGCAGTTATAACTATTCCTGATAGAGTTAACTATATGTGTGTATTTGTTGGTGGGAAAGGTAGAGATAATAAACTTATCAAACAAACTACAAGATCAGGCTTTGTATCAGAATTTGGTAAACCAGATGCTTTAAAATACGGTCAACCAGTTTTAAACGCTTGGTCATCTATAGTAGATAGTTATTCACATGCATATTGTATGAGAGTAATGCCTACTGATGCTTGTTATGCTAACATAATAGTTTCACTTAAATATAAAGTGACAGATGATGGTTTAGCAACAAAAGTAGTAGCAGAATCAGTTGGAGGATTAAATGACGTTAGTAAATTTAGTTCTATAATGGATTCTAAAATTGAAGATTCTCCTGATGCTGAAGGTTATAAAACTACACCTCTATTTGGTATTGTATCAAAAGGTAGAGGTAAATATGGTAATAGTTATAGAATAAGATTAACTCCTGTATCTAGTAAAAAAGCAAATCAAGTTTATAAATTCTATAGATTAGAATTAATAGATATAGATGAAGGTAATATAGTTGTTGAAGCTTTTGAAGGTACATTATATGATTATGCTATAAATTCTATATCTTATTTAATGTCAGATGTTGCTGATGGTGAAACTTCAGGTTCAACAAAAATAACAATATATAATAATGAAGAAGCTATAGAAAAAATATTCACAGAATATCAACTAGCAGCACCTTCAGATAAAGATATGACTTATCTATTAATGGATCCTATATTTGGTGTAAATTTAGATAAATCTACACAAGAATTTATAAAACCTCAACCAATAACAGAAAATAGTATTGCTTTAGATAGATTAGATGGTGTTCCACTATCTGGTGGTAATGAAGGTTCTTTAGAAAAACCACCTGAAGGAAAAACTGTTGATGACATTGTTGAAGAATTATATATAAAAGCATTCGCAGGACAAATAGATAGAAGTATATTATCTACTAGAAGAACTCCTGTTAAATTAATGTTAGATGCAGGATATCCTATTAATGTTAAGAGACAAATGGTACAATTGGGTCTTAAACGTTATGATGCAATGATTCATTTAGATTCAGGATTAATATCTACAGTAGATGAAGCATTATCTTTTGCTGATGAAACAGCTGATTTAAATTACAGAATAGTATCTAAAGAATTCCAACATTTTGAAATAAGAGATCCATTTAGTGGTAAGAGAGTACCTGTTACTATAACATATCATCTAGCAAATGCTTTAGCTAAACATATAGAATTATATGGTTTAGGTGTACCATTTACTGGAGAAACATATGCTACATTAACAGGAGCTATAAAAAATTCATTAGTACCTATAATCGATGAATCAGATGAAGATGTAAAAGAAGCATTATATGATGCTAGATTAAATTATTATGAAGCTATATCTGAAAACGTATTTGCTAAAGCTACACAACAAACTGCACAAGACGTTCTTTCTGACTTATCTGAAGAACATAATATGATGATTGTATTAGAAATAAAAGATATAGCTGAAAGAGAAACTATAGCAAGAAGATATAACTTTGCAGATGCTGAAGATAGAGCTTTATTTAAAGAAGTTCTTAATGAAAGAGTTAGATATATGAGAGAACTTGTTCAAGAATTAGATGTACTTTATAATATGTCTGAAACTGAAGAAAAAAAATCAATCATACATTGTTATATAGATGTTACATTTAAATCTATATTCAAATCTTCTATTATAGAAATAAATGTAAATAAGAGAGTTTAGGAAGGAGAGTGAATTATAATGGCTAGAGATAACGTAAGAACTTTACAAAGTAATATTAAGAACAACTCTTCTAATATGCAAGATTACTCTTTATTCCTTGGTGGATTAAATGTTAAAAGAGCTGCTCTTGAACAATATGATGTATTAAAAAGAGGTAAAGGTAGAATATTCTTTACTAAAATGCCTTATTTTATGAAAGAACTTATGCCTAACGCTTCTAGAAACTTTAAACATATAATTGAATATGGTTTTATGAGTATTTCAGGTATAGCAAACTTAACAATGCAAACTGACCAAATAACAGGTGGTTATGCAGGAAGAAGTTTTGAATTACCAACTATACTTCAAGATGACACACAATCAATAACTATAAAAGTTCTAGAATTCTCAGGTTCTCCAGTTAGAGAATATCTAGAAATGTGGATGTCAGGTGTTAGTGACCCTAACTCTGGATTTACACATTATCATGGTTTAGCAATACCACAAACTAATTCTAATGGTGTTTTACAAAGAGCAAAAGTAGAAGTTTCTCAAGCTAACCATACTGGTGAAATGATATATGTTCAAACAGATGCTACAGGATTCAATGTTGAATTTGCTTCAATGTTATGTAATATATTCCCTAAAACATCTCCAAGAGATCATTTTAACCAAGAATCAGGTGAAGCATCACATGTTGAATTAGACTTAGAATTTACTTGTACTCAATATTGTTCACCAGATATAAATGCTGTTGCACAATTATTATTAAATAGATATAGAGTTTTATATAACTATCTTGATTTCAAAAGTGATACTGCTAGAAATGCAAATGGTACTTTATATCTTGATCAAAATGAATTCCCAACTAGTCAAATTAAAGACTGGACTGCTATATAATTTGAAATAAGCATGGTATATGAGATATCTCATATACCATGTTTTTTAATATTCACTTCCTGAATTATCTTCAGTACTTTGTAATTTTCCTTCTGCTTTCTTACTAGCAATTTCTAATTTAACTCTATCTAGAGCTTTATCAATTTCTTCCCAAGGTAACATTGATAATACATTTCTAGACATTTCTGTTCTAAATAAATCCATTTCCATTAAACGTTCATCATCTTGTTGTTGATTTTCACCATAGACATTTTTAATTATAGTATCTAATATTTGATCTCCATATCCTATAGTATCTGCTAAGTTTGTATTTGGTAAAGATTTAGGTCTTTGTAATGTATAATAAAAGTTTTCTATATCAGCTTCATTCATATCAGTGCAGTATAATAAAATTTTTCTATACATCATTGTGATATTTTCATTAAATGAATCTTGATAATTCATGACTCTTCGTAGTTGTTTAGCATTAGCCATTACTAAAGTTTTAGCAAAATCGGCTTCATTTATATAATTCATTATTACAGATGGTACTCCTGTACCATTTATATATGCTTGTTTTAAATCGTCCATTAATTCAGGATGCATATCAACTTGTTGACCACTAATAACATCAAATTCAATACCTCTTTCTCCTGATTCACCTACTGGCATAAATACATCTCTACCTGTACCTATTTTACCATATATACTAGAATAATCCATTAAATCAGCAATTGATATTTGTTTACTTCTTATTTGTCTAGCAATGTTGTTACATTTATTAATTATATCTTTGTCTATTCCAGATTGTTTAACATAGTTTATTCTAGTATCTTGAGATTTATCAAGATGTGTAATCATATTGAATATTAATATAGATAGATATAGTTTAGCATAAAATAAAGAACCATATAACATAGATGTACCATTACCATCTTCATCTTCATTAACTGTAAATCTACAAATATGATCCGCAGGAATAAATTGATAATGTAACTTTCTTTTATACATATCATCATATAATAAAGAATTTATTATTAATTCTCTAAACTCTTCATTGTCTTCTAAATATTTTTTATTAAAAGATTTAATTATACCATTAGCAATTACATCAACCACTGTTTTTTCTTTTATAGATTTATTTAGCATATTACCGAATACACTACCTCTACCTAATGTTGAACCAGGATTATGTCTACTACATTTATGGTTAACGACATCTAATTCTGAATCTTCTATATAATAATATCCTATTATATAATCCAATATTTTTACAGGAATTACTTTTTTAGGGTCAAGTAATTTAATATAACAACCTTTTACATCTGACCAATCATCCATTTGTTTTGAACTATCTCTAGAAATAACTCCATCAGAAAATCCAATATTATTATCCTTAATTCCAGGTTTAGTATTTTTAAATAATGATTTATTATTTTCAGTTTTTTTCATTTCTTTATTTATTAAACTATCTTTTCCTTGTATAGTTGTAGGAGGATTATATTTACTTAGTTTATTTAATTTATTATATTTTTTTACATCCAATAATGCTGACATTGTATTTGAATTTTCTATTAATGGTAAAGGAATTTCATCATTAGAAATATTAAATTGCTCACTTATTTGTTCAGTTACATATTTTAAATTCTTTTCATCATTTTTAATCATTACTGTTTCACATAATAAATCAACTTCATATGATTCTAATGATAATGATTTTACTTTTGAGTTTCTATTATATTGTGCTTTTTCAAATAATTTAGATCTAGGTATTACATAAACATAATATTCACCATATTTTAAAGTTTTAAGAACTATATGTTCTCTTATTTTATGGTTTAATTTATAATCTTTTTCTATTCGTTTAACATCTTCTATTAAATCATCATATTTTTCTCTTTGTGATGTATCTGTAGAAAAATTTAAACTTCTAGATATTTCTGCACCTAAATTATCTGCACATAATATATCATCTCTAGTTGTATTCAATGCTTCAGTTAATTCGACCAGTTGGTCTGATATTATTTCTAAATCTTTAAATAATAAAGATTTATTTCTAAAACGTTCATTAAATACTTCAAATATAGATGAATTTTTACTATTGAATATATCTTCAATCATTGATTCGGGATTATTTATTTTATAATTATATTTCCCTTCTCCTGAATTTTGTAATGATTGTATTAGAAACGAACCTAAGTCCTGACCAATTTTCCCTTTATTTTCAACAAAATCTATTCCTAAGACATTATCTATATCTAATTCCATTTTATCAATAGCACTAAAGTTATCATTTGGATTTTTATAAGTATCTGATGCTAATTTTTTTAATATTTCATCAGATGTATTGTTTAATTCATTTATTCGTTTAGCATCTATTTTATTTTTATTATCGTCTTTTTTAGCCATAATGAAATTACACTCCTTTCAAATTATTTTAGTTATTAAATTCATTAATTTATTGTTTTAAACGATAAAATAAATAGCCTATGTATAATTACATAGGCTATTTTATTATATTTTTACAAAATGATAAAAATAATAAATATTAATAAAGCAATCTTTATATTCATGATTTAATTTGAATATAGAATAAAAAGTTTTTTCACCTGGTACTCCAGTTGAATGAACTTTATATTCATTATTTACTTTAGACATGGAATAACAATTTTTTTCATTCGGTACTATACTAACTGTTATATTATCTATTTTTGTTATATTAGCAAATAATTTATGTGTTAAAAACATTCTATACTCGTCATTCTTAGTATTTACTTTGAAATCAATAAATTTCTTTTCTTTAAAACAATCGATGAGATTATTACATTCTTCTTCATGAATTGACTTATTTTTAATATTAGTTAATAAAGAAAAATCCAATTTATCATTAGTTATATATTGACCTATTGTATATTTCTTTTCTGTTGTAACCATTGTTATTTCATTATTTTCTATTTCTATAAATTCTATTTTAGTTTTACCATTTTTAATACATTCGTTTATTTCATTAGGATATAATTCTATTAAATCATTTTCGTTTAGTTGAAATAATTCAACTAATCCTTTAGTTTCACAATAACATTTACATCCTCCTAATGATAAATTTGAAGAATAAATTTTACCCGAAGCATCATAAAATACAGTATTAAATAAATTCTTCACCATTTTATTGAAAAAATCCAGCTTATTTAAAAAACTGGATTTTTCTTTTTTATTATCTAACGTTATAATATAATTATACATTTTAAACCACCTTATCTAATTTTCTTCTATAAATATTAGGTTCTGGTACTAAATCTTTTCTGTCTAAATCAAATTCTAATGCAAATTTTTCTAATACTTCTGTTGTATTAGGTAAATTAAACCATCTGACACCAGTCATTATAGAATTATCGCATAAAATGTTTTCCATAAAATCTTTTCCTGAATCGTATTTATCTTTTTTATCTTCTTTTTTATTTGAATGTCTATCACCCATTTCAAATGCTGTGTATCTATCATAAACTTTTTCAGTTAATATTATTTTACCAACTAAAGTATGTGGTCCTATATTGTGTAGTATTTTTATACTAGGATACAGACTAGAATAATCAAAGTCTACTACATATTTTCTAAGATATTTATTATATATGCCCATAATGGGCAATCCATTTTTACTACTAATCAATCGAGGATCTCCTACTAATGCACCTGCAAATTTATCATCTTCTTCGTCATCATCCTCTTTTTCATTCCATGCTTTATTATAATCAACATTTAAATTATTTCCTATTATATATCCTTGTTTATAAAAATCAACATAAGCTAAATTTCTTAATATTCTTGTTTCACTAAAACATTGTCTATATGGTGTAAAGTTTTCTACTGATGTTATATATAATGTTTCTAAGTCTGAAGTTCTTCTCTCTATACCAAACTGTAACAATGAATCTTTTAAGTTGTATATATAGAATTTTTTATAATTAACATAAGGTAATGTTTTGATATCCGCTTCTTCACTATAATCTATTTTTGCTTCACCTATTTCCTTTTGACCAACTATATTTAAACTTAAAGAACCTAATTCTGATTGACCTTTACGTACTTGACCATATAATATCATTTGGTCTACCCATACCGTATAATCTGATATAGTAAACCAATCTTTCTTTTGTTTAATTGCAAAATGAAGTTTATCTTCATAATAATAACAATTTTTTACAGGAAAATCAGGATGACACATAATACTTGCTGGATCATATCCTAATACTTTTATTCTATCCATTAAATAGTTTGCATCGAATTTCATATTCCAAAACATTATAAAATCTCTTTTTAACGTATGAATTAAATTGAAATAATCTTGTATCATTTTAATTTCATCTTCTTCATCATACATTAATATTTTGTATTCCCATTTTCCATAAAATTCACTAAATAATTCATCACATTCTTTTTTAACATCTTCGATATTTTTTTCAAATTCATCTATTTGAGGATTATTTTTATTTCTTAATAGAAAACTAAAACATGTTCTTGTTTCTTCATCTATTAAAGCTATCGCATTTATTGGAGCAATTCCTCCACTTACGAAACCTTCTATTCCTATACCATCAACTTCTATATCGGAATATAGTTTAGTTATTTTCTTTATTCTATCATTATTATATTCTAATCCCCATTGTATTCTATAATATGCTTCAGGTTCATAATCTGAAGCCATTACATATTTGTATTTATGAAGATTTTTCATTGCATTTCTATTTTTAGTTAATAAACAGTTTCTAAGATATTCTGTATACGCACCACCTGCTATATTTGCTATATCAAATAAAACTCTAGTAGCTGTAGTTTTAACAACATCAACATGACTTTTTTCTATAACAAATTTTCCATAATCATATGTTCTATATTCAGGTTTAGTCATATATATTTCCATTGGTGGATTTTTTATATGTTCCAAATATTTCTTTCCAGTTGAAAGATCTTTATATATTATGTCTATACTATCCTCTTCATTTTTATTTCTCTTTTTATTATATATCATATTGACTAACATTAAATCTTCTGTTTTTGTAAATTTTTGTTTTAAAAATTTCATATTAACCTCCTTATTTTTTATCTATAAATTAATGTTATCCTTAAATTTAAATTCAATATTTTGAGATTTTTCTTTGTAGTAATTATTATCATAACTTATATTTATATATTCATTATTGTCAACTAATTTTCCTAAATCATATTCAAAATTTCTAATTGCATTAATCATATTCTTATATTTTAACATAAAACATATAGCAACTTTTACATCAAGTTCTTTATATTCTTTATTTTTCCATAAATATGTTTCACCTAAATATACAAATCCATCTTCTGCTATTCCTAATTCTAAATAATTACCATTATTTTTTGGTGATTTAAATAATAATGCGAATTGATTAAAACATTCATCGGTTTTATGTCTTTTAAAATTTATATCTATTATACATTTTCCTTCGTTATAGTTAATCAATTCTTCTAAATTATACATACAGTCGTAATTTTTACTTAATAGTATATCATACATATTCATTTTATATACCTCCAAAAAAATATTTCTATAATAAATTGTTAAAAAAAATATAAAAAAGTATATGTCATGAATATCATGTCATATACTTTTTCATTAATTACCTATTTATCTGCATAATAAATTCCAATCAAACCTGCTTCTAGTACATCATTATATGGTACATTATCAACATAATTTTTTATATTAAAGTTTTTAGATCTATTCAATACTATCATCATTGCTTTTCCAAATGATATATTTTTATTTTTACATATTTTAGCAAAATGCTTATTTATTTTTTTGTTAACATTTTTATCTTTGTGTAATGTTATTATACCTTGAATAGCATTTAAATCTAAAACTATATGTCTAAATATGTCTATAAGTTTCAATTCTTCTCGAGTTTTTAAATCAAATATAACATTTCCTAACAATATACATATATCATATAATTCCTTTTCAGTAAAGGTGTTATTTTGTAATTCATCTTTATATAAATCAACACTTAAACTATTTAAACTATATTGATTTAATATATAATGATAAATAAAATCTTCTGGTAAAAATTCTGTTGTTAATTCATTAATTACACGTCTTAATCGTGAAACCAAATATAATAAACTATTATATTCATATCTCATTAACTCATCATAAAATTCTTTTATATTAAAATCAATATCGTCTATTAATTTTACAGGACAAAAATATATATCATCTTCCAATACAATATCTTTATTTAATAATTCTATAGAATATTCTTTATCACCATTTTTTCTACTGTATTCTTTTATTTTACCTGTTGCGTGTAATAAACAGGAATTTGTTGTGTTTCTTTTAATAAATTCTTCTAAACTTTCATTTAAAAATAATTGTGTGTGATCTGCTAAATATTCTTTTCCTCTATGGAGATTAATTATAGTAACACAATTATTGAATCTACTATATTCACCAACAATCATTGCTTTAAATTTAATTATAGAACCGTTTTCTCTATTAGTTAATCCAGGTCTTTGTATTTTTTTCTTATTATTATCTATGTTTTGTTTATAAATATAATACATCTTATTTATATTATTATTGTGTATAATGTTCTTACTTTTATCTACATTTTTATTTTTATTCATTGATGTTTTATTTTTATTTACGGATTTACTTTTATCTACTGTTCTACTTTTATCCACTGTTTTAATTTTATTAGTTTTACTTTTATCCACTGTTTTATTTTTATTTATTGTTGTTTTACTTTTATCCACTGTCTTAGTATTATTATTGCTTTCAATATTTAAAAGTTGTTTTTCATTCTTCTTATTATCCCTCATTTATTATTCCTCCTTTATAATAATAGAATAAGACAAGTTTATTTAGTTTTATTCTATTTCACTTTTCCTTCCTATTCATACAATGGTTTATAGTAAGTAATATTGTAATACTAATTAGATGATATGAGGTGAAGTTAATATCCTCTCATATTCTAAAGATACAAACTTATTTAAAAGTCAATATATCTTACAAAAATAAATAAAGACTGACTCATGAGAGTCAGTCCCCCCTTTCCTTGTCATATATGTCACCACATATGATTTGTACTCAAGTATAAAATTGACCCTCACGAGTCAACCCCGTTCCTTTTCATCTCTATGAAGAGATGCGTTGTACTAGGTCTAGAACTGATTCTAATAAATCAGTCCCCCTTTCCTTCTCATATATGTCACCATATATGAGTTGTACTCAAGTATAAAGATCGACCCTCACGAGTCAATCCCCGTTCCTTTTCATCTATATAAAATATAGATGCGTTGTACTAGGTCTAGAACTGACTCTCACGAGTCAATCCCTTTTCCTTCCCATATATGTCACCACATATGAGTTGTACTAAGTCTAGAACTGATTCTAATGAATCAGTTCCCCGTTCCTTATATCTATATAAAATATAGATACGCCGTACTAGGTCTAAACTAATATAAAATTAGCCCCTTTCCTTCCCATATATGTCACCACATATGAGTTGTACTCAAGTATAAAATTGACCCTCACGAGTCAACCCCGTTCCTTTTCATCTCTATGAAGAGATGCGTTGTACTAGGTCTAGAACTGATTCGAAAGAACCAGTTCCCCGTTCCTTGTCATATGCGTCACCACATATGAGTTGTACTAGGTATTACCTGGACGAGGGAGGGTTAAGAATTTGCTCATGTCCTAGAGACATTACCATCCTCTAGCCACACTACACGCCATACCCAGAGACATTACCATCCTCTGACCTATCCGTGGTCACTACAAATTCATTGCTACCCAGAGACATTACCATCCTCTGACCTAACACCTTTAATTATACCCTAGAGACATTACCATCCTCTAGCGATATATCCTACTAGCAACCTAGAGACATTACCATCCTCTAGCCTTGCCGTCCTACATATTAATTTGTTACAAGAATTATAAAATTATATATGACAAGATATTCATGTCATATACTTTTTCATTAATTACCTATTTATCTGCATAATAAATTCCAATCAAACCATTTTCTAGTACCTCATTATATGGTGCATTATCAACATCAACATAATTTTTTATATTAAAGTTTTTAGATCTATTTATTACTATCATCATTGCTTTTCCAAATGATATATTTTTATTTTTGCATATTTCAGCAAAACGCTTATTTATTTTTTTGTTAACATATTTATCTTTGTGTAATGATATTATACCTTGAACAGAATTTAAACAAATTGTCATTAGTCTAAATAGAGTAAATAAAGTTTCATGTCTGGTAGCTCGCAAATAAAATATAAGATTTCCTAATAAAATATTAATTTCATATAATTCTTCTTCTGTAAAAGTGTTATTTTGTAATTCATCTTTATATAAATCTACATTTAAACTATTTAAACTATATTGATTTATTATATAATGATATAAGAAATCTTCAGGTAAAAATTCAGTTGTTAATTCATTAATTATACGTCTTAATTGAGAAATTAAATACATTAAATCATTATATTCATAAGTCATCAGTTTATCATAGAATTCTTTTATATTAAAATGATCATTAATTTCATCTAATGTTTTACAAGGATTATAGTAAATATCATCTTCTAAATATAATTCTTTATCTGGTAACAATTCTATACAATAATCTATTTCTCCATTTTTTCTTTTATATTGACTAATTTTTCCTGTTCCTTGTATTAAACATGATTTGATTGTATTTCTCTTATTAAGTTCTTCTAAAGTTTCATTCAACATTAATTGTGTATGATCAGCTAAATATTCTTTCCCTCTATGCAAATTAATTATAGTTACACAATTAGAAAATTTAGCATATCTACCAACTAATATAGCTTTGAATTTAATTATAGAACCTATTTCTCGATTATTAAGTCCAGGTCTTTTGATTTTTTTCTTTTCTAAATCAATATTTGATTTATAGTTATGTTACTTTTGTATTAATATTATTTATGTTTCTTATTTTGTTAGTATTCCTATTATTACTTATATTATTCCCTACATTAAAATTTTGGTTTTGTTTATTATTGTTAATATTCTTAGTCATTTTTTATTCCTCCTTTAAAAATAAGTAAGGATAAGGCATAAACCTTATCCCATCCAAATACTTATTAATATAAAACTGATTTTAGAAAATCAGTTCCCTTTCCCCTCCTATTATAAAATAGGTGGTACTCAGTTCCCATAAGTTAATTATAAAATTAACAAATGGTCTTCGGACGAGGGAGGGTTAAGAATTTGCTCATGTCCTAGAGACATTACCATCCTCTAGCCACACTACACTCCATACCCAGAGACATTACCTATCCTCTGACCTATGTGTGGTCACTACGAATTCACTGTTACCCAGAGACATTACCTATCCTCTGACCTAACACCTTTCATTACACCCTAGAGACATTACCTATCCTCTAGCGATGTATCCTACTGGCAACCTAGAGACATTACCTATCCTCTAGCCTTGCTGTCCTACATATTAATTTGTTACAAGAATTATAAAATTATATATGATGTAAATATCATATTATATTTTTTTATTCCTCCTTTTCATTATATTTTATATAATTTTACCATACATATATTATTTTATTCATTTATATAATATATAATTGATTATATTATGTTTTTCACAAGGAACATAGAAAAAAATAAAGGTCTTGAATTTCAAGACCTTTATTATTAATCAAGTTTATAATAAATATTTATTATAAACTTTTAATGGTTTCAATCTTCATCTGGATCGAAACCATTTTTTCTCCCAATTTATTTGGAACTTTCTTGCATTTTAAAATTATTCATTAATAAATTGTTGGATATTAATATAAAAAAATATAAAGTAGATTAATATTGATTAACCTTACTTTATATTTAAATAATTATATCTATCTTAAGATATATTTAGATGCTTCAATAATGGAATCTTTTATACTATCTTTTTCTTCGTCTAATCTATGTACATTATCTAAATCTTCTAATAATCTTTCAGGGGTATGTAAATATTTTTCATAAAAACCTTCCCCTGTTTTTTTTGAATATTCTATTAAATATTCTCGATATAATTTGTATTTCATTACTGACCAATCCCATGATGTTCCCCAAACATCATTAAAATGATAAGTATATGCTTCATATGTAAAGTCATCTTCTATTAAACAGAAGATGTTACACTTTTGATATAAAGAAGCCCTGAATGACATAGTACATTTTGACTTATATCCATCGCTTTTTACATCGTCAAATATATCTTTTTTATATTTACATATTTGATTGTAAACTTTTTCAATAAGTTCTGGTCTACCCCAGAACCCTATATTTGAAAGTAGTTTACTATTAATATGTTGGGTTCTTTCATCGTGATGAGTTGGTTCATCACGATGGTAAAATAATATATCTAATAATGGTTTTTTTGCTTCCATTATTAGCTTATATTCTTTACTATTTTTATCCTGCATTTTAGTGCTATTTAAAGCATCTCTCAAATCTTTATAATATCCCATTTTCATTTCTCCTTTTTTTCTTATTTTTTATTACTGGAAAAAGGGCTTTTAAGAGATTAACCCTTTAGAACTCTCAACTTAAAAATTTATCCTTCTAGAGCATATGGACAAATTTCGTAGTATGCAAATTTACAACCTGAGCAGCCATAACACAGATGACCTTCCATACTCTTCATATGTTCTTCAAATTCTTCTTTAAGTGTAATTTCTTTTTTAGTACTTTCTTCTTTCATTATTTCATTTTTCATTTCCCCTTTTCTTTTTCTTATTTTTTATTACTGGAAAAAGGGCTTTTAAGAGATTAACCCTTTAGAACTCTTATTTTTATGGTTATAAAATTGTAACCTTTAAGAATTTAATTGTGAAACCGTCAGGCAACTTAGTTGTACCAGCAGGAAGTCGCCCACCTACTATTTGTGCAACTATTAAAGTATCTGTTGGTTTTAAACTGATAGAAACACGATTACATTGGACATTTTTTCCTAACATATCTGTCAAAACCATAGCTGTATCTTCATGTCCTATTGCAGATATAAAACCTGCATTTTTAACAGCATCTATATCTATCGGTTTAATAGATACTGTTGTTGTTTTGCTTGTATCAAGCATTTGTAGTGAAAACGCATTTGACAAATATAACATAAATACCTCCTAAAGTCGCTGCCCTTATATTTAGACGAGAATAATTGACAGCTTCGCCTTATTTTTTTATGGTTAAAAGTGGGAGCCTGAAAGACTCCCAAAAATATGTCTTAACCTATTAATGTATGAAGCTTGTGAGGACTACTGATGCTGAATGATGACATTCTATATCTACTTGTAACACCTCCACCACGAAGTGGTCTTCTATATACACATGATGTAGTTTTTATGATATGAACACCACTTACGATTGAACAATGGATGAAAACATAATGTGGAATTCCTGGTTTTTTAAATATCATGTATTTACCTGGTACTTTTGATGTTCGTGGTAACACGATAATACTGCTACTAGGTGTTGAACCTAAAAAGCTGTAACCTTTTTTAATCATAATAGATTTTACATGTTTCTTCATAAATACCTCCTAAAGTCACTGCCCTTATATTTAGACGAGAATAATTGACAGCTTCGCCTTATTTTTATATTACATTCCCATATATAATATAGTAATGAAATCTTATGAATTACACATTTTATTCGTAATATTCAATAACTTTATAAGATCTACCAAATTTATCTGTCGCATATTTATGGTCTGCACTGAATTTAACTTTACCTAAATCCTTTTTATTTGGTATAGGATAATCAGCTAATTCTTGACCATCTTCAGTCACAGCAATAACTCTCCAATCATCATTAACAGCATTATATTTTATTCTTAAATCAACATTCATGTTTTCATATATAATATATTTATCTGCTTCAATTGAACGATCATTATTTCCTTCTAATCTTTTTGATATCTCATCATTTATCATTGCATCTCTTTCTTTCATGTTATTAGCATATTCAACTTCTTCTGGAGTATCATCATCTACTGTTATTGAAGGGGTATTGTTATTTAAAGCACCAATAAAATTATTTCTACCCACTTTCATTATTTCTCTAAAATAACTATTAGCATTAGATTCTGCACTATCTCCTTCTTCACCAATAAATTTACCTTCTTTAATTTGTAAATCCATAATTGATTTTTTAAGATTAGTCATTTCTTTTACTATTTGTAATTTAGTACTTTTTGTAGTTATTATTGATTGAATTAAATCATTAGTATACTTTGAGACTCCTTTAGTTTTTGAACCAGACATTGATTCATATTTCTTATCTAAACTTTTACCAAATTTATTTACTTCATCTAATAAATCATTTAACATAGTCAATTCTTCAGCAAATTCTTTTTTATATTTATTATCACCATCTTTTAACTTGTTATAACTTCGTTTACCTTTTCTTGCAATATCTCCTGTAACATCATCTTCATATTCATTATTTTCCCAATCATCTGCTATTTGATAAAAATTATAATCATATGTTTCTTCACCAAAGTCTTTAAGGGAATTTAATGAATCATCTTCTATATCTGACATTATCTCATCATATTCAGCCATAAAATCATAATCATCATTATAACTAGTATCAAATTGACTATTGTCATCAAGTTCAGGATTATTGTTTAATGTATCAAAATTCATATTATTTACCTCCTTGTTTTAATAATAAACATTATTATATTATTGTATTTTTATATCAAAAAAAATAAAGTGGAACATAATAAATTCCACTTTATTTTAAAATTAGGCTTCAATATATTTATTTTTTCTTTGGTTGATATGATGAATATTTTTTATTATTAGAATAATAACGGTCATAATCAAAAGGTGATATATATCTAAATTTATTTATTGGCATTTTAATTAATACTTCTTTTTCTCCGATAAAATTATTATATAAATTTTTATATATATTTTGTGATTTATTAAATTCATCTTCTAATATTTTTTCAACATCAATAGCTTCCATATCATCATCAACATATATTTCAATTATACCTCCAAATAAACCTGAAATACCCGTATTAGAAAAACTCTTTGCAATATTTATATCTTTAGAACAAGATATATAACCATTTTCATAATATCGTAAAGCACCTATAACATCAGCTGTTCCATCAACATTATGAAAACCATGATAAACTACTCCTTTATATTTATATTTTTCTATATCACCATATCTTTCCATTAATTTTTCAGATTTATATACAGGTCTTTCTCCTCCATAAGATAGATTTGAATAAAGTTCTTTATATTCATTAATGTCATCGAAATCACTATCGTTTATTAAATCATTTAATTTAGATAACATTTTTTCTTTTAAATCATCATCCATATTTTTGCATAATAATTCAGTTTTCAAATCTCGAATGGCTTCATATAATGAATATTTGCTTTCAAATTGCAAATCTCTTCCTGTAAATATATTATAAGAACCAATTATTGATGAATAATAATTTGATATTAATCTTTTTATCTCAACATATCTAGTTATATTATTTATATTGATTTTTAATATTGATGTTATTATAGCATATTCTTTATCTTTATTAAAATCATAATCTAACTCTATCTTTTGTTTTTCCTCATTTTTATCATTTACAATATTTTCTTTAAGAATACCTTTATTATATATTATTTCATCTAAACTTTCACCAACACCATATCTTGTGATTATTTTATAAAATAGTTTTATAAAATAATCATCTAAATTTTTAACTGGCTGTTTTCTTGAAAAACTAGAAGTTATCATTAAAGATAATTTAACTGCTAAAACCATTTTTAATAATTCCATATCATTATCTTTTATTGGTTTAATATCAATAACAGGTTTATACTCAAAATATGTTGTTTTTTCATCTATTACATATTCAGCCATAATATCTATTCTTTTATAAATTGAATTAGGTAAATTATTACTAAATATACAAGGATCAAGTTCACAACCTTTATTGATTAGGTGCATTATTTCAGGATTTGCAAAATAATTAAGAAAATATGTTGCTATTTTATAATTTGCAGATAGATTTTTCATATTATAAAATTTAGAATCATTACGACCATTTTTACTATAGTCAATCATTGTAAAATCATTGTATTTCATATAATTATATACCTCCTTAAAAATAAATAAAGATACTTTCCTAATATTAGGAAAATATCTTTTTAATTACATACCTTCTATTAAATTTAACATATACATAAAAATTACTATTTACATATTAGTTATATTTACTATTTGTGGAAATTTCTTTAATTGTTCTCTATTTATTTTACATATTAAAGACGTATACATGTTGTGTATATTTATTGCATAAAATATATCATCTGTTTTATTTAAGACTACAACATCAGTTACATCTACATCTGAATTCATTAATATAGGATGACCATTAGTCATCCCTATACTTGTAATAAATAAATCACCTTCCTTAATAGTAAATAGTTTAACTACTATATCACCAACTACAAGATGTGAAGTTAAGGGTAATCTATCTTCAGAGTAAATTAATTTTTCTAAATCTGTTAATTCATCACCACTATCTTTCATAACTCCTTTTTTATATCTTGACACATCTGTGTCAATAATTTGATTTACAATATTCCCATAATTAACTAACATAAAATATTCCTCCTTATACTTTTATATAATATATAATTATTTGTCATATCTTTTTCATTATTTTTTAAATATAATATTACCATACTTAAAATTATCAACATCAGTTTCAGATGTTAAAATTAAATCCACTGGTTCATTATCAAACATGTTGTTATGTGTTATTAAAAATACTTGTTCACAATTAACTTGTTCTATAAATTTATATAATATATTTATAAATTCTTGTCTGTTTTTATTATCTAATGGACCATCTAATTCATCTAAACATATTATATCATAATTTGTCATTGATTGTATTATTAACGATAATGATAATACTATTGAAATAAAACTACTTTCCCCTTGACTAGCATTTATAATATCAGGTACTAAAATACCCTTAGTTATAAATGGTATTCTGAATTCATTTTCATTTATAATAAAACCATCAATTTGTAATTGTCCGTCGAATACTGATTCCAATAAAGTATTCATCAGTATAGGACAATTTTTTAAATACACATTTAAATAAACTAACGGTATACCAGTAGATGCATTAAGAGCATCTCTTATTTCATTTATATCTTTAAATAATAAATTTAAAGCCTGGTATTCATTTGTTAAATTACTGTATTCTTTCAATTTATAATCCAGTTCTTCTTTATGTTTGTTATCTAATTGTATATTTGAATTAATTTTAACTAATGTTGAATTTAGTTGTTCATTACTATGTTCCAACTGTTCTTTTAATTCAATATTATGTTTTATTTCTTTAAGACGATATTCTACTTCGATAAATTCTTTCTTTATGGAATCTAATTGTTCTCTTAAAGTTAAAGCTTGTAAAATATCATTATCCCTATTCATTAATTCTTCTTTTCTTTGTCTTAATTCTTTTATATTATTTTGATATTTTTTAATATTATTATCATTTTTAATTATATTATCTTTTATCTTAATAATTTTATTCTCTATAGTAATATTATCTAATCCAAAATCTTTTATTGTTTGATATTCATTTATAATATTATCTCTATTTTTTTTATAATTATCCAATAATTCAAAAGATTCGGCATCATCTATTGCTAAATTTAACATACTACTATTTACTAAAAGTTTATTTTTTATTATATTATTTAAAATAACATTGATATTATATTCTATAGGAATATTGCTATTTATATCAACATTATTTATAATTTCTTCGATATTCGTTAATACTCTGTATATATCATATAATTCTTCATATTCTGATAATTGTTTTTTCAAATCCAATATTTTATCATCTATATTATTATATTCATCTAATTCTTCCATTAGTTTATTATAAAATGACATATATGGACATAATTTATCACATTTAAAATTTATCTTATCATCATCAAATAATTTATTTATGAATTTGCGTTTAGTTGAATTATTACTCAATGTTTCTAATTCCTCTTCTAATTTACTCTTATATATTAATAATTCTTTTTTAACATCATTATTATTCAACATTAATTTTGCTATAAATCTAACATTTTTTGTTTTATAAACATTTAATGATTTATAAGCTTGAGTTACCATTCTAATATTATCATTAACTCTCATTAATTCATTTTTATCATATTGAATTCTATCTTTAAGTTTTTTTTCTAATATGGATATCTGATTATCATAATCTTTTATAGAATCTTCTATATGTTGTAATCTAGTCACAGATACTGCTGTTTTTAATTTCTCTTCCAATTCTTGTATTTGATCATAATATATATTTTTTTCAGATAGTTCTTTATCTATTTTAGATTCATTTTGTTGAATTTCATTATCTAATTTTGTAATATTTTTTTCTGATAATAATCTATATTCTTTTTCAGTTTCATAAATATCTTTTACTAACACTAATTTATTTTCTGATGTTGTAATTGTATTATTAAGATTATTATAATTTTCAAGTACTTCATTGTAATCAGAACATACTAATCCTTTTAATTTAGTTTCATTTATTGCTATATCTTTTATTAATTTATTTTTGTCATATTCATTTGATTGTATTCTATCTGTTATGATTCGTATTTCATTGTTGAAATCTGATATATCTGTTACATTGTATTGAGATATTTTTTCAGATATATTTTTCATAACAGCTCTAACGTTTCTATATTCATTGGAAACTTTTTTATAAAAACTTTCATATATATCTATATCAGAAAAAAGTTTTGTTGCAAAAGATTTTCTACTAGTAGCTTTCATATTTATTAAACTTGTTACATTACTACCTAATCTCATTAATTTCAATAAATCTTGATCTATTCCTAAATTCAAATATACTTGTTCTTTAAAACTTTTAACATTACCATTATCATTTAATTCTTTTCCATTTTTACTGATATATGATTTAACTGATTTATTTTTGTTTTTAAATAAATAATAATGTTTTATTATATAAATATCTTTTTTATCTTGTATATGGATTTCTTTATATCCATCACAACCTTCTTTTATTAAGCAAACATCACTTCTAACATCCATGTTTCCACATGATGCAAAAGGATGTAATTCTGATAATATAGAAGTTTTACCTGAGCCATTCTTACCAGATAAAACTATTAATTTATTTTTTGATTTACTAAAATCTATTTCAATTTCAGATTTTTTCATACCTGAAATAATATTTACAAAGTTTTTTAATTTTAAATAAATTATTTTCATATAAAACAACACCTCCATATCAGATTGTTAATATTTAAATGAATTTTTACTACCAAACAAATATATAATGAATTACTGAGAAAGGAGTATTGGAATGGAATATAATAATTTTAAAATGAGAAAAGATTTTATATTAGAAGAAACAATGTCAACATTTGGTTTATCTTCAAAATATAAATTCGTTGATGTTACTAAATTAAGTGATACTAATGTAATAGAAGAATCATCTACTAAATTTAAAGATAAATATCCCATTTATATTGTAGTATCATGGTGCAATACGATACCTGATAAAGTAATATCTACTGTAACTGGATGTAGATATTGTCATGCAGCATTATCATTAGATTCATCATTAAAAAAATTATACAGCTTCAATTTATTGAATCACGAACATAAAAAACATGGGGGTTTTAGTATAGAATCATTGAAACGTTATCTAGATGATTATGAAGATAGTTTAATGGCAGTATTTACTATTTTTTTAGATAAATTTACTTTTGATGCATTAAAGAAAAATATTAAATGGTTCATAGAACATACTAAAGAAACATCATATAGTTTTTTAAATATAATTGCTTATGGTTTACATTTACCAATACAATTTACAAATAGAATGGTTTGTTCACAATTTGTCGATAATATTTTAAAAAGAGTAGGTGTAGATGTTACAGGTAAACGAAGTTCACAAGTATCAGCAGCAACATTTTATAAATCAAAGTCAGAATATATTTATAAATGTTATGAAGGTGAGATTAAAAATTATAAATCTTCAATATTAAATAAAAATATAAATAAAATAAAAAATAAAATTAAAACATATTCTAATGAATAAAAAAGATATAGAGTTATAATTTAACTCTATATCTTTTATTATTTTTTTTATTATATATTATTTTTTAGATTCTTCTTCTTTACTTAATTTCAGTTTACCATCAGGATATAATGTTGCTTGAACTGAAGTATCTAATTTATTTTGTTCCATACATTCATCAATATATTCATCAACTATTTCATAATTTTCATTCATAACATAATTATTACATTCTATATTTAAGCATCCTTTAGTTTTAAATCTTAGTGTTGAATCTTCTAATTTAAATTGATATTTGCAAATTTTATTAAATTTACAAGATTTACATTGTAATTTATTAGCTTCCCCTGTTTCTTTTTCGTCATTATATTCTGAACAATTAACACCTAACATACCATTAGTTGTTTCAATTAAATCTGCGTTTTTGTCGTTAAAAACATCCACCCATTTACATATATTCATATTTATACAATTTTCACAATTCATATTATTTTTACCCCCTTATTTTTTTATTATTCATTAATGATAATATATAACATATATGAACACAACTATTATTATCATTATGTTCATATATCCATAATATTTAATATTTATTTATCAACTATATTTGGCTCTTCAAATTTTGGTAAAGCTAAAGCCCATTTTAACAATGTTGAAGTAAAATCATTTATTGCTTCTACAAGCTCAATAGTTGTTAAACCATTATCTTCAGTACAACCACGTTTAGCACGTATTGTTGCTGGATCTTCAATATAAACATTTTCATTATTAAATAAATCAATATCTTTTGTAGGTTGAATGACATAAGGATATGAAAATATTTTATTTTTAAAATAAATATAACCAGCATTATATCCATCATGAACATGACCTGCACAACTATATAATGTCTCATAACCTTTTTTGTTTAATATCACTATAGTAGCAATTAATGCATCATCAATTGCTACTAATTTAAGAGTATCTATATTCCCATCAATACCTATACTTACAACATGTGGAAATTCAATTGCATCATCAAATTCATAACCATCGAATATTATACCTGTTTCTAAATTTACTAATTTCATTTTAAACCCCCTATATATTATTCTTCATTATCTTCTTCATCTCCACCAAGGTCAATGACATCATATCCAGATGTTGAATCATATCTGAATATTTTGTTTGATGGATCTAAAGAATTTTTGTTATCTTTGAATTCAATTAAGATATCCATATCTAATAAGTCAACCCACTTTAATAAATTATTTATTGTTAATGCACCTCTTTTACCATCAGGTGATGTTTTTGTATCTAAAGATGCTTTTATATTTGTTATGTCATGGGTTTTCTTGAATTTATCTTTATAATCTTTTAATGATATTTTCTTTTCTATTAACATTAATTTTACTAAATGTTTTAAAAAGTCATCATTTTCGTCTAATTCAGGAATATAGATATCTGTTGATTTATTTATATCTTTCATTATCTTATGTTGCAATCTAGGATTTATATTATTTGCTCTCCTTATTATTGAAGCTATACTATCATCTTTAATTTTATCAAAAGCATATAAATCCTTTTCATCATTATCTAAAAAGAACATATATTCATTATTGTCGTTAGTAAATAATCCTGATTTATATTTTCTTTTTTTACTTATATCACCTCTATAAATATATACATATCCATCTTTAAGATATCCAACATCTATATTTAGTTTCTCTTCATAATTGAACGGTTTTATTGGGTAAATTGTGTCATCTCCTTCAATGGAGAGAACACAATTACCATATAAATAATTACTCATATTCTAAATCCTCCTTTTATAAATAAACCCTTTCAACAACATAATCTTTTTTTCTGTCTAATATTTCTATTATGTGACAATGTTGAAAATCTAAATATTGAGCACTATAATATTTATCTCCTACTCTAATTTCTGTACCCAAATCAAACAATTCACTTATTCCACTTATTGTAGGACTTGGATGTCTCATACTTTGTGGAGTAACATTAAAACTATATTCCACTTCTTCATCTAAACCATATTTTTTCATTAAATCTCTAATTTCTTGTTTCATAACATTACCTCCTAAATTATATTTATTCCAATTATATAATATATAATTAAATTATTTACCTTTTTCATATTACGAAAATAAATTAGGGGTATTATTTTTTAATACCCCTAAATATAAATTTAATTTAAATTAATATTTTTATTTTTCAACATACTAAATAAATTATTTATTTCATCTTCGTCTAATTCTTCTCTGTCTAATAAAACATCAGCTATGTTATTAACTAAATCGATATTGTCTGATATTAATTTTTTAGCTACTTCATAACTATCATCTAATATCTCTTTAATTTTTTCAGTTGCTTTAGCTTCAGTTATAATATCTCTCTCATATGGTATTATTAATCCAAATTCATCATCCATACCATATTTAGTTACTATATCTCTAGCATAGCGATTAGCAGTATTTATATCAGAAGAAGCACCAGTTGTTATATTTTCTTTACCAAATACAACTTCTTCTGCAGCTCTGCCAGCTAATGTTGATACTAAATCATTTAACATTTCTTGTTTAGTACTATTATATTTATCTATACAGTTATCTTCAGAATGCACAAAACCTAACATACCTCCTCTAGGTAATATAGATATTCTTTTAACAGTAGTATGTGTACACACTAATTTATTTGCTAATAAATGACCAACTTCATGAACAGCAGTTATTTTCCTTTCTAATTCTTCAAAATTTCTATCTTTATCAGGGGCACCAACTACTTGTTCTTCAAATGCTTCTTTAAAATCAATTTGTTCTATATATTCTTTATCTAATTTTAAAGCTCTCCTAGCAGCTTCATTTGCAACTAATTCAACATCAGCACAATTACGTCCACTTAAATCTTTAGCTATTTCATCTAAATCTACATCTTCACTTAAAGGTCTTTTATTAGAATATAATTCTAAAATTCCTTTTCTAGCATTAAAATCTGGTAATGGAACTTCTATTTTAAAATCAACTCTACCACTTCTTAAAAATGCTGAATCTAATAAATTTAATGCATTTGTTGCAAATATTAAAAATATCTTTTCATTATTTTGAGAAGACATTTGTGATAATAATTCATTCAATACACTATTTCTAGCTTCACTTGTTTCACTAGAATTTCTTTTCTTAGCTATTGAATCTATTTCATCTATGAATATTACAGTTTTACCTTCTCTTTCTCTAGCATCTTCAAATAAATTTTTTATTTGTTTTTCAGATTCTCCAATATATTTTTGTAATATATCAGATATATTTTTTTGTATAAATGTCGCATCAATTTCATTTGCTAAAGCTTCAGATATATACGTTTTTCCTGTACCTGGAGATCCATATAATAATATAGCTCTTATAGGTTTTATATGCCATGCTTTATATTTTTCTTCATTTTTAAATTGGTCTATTATATCATATAATTTATCTTTTACTTTATCCATACCTACAACATCTTTAAATGTGTGATTTGATAAATTTTTGTTCTTTTTAGATTCTCGTTCAGGTTTATACTTAGTATTTACTATAATATTAGGATACTTCCCAATTATATCAAAATCTTCATGCACAAATTTCTCTATATCATTAGCCATTTTATCAATTTTAATAATTGCTTCATAATATTTAAATTTTACTGAAGGCACTAATATTGTTAATTCTGTTAATAAAAAATTTATAAATTTTTTATCTGCTTCAACCATTTTTTTATTATCAACAATATTTTTCAAATTATAATAATATTGAGTTACAATCTCTCTATTTTCTACATCACTACCTATAACGTCAAAATTTAATTTTGATACTTCTTCTATACTTCCATTATCATTCAGTATGATATCGAATAACTTTTTACCTTTCATAGTTATTTCATATCTTGATTTATCATCTCTATTCATAACATACCTCCTTATTATATATTAATAACTTGTTAATCATTAAATTATATTTAAACCGAGAAATATTTCTCGGTTTAAATTTTATAAACTCGTAATTGACATATTGATACCGTTAGTATCAGTAAATATCTTACTTATTATATTTGAATAATCTTCATAAGACTCTATTCCCATATTATCAATATAGTCATATTCATTTTGTAATGCTTCTTCTATAGACTGTATCAATTCAAATTGTTTAGACTCAGGTTCTTTTTTATCTGATATAAATAATCCATTTGTTTTAATAAATGGAGTTAATATACCAGTACCTCCAGGATCAGAGTTACCTGTAACATTTAAATCTATTCTACCTATAAATGATGGATCTATTCCTCTTTGTAAAGTACTTAATGTCTTTCCTGATTTTCCACCTTGACTATTAGGACCTTTAATTGTAAATTTTAATTTATTAAAGAAGTCCATATCATTAACAACATCATCATACTTAAATAAACCTGAATCATATAATTCTGTTATTAATATATCTCCTTTAAATGAAAATATTTGTTCTACTGCATCCAAATTTTTAGAACCACTTCTCTTTACTTTACTCATTGCTCTGTATAATCTTGAACTTAATGTCCCTGTTAATAATGATGCTATATATTCATTATCTCTTAATCTTTTATTTGTCACATCCATCATCTTTTTTGATTTTAATTCATTATAATTAAAGAACATCCAGCGTAATGCACCATACATATTATCTTTATTTTCAGGAGATAGATTTAATACTCTTTTTGTTGTCATATCTATCATTCTATCTACTGATTGTAAAAGATTTCTTGCTTTTGCTCTTTTAAATGATGCTTGATTTAAATTTTGATGATTACCTAATTTTTCTAACCAATAATTTTTTTCAAATATTTCCTCCATTGTTGTTCTATTTGAAATATTTTCAATTATCATTCCTATAATACTTTTTACTTCATTACTACGATCAAATATAAATCTATTTACTTTAACTGATATTTTTTGACTTATTTTAAAATATATAAATTCATCCATATCATCAGGATTAGGAGTTTCTACAAAACGAATAATATCGTTAACTCCAAAATATCTTAATGTGTCATTTATACCCATTTTAGCAAAATATAATAATAACATACTTATTTCATTTTTAAAAACTTGAGTATAATATATTGGAACAGTATATGTTACTTTATCATAATCATGAATATATTTTACTTTTCTTTTTAAAGGAATAGGCATTATTGATTTTAACACAACACTATTACTTGTCGTATATGTTGTACTATCAACCAATTGATACATTAATATATATTTTTTCCCTTTTAATTTATAACATCCATCTTTATCTTTCAAAGGAATTAATATATTTTTTGTATATTTACCTGACAATGTTGTAGTTTCCCCATTTCTTTCAGTTACATCAAGATTAAGTTCATATGATATTTTCAATTCACCAAGATGATTTTCATTAACATACATAACTTGAATCTTTTCAGTTTCCTTTTTATCATTAGAACCTTTTTTTCTAGTTCTAACATATTCCCCTAATTTTATTTCACTTTCTTTTTCTGTATATTCAAAACCTGTTATTTTTATACATTCAAATACTTCTAAAGATTTGAATGCTTCATAAATATAAAGATATAATTCTTTATCTAATTCCCTATTAATTAGGGGAAGATTTAACTCATCGTTAAACCCTCTGCAGTATTCTGATAGCATCTTATACATAATACAACCCCTCCCTAAAAATATAACGTACTACCATGATGTTCTATTTCTTCATCCTTATTTACTAAAATACTATCTTCTAATCTTGAATCATTTTTAACCATTAATTTATATTCTGGTAATGAATCAAGACATATCATATCGTTATTCATTTCAAAATATATTAAATCATATAATTTAAAACTATAATCTTTTTGTTTTAAGTGTTTTTTTATTTCATAAAATACTTCTTCTAAAAAGATTCTTGCAAATATATCAATTAATTCATTTTGATCGATAGCAATAGCAGTTATAGAATATAATGAATTTCTTACTATATATAATAAATCTTCCCAATATTTTTTATTATCTCTATCTATAATTCTACCTTTAAATTTATTTAAAGGCATTTGAGTTTTTTCATATTTTTCATATGATATACACATGATGTCGCAAGCTTTTTTGCCTAATCTAAAATCAGGAAGAATATTTGTTGCTTTTTCAGTTTCTTCAAAATTTAATTCAACTAAACCTAATATTAACAAATCATCTATATTTATATATGCTGACATATCATTATTTTCTCTTATGCTATTTAAATTAGAAATTACAGTTTTCAAAAATATTGAGCCTAATGTTGGAATTAATTGTCTTTTAATAATACAAATTCCGTATTCGTAAGATAATCTTACGAATACTTTATTTGAAATATTATCTATAGCTTCCATTTGTTGAACTGTACTAAGATATTGATATTTCATTAATCAACCCTCCTAATTACATTATGTCCATCAACAGAACTAAATATAAACATATCATGGATATTTATTTCTTCCATGAATTCAATATTACTTTCTATATAATGATTAATACTTAATATTAAACATACAAATAGTGTTCCATACAATTCTTTTGGTATAATAATATCCTTTTCTTTTAATTTATCGAAATACATATTTTTTTCATCTTTAAAATATGATGCAACATTATTTAAATCCAAATTAATTATAGTACAATCATAATTTTGATTATTATCTATTCTGTATTCTTTAATATTTTCATCCCCATTAATATATATTTCAAATGGGGATAATCTATATACTAATCTAACATCATTTTTTGGTGTTAAAACAATGTCATCTATAAATATTTTCAATGCTTCAATGATTGGATTAATATCATTTACCATGATTTTCATATTTTGATAAATCACGGAACATAAATAATAATCGAATCTTTTTTCGAAATCATTCATAATATTATATCACACTCCTTTTTATTGTTCTTTTTGTAATTCTTCCATTCTTTTTTCAAATAATTCATTTATTACTTCTTGTTGTCCTGAAGTTGTTTCTATTGATGAAAATTTACCATCTTCGTCAATTACTATTAAGAATTGGTCTAAAATTCTTATTGTATCATCTTCAATTTGTTTGAATTTAACTAAATTCAACATTTCATCTAAGAACACTTCTGCTATTTTGAAAATGATGTTATATTTGTTAAAGTGAAAATCATGACAAGTTTCAAGATATTCAGCAGCTTTAATAGATACGCTTTCTAATAATTTACAATCAACATCAGTTATTGCTTCTGATTCTTCTTCATTTAGAGGAATACCCATTTTTAACATTCCCAATCTTCCTAATGTTATTTCTGTAGATAACACATGAAGTTCATCTATAACATGTGTTATTGTCAACAAATCAAATAAATTTGTTTCTATTTGTTGTTTTTTAGGTTCTTTTATTAACTCCATAGATTTAAAATAAAATGCATCCATGAAACAATTCACGAATGCTGGAATCAATTGTTCGTGAGATATTTTTATTTTGTAATTTGTTTCCAATGATTCAATAGTTTTATTAACTATTTTTGATACCTCTTTTTCATTTCCTAAAATTTCTAATTGTTTAAACATATACTAATTACCTCCTAATTATTTAAAATCAACATAAACTGTATAGTCTATGTATTTTACATCTTTAACTTCTATGTTGTTTTGTTTAAAATATTTACATATTGCACATCTTAACCATCTTAATTCATTTTCCATTTCTAATGATATTATTCCATGACGTATGGCACTATGTAAATAGTCATACCAATATTGTGAATATGATGATATCATACATTGCTTTGGATCTTCTCCATACAACAACCATGCATTACAATCATTTTCAAAATCATCTTTGACATATTCTGCTTCACAATCATATTGGCATTCATAAACTTTTTTATTACTCATATCAATATAATACATAACATCACCTCTTTCAATAATATAATATATAATTGAATTTATTATCTTTTACAAATGCAAAAAATCATCTATAAGGTTTTCTAATATTTCCCCTATAGATGATTTTATTAAAATATTACTTTTCAGAATCTTCTTCTAATTTATGCACTATATAATCATATTTGATTGTTATATTTTTTATTTCCATAAATCCAGTAACAACGCCTTCTTTATTTTTATAATATTTAAGTAAAGGCACTTTTTTCATTCTTTTTTTCATGTTTTTTAATACATGAGGATTATTTTGGTAAGTTAATACAGCAGCATATTCAGTTATATTTTTAGGAATATATGTTTTTATAGGTTTAACTTCTATTTCTAATTCACCATCTATTCCTACTATTTGTTTTAATAAATCTTTTTGAGCTCCTGTTAATTCTACTTCACCTAACATTAATATTTTTTTCATTATCAATTCCTCCATTTAATTTAATTTTACAATATTGTTATATCAAATATATTTTTTAATTAAAATATATTTTAATTAACATTTTATTTATTGATATTAAATTGTTAATCATTAAATAAAATTTTATGTAAATTTTGATTTAAAAAGACTAACCAAAAGGTTAGTCTGATATGCCTTTAACACCCTCTCGTAAGAGTTTTCAATCTATCTTTTTATATTATAATATTACTCCCGTAGTTAGAATTATATCATATTATAACAAGCATAACATGTTTAATAATTGATTGCAAATCTTATATTTAAAAAAGCTCCTACGTTAAATATAAGACAACAACACAATACATTAAAATGTTAGACTGAGTGTTTTTAAAACTTTTAGAAAAATCTTGAAGTTCTCGGTAAGTTATCTGTTGCTGAAATCTATAGATTTTTTTATTATATTTTCTTAAAAAGTCATAGTTGAAAATTTATAATCATTATTTTTCATTCTATTAAATCTTTTATTTTCAACTTTATCTATATCAATCTTTCCTGCCGAAGCGTACTAAACTTGATATAAATAAAATTTACTCTATAAATTCATTAATAAAATTATTATAATAATTATCAAAAAATGTTTAAAAAATATTTTTTAATCTACAGACCAGAAAAAATTAACATTGCATAACCACGTTGATCTTCTTAAAAGTGCTCAACCTCTCGTAATTCGTTAGCATGATTGACGCTTACTAATCCATTATTCTAATATTGGAATCTGTTCGAATAATGTCGTTCTGATTACAATCACGAATTCCTCCTAACTACTATACGAGATTATGAACTTTTAATTTTTACATTTTCATTATTATATTGTTGTACTTATAAAATTTTATATGCATCATCTAAAGTTATTATTTTAACACCTTTTTTCAAAGCATCTACTGTTTTTGATGATACTACATCTAAAGAAGGGACTATTAAATACTTAGTATCTTTAGTTATACTATTAGTTATTTCATATCCTTTTTCTTCTAATACCTTTTCTAAATCTCTATCCCTTACTTTTGTAAAACAAATTTTCCCTTTAGATGTTATATTATATTTTTTAACAGTTAATGTTTTTAATAGAAATTCTATAGTATTTAATTTACTATTTATACCTCTTTGAATTTTAGTACATGTTTTTTCTCCAAAACCACTTACGCCAATTAATTCTCCTATCAAATAACCTTCTTTACATACTTCTATTAACTTATCTAAATCCATTACTGTTAATACTTTTTTAAATATTCTTTCTCCTATATTTGGAATGCCGATTGAACCTAATAATTCATAGTCATAACATTCTTTTTTGGCATTTATACCATCTATTATATTTTGATATGATTTTAAACCAAATCCAGGTATTGATATTATTTCTTCTTTATGATCTTTAAGTTTATATAAAGATTCTATATTAGTCAATATTTTTTTATCAAATAATGTTGTTACTTTCCCTATTGAAATACCTTCAATTCTCATTCTATTTATATAATTAACTATATTTCCTATTATACGAGAAGAACAATTATTATTCACACATTTTAATACAGGATCTTCTTCTAACTTACAACCACAATATTTACAATGAGTTGGAACTCTAAATAATTTACCATTTATATTTTTATTACAACTAGCATCTACATCTAAATATGGAATTATTTCATATTTAATAATTACTTCATCACCTTCGTGTAAATCTAATGATTTAAATCTATCTATTGAACCTAATGATGCTGAACTTATTTCATTACCATTCATTATAACTTGCTCAAATTTAGCAACAGGAGTAATACAACCACCCAAACCTACAGTAAATTCAACATCAATTAATTTAGTTCTTTTTTGTTGAGCTGGAAATTTATATGCTACTTCAAATCTATTTATTGCTCCTATTCTACCTAATCGTCTTTGTACTGAAGGATCGTCTAAATATAAAACAACACCATCTGTAACTAATCCATTTTCTCTAATATAACTATTTACTAAATTTATTTTATATTCTATTTCTTTAATATTATATATACTATCACAATGTTCATCGAAATCACTATTTAATATTATTATTTCATTTTCACCATAATATTGTTGTCTTAAAGGCATTACTGTTAAATAACTACCTAATTCTGGTCTAAGTTCTTTTTCATTTAATATACTAGATACAGCTGATCTTGGATTATTATATTTCTTTTGTTCTATACAGAAATTATCAAATTGACTTCTTTCCATTACAGTTTCTGTTTTTATACCAAATGATTTATTTTTCTTTGCATATTCTTTAAAATTAATTTTATCTTTAAATATAGCTGTTACTTCAACAGCTATATTTTTATCAGTATCTCCTCTTAATAAAGAGTGTAATATATTACCATATTTATCACATTCATGAACAACAGATAAACCATCATGTTTTGGTTGTATAGTTACTGAAGGATTTGGTATTTTTTCACCTAATATATTTTCTATACTATTTAACCATTCTTCTAAACTCATTCTGTTTTCTTTAAATGTTATTTTGTTACCTTCATCTTTAATTGATAATGCATTCTTTTGCATTTTTGTCATAAAATGAATTTTATTTATAGTTCCTCTTAACATTGGATATTGATGTCTTCTCAATTTTTTACCTTGTATATTAGTTGAACCAACTATATCTCCTAAACCTTTATCTAACATTAATTGATATAATTTATCAAATGATTCATCTGTAATAGGTGAATCTATTGCTGTATTATTATATATAAATTGAGTTATTTCTATTATTTTTCTAATAGTTACTAAATCCATGTCATCTAGTTTATCAATAGTTAAAAGATATTTAACTATTTCTTCAAAATTAATCTTTTTTAATAAATAAACTGTTTCTCTTAATTCCTCTTCATCCATTTTCTTAATGTTATCACCTAACTCTAATAATTGATGATATATTGTTATTTTATTCATATTATACCTCACTTTCATATATTATTAATGCTTCATTTATCAATAAATCTATATCTAATGGATTTATTTCATTAACAACAAATCTTGTTGCTTCTTTAATATCTTTTAAATTTGTTAATTCAAAATTCTGCATATTCTCAATTCGATTTTCTACATATAAATCAAGAATATTATTTTCTTCAAATTCTATATTATTATCATTTAGAATATTTTTAATATTTGAATAATCTTCATCTTTTATTTTTATATATTTCATAGAAACCTCCTAAAATATTGTATTAATAAGCCTAGAAATTAATCTAGGCTTATTTTTTTATTCTTCTAAATTTGATATTATTTTTTCTCTCATTTCCTCAACTTTTTCAAGATATTCTTCTTCGGTTCCTACGAAATATTCTTCTTCCATAGCTTTTTCTAATTCTGTCTCTACTATATAATGAACATATTCAGTATCAGTTGCTTTAAATCTTTCTCCATTATATTCTCTTTCTTTTTCTTCACCATTATCTAATTCAGGATATAACAATTCAACAGTTTCCTTATATTCTTCTAACTTAAGACCCATTGGTTTAAGATAAGCATCAAATACTTCAACATTTCTATTAATTATATCTGAATCTGTTCTTAATTCATCTACATGACCATCTTTTAATAATCTAGTTGGTAAATCTCTAGTTCCTTCTATACTATTACGATAACTCATATTTTGTTTAGCTAATGCTATTGGTTTCATTCCTATTAATAGATTTAATAATTCATCAATTCCCCAACGACAAGGAGTTTTAGGATATAATATTTTATTTTCTTTAGCTTGGGCATCTTTTATAGGAACACCTATTAATGAAACACCACCAACACTTCTTGAAGAGAACCCTTTAGCTGCAGTTTGTTTAAGTCTAATTATATACATTTCTCCTGTATAATTTTCAGTCATTATAGGTCTATAACGACCATTTATTTTCTTAAATACTTTATAAGGAGTTAACCAATCTCCGTGTTTTTTATATATTTCTTGTAATACATGGAACAATGGTTTTTTATGCCAGAATGGAGGAATATTTACATAAATACCTCTTTCATATATATCTTGAATAAATTCATCTTTTTGTTTGTCATCATATTTATTATATAATTCCCTCATACGTTTTTCTTGATCTTCATTGAAATATTTTATCATCATGAATACAAGATTAGCACGTTGTTCATTTGTTTCTAGTGTTTTCATTCTATCAATAGTTCTATTCATTATGAAATTTATACTTTGTTCAAATAATTGGAACGTGTTTATTCTGTTAATAACACCAAGTCTATTAAAACATATTTCAACACGTTTACCATTTTCTAATACTGGCATATCTTCATCTTTTTCTATTGCTGATATAACACCTTTATTTCCATATAGTCCTGTTACCTTAGAACCTTTCTTTAAAGGAGTTTCTCTTGCAACAACAAATTCTAATATAACATTAGAGAATGGTTTCTTAGTTTGTACTTCACACCATTTTACATCTTTATTTAATATTTCTTTTGCTTTTTTATATAATCTATTCAATTCTATTGAATGTGGTAAATTATTAACTACTATATCTTTAAGACTATCATATATTTCTTGATAATATCTTAATTCATTTTCATAATAATAATTTAATTGACTATGATATTCATTTTCTTTCATTTCATCTAAAAACTTATTTGAATATACAGTTATATCAACTATTTTTCCTCCAGAAGCACCTTCGACACATAAAGTATCATTAGAGAAATTGATTTTTCTAAGATTAGATTCTTTAAAATCAAAGAATATTTGGTCATTATCAATTCTTCTAGTAGCACATATTATTTTATCTTTTATTTCTTCTCCTATATTAGGAAAAGTTTTATAGTTTTCACTATCACCATATATATTTAATAATACATCATTATCATTTATTGATACTCTAATAGTTTCAACTTCTGTTGTTTTTGTTCTTTTTTGAAATGACTCAGATATGATTATAGCATCTTCAGTTGTTCTTATATCTGAAGTATAACTAAATGTTGCATTTACACCTATACAATAATTATTATAATCATCATAAGATGTTGATTTATATAATAAATCTCCTTTCTTTACAGTTGAACCAACTTCAAGTTTATCTAGACTTTCATTATTATACACATAACCAAATTTTTCAGTTAAATCTTCTACTATTTTCTTTTCAATGATATCATATTCTCCAGTATCCGTATTTTGAACTACTAAAATATAAATATGATCATTCTTAAATTTGCATATTTTCTTTTTTATTTCCAAATTATTTCTAGCTCTTTGTATACCTGAAGAATGTTCTCCTACCATATTAAAGAACTCAGTAAATACTTTTGGAAATTCAGGATTATTCATATTTGTTCTTTGCTTTAAATGACCTGTGGTCATTAAAGTTCTTGAACTAGAAGTGTATATTGGATGTGTTAATAATGTCATCCCAAGAATGGCATTATTATCCTTATACTTTTCTTCAAGTCCATTAAGAACATCACTTAATTCTGCTGTACTTGAATTAAATACTACCTTATTATCATCTTTTTTCTCTCTAGCCATTAAATAATTACCTCCTCTATTCTTTTATATCTATTATATAATATAGCTTTAAAACAATTATCTTTTACAATAATAAATGACAATTAGAAAAATACTAATTGTCATTTATTATAAGTGTCTATTTAATTATATCAAAAAATTGCTCTTCAGTTAAACCTATGTTGTCTCCAAATTCACCAACATCTGTTGTTCCAAATAACATAGCTTCAAGATGAGGTTGAACAGCATCCATTAATACTTGTTTAACTTCAGGTCTTTTAAATTCTTCAACGAAATTCAATTCATCAAAGCGAACATCTTTATTATCTCCTATATATCTAGAATTTCTTCTACCACCATTAAGAATACCTAATTCTTCTTTAGCATAATATAATAATGATCGTTCATTACTGAAACCTCTATTTTGGTCATATACTAAAGGAACTGATACTCCTGATATATTTGTTCTAGATTTTATTATTTCTGATTTTACAGTAAAACCAGCATATCCATCTTCTTCAATATTTGCTTTACTTGATCCAACAGCTACATTTTTAATTATAGTATTAGCATAATAAACTGTAGCAGTACCTCCTGGTAATTGCTCATCTTGTTTTAAATATAATACTTGAGCTTGAGATTTAGCAAAAGGATTATCTATTTGAATTTTAGGATGAATATGATTTATAGATATTATAGTTATATTATATTCTCTAATTATAGATAAATATTGTTTAAAGAATTGAGTTAAATCTCTTGCCACTCTCATAGCATATGTGTTTTTACCTAATTCTATATTATCAATCATATAATCCTCTTCACCAGAACCTTTTTTTGCTTTAACTTTCTTTTGTTCAGGTTTCATACTTAATTGAGGAATACTATCTATAACAAAAACTGTAGGAACATATAAATCCATCTTTTCACCAAATTCATTTTTAAATTCAGTAGTATATGTGTAATCTTTTTTATGTTTAGCTTTTTCTTGAGTTATTGCCATGATAGTATCTGTTATATTTTCTAAATAAGTTCTATCTGATTTTAATATAATATGTTCGCTTAATTCTTTATTTGTTAAGTTAGTAAGATTTCTATATCTTGTTAATGTCATAGCTCCTTCTAAGTCAAAATGAATGACAAGACCATTCTTATAAGGTTTAACTATATTAGCAGCCATTTTACAAGCCATAGCAGTTTTAGCAGTACCTGATTTACCTATTAATGTTATAAAACTACCACCTACTACTCCTATTGCATCATGATTACCAATAATATTTTCATCCATATCTTTAGCTACCAATTTATATCCTAAACGATAATCTAATAAGTCTAATCCTGTTTTATATGGTACTAATGAGTTAGATTGTTCAAATAGATTATCTTGGTCATTCTCTCTCAATCTTTTTAATAATAAATTATCCATTTTTTACCTCCTTATAAATCTACAACAATTTGCATACCTAAATCTGTTATTGATTTATTAAAAATATAACTTAAAGTTTCAATAATTTCACTATCATTCATTAAACCTGAACTCATTACACCCTTTACATAACGTAATGACCAAACTTCAAATTTAAACATTTCATATTTTGATAATGATTCTTCAAATTTTGTTATATTATTTATTTCTATATTCATATCATTTGCTTTATCAAATACTATAGTAAATAATTCATTATTACATTTATCTACTATTTTATATTTTATATCTTTGTTATTTTTTATTTGCTTTTTATCAGTTTCAATATTTATTGACATATCGTCCATCCTTTTAGTTTTTTCTCCTGGTTCCATAAAATCATTTTTTAAAACATTTTTAGGTTTATTGACACTTAAATCTATATAGCGAATTTGTTTTCCATCTTTCATTATTTTTATATCTTCATATGGTTGAGTTATATCACTTAATGCTTCAATAACTTGTTCTGAAGTATTATATGTGCCATATAATTTATAAGGCATCATTAATTTAAAAAGTCCTTTATTTTTTACATAAATTTCATACATATTAAACATTACCTCCTTAAAATAAAAATATGAACATATTAATGAACTCTAAAAATAACATATATTTTTGTATAAAATTAATAACATCAATTTTTTGATTATCATCCAGATGATCAAAAACTACAATAGTTGGTGATATATTAAATACATTTGTCATTTTTATACTATGATAAATATCTTTAGTCATTTCAATTAATTCATTCATATTAAATATATTTGAAATTGTTATATTACTTACTCTATAAATTTCATAAGTTCTAATTAATTTATATATATCTTCTGCTAAAGTGTTATAATAATAAACGTCAGGATTATCATATGAAAATTTTGATAAATTTACTATTTTTCTTATAACTATTCTATTTTTCTCATCAATGCTTAAATTTTCTTTTGACAAATCGTAAACTCTATCATCTTTCATAGCCATCATTATTATGTCACCTCTTCCTATTTGATTCTCCATACTATTCTTCCATTAGATAAGTCATAAACAGATACCTCTATCTCAACTATATCATTTTCTATTATGCGAATACCATTTTGTCTCATTTTTCCTGATAAACTACATACGACATTAATATCCATCGGTTCCTTAACATTTACTATAAATTTACAACCAGGCAAAGCTTCTTTTACTTCACCTTTTAATTTCAAACAATCTTTTTTAATTTTATTCAACTCATTTATTCCTCCTATTAATATAATCCATAATAATTTGTATATTATTAAATAAAAAAAAATAAGTGGTTAAAACAAAACCACTTATTCATTATAATATCATAATATATTTAAATTAAAACATATCGTTGTACTTACCTTCTTTTTTGATTTCTTCTAAAATATTATAATATTTTAAAGCACCTCTACATTTATCTGAATTATTTTTTATTAGATTACTTTTAACTAGTTTTTCTACACATCTGTTGTCTAAATAAACATCGTCTAATGACATTTCTAATCCTATTGTTTTACCGAAATTTCTAACATCATGCATTACTTGCATAATTGTTTCTTTAGCTTTTTGTGTATCCATATAATATATTAGTTGATATACAAAACTTTTTAATCTTATTTCATATCTTTGTAGTTTTTCATCATTAGAGCATGGAGTTCTTAATATACCAGCTAATAATTCCTCTGGTTTTAAACCAGGAATTGCTGTTTCATATAACCATCTTAAAAATTCTTTACTAATATTCATTTTTCCTATTCTTGGACTATTATATAATATTGTAGGCAACATTTCAGTTATTCCATTTACTTCCTTAATTTTATAGAAAGGAGATGTGTTTACTCCTCTAAATGTCCATAAAGATACATAACTAACTATCTTTAATAATTCATCATTTTTTATTTGGTTAGCAAATTCTGTTGTTCTCAATCTAAAGCCAATATCTATTGCTAACTGTTTTTTATCTTGAATGACATCTTTTCCTATTGTTGCAACTATCAATACATGAGAAAAGTCACATTCTAGACCTGAAGTCATTGCCACTCTTTCTGTTGCTTCTAAGAATCTATCATCAGCTACATATGACATAACTTCTTCAAATTCATTTCTTTTGGAAAATTTAAAACGACAATCTTTAACATAATTGATTAAAATAATTTGATATTTTTCTACTACCTTTTCCATTTCACTCATGTTCAAATCATAAGTCATTTCATTTAAAAAGTTTTTAATTGTTAATTTTCTTTTCATTAATTTTACCTCCTAATTATTGTTACCTAGTTGTTACTAAGTATATTTATTTCAATTATATAATATATAAGTGAAAATTGTACCTTTTTCAAAGAATAAGAACATAAAAAAAATAGAAGAAGTTTTTGAAACTTCTTCTATTCGGATTAGTTTATTATTGAATTTAGAATAAGATGTCGTCTCCTCTTAATTCATCTAGTTCATCAAGAGCTAGTTGTAATGCACAATTTTGAAAATCAAAAGCTCCTGCGGCTTCTAGTTTTTCAATATCTTCGAAACTATATTCTTCAACATATAAATCTTCTTCATAATAATCATTTTCTAATATTCCCCTTCATCTTTTATAACCCCCTATTATTATTTTTAAATAAATCTTCCAATTTGAATGCGTCAACATTTAATGAGTCTGATGATGTAAAGCTCATAACACATGTACCAAATTCATTAAATATCAATATATCATATGCATAATGGTCATTGTCATCAATTTTTAATTTAGTATTTTCAAAATCGAATTCATAATTCGATTCTTTTGATTTAAATCTCGCCGTTGTGAATGAACCATTTGGTATTTGTCTCTCAGAGAATTCAACTACTATTAAGTCGTCACTTTTGTGTAAATCAGTAATTAATTTAATGACAAATTTAAATAATTCATTTGACTGTTTTTTATTTTGTAAGGTATTCCTTTTCTGTTTAACAATTACAGTACCCCCTATATATTATTATTTTTGAATAAAGATATAAAATGATTTTATATCTTTATTCATTATTATAATATAGTATTGAAATGTCATGAATTACAATATTTGCTTTTTATTATATTTTTATTTACCTATTATTATATTGTTTTTTGAATATAATTTAATTGCATAATCAACTATATCATTAGCCATTTCTTTAATTTTATTTTCTGATGTTATAACATTGTCAATACTATTTCCCACTATACCAACTATAGAATTTGAGCCTATTTCTATATTATTAAAGGAGTTATCAATACCTGCACGAGGTATAACTCCTTTACGTCTGTGAACTAAGTCTCCTGGTTTTAATTTTGATGATAAAGCAGCATCTATTGATATTACTCTGTGTTTGTCTATTTTTTTTATTGTAGAATCCCAATAATCTTTTACATTGGTACCATGGATGGGTTCTTCCATAGTACCATAAACCTCATATCCCAAATCTTGTAATTTGCTTCCAACCATAGGACCAACAGAATCAAATATGATTCTTGGTGTTCCTATGCATACAAATATTTTATCCATAACTAGACCTCCTCTAATTTATTATTTGTTTTAAAATATTTATTATGCAAAAATAACAACATGTGTATGTCGTTCATTATATATCACTATATAATCATTTTTATCTATTACTACATAATTTTCATTTTGAAAATTTCTATTTATTTCATTTCTTTTTTCCTCTTGTCTGTCAATATTATCATCATAATCACCTATTGTTGTAACTGTTATATGCATATTGTCAGGTATGTCTTTTATTAATTCATTAAAATCTACCACACTGTTAATTATTTCTGACATTAATTTTAAGAATACATCTTTTTTCATTATCATAATATATAACCCCCATTTTTTCCAATATGATACAATACACCTGTTATTCTTGTTATATCTGCAGTTATATCATCTAAATTTGTAATTGATACTATTTCGTAATAGTCTTTTTTTGATGATATTTTTCTTTTATGTCTAAGTATTGATTTCACGATTCCTTTTGCCGTCACTAGATCTTCGGCTCGTATAATCACAAAATCAACATCAACATTACCTGAAGCATATATTCCATGAATTTCAAATAAGAATTTTTTCTTACTAACAAATTTTAATAATTTCATAATATTACCTCCATTTTATATTTATTTCTATAAGTATAATATGTAATTGAAATATTATGTTTTTACAAATAACAGATAAAAGTAATATTACTTTTATCTGTTATTATCTCATTATTCTATTGAATCATCTTTATTTTCAGTATTAGCATCCCATTTAGACATATCTAATTCAGTTAAATTTGAAGATCCTTGGAAAAAACCTGATAACTTTGTAATGTTAGTATTAATCCATTTAGATACATTATCAAAATCATTATCAGAATAATTAAATTTATCTAATTGCAATAAATTACTCTGTTCTACATTTTTACTTAACAAATCAATATCATAGATTCTTTTATTTTTAATTGATTCTTCTATTACAAAATCTACTGTTTCAGAATAATAACCATTACTTTCACCATACCATGATATTGTTACATAACCTTTAACTGTAGCTAATTTGTAAAATGTCCAAGTCCCAGTACCCCATTCATCTTCACCTATATTACCTTTGTTTACAATACATTCTGCCATAGTTATTGGTGAATCTAAAAGATGACTTAAATTACCACATATATCTTTAATATAAACTTCTTCACAACAATCTTGTTCATGATACATATGATAAATATTATTTTCTGAATCTGTAAATTGTATTTCATTATCTCCTTTGCATTCGATATTTATTAAAATTTTTCCTTTTAAGGTCTCAAATTCAACTTCACGTATGAACATTAATATTACCTCCTTTTATTTTTGTAATATTAAATCTTTAATATAAAAATTTGAATTTTCTTCATTGAAAATATTAAATTCATATAATATACCATATGTTGTATCAATAATGGAAATTATATCATTAATATTATCGCTTTCATCATTTTGTATAACTTTAACTAAAATATTATCCGCTTCTCGTTCATTGCATGGTATGAAAACAATACGTCCTGTATTAGACATTGTTACATTTCCATATTTATATAAAATATTACTGTTTTGTAATTTATAAGGATTTGCTGTTAGATGTGAAAGATCTTTATAAACATATTCAATTAATCCTGTACGGTGTTTGACTATAAAATATTTTTCTTTATCTATTAAGTCATAATTAAGTTGCATTTTATTAATATTAATATACATTTCTGCTTTTTCATATATTATTTTTCTAACAGTATTTTCTATTGCTGATTCTGATTCTAGTGTATCTAATATATCTTTTTCGTCTTCATTAAATGAAAAATTACCTAATAAAGGTATATCTAATACTGCAGTGTATTCTGTTTTAAAACTCAATACTGTATCTTCATACCCTAAAAAATTATTGCATTCTTCATTTATTCGTTTAGTTATTTCACCATATAAATACTGTTTAGATGATAAAATATTGTTTATTGAAGTATATACCAATTCCATGAAAGAATTTAAACTATCTATATCTATTTCTTCCTCTTTAAAAAAATAAATTGTTGTAGAATAGATTTGAATATCTTTTATATATTTTTCATATCCTTTTTTAACGTTATATAACATTTATAATAACCTCCCAAAATTATAATATATTTTTTATTTACATACTTGTTAATTCGATAATAAAAAATTAAGATATGATAATACATCATATCTTAATTTAATTTATTTTTTAGTTTTAGGTAAAATATAGTCATTACCTATTAAATCATTCATTAATCCTGCACCCATAAAAAATACAGAAGTTGTATTCAATGCTGTTTTATTAGCAACATCATCTGTTAAATCATTTAAAGCAACATAACCATTTTTCATTATAGACTGATTCATTTCTTTTTTCATTACCATATCATCAGCTCTAGCAGACATGAATTCTTTTAATGTTTTATTAGCACCCATTGTTAACATTGAGCTCGTTTCTGCATCTGAGTTTCTAGAATTTTTATCATGACCTGTAACTTGACCAGTTAACATGTTTCTTTCTGATGTTTCTGTCGACAATCCTAATTTCTTAAAGTTTAATTGTTGCATTCTTTTAATGTTAATATATCCGACTAAGCATTTATATTTAGTAACAACTGGTTTACTTGGGTCTGGACTTGCATAAGGCATAATAACTTCTTCAAATAATGGAACATTAATAAACTTAGCAGCTTTTTCAAAATTATCAATAGACATTGGATTTTCATAGTCCACCATAGTTGCTCTTAAATATGGATCTTTTTCTTTAAATAATGAACCAAAAAAATTATCAAATTGAGCATCTGTCATATCTTTAAATTTATTTTTATACCATTCAGTATTTCTACCAGATGGATCAAACAAATCAAAAAAATTATAAATTAAATCTTCCATTCTTTTTCTAGTCACTTTATTTATCATTATATAAACCTCCTAATAAAATTTTCTACTACAATATTGTATAACAACACCAATAATAAATCCTATTAAAAAATTACAAAGTAATTCCATATTAACTACCTCCTACATATTTTTTTGAATAAATAATAAAATATAAACTAAAGTTGCTTTTTTACAATCATTTAATGTAGGTATACGTGTTATTTTTTTAGTTAATCCTGATTTAATTATAAAACCATCTATGATATCTTTTAATTGTGTTAAATTGTTATTAAAAGATGTTTGTTTTTTATAAAATTTTTTCATTTCAATAACAAAATCTGGTGTTACTATATTATTTATATTTTTTTTATAATCAAACAAATATGTTTGAATTAATAATCTAACACATTCTTCAAATTCTTCCAATCCTTTATCATAAACATATGACATTATTGTTCTAAGATTATTAATAGAACAACCTGATTCTATTGCACATGATTGTCTAATTATATTAGCATCAGGATATCCTGTAAGACTTAATTTATTAGATATTTTTTGTGCAATTTTTTCAACTTCAAAAGATACATTATCTGAAGCAATGAATTTTTCTTCAGTATCAATATCTTGATCTACATTATAAAAATTACCTTCTTCATGGTCTTTCTTAAATTCTGAATAAAAACTATTAAATGCTGTTGAATATCTCCTATGATTATCATTTATTAATCTACATACTGTTTCATTAAGGACCTTAATTCCTACTGTTTCTTTTTTTCTTGTTATAAACCAGTTATTTATAAATACTTCATTTTTCTTAGCTATCATTTTAAGTATAGAACCGTATTTTTTAAGGTCATTTTTATATGATAATCTATTTAATGTATATTCCATTATACTTATCGTAGCTTGACTTGTACGTTTAAAATATTTACTTCTAACATTCCTATACATATACAATGAACATATAAACATAGATTGATTTCTCATATCTATGTTTTTTTCATTATTAAAATATATTACTAAAAACATAGTAGCCATATATACAGGATTTTTAACAACTCTCCATTTATCCGATTCTTTAGGTATGTCTGGTGATGCTTTTATTGCTTGTTTGATATCATCTTTAGATACTCCTATAATATTAAATATTTTATTTTCCATCTCCATATTTGTATAAATAGATTTAGATGGTATAGTTGCAGCTAATGCATCACTATTTGAATTTATTAAACTATTAAATACCCTTTTTAATTCTGAAATATTTCTTTTATCTGATAAATTATTTTTTATTTTAGGATAGATATTATCATATAATGTTGTATATTTAGCCATAAACATAATCTCCTTTCAAAAAAATTATACTTAGTTAATTGTTTTACAGTCGTAATTTAATATAAAAAAAGAATAGGAGGAAAAACCTCCTATTCTTTTTATTTTATAACAACATCTAATACTCTATCTTTAGATGAAATTTTCATTACTTTCTTGCATTCATGAAGTCTATTTAATTCAACTATATCTTTTACTTTAAATTCTTCTTCAGTAAACATAGTATAAACCATAAAACTATCACTATTTTTAACAGATTTAATATAAACTATTTGTTCATTTTTTCCTAATCTGCTTATTTGCAATGTTTGACTTTTTCTCTTCATAGTTTCAAATGTTGATAAAGTACATTTTTTCATTCTACCTTTATTAGTTATAACTAATATATATTTATCTTTATTATCTATCATTGTTGTACCTATTACTTCATCACCATCTGCTAATGTTATTACAGATAATCCATATGCAGCTCTACCACATTCACGAATATCATCTGAATTTATTCTAATTCCTCCACCTTCTCTAGTATATACTATCATATCTTTACTTTCATCTGATAAAATATCTACAGAAACTAATTCATCATCATCTGCTAATTTAATAGCTACAACAGTACCTCTTATTTTGTTTATATTTTTATATGCTAATTTTTTTGATAATCCTTTTTTAGTTGTTAATACTACATATGTTGATTCTTTTTTAGGTTTTGGAAATGCTCCTATTATATGTCCATTAACATTTATAATATTTGATAATTTAACCCCTGTACTACCTTCAGGTGTCGAAGTTAAATCGTTTACTTTAACTTCAGACATATTACCTTTTTTATCAAATAATAATATACTATCTCTGTTATTAACAAGGAACATATTTTTACCCTTATCACCATCTTCTAATTCACCTATACTTGTATTTCTTTTACCTAATTTTTTTATCATATCATTTTTAGTTATAACTATTCTATGATCAGTATTTGCAACGTAATTATTATTTAAATCAAATTTAACAACATCGCTTTTTCTAGGTTTACCAAATAATTCAATACCCTCTTTTAATTCATCTTTAATTATATCATCTATTTTATTTGAAGATTTAACTAATGTCATTAATTCATCTATTTCTTCTTCAAGTTTTTTCTTTTCAACGATATATTTTTCATGAGCAGATTTATTAAAAGCAGTTACTTGCATAGTAGATATAGTTGATGCTTGTAATGTTGATATACCAAATTCAGTTATTAATTTATTTTTAAATTCTGTAGAATCATATGATTCAGTTGCATATTTAATAGTCTTTTGACTGTTTTTATTATTTGAAACAAAAATCAATACATTCAATACATGAACTCTTTCAGTTTTCTTTGTTATTTGTTTATTTATTTGACGTCTTTTAACATCTCGTCTAAATGCTAACCAATCTAATAACAATGTTCTTACTGTATATTGTTTTAATGCATATTCATCAACTAAAGTTAAAGCATATGCAGTTGATGTTAACATAGGTGTTTTCTTATATAATAATTCCAAACTTTTATCTAAATCTGTTCCTTGTTTAAATAAAATATCTATAGAAAGTTTTGCTAATCCTTGACTATTTTTTCTTTTTCTTTTTCCATTTCTTTTATCATTTTGGTCATGAATATCAACATAACCCACTAATTCTCCAGATTTACCCATAGCTATTATTTTATCTTTTATTTGTTGTAAATCAGTATTCATAGGAACAGATAAAACTTGAATTTTATTATTTTCATAATCAACATTTACTTTTGATTTCATTCTAAATTTTCCTACACCTGTTTTTCGTATATCATCAAATTGTCCATCATCTATTATTTCACAACCATTTGGTATATCAGGATATATTATTTTATCATAACTAGGATCATCCATTAATTTTAAAGTAAATTCACATACTTCTTTAAAATTATAATTAGGTTGTTCTGAAAACATACCATAACCTATAGCTTTACAAGATTTTGTTAAAACTGCTGGATATCTTGCAGGAAGATACTCAGGTTCAACTATACCATCTATATATCCTTCCTTCATAGCTACTATATCTTCATCAAAATCTTTAAAATAACAATATAATGAAAATAGACTTAATTTTGCTTCTAGATAACGGAAAGCAGATGCATCATCACCCATTTCATTACCATACGAACCAGAACCATCTATAAACTCAACTGCATTCTTCCAAGGTCTTGCTAATTTTACACATGTGTTATAAATATTAGTTTCACCATGTGGATGATATTTCATAACAGCACCTATAATAAGACCTAATTTCTTATATCCTAATTTAGGAAATGCTTTTACGTCAGCATACATTGCATATAATACCCTTCTTTCAGATGGTAATAAACCATCTGTTATAAAAGGAATATGACGATATATATTTTTATTTGGTGCAAATATTGAAATTGCTGATATAGCTTCATCAGCTAAATCTGACACAATTATATGTTCTTTAAATTTTTTCTTTGCTTCTGAAATCTTCATTTATTTTTTACCTCCTCTAAAGAATATAACATCTTCAAGATATAATTTTTTATTATTAACTATAAATTGTGTAACCTTCATATAAACCTCCTAGTTGTCTAACATATCTTTATTTATCTCAAATGTTGATGTTAACTCTCTACGTTCTTTATCACGTTTACCATGAAGTATTTCATATACTCTCATAGCTTCTTCTATATCTGATACAGTTAATTGAACTAGTGTACGTTTATTTGGATCCATTGTAGTATCCCATAAATCATCTTCAGATAATTCACCTAACCCTTTATATCTTAATTCTTTCTTTGGTTGAACTTTTTGAGCCATAGTTAAGAAATCACCTATTGTCATATCGCCCTTATCTTCAACACCATCTTTATATTTTTCTTTAACATGAATGATATAATTATCTTCATTTTCAATCATTATCTTTTTAAGATTAGCTGTTTTTTTATCAAATATTTTATCTAATGTGAATATTTGTTGTTTACCTTCATATATACCTAATATTATATCATCAATTCCATTATCATCTTTAATTACATCTATTTCTGGGAATTGTTCTTTTATTTTTATATCAAAATCATCAGTATCTCTATATTTAACAACATATTCCACAAGTTTAGGATTAGCAATACAATGTTTAGAACTATCTATTAATTCATCTAAATAATATTGATTTGCCACTAAAAGATCATGATAATCTTTTTTCTTAATAGGTTCACCATTAGGTTTACTAATTTCAAACTTATCCATAATACATCTATAATATACTTCATTATATTCTGCTTTATTTACAACAAAAGGTTTTTTCTTATCATTAATTTTGTATAATGGTGGTAATACTAGATATAATCTACCATCTAATATTAAATCTCTCATATGTTTCAAGAAGAAACCTCCTAATAATGAGAATATAAATTTACCATCTATATCTGCATCGGAAGATATAATTATTTTTTCAAATCTACATTTAGTTATATCAAAAGTGTCACCACATCCAGCATTTATTGCTTTAGCTAAATTTCTAAATGTTTCATTCTTTTCAAGAACATCTTGTGTTGACATATCGAATGCATTACCAGGAACACCACGCATAACATACATTGCTTGAAACTCAGGATCTCTTGCTTGACTACCATTTGATTTAACTGACAATCCTTCGTAAATATATAATTCTCTATAATCATTTTTTCCTTTATTATTTGCAGGAATATAATTAGGAATTAAATGTTGAGATATTAATGATACTTCTCTTTTAATTAAATTACTTCTTGATTTGTTTGCTTCAAATCTAGCTTTTGCATTGGTTTTAATTATATCTGTAAATTTTTTTAATTCTTTTTTATTTTCATTAAAATGATTTTCTAAACTAGATTTAACTAAATCTGTTAATGGTTTTATTAATTTTTTATTTTCTATCTTTTCTTTTGTTTGTCCTGTAAATCCAGGATCTAAACTAGTACTCAATGATAATACTAAAACCAAATTACTTGTTATATCATTATAAAGAATGTTATATTTTTCCTTTTCTTTTTCTGTAAGAGATTCTCTTGTTTTCTTAGAAAAGAATTGACATATACCATTTATAACTGCTTGAGTATGATCACCTTCATCTATAGTATGAACAAAGTTACAAAAACTTCTAGTCATTGGTTCCATTAAATTCATATTAAAACAGAAAGCAAATTCTAAATCAACATCTCTTTTTAATGTTTTATTTATAACTTTACCTCCTGATTTTATTAATCTAACATCTTCATTAATATGAGTTGTATCTTTACTATAATATATTCCACTATGTTTGAATGGTGACATAGCATCTACTAAATCAACTAATCCTCTTGGTGTTCTTTTTATTTTATGTTTAGTTGATTTTCCATTTTTTATTATTGTGTAATCAATAGTTATTTTTGAATCCAGAAAATGTTTTATATTGTTTAACCAATCCAATAATATGTTTCCATCCATTTGACATTTTCCCATATATTTTTCACTAGGTTTGAATGTTACTATTGTACCATGTTTATCTTTATTTTTTATTTTTACAACTTCACCCTCTTGTACTTGAACTCCATCTCTATATTCAACACAAGCATATTCACCTAATTTAAATACTTCTAATTTAAAATAATCAGATAATGCATTTGTACATTTCAAACCTGCACCATGACATCCAGCAGATTTTTGATTATCTGTTCTACCGAATTTTGTACTTGATTGAATTAAAGTACATGCTTCTAACATATTTTCAAATGGCAGACCTCTACCATTATCTTCTGATGTGAAAATATTTTTATCTTCATCTAATACTATAGTTATTTTATTTCCTGGTGAATGTTTATTTATACATTCATCAATATTATTATTTATGCACTCTTTACCTAAATGAATTGCTCCCAATGAGCCTAATCTTGAAATATACATCAACGGAGCTGTTCTTATTTTGTCTAAATCATTTTCAGCTACTACCATTTTTTCTTCTATAAATTTTTGAGTCATTAATAATTTACCTCCTTAAAATAAAATGTTATAATAATATTTTATTATTAATACTGTAGACAATAGGATCACACAAATACATCTTAGTATAAACCAATATTTTCGATTTTTTTTATTATTTACCTCTAAAAATACCATATACCAGAGTATTGAATTTAATAATGCATATGATACTATTATCCAAAAATTCTTAATAAAATATAATATTATCATTTATCATTCCTCCTTTTCAATTATATAATATATAATTGAAATATATGCTCATTTCATGTCATTATTTTATATACATTATATTGTTTGTTCAATTATTTATTTATATAAGAGTAACCCCTCATTATAAAAAAATAGATATAGAAGGAGATTTTACTCTCCTTCTATATCTACATCATTTTCAATTATAAAATTCTTTAATTTCTTTTTCAGTCTATGATACCTAACACTAACATATTGTCTCGTTACTTTCATTTCATCAGCTACAGTTATTTGTTTAGCATCTTCTAATAAAATACGTCTTAGTATATACTTATCTTTTGGATTATCTGAAAATACCCCACTTTCAATAATATCTTCCAATCTATTTCCATTATAGAGTTTATCACGATGTACCTTTATTGCATCAATTAAATTCAATTCTTTATTTGTTTCACCATCTTTAACATCTATTGATATGCATTCAATTTCTTTTTCTTCATTTCTGAATTCTGATAAAATAGCACGTGATACTGCTGGATACATATATGATGATAATTTATTTCCTTTAGAAGGATCGAATAATTCTATAGCATGCCATACAGCATAAATAGCAATACTTTCGATATCGTCATATGATACCATCATATTAGTTTTATTTCTAAATTTATTAGCTATCTTAATAGCTAATTTTATGTGACTATATAATAAGTCTAGTTTACATTCTTTTTTATCAATATTGTCAATGCAATATTGATATTCTTCAGGTGTCAATTCTTTATGATATTTAATATAATAAGACATATCAATCACCCCTTCAAAACTTCTTTCAATTTATTTCCGCAGCGTTTTATTACTCTACTTACATATGCTTGTGAGCATTGTAAGCATTCAGCTATTTCCATTTGAGTTTTGTTTTCTAATCTTAATGCTACTATTTTCTTTTCAATTTCTGAAAAACAAAGGTTTTCAGTTATAAGTTCATTTATTTCTATATTTCTAAATACTTCATTAGATTTAAAATCATATAGTATATCATTTACACGTAATGTTTCCCCATCTGAATCTTCATGTAATATATTTGATAAACTAACACAATTAAGTCTATTGTATCTTTTGTGTTTACGCAATAACATGCGTATTTCGTTATTGATGCATGTTGTTGCATATGTTGCAAAACTTGCAGGTTTATTACAATCATATGTTTTGATTGCTTTCCATAAACCTATTGTACCTACTTGAATTAAATCATCTGAATTTAAAGAACCGTTTACAAAATAACTATTCACTTTATTATATACTAACCCCATATTATGTTGAATTAAATATTCAACACATTCTTCTTTATCAGTATTTTTAAAACAATAATCTCTATAATCATTATTTTTCATCATATTGTTTCCCCCTTTAAAAAATTAAAAGAAGAACGAGAATTAACTCGTTCTTCTTTTTATTAATACTTACACAAAATAACAAATTTTATAATTTACTTTGATTGTAAGAAGCTCTTCTTACATTACCATTATTGTTATTGTGTTTATTTCCTTTTTTCTTTTTCCCTTTCAATACTATGTTGTCATATACTTTACTAAGGGAATCGACGCCTTCCTCAATCTTAGCTAATCCAGGAACATACTCAGGTTCAGCTAATAATTTAATTAGTTCTATTACGTTTAAAACTTCATCTAATTTTCTTTGGACTTCAGCTAATGTTTGTGTAGCAGTGAATATTTCAGTACCACAACGATTGCAGCGTAAAACTCCATCTCCTACACTAGATAAATTAGCTCTACCATTACGATCTTTGTGATCACAATGGAACGCTGTTTTCTTTTCTGCCATTAAAATTCTTTCTCTTTGTTTTTTATAATCTCTTAATTGTTCAGAAACTTCTTCTGAAGTTCCTTTCTTATTATAGTTTACTTGATTATTTTTGTTTTCCATAAAATTTACCTCCTAATTAATAATTATTTTATTTCTTTCAATTGTATAATATATAATTGAAAATCTTATCTTTTACATTATTGTATTTGAATTAATATTTTTTTATTCCATTACATCTCTAAAGCATATTCCCGCATCTGTCATGTAATAAACTTGAGTTATATTTTCTGTTGGTATCAATGAATATGCTAAATTGTTTTCATGATCATGATGTTCAAATTTAAGATATTCTGTAGAACCTATTGTTAATAAATCATCTACTTTAAATCTATAAGCAGTATCATTATCACCTCTTGGGCTATATGCTAATTTATAACCATTAGCAAATCTAAATCCTATAATATATTGTGAACCTCCTATATAATCCACAACATCTTTAACATCTTGGTTTGTCATATTATTATACCTCCTCTAAATCTATTCTTTTTTTCTTTTTAGACTTCTTTTTATTCTTTTTTCGTTTACCTTTACCATGTTTAGGAATACCTAGTTGCATAGATATTCTTTCTATTTTATCTTTCATTGGTTCTTCTTTACTCTCTATTACCTTACTGAATTGTTTATATATACCATTTTTCAATTAAATAACACCCCTTTCAATAAGCCATTATTAACCCTTCTTTTGCTCTAGTTGCTGCAGTATAATTAATACGACACTGCATTTCTCTATTTCCAAATGGTTCTGAAATAAAAATAACATTATCAGATTGAGAACCTTGAGATAAATGTACTGTCATAGCATAACCATATTCAAATACTTCAAACATAGAATATCCTTTTTTATAATCACTATCTAAAGTAATACTACTTGTTAATGCTTTATAATCTATTCTTAAATCTCTAAATATTCTATCAGTTTCAAAGTCAGGTTTAAAATCAATATCTAAAGTTTTACCATTAAAACTTGATTTTTCAATATTATCAACAAATCCTGTCATACCATTAACCAAATACATATTATTTCCTAAAATTCTTTGCCTGTTATTTTTTCTACATATAAGTTTTTCTCCATATACTGGTAATGCATTAGTATAACCATGTATATTTTCTCTTATGTATTTATTTAATTTAACTCTACTAGAATTTTTAGGAGTTAATACCATATCAGCTTCTCGTAACATATCATCATTTAGCATTGTTTTAGGAATGACAAAACATTTATCTCCATATCTACCATATGGTATATGTTCACCTCTAGCTGCTAATTGACTTATATAAATTATAGGATCTCCTTCTTTTTGTCGCATTATTTTAGTTAAAACATAATCAGGTCTTTTTAAATAATGAGTGTTACCCATAACAGGTGGTAATTGTTGTAAATCTCCTAATATTATCATAGGTATACCAAATGATTCCATTTGTTTACCTATTTCATCATTAACCATTGGACCTTCGTCAACAACTATTAATTTAATATAACTAGGTAGAGATTGTTTCAGTCTAAATAGAGGTCTTTTAACAAGTTTACCATTACGCATTACATTTTTACCATATTCATCTTTTACAGGTACAAAATCAACATCATAAAAAACACTGTGTATAGTTCTTCCTTCAACACCACTACGACTTAATTGTAATGCAGCTTTACCAACAAAAGCCACAAATAATACATTTGCCATATCTAATCCTAACTCTTTTATTATTTCCTTAACTATTGTTGTTTTTCCTGAACCTGCGGGTCCACTTATTTCAAAAGTTTGTTTTCTATCAGGACTGATATTTCTAAACCATTTTAATGCTTTTATTATACATTCTTCTTGTTGGTTATTCAAAACTATGTTCATTTTTTTCACCTCTAAAAATATATTAATAAATAATTGTATAAATAATTATAAAATACAATTATATAAATTAAGGTGGTGATTTATATGGATAGAATCAATATAAGTGAAATACAATTAAATCAATTGGAATATTGTATCTTAGAAGAAACTATAATATTACCTGTAACTTCAGTCCGAGTAAGTGTTCCAAAATTAACTATGAATACTAATTCTAGCAAAACATATGCCAATAGTGCAATATTAATAAATGATAATGCATGTAAACCTAGGAAAATGTCTGCTATAGAATTATCCACAGGAATTAGAATTAAAGTTTTTTCTAATTTAATTAGTTCTAACTCTGTAAAAAAAAGAATAAAAACTGAAAAGCCTTTGACATATGAATATTATATACCAAAAGGAACTCAAATGATAGCTTGTTTTATGAATAATAACGTCAATGATGGTTATTTAACAAATTTCTTATAAGGAGATGAATAATTATGGCTGAATCAACAATTCAAGATAGTATTGAAGTGGGTAAAGAATTACAAATAACAGGAAATACATTACATTATAAAAATATTATTAGTAATAGTAATAATGAATTATTTGTATTTTCAATAAGTAGTATATTTGATAAATATTATGAATTAATGAAAGAAAAAACAGTAACTATTGAATTAACTGACGAAGAATATAGAACTTATATGTATAAACCTAAATTATTAAGTTTAGACTTATATGGTACAACTGAATTAGATTTTTTATTATTAAGATTAAATAACATGGTCTCATGTATTTATTTTAATAAAAAAACTTTGAAAGTATTTGATAAAAATATTATTTCTTTATTAAATGAGATAATGATCCATGAGCAAGATAACTTTATAGATAATGAAGTTACAATAATCAATAAAATAAACGAATGGGATGATTAATTTCATCCCATTCGTTTATTCTACGTTTTTAAGTTCATACAAATTATCTTTAATAATTAAATCAAATTCATATGAGGAAAATTAAAATTTCCTATGCCATATAAGATTATATTATATACAGCAAACCCAAAAACATAATTAAAAACTAAATAAAAAATTATAATTGCTTTATATCCAAAAAAATACTACTACATAACAATACCCTCTAAAAATCTAAGCTATATTCTTTAATTCATCATTATAAAATGTTTCACCTCCTAAAGTATCTAAAACATCTTTTTCTTTTTGTAAATTACATTGAGGTGTCGCTTTGGACATATCAAATAATTTAACTTGATTATTAACTTTCTTACCATCAACTGTTAATTTCTTATTAGGATCACCAATATACTGTAACGAACCTTTAGTAAACCAAACAGGTTTTCCATCTGGTGTAGTAACATTAACATCTTTTTGAAATGCAACTTGACTTCCTTCAACATAAGGAATAAATGCTTTTGCTCTATTGTGAGCACCAGAACGAGTTTTTAAAACCATTGCTTCTAAATGAGTATATTTAACAGCTCCAGTTGATTTTAGTGTTTCATATTTATCAGATGTTTGAGCAAATAATATACCGAAGTCACAACATTCTAATACACCTTTAGATTCTGAGAATGCATATTCATTACAATCAGGTATAACATCTGTTTCAAAACGAGCTCTTTTAGTAGATATCTCTTCACTGATTTCTCCTTTGATTTGTGATGCAGTTAAAACTGCAACATCACATTCTATTGCAACTGCTCTTAAATCAGTTACTGTATTTTCAACAAATAATCTATTTTCAACAGAATTAACTGTTGGTCTAAATCCTTTTATATAGTCAGCTACTAATGCTACAACTTGAAGTCCTTCTTTTTCTTTAAGTTGTTCTATATCTCTTACTATTTCATTTTTTGTATAAGCACCATTTGGTACTTGTATAAATCTGATTTTAGTTGGAGTTGCACGCTCTAATATATTACTAGATTCAATTAATAATTCTTCCACTTCATCATCACTAAGATAACATTTTTCTCCTTTTTCTTCATCATCCCAAGAAATATCTTGACCTGTCATCATTTTTATATATCTTGATTTAATATCATTTAAACCTGTTTCTGCTGATATATATAAAACACAAGGTGTATATTTCTTATCATATTTAACATTTGGGTTATATAAAGCTATATCTATAGCTGAAGATATTAACATTGAAGTTTTACCATTTCCTGAAGGAGCACCAAATACCATTAATTGTTTACTTTCTATACCTCCTCCAGTAACTAAATTTAACCATCTCATACCAAAACGAAACTTATTACATCCAGTTTCAGCTTGTTTTCTATTTCTTCTATTTTCTGCAATACAATCTTCTTTATTCAATCCTGCTGTAAATCCATTATTAACTGCACAAAAAAGATTTGATGTTGAATTAACACTATTATATTTTTTTATTTGAATCATTTTATCATTAAATGCTTTTTCAAATTCAGGAATGGCATCATAATTACCATCTACCAATATATCATTTTTTAATTTATTTAAATTTTCCATTGATTGATCAAAAAAATAATCACAAGCCCATGTTGATATTTTTATTTGATTTACCATACTAGCACATTTATCTTCTGGTAATACTTTTAATGATTTCTCAGGTGTTAATAAACCATTTATATATTCTTTAATCGGTAAATCTTTTTTTACATTTTTAACAACATCTACAAATTCATGTCCTGTTTCATATGATTTTTCTGAACCATAATCATCTATATAAGATAAAAATTCTGTTCCTGGTGGAGGAGGTACTTGTTCATTTATTGCTTTTATTGCTCCTTTACACCATATTATTTTATCATAAAGTGCATCATGATTTGATCTTGGTATACAATCAGGATCAACATAATTTAAAAATTTTTGTATTTCCATATTAATTTTCTTATCTCTGCATGGATGTTCGTCTAATAATAAATATTTTACCATGCTTTCTATATGTTCATATTTTGTATGTTTTAAAATGTCTGCTGTTCTATTTTTCTCTCTATAATTTTCAGCAAATTTATTTCTATTCTTCTTTTTAATTCCTGCAAATATAGGCATTGATTTTTCTGTCTCGGGTTGGTCATATATACTACCAATAAACCCTGTTTGTTTTTTATTATCAAATTCCATCCTATCTAATCCTCCTTTAAAAGTTTAAAATTATTTTTCATAATAAAAAATTGTTAAGCATTTTCTGATTTTTTATCATGCTTATTTTTTTGTTTATTTTATTTTTTATAACATTATTTTTTAGTCAAATAAGTGCGGTATACACTTATTTGACATTTCCATTTATTATTTTTCGTATATTTTCTAAATCTATTTTTTCTCCTTTTTTGTTATATATAAATTGCTGTATTTTTTCTTCATATGAAATACTTTTATCAAATATAAAATTATATTTAAGCATTAATTTATCTACTATTTCTTTTGTTTTCTGTTTAGTTTCTTCTTTGGTATTATCCATTATAACTATATCAACATTTTCCATATTACCAAACACTGTTGTTACTGAATCTATAAAAACTTTAGTATTATCATAATTCTTAGGTATATTTATTTTTATTCTTAATTTATCTTTTTTATATGTTGATATCATCTCTTTTATAAATTGAATTTGTTCATTCAGCAACAATGAAAATATTTCTGATGTATCTAATATTGATACTGTATCAAACTTGGTTGCTTTATCATTAACTATGAATTTAAAATCAGTAGATTTATTTTCAGTTTCATATGTTGAAATAATAAAACCCTTATCTTCTTCCTCTCCATATCTACTTCTAGTAAAACTTCCAGTATACATTATTCTATTTCTAATTTTTTGTGATTTATGTATATGACCAAAAATTATTGGACCATCACATATTTTTTCAATAAACGCCGAATTAAATACTGGATATTTCTTCATATTTAGAGTTTTATTCGTTACATAATTAGTTTCTTCAAACATACCATGACCAATTATACATTGGTATTTTTTATTAAAGAATTCCTTATAGTATTCGTCTTTATTTTCCATATATTCTTCAGGAACATACAAAACATTAAAATCTGGGAATAATTCTTCTTCTCCTACAGTTAAATATAATTTAAAATCAACTTTAGAAGATTTAGCTATACTTGATAAATTAACTAATTGATTCTCAGGATCATGTGAAGCGGTTCCACGTATCATTCTTAATTTAGTATTAGTTTGTTCACATTTATCTAGTATATCACAAAAAGTCTTAATTGCATATATTGAATGTTTACTAGATAACGATAGTTTAGTATCAAAATAATCACCTGCTATAAAAACAACATCTATATCTTTAGTTATATTATTTATAACTAATTTAAATTCTTTATATAATAATTCTGCAGGATAATATCCAAAATGTATATCTCCTATTACAAGTAGTTTGTATAACATATCATATACCTCCTTTTAATATTTGTTATAAAAAAAATGAAAAACTATATATAGATAGTTTTTCACCCTCTGATTATATCATCATAGCATAACAGATTCCTTTTAAACAATTTTCAATTTCACTGACTATACCATAATTCTTTACATCTAAATCAAATATTTTATTTCTACATCTAATAAATTCCCATCCTTTACCAAAACTAATATAATGCTTTTTACAGAATTCAGCAAAATCTGAATTTAATTTCAAACTTTCTTTTCTATTACAATTTAAGTTACGTATTCCTTGTATTTTAGTTAATCTATAAGCACTATATTCTAATAAATCATATAATGATATATCTATATAAGATAATAAATCATATAATACTCCTCCTAATAACACGACTAAATTACGTAAATCTGTCTTATCAAATTCATTTGATTGGATAGTATTATTATACATATCAGAATTTAATGTGTTTAAACTATATTGATTAATTATAAAATGATATATAAAATCATTAACAAAAGTTCCTTCTGTTAAATCATTTATTTTATATCTAATAGCTTCTATCATACGTAATAAGTCATCATGTCTAGCAAGATCTATTTTGTCATAGCAATCCCACAATTTCTTATCAAATTCTTCAGTTGAACTGAAACTTATTTCATTATTATTATAATAAATATGTGGTAAAAATATTATCTTTTTAGGTAATGGCAATAAATTAATACAATATTTTATGTTATTTGGTTTTCCATAACTATCAATTCTACCAGTTGCTCGTATTAAATTTGAATTAGTTGCATTTCTCTTAATAAATTCCTCTGGTTCTTCATTTAATATTAATTGTGTATGGTCTGCTAAATATTCTTTACCTTTGTGTAAATTCATTATAGTATAACATCTATCGTTATTACGATATTTTCCTACTAAAACTGCTTCAAATGTTATTATTTTACCAACACCCATATCTTGTAATCCAGGTCTTTCTATTTTCTTAAGTTCTAGATTTCTATTATTGTTATTTGAGAATTTATATATGATTTTATTAGTTATAATATTTTTACTTTTACTATTATTTATAGTTTTACTTTTATCTATAGTTTGACTTTTATTCATATTTTTACTTTTATCTATAGTTTGATTTTTATTAACATTTTTACTTTTATCTATAGTTTGATTTTTATTAACATTTTTACTTTTATCCATTGTCTTATTCTTATTCATTGTTGTTTTACTTTTATCAACTGTCTTATTCTTATTCATTGTTGTTTTACTTTTATTTTTATTCACTGTCTTAATATTATTATCACTGCTTTCAATTAAAAATTGTTTTTCATCCTTATTCTTATTATTTTTCATTTATTATCCCTCCGTTATAATTAAAATATTAATGGAATAAGACTAAATAAATTTGTCTTATTCCATTTTGATATATTAAGTATTTCCCCTTTCCTTCCCATATATGTCACCACATATGAGTTGTACTCAAGTATAAAATTGACCCTCACGAGTCAACCCCGTTCCTTTTCATCTCTATATAGAGATGCGTTGTACTAGGTCTAAAACTGATTATAATGAATCAGTCCCCCTTTCCTTGTCATATATGTCACCACATATGAGTTGTACTCAAGTATAAAATTAACCCTCACGAGTTAACCCCGTTCCTTTTCATCTCTATGTAGAGATGCGTTGTACTAGGTCTAGAACTGTCCCTCACGGGTCAGTCCCCGTTCCTTATATCTATATAAAATATAGATACGCCGTACTAGGTCTAGAACTGACTATGATAGTCAGTCCACCGTTCCTTCCCATATATGTCACCACATATGAGTTGTACCATAGGCTTTAAAA